AAAGTGTTCATGGACGCACGACGGCTTGTCACGCTCGAAGAAGGGGATCGTTACCCCCTAAGACCGCCAAGTTTTGAGAGTGTCAGCAAGTGAAGTCACGTTATGCAGTATTCTTCGAAGGTACTGAGTAATAGAAGGCAAGCGGGTTCGACTCCCGGCCGATCGGAAGATCGGTGTAGCATGGTTACCACGCTGGATGAATCCCAAGTGACGTACCGAATCCCGTCCGGACTTGTTAAATCGGGTGAATGGTGCCTATAACAGGGTGGCACTACTCTCAAATTCAACATGTCGCATTAGACTTCTGGTGAGGTCAATAAAAATCAAGGTCGTCATAAATAATACAAAGGAACTTAATATGAACTCATGTATTGTTTGTGGTAAAGATGCTAAAAACAAATATTGCTCTAGAACTTGTGGCGGTAAAGCTTCAAAAGGAGGTTACCGTCCCGGTTCAGGCAGAGCAAAAACAGGATACTACAAAGGTATCTATTGCGGATCAACATATGAGTTGTGCTGGGTCATATACCAACTTGATCATGGCCTAGACTTTAATCGATTTGAAGGATTCTTAGAGTTCAACGGAAAAAAATATTTTCCCGACTTTGTTCAGAACAACAAGATTATTGAAATAAAGGGCTTTGAAGATCAAGCCAAAGTTGATGCAAAGACTTTAATAGCAAACAACAACGGATACGAAGTTGTGGTATTAAGAGCCGATGATTTACAAGAAGAATTCAACTATGTGAAGTCCACTTATACTAAAAACTATAAGTCACTTTACGATGAATACAAACCAAAATTTGAGTATACATGTGCTTGCTGCGGTAACATCTTTGGCAAGGATAAATCATCAAAGTATACCAAAGTATATTGTTCTCGCTCGTGCTCGTTAAAAGGTAACAGAGTTGTGTCGGGACATAATCAATATACACACCGTGAGGCAGCTGGGGTGGCCGCTAGTCCTTCAAACTAGTGAGATGGGATCGAAACCCATACGGTGTACCAACAAGACTCCATTGATAAACACACTCACAGATCCGCCCGATCAGTAAGGGAGACAGCGACTGTACGTTGAAGGACTGTTCAAGAGTGTGTTTTTCAATGGGAGTGAGACTTGGTAGTCAGGGAGGTTTTATAAACCTTTTAGCGCCAGATTAGCGTTCTTGAGAGAGTTCGATCCTCTCCACTCCTACCAGTTAAACTGTCCGCCTGTGTCAGAAACTCAATGACGATGGGCCCAACTACCAAGGGACACCTGTTGATCCACTGCCTCTGGGACTAATCTAGTCACGACTGCTAGTCACGGTCAAACCATGTTGGTGGAAGGAAGTGAGCGCAGCAATGTGTTCAGCACCTTTAAACGCAGGGTAGTAGGCGGATCAGTTTATCCAAAACTGTTTGACAAGCAAAGACGTTTGTCATACAATAGATACTTAGACAGTAACAAAAGTCTTTAAACACATGCACATCAAGGCGCCGTACACGCTGATAGAGGTGGATCTAGCATTGCCCCGAATGGAGCAGTGTTGGCAGGTTCAAGTCCTGCATAGTGTGCAGTTGTTTACAGATTTGGTAAAATTAGTTGTTGACAAGTTCAGCAGTTGATGTTACAATAGAATACAAGGGCAGTTTAATGTCCTACTAGGCAGCTTGCTGTCTAGTGAAGAATAACTGTGGTGACACAGCCAAAGGAGGTAAGCCTACGCAACTCCGCCAGCAATGGTTCGTTTAGACAAGCCTGCTCACTACCGTGAGGTAGCGATCACTGATAAGACCGGTGGTTGTAACAATGACGCTGGAAGTTGTGGAAAGAATTAGTGGCTCAAGCGCCTGCAAGGGTAACGCAAGTCATTAGAGAGTAACAGGTGGTGCTGACCTCACAACAAAACCAGTCCAGTTAATTGGTATGAGAAAGGGTAGCGTATTTGTCCGAGGGGTTGCACTCAAGGGCTCGTATGCAGTTTGAGTGGTAAGTGGAGGTATGCGAAAGCCGAGACCCGACACTGATCGCAAAAGACGTCTGAGTAGTCCGCAAGACCAAAGGAACGTGGTGTGTTGTATTGTGTATTCCAAAAGAGTATGCAGCAACTGAGTCAGCACATCGCAGTAGGTTAAGTAGCACAATGGTAGTGCAGTTCCCTTTTAAGGAATAGGCTGTTGGTTCAAATCCAACCTTATATAAAACGCAAAGACTGACTCGGTCATATGTGAAAAGCATCTAATACTTGAGCCGCAAGGTAATCAAGTCAGACGTAACTCGCAAGGTGAAATCTGTTTATGCAAGAAGTTTCGTAAGGTGTTAGCGCACTTGAATGGCTCGCAAGGTCAACGGGATAGAAAGCGTAGAATAGCATATGGCGACAAGACTACTGCCTGTCTTTAAAAACGGCGATGCTGACAGCAGACTAGATTACATAGCAATATGGATCTAGTGGAAGTCGAGAGAAAGCTGGCTCGCAAGGCTGGTAATAATGCTCGAGGTGTTGTTGGGAGAGATGTATTCTCAGTCCTCCACTATTCTAAAACACATTAAGCTGACATAGGGTGAGATTCCCGCAGATAGTGTGTTTCAGAATAGATAAATAATTACAGCGGGTAGGGTGGCCACCACACCAGTCTCATAAGCTCGGTGCATCGGCAGTTCGAATCTGTCACCCGCATCCAATTCGTAGTTTTTCGTCGCGAGGTATAAATACAGCACTGAAAAACATTTAGTGGTTGACAACAATCGCTAAGTAAAGTATAATTAACACTTAGACAGCAGCGATGCTGACAAGTAACCCAAGGAAATAAAATGACTGCTATCACTCATTCACTGCCGAAATCCGCAATGTGCCTCCAGACACAAGCCTGGTCACGCGGTTTTGCGACTGTGAATAGTATTCCAGGAAGTCCTGGGTCCTTTGTAGCAGAGAAGATTCCTAGAATCTAATCTCAAAGAATACAAAAGACCCTGGAACTAAAAACTCCAGGGTTTTTTTATGGTGGGACATAGGTAGACGCAGTACCTCAAACACACCCAAAACAGTTTGAAACCGGGCGGACAGGACACATGAATCCAGTGGCGATAACACTGGTAGTAAGACTCCTGGTCGGGGTATCAACCCCGTCATGTGGTGTAGCAATACACTGCATTCTAAAACACTCTTGGCTGGGTCGCTCCCAGGTAGGCACATAGGGTTTGATCACCCGGGTAGGTTCGAATCCTACTCAAGTGTGTTTTAGAATGTATGGGCTGTTAGTGATAGTGGTAGCACAGTGGCTTTGCAAGCCTCGGGCAGGAGTTCGATTCTCCTACGGTCCACCATATGTTAATGTATCCATAGTGTAATGGCAGCATCGCGGTCTCCAAAACCGTCAGTCTAGGTTCGAGTCCTAGTGGGTACGCCAAGTTTTTGTTCGGGTATAGTGTAATGGTAACACCACAGACTTTGACTCTGTCGTTCTAGGTTCGAGCCCTAGTACCCGTGCCAGATTGCCGCGTAGCTCAGAGGAAGAGCACTCGCTTGATAAGCGATAGGTCGACATTTCGAAATTGTCCGTGGCAACCAATTTTTATTCCGTAGAATCCAAGCATGGTGCATGGGCTTGACTGTTAATCAATGATTAGCTGGGTTCGATTCCCAGATACGGAGCCAAGTTTTTGTAGGTGGCCACAGTGCCGTCTATAAGTAAAAAGTTCATGGTGCGGTCCCATAATGGTATTGGAGCGGATTGCTAATCCGTCGATCGGTGAAAGCCGGTTTCTGAGTTCGAGTCTCAGTCGCACCGCCAGAATATTCCCTTGTAGCTCAGTGGTAGAGTAGCGGACTGTTAATCCGTTGGTCCGTGGTTCGAGCCCACGCTGGGGAGCCAAAATATTGCGGGTGTAGCTCAGTTGGTAGAGCATCACGTTGCCAACGTGAATGTCAGGGGTTCGAATCCCCTTACCCGCTCCAAATTTGCCCTTTTAGCACAGTGGCTAGTGCATCCGCCTTGTAAGCGGGAGGTCGGGAGTTCAAATCTCTCAAAGGGCACCATTTTTATTGATATAGCATAAATAAATGTAAGGAGTGCTATACCAATGGGAAAGCCAAAAATTCATCCGTACACATATAATTGTACAGTATGTAATAAAGAATCAGGATTTAGGTTATCTAAAAATAACTTGTTTTGTTCAATTGCGTGTCAGCAAGAGCAGAACTATAGAGATGCTATCGCAAACTGGGAGAACAAATCTCCCGGCAAGGCAAGATTAAAAAGATACCTTGCTGAAAACTATGGCAACAAATGCTCAGTATGTGATATCGAAACTTGGAACGACAAAGAAATTGTATTAGAGCTAGAGCATAAAGATGGCAATAGCGAAAACAATAGTAAAGAAAATTTGTGTTTAATTTGCCCCAACTGTCATAGTCAAACAAGTACCTATAAAAATAGGAACAAAGGCAACGGCAGACATACTAGACGGCAAAGGTACGCAGAAGGAAAGAGTTACTAAATGAAGGTAACTTTTACATTTTGTAAGTCTACTCCCGCTCCAAATCGCTCTTATAGTATAAAGGCATTACACTACATTGGTAATGTAGAAACCCAGGATCGATACCTGGTAAGAGCACCACTCAAGCCTATACCCACTCCTGACGTGATGACTGTCCCTGGGCTTTTTTATCTTTGTATAGCGCAGCCAGGTAGCGCACTAGTCTGGGGGACTAGGGGTCGCAGGTTCGAACCCTGCTACAAAGACCAACTTCTAATCTCTGTGTAATGTCAATCTGGTAGACGGCCTGATCTGGAGTCAGGAGGCTGTACGTTCGAATCGTACCATGGAGACCAATTCAACGCCGCGGTAGCTCATCAGGTAGAGCAGCAGACTGGGCTAAATAAACATAGGAGATAATATGTTTATTTGTAAATTTTGTCAAAAAGAGTGTAAAAGCGAAAACTCTCTACGTAATCATCAGCGATGTTGCCCTAGCAATCTAAACAGGGTTTACAAAAACGGCATGACCGGAAAACAAGGTAGCAATCAGTATATACTTGCAAAAAAGCAAGGATCTGAGTTACCAACTGCTTGGAACAAAGGACTGCCTGGCACCTTTGCTGGAAAAAAGCATTCCGCTGAGTCTAAACGTAAAATTAGTGAAAAGCTTTCTATTAACAATAAAGGCGGTCGTGCCAAGTGGTACGAAATTGCTGGCCAAAAAGTTCAAGGTACTTGGGAGCGCGATATTGCTGCTAAGTTCGAACAGCTGAATATACAATGGATTAAGCTCAAAACAAACAAAGATACATTAAAGTATGAGATGAACGGAAAAATTCGTTCGTACACTCCTGACTTTTATCTTCCTGACTACGATATGTATGTTGAAGTAAAAGGTTTTTGGTGGGGTGATGATAAAGAAAAAATGAAGATAGTTCTTCAAACTTACCCTGATAAAAATATTGCGGTAGTTGAAAAAGAAGAATATCAAGAAATAATGCTGCTTTAGCTGATGTGGTCATAGCGACGGACTGAAAATCCGAGGAACCAGGATCGTAACCTGGAGGCAGCACCAACATATCCTTGAGTTAAGCGGGGCCGTGCACACCCTAGCCAATGGTAGGTAACGTCACCTTCGACAGTGACCTCAAGGGCCAAACACCGCGTCTCTAGTTCAACTGGATAGAACACCGGCCTACGAAGCCGTGAGGTTGGGGATTCGAATTCCTCGGGACGCACCAAAAAAACAGTTGACAACATTCTGCAATTGTTGTATAATTAGAACTTAAACAAAAGAGGTAACACTATGAAACGCTCAGGCAAACCATAGTGTCATCCTAGACCCCCGTATGGTGCAGAATAGTGCGTGTGGACTAAATAAGTATATGAAAGACTTATTACCTACACCGAAAAATCAAGAGTTTTTAGATTTGTATATGACGCTAATAGCGAGTGCCGTTAGTGACAGCAACTTAAAAACCGAACTACATCATATTTTGCCACGTAGTATGGGAGGCTCAAATGAAAAATCAAATGTGGTACACTTGACTACCGCCCAACATTACGAAGCACATTACCTATTGTGGAAAGCATATGGTAATCAGCAAATGTCATGTGCGTTTCATTTAATGACTACCAACAGAGTAGACCGTCGCCAATTAACTGTTGATGAATTTGTCCAGTTAAGAGAAGATTATAAAAACTCTAAAAAAGAATATTGGAAAACGTTGCCTGAAGAGAAGAAGGAGCAACACAGAAAACACTCTAATCCGTGGGCCAACAAAACGCCCGAGGAAAAGGAAGTCTACAAACAAAAATGCAATTCTTGGATCAACAAGCCTGAAGAAGAACTTAACAGCAGGAAAGAAAAACAATCTGCTAAAATGTCTGCTTTATATAAAGGTGTCGGGTTTGGTGATAAAGAAAGAAGGATACAGGCATACAAAGAAACTGTATCAAAACGAACTAGCGAAGACAAAGCAAATCTAAATTATGGCAATAATCGTGGCACAATTTGGATTAACGACGGAGTTAGTAACAAAAGACAAAACTCTACTGATAGTATACCTATCGGTTGGGTTAGAGGAAGAATTAAACAAGGAACTATATGAAGCGAACTGCTAAAATGTAGAGCCATTCTGTAACCCCGTATGGTAACATGGATGGCTCGTTAAAGATAATTTAATACGAAATCCATCCACAGCAAACTTTGCTGGCGAAGTACCCGGCTCTTACCCGGATTAACTGAGTTCGATTCTCAGGCTGTGGACCATATGGGGGTGAAACTTTAAGGTGAAGTAACCGGCTTTTAACCGGTAAAATTCGGATCGTTCCCGAACACCCCTACCATATGCAAACACATTAATCGGGTACAATGACCGACGCTACGACAAAATGTCTAGTGATGCAGATAAGAGAGCTTTAGTGTGTTTACATATGGTACGTGAGGTACGCAAGGTACCAACGTGTATATCCTAAGACATAGACGAAATATTGCGGCCGCGATATTAGACTAGTTTTAGGTTAACTCATGTACCGCCATATGCAAACACATTAACCGGTATCGTAGCAGTACCGCTGGTGCTACGGGAAACAGTGGGGTCGAACCCCACAGCCAGGTTCGTTAGTGTGTTTCTATATGGTACAAGACTGCTCACAAGACACTGCAATGGCTTGTGACAGGCTGCATGGTGTGTTGGTAGCACAGCAGAAGGTAGTACCCGACGAAAAGTTTGCAGACTTAGTAAGCGGCGAAGGCGGACGCAGGGTTGGGTTCGAATCCCAAGGCATTTGTTTGTCACCATATAAAAACATTCGTGACGGACAGATCCCGCAATTGAAGCGGGCGATCTCTTCGGTCTCCTGGCAGAGGCGAAAGGTTCTTTGTGCCAGCATTGAACCGATATTGGGAGTGTTTTTATATGGTAAACTTCTTTGGTGTGGCCATGTTGTAACGGTTAGCAACAGAGATTGTGATTCTCTTAGTCTGGGTTCGATTCCCAGTGGTCACCCCAAAGAAGTTTTGGTTGTATGGCGTAGACGGATGCGCACGGGCTTCATAAGCCCAGGAGGTTGGATCGATACCAACTACAACCACCAAGGGCCTTTATTTCAACGGATAGAATGCCATGCTTCGAACTTGGCGATGTGGGTTCGATTCCTGCAGGACCGGCCAGTTGACAAACAAAGATATTGCTGTTACAATGCAGTTTGTTCTTTAAAAAGTAGTTGAAAAAATTTGCCTCCATAGCTCAGTTGGTTAGAGCACCGTCTTGATAAGGCGGGGGTCCATGGTTCAAATCCATGTGGCGGCACCAGTGATATTCACAATGTGTCTATGCTGTTGATCCACAACATCGCTTCCGTGGTGTCCGTGAAAAAACGCATGGTCAGTTTTTGATTGTAAATATCATTGACGTAGATGTAGCAGGTGTCTGCTGTGTCGTTGACGCAGAGGTGTATTTGCACCCAACCGTTGGCAGCATAGAAGTCACGTTGTTGCATAGTGTATTTAAGCGGCGTTCGTAAAATGGTATTACCTTAGCCTTCCAAGCTAAAGTCGCGAGTTCGATTCTCGCACGCCGCTCCAAACATTGCCTGGATAGCTCAGGGGTAGAGCGTCTCCTTTACACGGAGAGGGTCCGCGGTTCGAAACCGTGTCCAGGTACCAGTTTATTCGGAGTGTAGCACAGCCTGGTAGTGCGCTTGCTTTGGGAGCAAGAGGTCCAAGGTTCGAATCCTTGTACTCCGACCAATTTCATGTCTCGGTACCAGAGTGATTTAATGGCTGCGCCTGCAAAGCGTTTGATTCGTAGGTTTGAATCCTACCCGAGACTCCAAGACAACGGAAGCGTGGCAGAGCCCGGTTTATTGCAACGGTCTTGAAAACCGTCGGTCCTTAACAGGTCCCGTGAGTTCGAATCTCACCGCTTCCACCACTAAATAATTTTTTACAAGGAGATGATTATGCGATTGTGATACTAAGGAGAAAACTATGTCACGATCGTATAAAGATCAACCTTGGGAACTCAGATATCCCGAGTCTCGCTGGGATTATGGTATGGAACGAGTTCCATATCAGAAGTGGAGCACTGAGTTTCAGTACTGGTATAACTTCTGGTGCTACATTCAGAAGCCCGGAGTAAAGACCAAGAAAAAACGTCACTACCAAGAATATCACGGCATGCCCACTCCCATGTGGTGGGTGCGTGAGTTTATGAATCAGCCACAACGTACTCGTGGCCGAGAGTGGGAGAGACAAATTGTAAAATATCGAGTAGAAGATCTTGTGGATGCTGACGTGCCCAGCGTGGGTCGCAAGCCACATCTCTACTACTGGTAAAAGTTTTGAGACTGCTCCGAGGGCACTGCAATGAACTCGGACAGGTTGTTAGGTGTACTGGCTAGCACAGCAGAAGGTAGTATCCGATTAAAGGTTTGCAGACTGAGTAAGCGGAGAAGGCGGACGCAGGGGTAGGTTCGAATCCTACAAGCATTTACTCAAATTCAACAAGGAGCACATCTATGAAAACAGTGTATTTTGAAAACATGCGAAACCGTGAACGTTTTTATTGCACAAATCTTCAGGATGTGCAACGCATAGACGGTGTGGAATACTTGCGAGTATTTCGCGAAGGCACTCAACGTGATTGTTTGATCAAACGTGAACTGCTGAAGAAAGTTCCTGCACCAAAGAAATAATGCCGCTTTAGCAAATGTGGTCATTGCGGAGGACTGAAAATCCTTGGAACCTGGTTCGATCCCGGGAGGCGGCACCATCTCAGTCCCTGTAGTTCAATGGATAGAACAACTCTCTCCTAAAGAGTAGATGCAGGTTCGATTCCTACCAGGGACACCAAGCTTCGCCTTTGCTGATGGCGTATAATAGGACAAGTAATCAGCAATCTGCGTGATTAACTCAGTTGGTAGAGTGCCAATTTGACTCGTTGGATGTCGGGAGTTCGAATCTCTCATCACGCACCAAGATCTATGCCCAGGTGGTGAAATTGGCAAACACACACGGTTGAGGTCCGTGGCGCTGCGGGTTCGAGTCCCGCCCAGGGCACCAGTTTGCAAACAAAAAACGTGTAGGGGTAATACCCCGGATGGCTCTGCGCAGTGATGCGCATCTGACGGAAAGTTGCAGGAATGAGAGGTTCCTGACTGTTGCCGGTGTCAAAGATTATCCATTGTGGGAGCCGGAGCGCCAAACCCTGGTCGATAGTCCTCAGCCACACGCCCTAGCGAAACCGGTTGTTTGCATTTTATTGTTGTTGTAGAGAAAAGAGAAAAAATTGTTTATAGTTGAATGTGACGGTGTAGAAACATCGTTTGCTGGACTGGATCTAGCAATGGCTCATGCCAAGTTGTTGAATCGTTTTGTTACCATCTCAGGCGATGGTTTTGAAATTGTAGGTATGTTTGGAGTAGACAGCATTCGTGATGGTGTTTGCCCAGACGGTGTTGCATATGACTGGAACAAAGCCAGTCGCATAGGTCGCGTCAAGCGCGAACGAATATAATGGGGGTATAGCTCAGCTGGGAGAGCGCTTGCATGGCATGCAAGAGGTCGTCGGTTCGATCCCGACTACTTCCACCAATCATGCGCTCACTCTGGCTGATCTCTGGGTGTCCAAAACCACAGAGTCGAAGGTTCGATTCCCGAAGGGCGTGCCAATTACGGTGTATAGCGCAGCCTGGGTAGCGCACTTGCATGGGGTGCAAGGGGTCGCAAGTTCGAATCTTGCTACACCGACCAAGAACCTGGTTTACAACAAACCAGACTTCAAGTATAATATATACTTGAATAACCAATGCCCCTGTGATGGAATTGGTATACGTGTCTGACTCAAAATCAGAATTTTGCGGGTTCGAGTCCCGCTGGGGGCACCATTTCAAGAAAGCCAAAAATGAAGAAGATCAATCTAGAAGAAGTTCGCCAGTTCATCGAAGCGCAGACTCCAGAGACCAAAATCTATCTGGGCTGTGACAGTGAACGTCTGCGAGTTGACGGTCGTTGGTACGCCGACTACATTCTAGCCATCGTTGTGCATATCAATGGCAACAACGGTTGTAAGATCTTCGGCGAAGTACATCGCGAGCCAGTGTGGGATGCCAAGCCCGGCAAGCCTGCCATGCGACTCATGACTGAAGTGTACAAGGTCTCAGAACTGTACCTACAGTTGGCAGAAGTACTGGAAGGTCGTCACGTTGAAGTTCACTTGGACATCAACCCCGACGAACACTATGGCTCAAGCTGTGTTATCAGCCAAGCTGTGGGCTACATCAAAGGCACTTGCAACGTGGTTCCGTTTGTGAAGCCGCATGCTTTTGCTGCCAGTTACGCTGCTGACCGATTCAAAGGTCTGCGAGCAGCCTAACCAAAACACTAGGCAGCACTGCCTGCTTAGTGTATAATATGTTTTTGTCAGCGCAGAAATGCGTTGATAGGCAAAGCAGGGTAGATGAGAACTGACGCCGTATCGTTGTTGGCCTTGTGCCTTACGATGCATCAATTATGGACAATCAGTCTTGAAAACTGATCCGTGCTTGTATGTTCTGGAATCCCGTGAATGGTTATCAGCTTTGTGATTTGATCACCAGAAATACGCAGGCCTCTGTGTCTTGTTGTTTGTGCTTTGATTAAGATCAATAGATCGTTTGCACCTTGTTCTGTCAGTCACTTGACCTTGCTTTTGCCACCTTATTGTTGTTGTTTGAATAGGAAGAAAAAATGAAAATTACCTTACGTAAAGCCGCTGTTCTGCAAAACGCCATCAATGATGCGCTGAAGCAGATTGACATCAAGACTGAAATTTCTCTCACAGAATTCCACAAGCCAGAAGACGAAATTGCTCGGGCCGCTGCCGACGTAAGTGCCGGTATCAGGCGTCGAGACCGCCTGATCGGCGCATTGCTTGACATCCGCCAGAGTGTAGCAGATGCAAACCACAATGCAGGCATCAACGAAAATCTTACACTGGTTGCTTCCTTGGAAAAGCAAATCCAGTTCTACACTGGCCTAGCCGGCAAGGAAGTGCGGCAGAGTGCAGATGTGCTAGCTGGTAAGCTTCGCAAAATTGCCGAAAGCAAAAGCGAGAGACTGTACGGATACAATGACACTGTGAATACCAGTGTGTTTACCGCCGAGGACATTGCTGGCATCAAGAAGACTGTGAGCGAGCTCAAAAAGAGCAAGCAACAACTTCAGGATCGAATCTTGGAGCTCAATGTTCGCACTGAGATCACACTCAGCGACGAAACTGTTGCTACACTGCAAGCCGAAGGTTTGTTGTAATACACACTGAGTTTTAACGCATACACAGCAAAGGCTGTGTATCGTTACCAGGTTAGAATAAATAATTGCAATATAACATAGGAGATTATTATGTTTAACACCTTGGTAACATGGTCAAAAGACGACACTCGTCGCACACAAGTCGAACTGGACGAGATGGATCAGTTTGTAGAGAGTTTACTTCAGGGAGTTGACCCTGCAGAAATGAGTGCTTACACTACAAAAGAGTGGAGCCGTGACGACGATGGCAATTCAGTTGCATTAAGACATTGGCCTACACAAGAAGCCGCCGATGCATGGGTTAGTTTTATTCTTAGTAAATATCCGCATGCTGTAATCAGCGCAGTTACTAACTGATGATAAATGTCTATTAACACCAAATTCTATAAAATAAAATTACTAAAACAATTTTTAGAACGAACTGATTTAGCCAGAAAAACATTGTTCAACGAGCTGATAGTTAATGCCACAGACCCAACTGTTTATAAACGCAGATTTAGAATGCTTCAGCAGTTAAACGACTACGAAACACAGGTTCTAAAAAAAATTTACGATTTCGATACAGACGACATAGCTGATTTAGATCTAGAAAAGTTGTTAATGGGTCTAAGGCCAATATTGAATAGAAATGCATGATTTCAAAACCTCTGCTGTTGGCAGTTAACCATCAGTATTTTTTTAATCTACTTCGTTGGAAAAATATCAACTATCAACAAGTAGGCGAAATTTTTAAAATCAAAGATTTTGTTGATTACAATCATTTAGTTGATATCAATGCTATTTTTTCTACAGAGCCAAAAGGTGACCCTGTGGATCGAACAGCCGAACTCAAGTGGCCGCTGAATTTTCATGTGATCCGGCCCTGGCAACCCCCACAAACAAATCTACCCTTAGAAACTGTTTTCCACAATCGAGTTAATCAATACACTCAACAAAATCATCATCTCAACTTGTTTTGGAGCGGTGGCATAGATTCTACCACTATGGTCACTGCTTTTCTAAAACATGCACCCAACATTGACCAACTCAGGCTAATCTATTCTCCCTATAGTCTTTACGAGAATCGTGATTTTTTTGAGTTTGTGACAAAAAAATTCCCTAGCTTACAAACAGTTGATATCAGCGGTGACATATACATCAACAACACATTTGATGGTATTAACATTACCGGTCACGGCGGTGACGAATTCACTGCAAGCATCGACGACACTTTTTTTGAAAGTATAGGCCCCAACGGCCTGTTACAAAGCTGGAAAGATTTTTTCTACAAAAAAACACAAAATCAACAGCTAATTGATTTTTGCGAAGGATACTTTCGCAAATCCGGAAAAGATATTCGAACAGTTTTAGAAGCCAGGTGGTGGTTTTATTCTATAAACAAAAGCCAGGTGTTTGTACCAAGGGATATCAATTTTTTCTTCAACCAACAATCACCATCAATCGACATGTTTCAAGGTTTCTTTGATTTTGCAGAATTCGAAGATTACATGTGGAACAATACCGACCGTATCATTGAACCCGGCGGCGAATATAAAACCTACAAAAAATTTCTAAAAGAGTACATCCATCAATTTTATCCAAGTCACGAATACTTAGAAAACACATGCAAGGCGAATAGCATACAATTTTCAGTTTATAAACGTAAGAAAACAGAATTGCTAGATCTAAGATGGATATGCATATTGGATGATTTATCTGTGATTAGAACAGACAACTTACCTCTGTTGAGCAAGAAAGAGTTTGATACCAAGTACGGAAACAGTCTTGATTATATTTTTAATTGCATACACTGAAGATTATGTACTATCAGCCTATTCCGGGAAAGCCGTCATACATTAAACAAGCAACCATTGATATAGCTTTATCAAGTGGTACCATGATCAATCAACAAGAATGGGTGCCCAGCAGTGACCACCGTCAGCGATTCGGTGATCGGTATCAGTATTCATACCAAGAGTTACATGTATCAATAGAGCTCGACGGCAAAATTTTAATCAGCAGTACACTTGACAAAAGTATAGTGTTAAATCATCTGTTCGAAGATTCTGAAACTCAGGTAGATCATTGCTTGCAGATCACAATGTCTGGATTTGATTCCAAACATCATGATTTTATACCAGACATTGGCGAAGTATCAACCATGATAAGAATTGACTCTGTACACATAGAAAATTTGTCTATGCACCGTGTGATCGAAGACACCGGACAGTATTGGTGCGAAAACAACAACCAACCCCAAGTGCCTGGAGAGTTTGCTGGTCAAAACGGAGTTTATAAATTTCAGTTCAAAACCCCGATCTACCCGTGGTTGCTGTCGGTTGAGCAAGCTCCAGATTATTTCATTCGTCAAACAATGTAGACAAGTATTTTGCATAAAAGTACAATGTGTTAGAATATACGTAAATATCAAACATTTACAAAGGATCACCGTGAGCAACGATCTAGCCAAATTCATCAATTCGCGTCGACGTCACAAAACTGATGTGGCCATTGCTAGGCAAGTTAAAATTGCCCGACAACACGGACTGGGATTCAACGACAAGCATATCCGAGAACCCCACAGGCATGCCAAACATCATGCCATGGACTGTGGCAATCCAAAATGTTTTATGTGCGGTAATCCTCGTAAAACACACAAGGATCGACTCACTGCACAAGAAAAACGACTATTTCAAAACCTAGAAGCAAATAGAGACAGACATTCAAACGGACTAACAAATGAAGAAACTTGACGAACTAACAGGAATTTCCAGCAGCGGTGCTGTTGAAGCAGTGGGCAACAGATATGACCTTATCTTGATTGCGGCTGCTAGAACCCGAGAACTCAATGCTGGGCATCGACCCAAGCTGTTGAGCAACCACAGTGCAGGCGTAACTGCGCTAGGCGAAATTGAACACGGCTTGATTGGCCGCAGTTACTTGCTCAAAGACGCACCCACAGAGCGCAATCAGCGTAGAAATCAAAAGTAATACTTAGGTATACTTGATCCAAATCTCCTGATGTGCTATAATACGCATTAGGAGATTTTTTATGCCCTGGATCGAAAACGTTGCTGCCGCTGATATACCACTGAGATTTCATCACGAAGCCGGTGCTAATAGCATGCTGATCCAGATCATGGATCCTGCTACCTCGTGGTGGCCCACCCCTGCGCATGAGTTCAAAGAAACACATCGCTTTGAGTTCCTGGACGCTGAGGACCGAGACGGGTTCCCAGACGAAGCAAAAATCAGCGATACTCAAGCCGCAGAGATTGTGAGCTTGCTGAAACATGCACTAGCTAATCACATGAACGTGGTCGTGCATTGCTATGCTGGTATCTGCCGTTCAGGCGCTGTGGCCGAGGTGGGTGTAATGATGGGATTCCAAGATTGCGAACGCACTAGAATTCCTAACTTGCGTGTCAAACAGAAGTTGATGCGGCAACTGGGCTGGACTTACGACAGCAACGAAAAACCCTACGATCATGACAATGATTGGAGGAATACTAACATAGGATGGGATCGATAATGCCTCGCTGTTATCAATTGATCGGAGTGCCCGGATCGGGCAAAAGTACCTGGATACGTAATCAAACCTGGGCTCTGGGCTTGAACGTTGTCAGCACTGATGCGCACGTTGAGACCTATGCTGCCCAGCAAGGTCGAACCTACTCAGAAGTGTTTGACGAATACATGCCAACTGCTGTGAAACTCATGGCTGATCATGTTGTGCATTGTAGGGAGAACGGCCTGGATGTGATCTGGGATCAAACTTCAGTCAACATCAAGTCTCGACGCAAAAAGTTTGCCATGCTGCCCGACTATGAGCATATTGCTGTGGTATTTGCCACGCCCGACGGTGCAGAGCTTGCTCGTCGACTTGCCAGTCGCCCAGGCAAGAACATTCCTGATGCTGTGATCAAGTCTATGATTTACAGTTTTGAAATGCCAACCTTGGAAGAAGGTTTTGCAGAAATTTGGAGAGTATAATGAAAAAGTGGATCACCAGTGACTTGCACTTTGGTCACGCCAACATCATGAAGTTCTGTCCTGTGACCCGTGCAGGGTTCCGTGATGTGGACCATATGAACGAGTGCATGATTGAAGAATGGAACCGAAGTGTTGCACCCGAGGACGAAGTGTTTATCCTAGGCGACGTGGCATTCTTGCCTGCACCCAAGGCAGCAAACATCATGCATCGACTCAACGGTGCCAAGATCTTGATCGAGGGCAACCACGATCGCAAGCTGTTGCAAGACCCTGAGTTCCGAGCCTGCTTACGTGAAACACATCAGTACCTGCGTTATAACCACAACGGTACCTTGGTCATTATGATGCACTACCCTATTTGGGAGTGGGATCAAATGCATCGTGGCGCTGTGCATTTTTATGGACACGTTCACGGTGGTAAAACAGGCATGGAGGGGTATCGCGCTCGTGACGTTGCGTTTGACGCCACAGGCCGTGTGGTCAGCGACTTTGATGCTATGATTGCAGATGCGCTAAAGGGTGCAATTCGGGCGCATCACTAATGTAATACTTGAGTATTACAAAATTTTGGTTGCCCAGAATTTCCCAAAATGCTATAATTAGAGCATAGTAAGAAACAAGGAGCCCAAAATGGCACGTGAAACCAAAGCAGAGCGTCTGGAACGTGAAGCCCGCGAGCGTGAAGAACGTCTGGAAGCAGAACGCTCTGCTTACCCACTGCGACTGATGAACCTGCTAGAGCGTGTTAGCGCAGAACCTACTTTGACGTTGACTGTTAAAGACGGGCGTTTCAACGTCGAGGACCGCAACGATCGTTATCGTAGCGACTATTTTCTGACCTATGCTTGGAGTGAAGGTGGCCAAGCGGCACTGGAAGACTTGACTTACACTGTTGATCGTCTCGAAGAAGAACGTGCCGAATTGGAACGCCGCTATCAAGTCAAGAAGGAAGCAGAACGCAAGGTTCGTGAACTGCTGAGCGACGAAGAACGTGAACTGTTGGGCCTTTAAAAGTAGTGATTGAATACTACTTTTTTAGTTGCCCAGAATTTCCCAAAATGTTATAATACATGTGTTGGATAAGGAGTGAGCATGGAAGGATTTACTATGGAACTTGGCGGTATGGACGTTGTGCGCAAGGCGCAAGTGTATGCCATGGCTGCTCACGCCAGTGTGAAGCAAGTCCGCAAGTATACCGGTGAGCCTTACATCGTTCACCCAGCAGAAGTTGCCAGCATTGTTGCCAGCGTTCCGGGTAGTACCCCTGACATGGTTGCGGCTGCTTGGCTTCACGATGTGATCGAAGATACTGGTTGCACGTTTACTGACGTACACATGGCATTCGGTATCGACATTGCTACTATGGTCAACTGGCTTACAGATGTGAGTCGACCCGAAGATGGCAACAGAGCCACTCGCAAGCGTATCGACCGTGAGCACACTGCTCAAGCACCTGCTGAAGTTCAGACGATCAAGCTCGCTGACCTTATCAGCAACAGCCGAAGCATCATGCAACACGATCCTGAGTTTGCTCGAGTTTATCTCGAAGAAAAGAGACTTCTCCTTGCAGTGATGACCAAGGGTGACCGAGGTCTTCATGCTGAGGCCAGCCGATATGTAGGAGTTGAACAATGAACCAACGAATCGATGAACTTATGATGCAATCTGGCGCAAGGCTTGATGCATGGGGTCGAGTCGATCTTGATGATTTTCAATATAAAAAGTTCGCCGAGTTGATTGTTCGGGAATGTGCCGATGTATTGATAGCAGAAATGAATCGTTTGGATGGTCTTGATCGTGTTGTGGCATCACAAACAATGGACACAGCACAGGTATTGATTAAACAACATTTCGGAGTTTAAGAATGAAAGAGACCGGCCGCTATTATCGTTCATCCTTTGCCAAGATGCAGGAACGCGGCTGGACTGTTATACCCTGGCCCCCGGGTCAACCTAACCAATCCCAAGTGTTAGATTGGCTTAGAACAAATGGCTCTGGTGAATTTTATTATTCAGCGGAATCAAACAAACTTAACTTTAGCATTGTGATTAAAGATTCAACAGATGCTAATTTGTTCAAACAGCATTTCGGAGTTGAAAGTGTTTAAAGAAGAATTGAAGCGGTATGTAGAGACTTCAGGGCTGGTGAATATGAAGCCAGCCGGCGAAGGTATCTATGTGCTGAAATACAAGAAGAAGGTATTCTACGATAACCTGTGGAACGACTACATTGCTGAATGTCGCGGGTCTATTGTAGATGCCGACTTCAACTTGGTGTCGTATCCTTTTACCAAGATTTATAACTACGGTATCGAAAAAGAAGCACCAGTGCTCTCAGACGAGACTGAAGTAATTGCATTCCGTAAGGTCAACGGCTTTATGGTTGCTTGCACTTGGTATAACGGAGATGTTCTAGTGTCTACTACAGGTAGCACAGACAGCGACTATGTTGCCATGGCCAAGGAAATGATGCTAACTCATGCTCCATGGGCTGATTGGCAAATGGCTTTTGCCAATGACGACTTGCGTGGCATGACTGTGATGTTCGAATGTGTTCACCCAAACGATCCGCACATCATACCAGAAAAGCCAGGCATGTATGTACTAGGCTATCGTGAAAACTCGTGGCGTAGCAAGGTTGGTCACAGCCCAGGGGTAATCCTAGATTTGGCCAACACTTTTAACTGTTATAGTCCAGCCGCAGGATTCTTGACTATGGCACAATTAAAAGAAGATGCCAAAGGTTGTAAGCACGAAGGTTATGTATTCTATACTCAAGATGGTGTAAGTGCCAAGATCAAATCACCTTACTACTTGACTTCAAAATGGGTTGCCCGCAATCCACGCACAGACAAGCTAGTGGACTTGAACCGGGACATCAAGCACAATCTAGACGAAGAATACTATCCCTTGGTGGATGCTATCCGTGCTAACATTGCGGAGTATACAGCCATGGACGAGCAAGCTCGACTGGCATGGGTTCGTAACTTTGTAGGTGCGTGATGAGATTAATGTTAGGTACAAAAGATCAGCCTAGTCTGCTAGTTGATGTTGAGCAAGAAAAATCACCAACAGAGTTTGACTTCTGGGTAGTAAACGGTGCGTGGCAAGGTACATATACAAACGGATATGTAACAATCCACCATCCGGACCGCCCATGGACTGAACTTGAAAAGATAGAGATTCTTACTGACAATCAGGACAGGCTGCGCGGCGACTATCAGGAAGTGTTCAATAACTTTGGCGATCCTGATTATGTTGCACCCAAGCCTAAAAAAGTAGAATCCTTCTGGGATGATGACATTCCCTTTTAAGGAGTTGGCATGAAAGACGAAAGTCACTTGCCAGTTAGCGAACAGAGCCTAATCTTTCGCCTGCGTAAGCGAGCAGAGATTCGTAGGCAGATTCGAGATCGCAAATCAGTGCAAGAAGGTCGTCCAGACCGCATTGCAGACTTGTTGGAAGAAGCTGCTGATCGAATTGAACAGTTAGAAGGTGGCGTCACGCCTTGACCTCTGCGCAAGCATGTTGAAGTAGCGATGGGTGAAAGTAAGGCCAAGGGTCGAGCGGCAAGAACCAAATGCTTGCACCGGATTCGTAACCGGTACTAATAAAAGGTAGCAGTCGGCCTTGACCTCTACTGCACTGGTCTGCAGACACGTTGAAGCGGTTGGGTGATCGTGGAACGGCCGACACCATAGGGCGGCACCGGAAACGTAACCGGTAACTCATAGCCCGCAAGGGCTATTTTTTTGATTGCATTATCAGTATAATAAATACTAATGCAACGCCGGCAGGGGCCGACGTCGGTATCAAAAACAGTGACGCCTGGGGTAGTGAAACCCCTTTACTGACATGTTATGCTCAGAACGCCGCTATCCCGTGTGTGATATTCTATCACTAGCATTGACTTCAACTACTTGTAATGTTAAAATTACTTTGAAAGGATTTCTATGACTAAATTTTTATTATCCCTAGCATTGGCACTGCCAATTTTTGCTCACGCAAAAGAAATCAACAATGTATGGTTGCCTTTTGCCGGAGGAAACTTAGAAACTGTGTGCCGCACATTGTGGAACACATATGACACTTATTTCCAAACATCTTCTGTGTTGCACTTAAAACAAGGAGCATCAGGAGAAATTGCATCTCGAGACATGCTAGACAGCACTGCTGCCAACAAGGCTATCTGCGCTGGCGGCACTATGATTCTTTACAACAAGTATCTGTTTCCTGATGCCAAAACACACGGCGACGATCTTGAAATGGTTGTCAAAGTGGTAAATTTCCCCACAGTGTGGTACGGTCCTAACCGTACTCCTGCAGTCAAGAGCTTGGATGAATATGTTTCATATCTTAAATCTCTAAAGAGACCAATCAACGTTGGTGTGTTTCAAGGGCCAAACCGCACTGTAGTACAGTACCTTGCCAAGGCCTATGGTTTGGATACCAATGTGGTAATGTTTAAAAACGGTCCTCAAATGTATCCTAGCTTGATCGACGGAACTCTTGATCTGGCATTTGACTCCGGCGGCGGCGTTGGTGTAGCCGAAGAAGGCAAGTTCAAAGTTGTTGGCTATACTGCAACTGGCAAAACTTCCAGACTCAAACAGTATCAAAATTTTGCACTCAACAGCAAAGAACTAGCCAACATTGAGTCTTGGTTTGGTATTGCAGTGCCTAAAAATGCTGATCCTGCGTTTAAAGAACTGCTAGCAAAACGCATTGAGTTTATTGTCCGTCAAGAAAAATTTCAAACCTTTGCTGACAATGCAGTCAGCAGTGCAGATGGGTTGACAGGTCAAAAACTTGTAGACAACATTCAATCTCAACGAACTGTTATCAGAAAGTACTGGCAGTGATCAACACCGACACAGGTTATTATACTGTAGGCAATACTGTGTTCACCAGCAAGGTTGCGGCCTTGCTGGAGGGAACCAAACAAAACATTCATGTTGAGTGGAAATTCAACAATGATTTTTTTGATCACATCGACTGGACACAAGAACCTGCCGAAGATATCTACGAACTGTATAAACAACGTGCTCAACAACTGAGAGAAAAGTACGACTACCTTGTGCTGATGTACAGCGGTGGCTCAGACAGTCAAACCATTCTTGACGTTTGCTTAGAAAACAACATTCGAATCGACGAGATTGTTGTAATCTGGGCAGACAGTCTACGAAACACCTATGTTCCTGACAGCACAAATTTTAGTTGGAACAATATCCTTTCGGAATGGGATTTTAACATCAAGCCCAGACTACAGAAACTAGCCAACGACCACCCAAACATAAAAATCACTGTGTACGATTGGGTTGAGGCCATCAGCGGCATCAAGCTAGCTGACGACTTCATTGCCGATCGCAATCACAACTTTACACCCTATGCAAATGCCAAATGGGATTTGCAACTGATTCCGTCCATTCGTGATCGAATCAACAACGGTGAAAATGTCGGTGTTGTGTTTGGGACAGACAAACCCAGGGTGTGTATCAACGACAATGCCTATCGGTTGTATTTTTTAGATGTACTAACTGCCAACGGTCCTACGTTTAGCTCTGCATTTTACAAACAAAATGTGGGATTTGATTTGTTTTATTGGAGCAAAGACAGCTGGAAGATCCTGGCCAAGCAAGCTCACCTGCTGGTTAAATTTTTTGAAAGCATGCCACAATTCAAACAATTCATCCAATGGCCGGTCAGCAATCCAGCTCATAGACAATTTTACGAAACTGCGTCAAGAGCAATAATTTATCCCAAGTTGGATTTGAGATTTTTTCAAGTAGAAAAGCCCAAGGACATGAACTTTGGATTGGATACTTTGTTGTTCAAAGTTGGATACGAAGAAAAACTTCGAGGTCTGCAACGAGACAATTTTGCCTATCTACAAAAAGTCGTTGACAAAAAGTATTTCAATACCATAGATGGCAATGTTACTTTTACAGGATTCATCACAGGAATGTGGCCTGTTAAAAAATTGTAATACTCAAGTGTTACATTTTGCAACCCCGCTGGTCGGGGTTATTTTTTGACCTGAAATTCCAGGTCTGCTATAATACACACATAGACAGCAACAAAGGAGCACACCATGAGCAGAATGAGTGATCTAGTACTAGACATCGAGGACATGCTAGAACAAGGCAAGAGCTTTGCTCAAGTGGCCCGCGACCTAGAGATCCCTGTACACTTTGTGGTTGAAGCCGCAGAGATCATCGAACAAAAGCAATCGGAAGACTGTAGTCCTTTTGCAACAATCAACAGTTGACTAGAAATTCAACTTCGCATACAATAGAAGCTTAGTTAAACATTTTTCCCACCACCGAAAGGCAATGCAATGAGCGATACCCGCACCGTCACTTCCGTCCAAGCCCGCAAGTCTATTCTGACTGCATTCAAAGTCAAGCGTCCTATCTTCCTGTGGGGCCCTCCTGGTATCGGCAAGTCCGAACTGGTTGAAGGTATTACCCAAGACCTGGGCGGTATCATGTATGACCTGCGACTAGGTCAGATGGAGCCCACTGACATTCGTGGTATTCCGTATTTCAACAAAGAAAATGGCAAGATGGACTGGGCCCCTCCCATCGATCTGCCCGATGCTGACACTGCCGCTCAGTATCCTGTTGTGGTCCTGTTCCTGGACGAAATGAACTCGGCCCCTGCCTCAGTGCAATCGGCTGCCTACCAGCTGATCCTGAACCGCCGAATTGGCAAGTATGTGCTGCCTGACAACGTGGTTATCGTTGCCGCAGGTAACCGTGAAAGCGACAAAGGTGTTACTTTCCGCATGCCTACTCCGCTGGCAAACCGCTTCCTGCACCAGGAAATGAAGGTGGACTTTGCTAGCTGGCAAGAGTGGGCTGTGCAACACAATGAGCACAAGGACGTGGTTGGTTACCTGAGCTTTGCCAAGCAGGACCTCTACGACTTTGATGCCAAGAGCTCCAGCCGTGCATTCGCTACTCCGCGTTCGTGGCACTTTGTTAGCCAGCTGTTGGAGGACGAAAGCCTGGACGACGACACTGCAATGAACCTAATTGCAGGTACTGTGGGCGAAGGCCTTGCTGTGAAGTTCATGGCTCACCGCAAGATTGCAGGTCGTATGCCTGCTCCGATTGATATCCTCAACGGCAAGGTCAAGGACCTCAACGTCAAGGAAGTGTCGGCGATGTACTCGCTGGTGATTTCCATGTGCTACGAACTCAAGTCTGCGATTGAGAACAAGATCGAAGACAAGAAGTTCCACGAGATGGCAGACAACTTCTTCGGCTACATGATGAAGAACTTTGAGACCGAGCTGGTTGTTATGGGTGCTCGTATTGCACTGACCACTTACAACCTGCCGTTCCAGCCTACCAAGCTCAAGAACTTCGACGAGTTCCACCAGCGTTTTGGTAAGTACATCCTCCAGGCTAGCGCCTAAACTGTGGTGGTGAGGACGGGGGCAGTGGCAACACTGCCCCTTTTTGCTTATGCAATACAAGGTAGTTAAGTTAGACAATCGTTATGCCTGGAGCAAAAACTTTCGCTGGTGTTTAGAGTTCACACGAAGCGAATGGACCGGCACTGGCGTGCTGGACTTTGATCGAGCCAGGCGCTGGATGAATCAAACCTGGGGTTGGAGTCAGGATGTTGAAACTATGAACGACATGGCACGGATTCTCAATCGACGATTTGAGCCATGGGACGACCAAATCAATCCGCATTGGGCTTATGCAGTGCAATACAAAAACTACCGCATTTATCTCAAAGGAGATCAAGAACTCAGCTGGTTTCAAATGGTGCATCCATGCGCGGAATGACACACAGATTTGACTTCAAGGCACACGATGTTGATGCCTTGGCCCGTGTAAAATGGTGCAGGGCTACACTTGGCACTCGCGGAGATCGCTGGGATTTTGAAGGCGGAACCAAGATAACTATTTTCATACGTCACCGAGAGGACGTAGATCTGTACGACAAAACTTGGAGATTTTGGAATGTCCTCAAAGGTGATTGTAAAGAAGAATCTAGTGATATTTAAAAACGCCAGTGACTGGGATGCAATCTGGCGGCGTATTCGGGCTGAACATGGTCCAACAATCAACCTCAGTTTTGTGCTGAAACGCGAACTAGGATTCACAGTACGCAAACACACTGAGTGGATTCCGTTTGATCGATCAGGCGAGAGGGTGCGCCACTATGCAGAAGAACAAATACACCTGGATTTCTACAACGAAAGTACACAGAGTTGGTTTTTGTTGCGCTACTTAAACAATCCAGCAGGCGCGGACACACGAATCATCTGAAAAAACGCTGTAAAACGTTCTGATCACCAAAAATGTATACTTTTTTAGTACTACAATTTTGGTTGCTCAAAAATACCCGAACTGCTATAATATACACATAGACAGCAAAAAGGAGCACTGAATGGAATACGCAATCGGTTACGTGGCAATCATTTTTGTTCTGCAAGCCCTGGCCGCAGTTCGCACTCCGCATCAAGATTGTCAGGCTGTGATCATTGGTAGTGTGTTCTGGCCCTTCTTTGTTGTGCTGGTTGCCGGCTCCTTGTTTCTGGATGCAATCGGTTGGAATTTTGACATGGTTCGCAACACCAAGATGGTTGGCTTCCGCCAGAGCCCCAATCCCGAAATCCGCGGCTGGGCTGTGACCTTGCTGACTTTTGAGTTCCAACTGTTTGCCGTTCGAAAGGCCTGAGATGAAAATCTACATTGTGCAAATTGACATGTCTGACACTGGCGATGGCACTCAATGGGAGAATTGTGACCGAGCGTTTCAAAGCCGCGAGGCTGCAGAAGCAGACGTCGAGTTTATGATTGGTGAATACGGTATTGATCGCCGTGCCCTGCATATTGAAGAACTGGAGTTGGTATGAACGAACGAATTCGAGAACTTCAAAAACAGGCTTTTGATTTTGTTGCCAAACAGAATATGTGTAAAAAGGAATATTTCTGGGAAAACATTCGTCACAATCGTGAACTACAAGACAGTGTGGACGCAAAGTTCGCCGAGGTATTGTTGGAAGAAATGTACGACTTCATTATGAACGAGAGTGCTAACGACAATGGCATTCCTGATTTAGGCAAGGTCAAACAACATTTTGGAATTGAAGAATGACAGCGTTATTTTGGTGTTTCGTTGCTATTGTGTTTAACTTTGCCGCATTGGCATTGTTGGGCTATCTTGCCGCCAAAGGAGTTTGATATGAACCTGCAAACCGTAATCACTAACCTGAAGAACACAATCGCCGGCAAGGAAAAGATGCTGGCAGAGAAGATCGAGCGAAACGAACAAGGCTGGTTCAACTCAACCAGCGAGATAGTTGCTAATAGGGCAACCATTGAGTTCCTGAAAATCAACATTGACGAACTCAACCGCATCTTGGATGATCTTGTTGAGTGTGAAGTGAAAGGTAAAGAGTTTTCTACTTGGGCACATTGGCAACAAAATCCCGACCGTTCAGGCGGACAATTCACCCGTGATGAAATTGACAATGCAGGACGCTGGATTTGATCAATAATTCGCATTGTGCTATAATAACACATTGACACAAAGGACTGACATGACTGCAACTACCCAGACCAAAGACGACAAACAAAAATTTGCTAACCTGTTGGGTCCCACTGACCCCAAGATTGACCGCGAAGTTCGCGAAAAACTGATCACTGCCCGCGTGGGCCTCCTGCTTCGTGCCAGCTTCTTTGGCAACCTTGCTACCCGACTCAAGCTGGTCAATGCTGATGAATGGTGTAGCACTGCCGCCACAGACGGCCGCCACTTCTACTACAACAGCCGTTTCATTCAGATGCTTCGTCCCAAGGAGATCGAATTCCTGTTTGGTCACGAGGTTCTGCACTGTGTTTACGATCACTTTGGCCGCCGTGGCGATCGTGATCCGCAACTGTTCAACATTGCCAACGACTTTGCTGTCAACGCAGACTTGATCAAGCACCGTGTGGGCGAAAAGATCACCACTGTGCCTTGCCTGCACGATTCCAAGTACGACGGCATGAGCTCCGAAGAGATCTACGACAAACTGTTTGAAAACGCACAAAAGATCAACATCTCTGATCTGCTGGACAAGATGATCGACGAGCACCTTGACGGAGAAGGTGACAGCGAAGGTGATGGCGACGGCGACAAAGAAGGTAAAGGCCGCCCCAAGCTTTCCGATGCTGAACGTCAACAGATCAAGGACGAGATCAAAGAAGCCATGCTGGCTGCGGCTCAAACTGTGGACGGTGCTGGCAACATTCCTGCAGGCGTTATGCGACTGATCAAGGAGCTCACCGAGCCCCAGATGAACTGGCGCGAACTGCTACGCATGAACCTTGAAAGCACCATCAAGTCGGACTTCACTTGGATGCGAGCAAGCCGTCGTGGCTGGCACATGGACGCTGTGATGCCCGGCATGAAGAACGACGAAATGATCGACATTGCTATTGCAATTGACACTTCGGGCTCAATCGGCGAGAAAATGCTCAAGGACTTCCTAGGCGAAATCCAAGGCATCATGGATTCGTTCCCTGCATACAAGATTCATGTGTTCAGCTTCGACACTGAAACTTACAATCCTGCACAGTACAATTCCGACAACCTGGATAGTATCATTGACTATGAACCTGCTGGCGGTGGTGGCACTGACTTCACTGCTATCTATCGTTACCTCAAGGACGAAGACATTCAGCCGCGCCGGCTGGTTGTGTTCACAGACGGCTACCCGTTTGGTTCGTGGGGCGATGAAGAATACTGTGACGTGACTTGGATCCTGCACGGTACCACTACCATTGTTCCGCCCTGGGGTGCTCATGCATACTACGAAGAAGAACGGAAGAAGTGACATGGCGTGGCTTGGTTTTTGGATCTTTCTAAGTGTGCTGGCTGTGTGCGACACATGGCTGTTCTACAAAGGGTACGAAAGTATCCTTTGGGAACGCCAAACCGAAGCTGAAAAACAACTAGGCAAGGAGTGCCAAAAATGAAACTTTATCTGCTGTATTACGATGTTGACTACGGTAATCGCGAGGCCTGGAACACCTTCTACACACCTTGCGAAGTTTTTGACAGTGCCGAAAAACGCCAAGCTCGTATCGACTTTATCCGTCAGCAAGTGGACGAGGATGGCGAACCTGTTGAGTACGACTTCCACGAAGTGGATACAGAAATCATGACAGATGCTAAAATTCAGGAGTGGGAGTGATGATTGAACTGCGTTGGTTTGTTCCTGTAGAAGGCGAGAAGCGACTACAGTACCGGCAAAAAATAGATGTCACTGTCTACGCAGGGCTGGGCCCGTTTCCTGACAGTGCCAAAAACATGCAGTGGAGCGAGTGGCGGAATGTTCCGCTGGTAGCAGAACGTGATCCCAGTTATCCTTGAGAGGTCGATATGGAAATGAAATGGTTGGCAGTTATATTGGTAGGCCTTTTTGGCAGCATGTTTGTGGGTCTAGGCATCGAAACTTACAATCGCCAGCAGTGCCGAATCGCTGCTATTGAAGCAAAAATGCCCGTAGATGATATTGCAAAGGTGTGCAAATAATGGTCCGAGCACTATTAATGTGGTTGATCCTTTCTTTAGCGATTGGATTTGGTATTTCCGCTTGGCGCAGTCTAGCTGGAAAGGAGCAGTGGCAGTTGACAAAATATGTTGCCTATGCTACACTATGTTCTGCTGTAGCCGGTGTGCTACTTTCTTTTGTTGTAATCATGTTCTAAAGGACTGTTATGATTAACGATTTTTGGCTGAGGCCCTTGTATTTTGCACTGGGCTTTGCGGTTTGTTTTTTCCTTTTTTCTACTGGAGTTCTTTGATATGAAACGTTTTGCTACCCTTTCCATCCTGGCCGCTGCTGTGCTGGCCACTGGCTGTACCCGTATTGAAACTGGCGAAGTTGGTGTGCGTGTGGGCTTTGACAAACAAGTCAAGTCCGGAGAACTGCTACCCGGCTCGTTCAATCAGGTTCTTGTTGGTGATGTGTTGACCTTCCCCGTCAAGGACGTCAATGTCTCTCTTGAGAATATGACCCCTGTGGCCAAAGACAACAGTACCATGAAAGATTTGGATGCTGTGGTTGTGTACAACATCAACCAGAACCAGGTTGCTGAACTGTATAGCACCAAGAACAAATCGTTCCACGCAGAACACAAGGGCGACGTTTACCTGATGTACAATTACATCGTTCAGAACGCTCGCAATGCTATCTACAAGGCTGCACGTAAGTACGAAGCATTGGACATGGCAGACAATCGCACTGACATGGAAAACTTTATCAAGGATGAAATCACTCGCAACCTTGCTGAAGAAAAACTGGACGGTAGTATTACTATCAGCCAAGTTATGATTCGTAATGTCATGCCAGCTGACAGTGTGGTGGCCAGCGCCAACGAACTGGTTCGTGCCAAGAACGAGCTCAAGCAGAAAGAAGTTGAAGTCAAGACTGCTGAAGCAGAAGCACGCCGTATGGCTGCTCTGGCTAACAACTCAGCCAGTTCCATTGCATTCATGAATGCTCAGGCTGCTCTTAACATCTCAGAAGGTATTAAGAACGGCAAGGTTCAGACTATCGTTGTGCCTAGCAACATGACCAGCTTGATGCTGCCCAAGTAAGGAGTGCCAAATGCCCACGGTATACACTGAAGTTGAAGTAGACGTTGATCTTGACAGCTTTGACGACGATGATCTCATTGAAGAAATGGAACGCCGTGGGCTGGACCTTAACAGCAAATACATTGACGGTGATTCAATGCGTGAGTTGTTGACACAGGTTTGGATCAAGCGCAGAGAAGGCCGGGACTATCAGCACGAACTGGATCAGCTGATCTGGTACGGTATTGGAAAGATTGTATGACGGACTTTTTAAATGCACTGGGACCGTTTATCTATGGGTTTGCATTTGGATACTTCGCATACCCTATATGGGCGATCCTAAAGAAAATTTGGCACGAAGCAAAGGTAGCACAAAATGAGTGGCGAAAACACTGAAACAACGACTCGCAGTCGTTTTGATCTCGAACAGGAAATTCTTGAGTGCTGGAAAGTGACCAATGACATCACTATGTTCATTGAGCAAGGTTCTAGCGTAGAAGATTTCAAGACACTGGCTGCATACTACGAAAAGAAGTTTGATCGACTGTGGAGCACATTCGAACAGCTGGTACACGAAAGAAAACTATGATGACACAATTTAGAAACTGGTACGTGCGTAACCAAGACGCTATCACTTGGTTTATCATTGGCTGGCTGGCATTTGGAATGCTTGACAACCTTGTCAAACAAGAATACACCTGGGCCGTGGTTCAAGCAGTGCTGATTTGGATCAACTACAAACTGTCCAAAATTCGGTTGCAGTAATGGGCAATCAAACTGATTACTTCAATCGCATAGGTTACAAACCTGTGTACCAAATTGGCGATCGAGTGATTGGCAAGTGGAATAAAATTCCGTTTGTGGGCACTGTGGGCAACGACACAGTGATCAGCGAACTCGAAGGTCCGCGCATCAGCGTACATGTTGATCTCCCAATCAAGTTCAAAGATCAAGTTCACACTGTGATTTTTGTCAAACACCGCGACGTTAAAGTCTACAAGTAATCTCAATTTTGCCAAAACCACCGTGAGAAATAATTTCCACAGGCATTTGCACAGTAAATATCTGCATGGAAAACGTTCAACTCACAGTGGCCGATATGGCCAGTATCAAAGCACTTATTGAACTTGCCGCCAATCGTGGCGTATTCAAAGTCAATGAAATGAGTCAAGTGGGCGCATTGTACGACAAGCTTTCTAAGTTCTTAGAAGTCAGTGCCGAACAACTGCGTCAGCAGCAACAACAAGCACAAGGAGATCAAAATGCTTAAACATGTTGGAAGACACGGCGACCGCAAGGTTGCTATTATTTTTAGAGAAATCCCCGGCGAAGAACACATGTGCCTTGTGATTTATCCCGATGTACTGCCCACACACATTCACGACACAGTGATGCGTGTGATCGAGAGCCCAGTGGGTCAAGCAGAATCTGTGTTGGCCAATGCTCTGCATCGCAACCTGCTGCCCGATGGTCGCCCTATTCTGGAAGCATTGCACCGCGAAGGCATGCTGAAGAAAGTCAGTACCAATCAAGTCATTGTTACTCCCACACCTGCTAGCTCTGTCAAGCTGGACGAACTGAACCGACTGGTCAAGGAAATGGAAAGCGGTGAAGATGCTCGCAAGCGTATGCAAGAGCTGGATGCCAACTCTGGCTTGGTCGATCCTGCTGTCAAGCGTGAACAAGAGCGCGAGTTCAAGCGCCGCCGTCTTGAAGAGGAAGCTGCACGAGCACAAAAGGGACTGCCTCCCATGCAAGCCGATGCCAACAGTGCTCTAGATGACAAGGCTCTGGCTGCCAACATGGTTGCACAAGCCAAGCGCATGGAGCAAGAAGCACGTGGCATGATTGCCGAAGCTGCCCGCATGAAAAAGGAAGCCGAGCGCATGCACCCAGGTGTAGTACCCAAGGAAACTGCTGCCCCAGCGGCCGAAGAACCTGCACCCGTAGAAAAAGCCACACGTCGTGGACGTCCAGCCAAGAGCAAAGCGGTGGCTGCTAATGCTGTTCAGTGATGAATTTTTCGACAAGTGGGAACATTTAATCAAGGAAGCACCCAAGACTGAAGTCCCACTTGAGTGCCTTAAAAAAATAATCATTAAAATGTATGGTAAGCGACAGCGAACCATCAATCTTGATACCCTACGAAAGCAAGGACTGGATATCGAAGAAATCGAAACAGTCCTTACTCGAACTCTGCTAGAGCTAGATGGCCAAGTACGCGACATTGAATTCATTGTTGACGCTGCTTTGGTCGCAGAAATTGTCCAACCCGAAACTGATAAAATTTTAGAGAAACTAAAGTAACATGGATGTTAAACTTGTATCCTACAGCCAACCCACCGAGACATTTGCAGAGCTGGGAATCGACGACGCCCAAGAACTCATCGCCTATTGCGCCCGTGTGTCCAATCCAGCCAACCAATTCAATACCGAAACAAGCGAAAAACTTATTCGATACCTGGTTCGGCACAAGCATTGGAGCCCGTTGGAAATGGTCTCGGCCTGTTGTGAAATCACCACCACCCGTGACATTGCCCGACAGATTCTACGTCACAGAAGTTTCAGCTTCCAAGAGTTTTCCCAGCGATATGCTGATCCTACAGCTGAGCTTGACCAAGCGTTTGTGCTACGTGAGGCTCGATTCCAGGACCTCAAGAATCGACAAAACAGTGTAGAGCTTGATCAAGACAATCAAGAACAACGTCTACTGGCCTACGAATGGGAACGTGCTCAACAACGTGTGTTGTTCTCAGTGAAACAAGAGTATGCCTGGGCTATTAAAAATGGCATTGCCAAAGAACAAGCCCGTGCTGTGCTGCCCGAAGGTCTTACTGTGAGCCGCATGTACATGAATGGTACACTGCGTAGTTGGATTCACTTTATTGAGCTGCGTTCGGGCAACGGCACACAAAAAGAACACATGTTGATTGCCAGAGCCTGTGCAGAAGTCATTGCCAAAATCTTTCCCATGGCAACCGATATGATTGCAAAGGACTGATCAATCTGCTATACTAAGGTATGGCTTTGATTCAACGACACGCACCAGCAGAATATTCGCACTGGCGACCCGAAGAAGTAAAAATCATTGGAGATCGCGCAGTGCGTTTTCGTGACGTATGTGTGCATGAATTCCTGTTAGGCGACGTCGATGACCCTGACATCTATGCTGCTGCACCAATTTGGGAATGGCAGCAAAGCGAATCAGGATGCTGGGTTATGGAGCATGCTGCTACCCAACCTTACTATCTACAACACATGGATATAAACGCTTATGGGTATCGTGTTAGAATCATGGCCAGGCTCAGCGAACAGGACGAAGTATTTTGGCGACTTAAATGGGGTAAAAACAAATGAGTAAATTTTTAGTAACAGGCGGACACGGATTGATTGGTCACAATGTTGTGGCTCGACTACAAGGCCGTGACGAAACTGTGGCAGTGATTGACACGCACACCACCTATGGTATTATCCCACAAGGCGAGATCGATTACCTTATGGCAGAGCGTCTTAAGAAGCTGCAACCTCACACTCATTATCAGCAGTGCATTACTGATGGGTACGAAATTGACACCATTGTAGAAAAAGAAAAGCCCGAAGTGATCATTCACTGTGCTAGTTTTCCTAGACAAAAAGTAGTCAATGCCAACCCCAGTTGGGGCGCAGAAGTCATGATGCGTGGATTGATCAATCTTCTCGAGAGTGCCAAAAAACACAAAGTAGAACGCTTTGTGTACATTTCTAGCTCTATGGTCTACGGTGACTTTGAAGATCAAGTGCTGGAAGATGATACGTGCAATCCGCAAGGACAGTACGGTATCATGAAACTGTCAGGAGAATGGCTTGTCAAAGACTATGCTCGCAGAACTGGTATGGAATACGTTATTATCCGCCCGTCAGCGGTATACGGTCCTTTGGATGTGGAGGATCGTGTTGTTGCAAAATTTATGCTCACTGCAATGCGTGGTGGTGTGCTACGAGTCAACGGAGCGGGAGAAACTTTGGACTTCACGTATGTTGATGATGCAGCTGATGGTATTGTGGCTGCGGCTACGCGGATTATGGCACGTAACAATACCTACAACATCACTAAATCTCACAGTGTAAGCTTGCTGGAAGCTGCTGAAATGATTGTAGAGATGGTGGGCAAAGGTACCATTGAAGTGCAAGATCGAGATCAAGACTTCCCCAGCCGCGGAGCCTTAAATATTGATCGTGCTCGTACCATTCTTGGTTACGATCCCAAAGTTGATGTGAAAGAAGGTTTCCGTGCCTACTATGACTGGCTTGACAATTCCGTTTACTGGTCTCCGAAAACAGTATAACACACTGAGAGATCAAGTACTGAACGCAACCGATGAAGTGTTGCGTTCAGGTGCTCTCATGAACGGCAACAACACTGTGGAGTTTGAGCACTGGCTTGCCAAACGGAACCGTGTGAAGTATGCTGTGACCTGCCACTCGGGCACACAGGCCTTGGAAATCATTGCAGAGTATTGGGCAACACAGTTGGCCAAACACCCCAGAGTGTTCATGCCCAGTTTTACCTACGTGGCCACTGCCAATGCTTTTATCCGTGCTGGCTGGGATCTTCACTTTATTGACACCGATGCATATGGCATCATGGACGATACTAAGTTTCCGCAGTTGGTAGAATACGATGCTGTGGTGCTGGTAGGGCTTTACGGCAAATCAATCACACATTCTGCACATGTGCGATCCTGGAACCACTGGGTTGCTACCAATACCATTGTGATCGAAGATGCTGCACAACACTGGTTGTCCAATGACTGCCAACGCATAGGCGATGCTGCTGCTATCAGTTTTGATCCCATGAAAAATCTAAGCTGTTATGGCAACGGTGGTGCTGTGGTCACAGACAGTTTGGATCTTGCAGAATTTGCCAGGGCGTGGAGAGACAACGGCAAACCCACGCACGGCTATGCAGGTACCAACAGTCGCATGAGCGAAATAGATTGTGCTACCATGTTAGTCAAAACTCAATACATTGATCAATGGCAGGCGCGGCGTGCAAAAATATCAGATTACTGGCGCGAACGTTTTGACAATAGATCAAAGATACGCTGTTTGATCGACGAAGGCAACGCACATAATCATGCACATCACAAGTTTGTGATTGACATTGACCGTCGTGATACTGTCAAACAAAAGCTAGCAGATCGCAAGATTGAAACTCGTGTGCATTACGAGCGTCCCATACACGAGATTGATGTATACCGTCAGTGGCCGGGTCCCGACATGTTGGCTGTGAGTTCCAGTCTAGCACGTAGAGTTCTCAGTTTGCCACTGTACCCTGAACTCACAGACCTTGAAGTTGAATACATCAGCGATCAAGTTCTGGCCGCGGTTGCTGTATCCACTTGAGCCAGTGCTCATAGATCATCCTATGCCCCTCTTTGCTAGGATGCCCATTGGTAGGCGACACCAAACAACGATGGCCCTGCGTCATTAAATCGATCAAGCTGGGTGCGTCTGGACCGGCCATCATGTTTAACGCATTACTCTGTGCATGATCATAAAATTTGGTAACGTCTACTTCGTGCCACAGTGTGGGCAACTGCCAGCCCAACAAATAGTAATCATTGATTTTGTATCTGCGGCACATTGCTTGCAAAGTAATCAAGGTGTTGTTGAGAGAAAAATTGCCCAGTCGATTGTTGTAGTACTTTAGATAGTATTCGCTATCTGATTGCGGTGATAAATCAACCGGACGACCTTGTTTGTCAAACAACAACTGTCTTTCCTGTGCAGTTACAAAAAACAAAGCAGTGTAACTATGATTAGGATCGTAATCGTTGTTTAAAAATTCCTGCAACTGTAAAATCATGTTGCCAGCACTACTACTAGATACACTGTAGTCTTTTAACTGTTTTCTCAAACTACACGACAACAAATAACAATATCGTTGATCTCGTTCAACATCGCCGCCATGTGCCCAACTGTCACCAAAATTTAAAATAAATTCTGATTCCGAAAAATGCTTAGTCATTGGTTAGCCCTCTTTTTATAAATGCATAACTGGCCAGCCAGTCCCACTCGTAGCTTTTCCTCAATTCTGCAAAATCTCCATTGACCTGCTGATAGTATTCAACGCCATCAGCAGCACCATGTCGACTCCAATCACCATTCCATCCGTCGCCGTTGTTGAGCCAGGCGTTGAGTCTGTATTCGCTTTCAACATCGGGCATGCTGGCACATAATTTGATTGCTTCTCTAAACGCTGTGCGCCAAGCTTGCCACGGTGTGTCTGTGTACCATGCTGTACCTGAGTTGATGGGTACAACTTCGTGTGCGCTGTCTAGCGTAAAGTCAAGGCCCACGCCTGGGTTGTTCAACACTAGATCTCGGTTGTAGGCAATCATGGCTTGGTGCCCATATTCCAATCCAGTGACAGGGTTGAACGCATGAAAGATATAGTGCTTGGGCTGTTGCATGCGATCAGGTTGCCAATCCCAGGGAAAATCCATACGAACATCTAACTTAGCAAACACAGCAAAGAACCATGGTGTGGTGCTGACCCGAGCAGCGGCATGATAAGCTGCTGCACGACCATTTACACGGTCAACTCTCATTAGACGATTGTTGCGATTGTACTTGCTGTCTTCTAGTCGACGATAGTTTTTGTCAGCACTGGCTTCTCCGTTACTGATAAACACAATGTCCAGCGGTTGATCGCCGTGTCGCTTGCTTTGTGTTTTGTCTATGTAAGGATAGTCGTACAACTGTGTTTTGACACTGCCCTTGGCCACCTTGGGCACAATCACTGCACTGGCACCAGCACTGAGTGGCACAATTGTTTTGACTTCTTCACGCCAAAGAGGGACAGTGGGCAAGGTAAAAGGAACACCGTTGGTAGAGAACAATGCCACGGGTCCTGCCCAGTCTGTGTTCTTCACAGCATCCACATGTGAATCAGCAGTGTGTTCAATCACTGGCATGGGTCTGCGAGGCACTGACTTGCGCGGCACATAATTCACAGCATACCATTCCAACAGTGCTTTCTTCTCAGCACGTTCAGCAAAGGTAGGCACATGCATGTAGAATGTGTCGCCGAACTTTTGATCATTGCTGGCAAATACATGCAGCATGGTGTTTTGCCATTTCTCAGGATGCCAGGTAAAGTCAAAACCTGTGTAATCACAGATGCTGGAACATACCCACACAAACTCATGCTGACCCACAAGGCTCTTGGCAATGCGAATCAGTGTGTCTCTGTAGTTGTCAAAATAACGCACACGTTTGACAACATTGGCTATCTGTCCAGCATTGCCGTCCAAGTGATCAATTTCCACAATGGGCACAGTTTCGGCTTCGACTTTTACCTCTACGTGTTCAAGGTATTTGATCTCAGTGGCGCCGGGCACTGTGTACACAGGTCCACCAGTTTTCTGGTGCTGTGTGGCAAATTGATATATGTAGGGAGGTTCGCCAGGATCTGGTACCCAGGAGAAGTCTACACTGGCAGGATTTACACCTGCTGGCAGTGTCCAGAGGGTTGAGTCAGGCAGTAACTCTGCACGTGGCCAGTCTATGTATTTTATAGGTGTGTTCTTGTCAGCATTTGGATGTAGCCATTGTACTGTGGGCATGACTTCAGCACTATGCCATTGGTTACCAAACACATAACGGTAAGGTGAATCGCCAGGATCAGGTTGCCACGAGTAGTCAAATGCAAACTGACGATCTGTCAAACTGATCCAATTTTGTGTGTTAGACAACAGCTTGGCCACAGGCTCTTGCATGTATTTGCGCTCTGTGGCACCGGGCACTGTATATGTTACAGTGGGCCATTTTTCTGCTGGCCACCACTGATTGCCAAACACATAGATGTAAGGAGGATCTCCCGGATCGGGTACCCAACTGTAATCCCACTCGCAATCTTCTAAGGTATGCCAACGATTGTCGTGTCGCTGGGGCAATGTTGCCCGCGGAGCATCCATGTACTTCCGCTCAGTGGCGCCTGGCACACGATATTCCACTGTGGGCATGATCTCTGCTGGATACCACTGATTTCCAAACACATAGATGTAAGGTGGCTCACCGGGATCAGGATGCCATGAGTAATCAAACGACTCCACAGCACAGTGTTGATAGTAGTTCAATGAGTTGGCTTGAACTCGGGCCGCAATATCATGAACATACTTGCGTTCTGTGGCACCCGGTACGTGGTATTCCACTGTGGGTTCAACTTCTGCTGAATACCACTGATTGCCAAACACATAGATATAAGGAGGATCAAATGGATTTGGTTCCCAGCTATAATCAAACTCTTCGACGCTGAGCAGCACACGCCAATTGTTGCCATAGTTGGGCAAACGCTGTGTGCGAGCGCCCATGTATTTGCGTTCTGTAGCACCAGGCACATGATATTCCACACTGGTTTTGTATTCAGGAGGGTTCCATTGATTGCCAAACACATAGATGTAAGGTGGATCTCCTGGGTCTGGCCGCCAAGACCAATCCCAAGATTCTTCATCGATGTTTTCGTTCAATAGCCAGTTGTTACGACACGGCTTTAACTGTGCCACAGGCCACTCCATGTATTTGCGTTCTGTAGCACCAGGCACATGATATTCCACTGTGGGCTGCACTTCTGCAGGCCAATGCTGATTACCAAACACATAAATGTAAGGAGGATCCCACGGGCTTGGCAACCAATTATAGTCAAACTCTGAGTCAACCAGTGTGCAATAGTTTTCTGGTCTTGACTTGGATGGCACCACTGTGTTGTGATAGTGATACTCCAAAGTGACAACGTTTTTTGGTACTAGTTGTACCGCAGCATATCCTTCTACTTCGCTGGGCCAAACATGAACAAAATTGGCTTGCCAAGGCACAGGTTCCCAAAGAAAATCCCAACCGTCGAGATCCGCTAAGTACGATACAATCCAACAAAATCTTGTACGACACAAACTTTGAGCATGTTCAATGCTATCCGCAGATTGTTCATGCGGCAATAGATTTGGTTTAGTTCCTATATAAAAAACATCAAACATGATTAGAATCGACGAACTCTACAACAATACATTTTGGCCTTGGTTAAAAAAGAATAGGCCCGGGTACAGAGCATTTTTCTGTGAGCCTTTTGGCAGAAGTGATCCCGAAAGTGTTATGAACTACGGTAGAGACGACATCCCTGAACACAATTATATATTCTTTTTTGATCAAGAGCCAATACATTTGAACATTCATCTTCCTACGTTTAGCCAAGTTGCAGGGTTAAACTTAGATATCACTCACACCGATAACCGAATTGAAAATTTTGATACCAATCGTATAAAAAATGCTGGATATGTTATGACCAGTGAGAAAAACAGTGTCAGTGTTGAATACGTATGTTCTAGGTTCAAGTGGAAATCTTTGTACTATTTCTTTCACGGCTGGGCTGCGTTAGATTGGTATCGCGGGTACGACAAAACGTTTTTGATAAAGCCGTGGACTGAACGAACTATTACCAAAACTTTTCTTGCTCCAAACAGAATCATTGCTGGCGAACGTCAACATAGATTAGAAATGTTGTACCATATCTTTAAAAACAACATGCTAGACAACCACATCAGTTGCCCCGATGTGTGCCCAGCAGAGAATATCAATATCATTGATGCTGTAAAATTATTAAAAAACAAGTATCCTGATATTGAGCAAGTATTCGGATCTCAACAATTACCAATCAATTTTGCCGGCGAAACTGATCATCCCATGCACAGTTGCTGGTTGAGTCTGTTTGACGAAGCTGCTGAAAGTTTGTTGTATCTTGTGACAGAAACTGTGGCCACAGGAAAAAGATTGCACCTCACAGAAAAAACTTTCAAACCTATTGCCATGGGCATGCCATTTATTATTGTTGGGACCAAGGGCAGTTTGAAATATCTCAGAGAATACGGGTTTCGAACCTTTGAGGGCATATGGGACGAAAGTTACGACGATGCCGAGGACGATGTTCGCATAGAACGCATTGCTAGTTTGTTGCGCAGTCTAGATCAACTGAGTGTAGAAGCCAAACAACAGTTGTTTGATCAGTGTCGCGAAGTAATTGAGCACAATTGGAACCATTTTTACAATGGCGGATTTGAAAAAGTGCTGTGGAAAGAACTCATTGAGATGCTGAATGAAATTGAGCCTTAATCTAATTGCAGATCAAGTTCTCAAAGGCAGAATATACCCTGCGCTGACCAAGCACGAGGCCAGGCCATACACTCAACCCTGGAGAGAATTTGGTCAGCATTGGCCTTATACAGTACCGCTGAGGTTACAAGAATACTGCAATCAGCACGGAGTAGCAGTCAACATATTCAATATCAACGACAATTTTCCTGCTGATTCACTGTACCCCATTGGCTTGGGATTCTTTGATTTTTCAATTGATTATATTTCCTTGTTGCCCAAGGACGTGACTCGTGCAGTGAAACAGCAGCGTCTACGTTTGTTGTTCTACTATCACGAAGGTGACAACCCTGGTAGAATCAAACAAAGAATTGACAAATTGTTGTTGGATCATGAGCTGCCACCGCAGTGTTACGTGTTTGTCAGTGCCAACACCGCTGCTGCCAAGCTCAATGGCTTTGTGCATTTTGACGATTTTGAGCTTTGGTATTATCAAAGAAACATTGATGTTGAGCCTATGCCAGTGCATCAACTGCCTAGAAGCAAACAATTTACTTGTCTCAGCAGACTACACAAATGGTGGCGTGCCACTGTGATGGCTGACTTATGGCGCACTGGTGTGTTAGATCACAGTTACTGGAGTTATTGTGAAGCAGCCACGGGGGAAGACAATGATTGCCCTATTGAAGTTGATTTGATCCAACGTCTGCGTTACGATAGATCAAGATTCTTGCAGAACGCTCCTTACTATTGCGATGATCTGTCTGACAGCGATCGCAACAATCACTCAGTGATGGAGCCCAAGTTTTACAACGACAGCTACTGTCAAATTGTGTTGGAAAGTCAATTTGATGTAGATCAAAGCGGCGGCGCTTTTGTCACAGAAAAAACATTCAAAGCCATCAAGCACGGACAACTGTTCTTTGTGGCTGGGGCTACTGGCAGTTTGCAGGCACTAAGAGATTTGGGTTACAGAACATTTGATAATGTGTTGGACAACAGATATGATGCTATCACAAATCATACACAACGTTGGCAAGCTCTCAAAGAAAGCATAGTTGCTGCCAGTAGAAATCTTCCTGAGCTGTTTGAGCAGGCCCGTGGAGATATTGAACACAACCAGCAATTATTTCAGGCCAACAAGAGTCAACGTTTAAATAGCTTGATTGAGAAAATACATGAGCAATATCGTTAACAGTTATACATCGTGGCAACCACTGGAAGAAGTAATTGTAGGCCGCGCCTACTCACCTGATTATTTTGATTTCATCGACAATCCGCAGGTGCGTAACCAACTGCAACAGATCCTAGCAGAAACCGAAGAAGACCTTGACAACTTGGCCAAGACTATTCAACGCTACGGTGCCACTGTTCGTAGACCTGATTTGCCCAACAAAGATCAATTTGTATGGTTTCAAACCGAAGGTGGCGGTGCGCCGTTGCCCCCACTGACTCCACGTGACTGGCAAATTACACTGGGTGACAAACTGTTGCGTGTGCTCAACATGCCCGAACTAGACACTATTTGCAATGACTATGCTGGTCAAGGTGCCACAGTGGTCAATCCACATCGCAGCCAATGGGATCCTGATTGTATCCTAAATGGTGCCAGCGCCAGTTGCATTGTGCGTGTGGGCCGTGATGTGTTTTTTGACAATTCGGATTTCCTAAAGCCCGAGCAGACACGTTGGATTGTAGACAATGTGCTGGGTCCGGAATATCGCATACACGAAGCTGTCACAGACGGCCACGGTGATGCTGTGTTTGCCATACTCAAGCCCGGCGTGCTGCTCAGTAGCAAGCACGATGTTAACTTGGACTTGGCCAAGGATTTCCCGGGCTGGGATGTGTGCAAGATTTGGGATAGTTCAATCTGGGCTGCCATGGAAGTGGGCAAGTTCAAATATGAATCCAGCCCCGGTGCATGGTATGTGCAAGGTCAAACTCCTACCCCAGAGTTCACAGACTTTGTGAACACATATCTAACCAAATGGACAGGATTTGTGGCTGAGACAGTGTTTGATGTAAACTGTCTTGTGCTAGACGAAGAGAATGTAATCTTCAGCGCCTACAACAAGCAGGTGTTTGATTACTGTAAGCAGCATCGGATCAATCCGATTATAAGTGAGTTGCGTCACAGCTACTTCTGGGACGGCGGTATATCTTGTTGCACACAGGATATCCGTCGTCGTGGAGGTTTAGAAACTTATCTATAAACAACAAAGCCCCTGTCGGGGCTTTTGTTTTAACTGCATACTCGTACACCGTATAACTTTTCAAATCTATCTGCGTCTAATCGATCATTGACCATAGGCTCACCGCGTATGTTCAAGCTGGTGTTCAGCAGCATGGGGCAGTCAGTCATTACATACCATTTTTCAAGCAGTTCTCGTATTCCCGATCCATCTTTTGGCACAGTCTGTACACGACTAGTCCCGTCAGCGTGAACGATAGCAGGAAATAAGTCAGGACGCCTACAAGTAGCGACGACTTGCATATACCTACTACGATCCCAATTGCGAGGCATGTCAAAGTAATGATCAACCAGTTCCTCCAAAATAACTGGGGCAAAGGGTCGGAATTTTTGTCTACGTTTGATTGCATTTACTTGATCCTTGATTTCTGGACCTCTAGGGTCCGCTAATAAACTTCTGTTGCCTAACGCTCGCGGACCGAACTCAGCACGGCCACTAGCAACACCAACGATACGATTAGACACAAGCTCGTCCAGAATGGCATTAACAGGGTAAGGGCCTCTAATATCATGGCCCAGAAAAGCATCGTGCCAATTAATCCTACTACCGTAAGCCAGTGCGGCGGCGCCCAGGCTAGAGCCAGCATCACCAGGACAAGGCATAATCCATATGTTATCAAAACACTCACCTAACCTCCTATTGGCACTGCAATTCAGTGCAACACCGCCCATGTACACAAGGTTGTTGCTCCAGCCAAATGCTCGAGCTCTACGCATGACATTCATGATGAGATCTTCGGCTAAATCTTGTGCGCCAGCGGCAATGTCCATGTCCGCCACATAACTGAGATACTTCTGCTCCAGTCCCATGTGCAGGTTTTGCTTGAACTCAATTTCCCAAGCATCAGCCACAAGGTCTTGACGCATGAGACTGCCGAATCCACGTTCACCATAGGCGGCCATGCCCATGAGTATGTATTCTTCGTCTAGTGGGCGTAGGCCAACGCGGCTAGTAGCTGCACTGTAGAAGAGTCCAATTGAATGCGGGTAACCGCGACTCCAAAGTTTTTTATACTGCGCACGACCTTTTGAATCATATTCTGCTCCCCATATTGTTATTGTGTCCCATTCGCCAATGGCATCGATTACAACAACTGTGGCACGATTATAAGGCGATGTTTGAAACCCTGCGGCTGCATGGCATAGATGATGATTGTATCCGCGAGCTTTTACACCGCGAAATCTTGAGCCAGTTTGCTGGCGCACAATTTCTTTCACAGTGAGTTGATTCCAGTCTACGCCTTGACCAGCCCATAGCTGTCGCAACTGTCGTGCCCAAGGACGTTCGTAGTATGCAATCTGCCCTATGGTGTACTGATCAATGTCATCTAGGATAGCATCACATAGGTCTGTGTCATGCTTGTTTTTGCTATAGCGTTCGCTGTGGCTGGCAAATCTTATTTCGCCAGAGTCACTGAGTACAGCAATGGCAGCATCATGAAATCCTGCTGAAATACCAAGAATGTTCATTTGTAAATGAATGGATCACGCTTGCGCAGTTCTTTGAGTTTTTTACGATAGCGAATTTCTAAACGAATTCGCTCAATCATTCTTCGAATCCAGCCCATGTTATTTTCCTTGTTTGATTGCAGCCACTTGCTGCTGCATATAATCTGGATCACTCCAGTTATAGTTGTATGTAGCTTCGCAGCCGTCTACACGGATTTTATATACATCTAGGTGTTGTGCCAACAAGCTCCAGATTTGTTGGTAGTCTTCTGTGCCAAAACTGCGTAAAAGATCTACCTGCGCAACCTTGGGGTGTCCAATGGTTAGACTTTTGTCGTCGGGATCAAAACCGTTGTCCAGCAGCCATTGGCGAAATTCTCGCAATTTTACTTGTTGCCAATGATATGCACCCGGATCACGAGCCCATTCAATGTCAAAGTCCCCTGCTGCTTCAGTTTGAGTTTTGAGTGTGGTAGTCACTAGTTCATCAATGCGACTGTCTCGACCTTCATCATTGAATACTTCCCAGTGATGTTTACCTACTGCTTTGTTTACCCCCACATACACACCACCCAGGCTGCGATTAATGGTTTCAATACCAAACAGTTCGTGGTCTTCTTCATCCAACTCAAAGCGCGGTGCATGCAACCAGCACATCAGCTGACTGGGTCTTTTCCACTCAGGTGCCTGTACGTCTTTGCGCATGCTCAGCACCAGGCTTTCGTATTCATGGCACAACAAATTGAGTTGGCGTATATGCCAGCGTGTTTCTGCATCAGCTGCTTCGTAGTAGGGACTCATTCTACCCGACACACCCTGCAGATCTTCAAAATATCGATGCAACCAATTCATGCGCTCATGATTGATATCCAAGTCATCTTTTATTGTGTTAGAAACTGTGTAACTAGGGCAATCAATGCGATAACCCAGGTTAGCTCTATTAATAGCATTGATACTACTGTTAATGGATCCGCATAGGTATTCGGCGTTGCGTCGGCTTTGAGTCCAGCCAAACCAGCAATAATTCTTTTCCAAATGGTAATCATTTTCCACTAACTCCTTTAGTGCTGTGACCCATTTGCGGCTTAGACTGTTGTGTGCTACATCTATGTAAACAGTTAATATATTGCCCGACTCCGATCGGAGATCCATTTCAATTGGGTTCAATTTCGTTCCACCATTTCAATACTTCTGGACGCTGAGCCAATATTTCCCCCATGGTTATTGACTGTGTGCGTATGCTTTCTAATTTTAACACACGAGCTTTGCCTTTTGCAAGCCCTGCACGATATTGATCGGGCCATTGTTGTTCAAACGTAGGACGATTCTTTAACTGTAGTAGAACATCGCGCATGGCCCCTGATGTACATTCGGGTACCAACTCATCAACCCAGTCGTCTAATAGCTGCCTGGGCAAAGCCAATGGACTCATTGCAATATCTGGGGTAAAACTAAAGATCACTTTGGCCAATAGCTCTACATCGTATGTGCGAGCAAGCTGTTGTATTGCATTGACTTCAAACATGCCCGGCAGCGTCAACGTAAAATCCAATCTCATCTGTCGACGATTTTTTTGTACGGCCACACCAGCTTCGAAGTTCTTTAGAAAAACCCCATAGTCCAGACCAGTACGTATGTACTCTCCGATTGTTCCTGTTCCGTCAATACTGGCGCAAATTTGCCAGTCGCGTACATGTACCAGCAGATCACGATATAAGTCACAGCCGCGATAACTAATCCTGCTGAGATTAGTGTTGTACCTGGCATATAGTCGTCCTCCGTCTCCTAATTCAACAATGCGTTTCATATAACGCCAATGTTGTTCATACATCAAGGGTTCGCCGCCTACCCAGTAGACTTCTTCTACTCGATGCTGTTCCACAGCATCAGAGAATTCTTGCTCAATCTGTGTATCCTGAAACTGTGATATTTGCTGCCTAACATCACTGCGCATCCAGTTATTACTAGGATTTGCCCAATTAACCATGTCATGAGTTTTCTCTTCGCTTTCCCACGCAGAACTGAGCATGTCCCCGCAAGTTCTACATTTAAAGTTGCAGAGATTACTGAACCTATAGTCCCAGGACACAGGCTCCATGGTTGTATAACCGTCAGCGGTAGTTGTTGCGTAGACTTCATCTAGTTTGTGTCCAAAGAGGTGACCAAAGTAATCTCGATATACTGAGGTATTTAACAGTTTGTTGTTGCACACATCGCACTCAGGCAAGGTTTCTCCGGCCATCATTCTTCGGCGTACACTTCGCATGTGCTCTGAATTCCAGTGCTGTTCCAATGTCAGCGGAATATACCGCCCGGTGCCAGCAGATGTATCAATGTACTGTTCAAAATTCTGTGCTGGCTCGCGACTGGCACAGCACATTCTACGCTCCGTTTGTGGACTGAGATATGTGTGTGTCCAAGGTGCTAGGCACAGTGTGTCAGGCTTTTGCATAAATTTGTTCACTGATCCAATTGTATAGTTGCGTTAATCCGTGTTCTAAGTTGTCCGGTGGTTCCCACCCCAGGACTTGTTGTATCAAAGTATTATCGCTGGTGCGTCCCATTACGCCACGTGGCCCATCTATGTTACGTATAGACACTGACTTGTTGGCCAGGTCGGCAATTAAAAACACCAATTGATTTATGCTGATCATTCTTTTGCTACCAATATTGATAGGCTGTGTATGATCACTGGCCATAAGTCTATGAATACCTTCTATACATTCATCTATATATAAGAAACTACGAGTTTGTGTGCCTGGGCCCCAAACGTCAATAATACCTTGATTGTCGCACTGCGCTACCTTGCGACACAGTGCAGCAGGTGCTTTTTCTCTGCCGCCAGTCCAAGCCGACTCTGGGCCAAATACATTGTGCAATCTTGCAATGCGTACATCTATGCCGTGATTGCGAGCAAATGTAGCATACAACCGTTCACTGAATAACTTTTCCCATCCATATTCTGAATCGGGCGCTGCTGGGTAGGCCGATTCCTCACTCATTACAGGATTGTCAGGATCTTCTTGATTGTATGCAGGATAAATGCAGGCACTGGAACTGTAAAAGATCTTCTCGATTTTCTTAAACACCATTTCGTGTAGGATGTTCAAATTAATGATAGCCGAATTGTGCATGATTTCAGCATCATTGTTGCCTGTGAAAATATAGCCTGCGCCGCCCATGTCTGCTGCCAACTGATATATTTCGTCTATGTCTGCTGTGATTAGCCGTGTTACTTGTCGCTGGTTGCGAAGATCCACAATGTGAAATTCGTTGGCGTCAGTGGCACTAAATTCAGGCCTGTGCAGATCTGCACCTATGACATAATGGCCTTGTGCTCGCAAACTGCGAACCAAATGGGTACCAATAAATCCCCCGGCGCCACACACTAGAATTTTTTTCATTGTGTTTTCCTTGTATAATATTCAGCCACTGAGCGATGCACAGCATCATCTACAATGTGATAGTAAGGCCTATAATCTCGTGTATGTGCATGGTCCCACAGATTTACTGCACTGCGATATTGACTGTATTGTGTAAAATACTCAGTGGCGCCGCCAAAGCTAGCATGTTCGAATCCACCTTGATCGAACAAAAAATCAATACCTCTGTCGACTAATTTCTGCAGGGTATTTTCAATTATACATTTATTCTCATAGATAGCCAAGTCTAAATCAAAAAATTCAACATAATAGTGCTTGAGTACACTGAGTTTGGTGCGGTCAAACGGAGTGGTTGTTTCGCTGGCTGTGTGGTAACTGTAGGGTACAATTTTGCCCTGATATCGTGTTTGACTGCGAGTGCATGCTGTGCCTTGCACTATAACAAAATCAGCTGATTCTGCAATGGCACGATCCACTTGCATGCTAATCATTAAATTGGTGGCTGCTACCTGTGCCAGATTATGTACAGATCTATGCTGCGCCAAATAATCAACCCAGCACGGTCCGTAGTCAGGATCAGGCACACAAAAGCTATCACCGCAGACGTAGACTCGTTTCATCCCAAGAACCTTTGCAGGTCACCAATGATCTCACGTTCAAATCTTTGCAGCACTAGGTTGTGGTCAAATATTCTAGCGTGATTGTGTTCGAGCTTTTGTTGAGTCAGCGAATCTATACCAAGATCTCCTCGCAAAAATCTATCAACATTGTCCAGAATCAATTTGGTCACTACATCGTGGCGCTGCTGGTCTGTGGGCACAGTGTCATAACTTTCGTCCCAGAGATTGCTAAAAGTTTCAAAACCTTCGCGGTGCAGATATTCCAGTGTGCCCAATGAACCATACACTACCATGGGGTGATAAAACATACAGGGCTTGAATAACTTTTCACTGACTTCTGTTCTATAGTTAGGTACAAAAGGACTTTGAACCCACCGGTCAGATCTCATGTAACTTTCAGATACCACACTGAAAAATGTACTGTTGTACCACTCAGGATTGACATAGAATTCCCAAAAGATATTGCTAGGAGTAGAATGATCTACATCTCCTTCTACAAGAATGCCTTTTTCAACATAGCTCCATAAAGCGTGTTGCAAAACAGGCGCCAGTCGTTCCTGTGCTTGATCTCTGTGCCAGCGTGTTTTGTGCATGGGCATAAAGAACGCATGACTGTAATTCCTTTGCGGTTCATATGTATGATAGCCTTGCTCAATGAATCTGATACATTCTCTATACCAAACCCAATTACCGTTGCGTAGAATTAAACGACCATTTTTGATCATGCTGGGTGTGTCAACATCGCTATCCCACAAATGATCTACTACCACTCTAAATCCAGCTTGTTCAAAAGGGGTAAACCATCCAGTGCTATTTCTTGTTTCTACTTCTTCTACATGAGTTATTAGAATCACAGTGTCCTGAGGATTGTATGTTTTGGCAGGATCATACACTTCAATGTCGTACCAGGATTCAACAATGCGCTGAATATCCCCGTTTATAAAACAGGGATAATTGCCTTGCTGGTAAATGAAACGGATTTTACTCATAACTGTATTCAATCAGTGCAGCAAATTCCGGAGCCACAGTGGCCAAGTTTTGCTGGCGCTTGCGATCCAAGTCACGAATTTTCATGCGTGTCATAAATCCGTCCGTTGATGCACCGCGATTCATAAAATCAATGATGCGATTGATTTCTTCTCGATACACAGCAGGAATGTCTGCTGTTTGCAAGTGGTCAGCAATGGCTTGCTTTGCCGTGTCTGGCAAGGTAGCAATGGAGAAATACCAAGCATCGTGCATCATGTTCCAATACACAAAATTAAAGCTTTCTCGATTGCGGTATATCCAATGTGCTACTTGATCCAAATAGCGAACATTAAACACATTCACTGTGGTGCATACTTGCAGCACAATATTGGGATAAATCTCTTTGAGATCACGGAAACGATCCAAGTTAGCACACACTTCTGTCCACACAGCATTGCTTCGCTGATATTCAAAACGTTCACCTACATCATCGATACTGAATGCGACTTCCACTGTTTTAAAATGCTTCCAAATGTGTTCGGCTTCTTCGGGGAAAATGGTACCATTGGTGTTGTAATGAATTTCAACTTGATGAGCAATGCCACGATCCACAATGCCTTGCAACATAGCGAAATGTTCCCGGATCATAAAAGGCTCGCCACCAGTGAATTCAATGTAACGAATATCATTTAAGTGTTGATCAATTTGTTGCCAGAACTGTTGATTTTCTCTGGGCCAGGCACCAGCACGTAACATTTGATAAGCATATGTATGCTTCTTTTCTTCTGGTGGAGCGTCATTGATTTCTTCTGTGGCAAACTGACTAGAGCTCCACGATCCGCAGATACGGCATTTTAGGTTGCAGATGTTGCCCAGCTTCAAGTCCAAGAACATCAGGGGTTTGGCATCCTCAGTCCACTCAGTGTTGCCAATCACATGCTTGAGTCTGTCCAAGGTATGCATACGCTTTGATGTACGACCTGCACGTTCTTCGTTCCAGCATTTTCTACAAGTCTGTGGTTTCTCTCCGGCAAGAAATTGCTGTCTTAGACTGCGCATATTATCGCTGTTTTGTATGTCTGAGAAGTCAGCAGTGAGTAGACTAAACTTGTTGCCTTGATTATCTAAAATCTCGTCATCGGCCAAGCAGCATGGGCGCACTGTGCCAATAGGCGACGCTTCCAAGCTGATCCACGGTAATACGCAAAATTTATCGTGCGGTAGGTTCATTTCAAGGCTCCTAGCTCGGGAATAATATCCAAGCAGCTTTCATTTCTAATAGCATCCAATTGATTGGTTTTTTCCCAGAACTTGGGAATCAAATGGCTGTTGTCTGTGGCGTTCATAAATGTGATCGCGGATTCAAATCCCTGCGTGGCTCGGCCCAACGGATCTCCTACAGATTTCAACCATGCTACGTGTTGTTGATACAGGCCAGTTAGTTCTGCTTTGTATTCTGGGGTAGCAATGTCAATTCTATAATGTGCAGGATCTTGTAGGATGTTTACATTCAAGTCCTGCGCACGAATTAGGCCCTTTTCGACCCACACACGATGAAACTTGGGCAAATGACGTGCGTTCATTATGCTCAGCGTAGGGCTAATGTAAAAGTCTACCTCGGGACAAATTCGCAGCATGTCTTCGCGATTCTTTTCAACCTGTCCCCATGCAGTGCCTTTTCTAATGTATTCCCCACGACTGCCCATGTCGTCTAGGCTAGCGCCCACTGCCACACTCTTGAATTGTTTCCAATATTCAAATACACTGCGTCCTTTTAGGTCGGTGTGTGTAAAATTGGTGTTGTAGATCAATCGCACATCTGTGCGCCCACGGCGTACTAATTCTTCTAGAATATTGTAGTGCTCTTCCATGAGCAGTGGTTCGCCGCCGGCAAAGTAAATTTGTTCTACATAATCAAGATGTGGTTCCAGCTGTTGCCACATGTCCGTTTCTGTGCGTCCAGCATAGTTCAACACTGAATTATTGAGTTTCCATTCTGGTCCTGCTAGTTTTGCTTGATCTTGATACCACTGGCTACTGAAGATGTGACCGCAACTGCGGCAACGTAGATTACAAAGGTTGGAGAATCGAATATCCCAATACGTTAATTCAAACGGATTCTCTTCTAATTTCTTTATGTGATGCCCGTGATGCTTGTTGGCAGATCTACGACCACTAAAGAACCCCGATGCTTCCTGTTCGTAACAACGTGTGCATGCAGGATGTTCACGTTCGTTTAGCATGTCGTCGCGCAGACGCTGCATGGGTTCCCCTTGCCATATTTCCTCCAAGGTCTGTGTGCGACAATTGCCCACTACACCGGGCTTCATTTCAGCGTGACAGCAAGGATAGGCTTCGCCTGTGGGATAAGCGTGTATGTGTATCCAAGGATAAATGCAAAATGTCCGGCTTTCTGTCAGCAAAAAACGTTCACGGTCAGTCAATTCATTCACGTCAATTTTTATAGGATTGCTGGATCCATATTGATATTCTTCTTTTCTGCTGTAGGGATGGCGATCCAATTGATGTCGAACAAAAGCACCTGCTGCTGATTCAAATCCCACAGGTACAGAATCTGTGCTGATTTCTTTAAGAGACTTTATTTGCTCACTGATATCTTCAGCAGTGCTGACCACTATGGCAAAATAATTGCTGATATCAACTTCGTTCAATTGAATTTGAATGTTTTTTAAGATCAATCCAACCGTGCTGCGGCCAACATAGTAGTCGTGTTGATGTATAAACACAATGCGTTGATTGTCGGTGTAGGCAGGGGCATGTGCTTGTTGCAGTTTTTGAATCAGAGTTTCCACACTTTGTTCATAACTGTCGTTCCAAAAATTCAAATCAATTTCGGCTACAACATTATATTGTTGGCGCAGATGTTGTAATGTGTGTTCTACAGTCATAATGATTGATACCATTCTTTTAATTCGGGGAAATACTCAGCAAAATCTCGTCCGCGGCGTTGATCGTACTGTCGATAAAACTCGCGAAAGTCGTTGTGCAGCTTGGGCATTTCAAATGCATCTGAATGCGGAGTTTTAACAACATCCAAATAATCTATTAATCGTTGCGTGTGATTAATTTCGTGTTCTTGCATGTAACTATAGCCACGGTGATCGACCAACCATTGTGTCAAATCACCTTTGAATTGTTCACGTAAATGATCAGGTAAAACCAAAGGCGATTGAAATGACGGGAAGCGTAGGATATTCAAAGTGAAATTAACACGGTCACGCCCGTATGTGCGTTTCCATTCTACCAGTTCATTCAACAAGCGCGGCAGTGTAGTCAAGCACAGTGCATTTATAGTACACATAACATGCACAGTGCGACCCGCGTCTAGCAAAGCCATGACGTTTTGACGCCAAAGTGGGTAATCCAAGCCATCTCTAATATACTCTGCCTGTTTGCCCACTGCTTCCTGACTAGTGTAGATTTCTACATCCATGCCTTCAGTAGAGTCCAGCAGTCGATATATATCTACCTGCGGACCAAGATTTGAGTTGATTGCCAAGCGAGTCTGGCTACGGCCGCGATTATCCCGGAACCAATCAATGAGTCGCCAGGTGTGGCCGGACATGAGGGGCTCTCCACCTGTGATTCTGAGTTCCTGAAGTGTATGGTGTAGGTCCGACTCCCACCAAGAGAAAAAAGCATCAATGTATGGGTTGCTCTCAGTAATTTTATAGAGCTGACTACTGTCATGAGTGTGAGTGAAGTGATTGCGGCCGTCACTAACCAAACCATTATAGGGTCCGTTACGCCGAATATCATTAACCCATGTCGTACTGAAAGCTGGGTTGCAATAGCTGCAAGCAAACTGACAAGTACGATCGAAAGCAATTTCCAAAGTACGGAGGTTGACGTCTTGATCTGCGGGTGTAGCTCTAGCTTCATGCAAGGCCTCTATGGGATAGATTCGTGATTTGTACACACGGTCCGAAATAGCATTGCGTCCCATGTCTTCGATTTTCCAACAGTATTCGCAACCTGCAGGGCGCTCGCCAGCCAACATTTTGCGTCGGTCGTCTTTTTTCTGCGGAGTATTGTGCAGCAGCCTAGGGTTGGCCCGGACTTTATCTTTGTCCACCAAGTGAGCTGGCGGGTGGTGGCAGCTGGTGCTCATGCCGCTACCAAGCCAAATGGTAGCATTATACCACTTTGCAGCACAGAAACTATCGCTTAACTTGTCCAGGACTTCCCGGCGAAATTCAAGATCGTTCATTGAGATATGTCAAGAGTTGTTGTGGCAATTCAGCTCGCTGTTGACGATTGTATTCCACAAGATGTTGTTGATTGTATTTACAAATATCACGGCTGGCTTCCCAGAATTCAGCAGCATTGGAATCTTTGCACAGCCAGGTCATTGTGTCTATTATACGACTTATTCGCACTTCGGCGCGATCAATTTGATCGTAACTTTCATCTATTAAATGACCAAACGTTTTAAATCCTGCGTTTTGCAAGTCTCGCAGGTATCCCTGATTGGCAGCAACTACAAAAGGGTGCGCCATCAGTATGGGCTTCCAAATTTTTTCTGTGCGGAATGTATGAGGATAATCAAAAATAGTTTCTGTTACCAGACTGAACCACGAGTCCGTGTAACAACGTGGATTTACAATGGCATCGCCCCAGGTATTGTTAAACAATTGATGTTTGACAAATCCCTGTTGTTCTACAGTGGTTAAGTTAGGTACAGCACGTTCAATTTCATACTCAGGTGGCAACAATCGTATGGGCTCCACTGGAAATGTAGTCAACGATGAGGTAAATCCCATTTCCACACGACTACCTAAATTGGTCCATAGTGCGTGATCTAACAGTCCAAGGTCTCTCAAAGTATCTATTAGATATTTGCGGTGTGGCCGTAGACGGCCGTTCAAGAACAAAAATTGATAGGGACGATGATGCCGGTAATCCATAGCAGCCTGTATTTGTGCTGCCCGGTTTTCATCATATTCCACAATGTTGGAAAAATAGCAGTCTGTTTTGCAATAGTGCCAGCCAGGCTCTAAGTCGCCTGAAGTTAATAGTCCTATGCGTCCATCACGCACATGCTCTGTGATACGTAGACGTTTTAGCTGCAACAGTATGGTTTCACTGCCTTCGGCAGGATTTGAAAACACAATACGCCCTGGGTGTTTAGTAGCTAAGTCTGTAATAGCTTGCCAATTGTCTTTGAGAACCACACGTCCTACAATATAGATCTTTGTAGGATCAAAGTCAACGTCTGTCCAGCGCCAGAAGCTTTCATCGGCATAGGGCTTGAGTAGATCCCAAACTTCTGCCCATTCGTCACAAACAATTTTATGCTGCCCTAGCATGATACTCACATTCTGCCCACCAGGCTTTCATTTCAGGAAAAGTACGCAAGAAGTCTGTGCCTCGACGACGGTCGTGTTCAGAAAAGAAACGATAGAAGTCTGCTTTGGCCGTATCGTTGTTTTGTTTTTGTCCTTCACGCATCCATGCAATGTCTCTACGCAGACGTTGTACTTCGTAATCGCGGAAGCCGTGCAGCCCGTCCGCAGTGACCTGTGTGGCCATCCAATCTGCGCACTGTTCTAATTTTGCTGCATAACTTTCGGGCAAGATCTGCAGACTCTGCCAGGCTGGTTGTCGCAGCACAGGTGTGTCAAACCATACACGTTGATACGTCTTAGAGTAGCTCTTACGTAGATGCAAGATCCATTCCATGTATTCGCGGAACCCTGTTACACTCAAGTTGTTCATTGTGATAATAAACGTTAGGCTGTTGCGATATGGAACTTCGTGCAAATAGCGATTGACGTTGCCGACCACACGCTGTGAATCCATACCGTGGCGTATGTATTCAGCTTGAAATCCACGACCAGAGTCTAGACTTACGTATTGCATGAAGTGCTCAATTTGAGTGTTGCACAGTCGTTTTACATAGTCCAAATACTTTTCAAACAGTGCAGGTTCCACAGAAAAGTTCGATGTTACATTTAAATGCAAATCAGGTTTGGGAAGAGCCAACACATAGTCAAACACTCTGTAAGTGTTCCGGTCCATCAGTGGCTCGCCACCGGTCATTCGGAAATGTCTAAGCTGCGGGTACAGTGTAGGCCACCACTGCCAAAACGCTTCAACGTAGGGATTGCTTTCCCTAGCGGGTATAACACGTCTAGCCCCAGTAAAATGTTCTGGAGAATTGTGTGGTACGGAAGTAGGATAAGCGCCATAACGATTAGCTTCGTCTCCCCAGCTAGAGCTAAACTGGGGACTACAATAACTGCACTTAAGGTTACAAGCGTTATTAAAATTAACCTCAACATAGCTGGGAATGACATCATCTTCGTCTCCGGTTGAATTACGAATTTTTTCAAAGTCCACAGCAGCCCAGGGTTCGCCTGACCTGTAGTGTCGATCAGACAGTTGCCCAAGGTCTTCCATGTTCCAGCAGTATTGGCATTCACTAGGGCGTTGGCCACTCAACATCAATTTACGTTGCTGTTTCTTGTGGTCGGTGTTGTGCAGGCCGCCAGTGCGCTTTAGATCTTCCACTGATATTTGATGCAGTGGAGGATGGTAACAACTGTTGTTGAGTCCAGTAGGCAAGTGAAAGCTAACCTGTTTCCACTTGGCAAGACAAAGAGCAGGACCCAGATCCTGCTTCATTTGTTCAGCTGAACTCATGAACTTGCTCTGGTCGCCTTTGTTCATTACCATCCTTCTAGCTTGCGAATAACATCTATTTCTCTGACCATGACACCTTGGTTGTGCCAATTTGATCGATAGTGATGTTTGAAGAATGCACTTTGCTCTGATTCCAGTATGGCCATAGGCAATGCTAACTGTGTTCCAATTTCTGGGCCCAGTTGATTGGACAAAATACGTGGGTTGGAATCTTTTACAGATTCCCACAATTCGGCCAGGGCATCAAAGTTCTGTACCTGTGTGTGATCCCAGTTTGTGAGCATGGTCATGTATGTGCCTTGGCGTGCGCCAGCCATGGCCCACTCGCCGTGTTCTACGTCTGACCCCACGTTGTGCCAGATAGTCAAGTTGTCCAAGTTTCTTAGAACTTGATTCTTAAACTCTTCGATGGTGGGCTTGCGGCCACGTTGCAGACACATTTTAACACCCTCACGAAACCCTGCACGCCAGGCTTGGAAAGGCGATCCGTTGGGATAGGTCGTAGAAAAACAATCGTGCATGGCCCAATAAAGGGGATCAAAACAGAATTCCACTTGTGTTTCCGCTCGTCCATCTGAATGTTCATGAGTTTGCATATCATTAACAAACTTCTTAGTCCAACTAGATAAACCACCATTTCCATACATCAGTCCATTGATGTGATTACGTGCTCGCCAACGGAACACAGCGTTCTCATATTCTTCGTTAGGAAGAACAAGCGTTTGATTAAAAAAATCTGGATTGGGGATGTTGTCGCCATCGATGAGAATAAATCGATCTGTATCCGACGATGCGGCCGCCGCTTTGTGAGCCGCATCGCTGCCTTTAACACCGTCCACCCGTTTGGCCCAAGGCACCATGTTCTTAATTTTAACCCAAAATTCTTCACGTTGAGGTTCATCATATGTTAGGTAAATGCAGTCTAAATCTGCGATGTCAATTTTGTTCATAAGTTTGTTTGCTCCAGCATTGGTGTGGTTGTTTGGTGTTGACTACAATGGCAACGTCTTGGGGATGGCAAGGCGTTCCACGGTCATCTGTTTGTTCTAGTCTTGCAGTGGTTTTCCAAGTTAGCTCTACCAGCCGACCGTCACGCACACGCACACGTGAGGGCGACCTTGCAAATGTTGCCGCGTCAATTTCGATGTATGTACCTGGCAAGTCTTCCATGCTGTAGAATAACGGAACACCTTGCTCATTGTGATACAGTCTGTAGAACACAGGCCGGGGTTCAGCAAAGTTCATTTCATATTCAATCATGTTCTCTGTGCCCTGTAGTGTACAGCACCCCATTGTGCCACTGTGTTGATGCGAATGGGATTCATTTCGAATGTTAGTTCTTTCATCCAGTCTTCAGTTTCAGTACCGGCATGATGTCGCTTCATATGCACTATTTGTGGATAGCTGGCATAGGGCATGGTCACACGTTCTGGTCCCATGATTTGAGCCGCTACAGCATACACAAGATCTGTGCTGGGTACATCTTCGGCGTACTTCAACAGTTTACGAACGTCTGACCAATTCACAAATATGTCACGCACTAGATCAAAAAATTCCTGTGCTGTTTCGCTGCGGCGCCAATAGGTAATGGCGTTGTACACGTCAGGCAGTGAGTTCTCATCAAAACAACGACGATACTGTCTTGCTGAACTGATTTCTCCTTGCCAATTTCTGCAGCCTGTTGAAATCACAACATCACGATGTCTAAACAAGTTCCACCAATGATCAATGGGCGTGGCTATCAGCATGTCTGCTTCTAGTTTGATAGTTTCCCTAAACGGCGTTTGCTTTGCTACCAGCCAGTCATTGGCCCAGGGGTTTTGGGTATCAATGTTTTGTACTACATGAGTGTAGGCAAACAAAAAAGGTTCAGCAGCATCAGGCACATTGGTCAACAAGCAGATACGTGCAGCAGGATTGTGTTGCAGCAGTGTTTTGGCCAAGGTCCGGGCACAGTCCACATAGTCCCGACCGCCTATGTTCCATGCAGGAATAATGTAACCTTGTTCTTCAACGGGCCGCAATTATGTTCTCCAGGTGTGCTTTGCCCATGGCATGAAAGTCTGTGCCTGATATGCCCACTGTGCGTGGCACACCATTTTGATCTTGATACTCAATTGAAAAATAATCTTCATCTAACTGTGAGAGCTTGGTATCTGGCAACACAGATGCTAGGTTCCAAGGAATGTTGTCAACCTGTAGAGTGTGTCCACTTACAATGCCTAGAGAAATACTGAGTGCAAAGTCATTGCGATAGGTTGCACGATCAATGTGATACAAGTCCCTGTAGTGCTGCCAATTGTCCCGCACCATTTGCATACTATCAAAAATATACTGTGCCGAGTTTGACCGTCGGAAATACATCACTGTGGCCCACCACATGGGCATTTTTAAACGCCCAAAAGTGTTTAATCCTTCTAACATGTCTCCAGTGGCAGCATTCCATGCATTTTTGAAGCACAAAAAATCACGATTGTAATTCCATACACGACTTAGTACATCGCTACACACCACATAGTCAGCATCCAGTACCAGGGTTTCGTCCCAGGGTGACAGATTGTAGGCATTTACACGACCAGCGTTGTGCCAAGACACAGTAGACGCATAATCCTCGAACCAACGGGTTCCTCCGGATTCAGCTGCTGTGCAAATGACTCGATCAAATCCCTGAGTTCGTTTATGGTCTGTGCAGTCTGTGACAACTGCAACTGGAATGTTGAGGTGGCGACGAATGCGTTGAGCACTCCACCCAGCCATAGCAAGGTAGTCGGTTTTTTCATTGTTGAATGCAAATATCAGTGCGCCAGTGGTCATCGTTTTCGATTGTTTGCTTCGTGTTCTACCAACCAAGCGTTCATCTGTTCTTGCCAACGTTGTTGACTTTGAGCATATAACTCTTTGGTATCTACTCGAACAGGATTTTCGTATAGATCCAACAGCACTGCTTCTGTACCTGGGCAGGTCAGCAGTGTGGTCTGTAGTTCTGGGCCAGCACGCCACATGCCGCCAGCATAAGCGAACAGCATTCGGGCTTCGTATTTTTCTTTGAGTATGCGTTTTGCAACAGCATGATCAAAACGTGCTCGTGCGTGAGCAACAAGATTATCAGTATCCATCTTGATATTTTACAGGAAAACTAGAGAAAAGTAAAGGCTCCGAAGAGCCTTTTGGTTATACTGTGGTAGCAGCAATACTGGGTGTACCCCAGGTATTGGTTAGATATGTGGTACTAGGTGGGAAATAGGTACAGATGGTTGTGGGTGCTGTGCCTGGTGTTGCGCCCGAACTTGCAGTACCACCTGAAATTGGGTCGCCGTCGCTAGCTGACCAAAGTGTGGTAAATGTCAGGATGTTCGATGCAGCGTTTAGTGCAACACTGTGTTGAATAAAGTTTGCAGTGTATGGAGCAGTGTCAGCAAACTGTTTGTAAATGATAGTTGCTGCACCACCCGGAGTCAAGTCAAAATAACCAGTACCGGTGGTCAAAATGTTGGGTGTGCCTGTGCCGCCAATTTTGGTTGTACCGGTGTAGACAGTACCTGCAATGGTCTGGCTAAAGGCGCCGCCTGTGAATCGAATTTCGCCGCACAGTGTATTGGCCAAGTCGTTCCACTCTGGGTCACCTGTTTGGCCTGTGGCTGACTTGGCAACGTCCAACACAACAATGCCACCAGCATTGAAGAAGTATCGAGCTGCGTTGGCATCTGCAAACGTCACTGTATTGGTAAAAGTAATAGTCCAGCTGGCGCCAGATGTAGTAGTGGTCTTGGAGTTAGTTCCTGTCCATCCGGTGAATTGGCTTCCAACTGCTACTGCGTTGCCGCGGTTGTTGTAGCAGTTAGTAATGTCGGTGTTTACAGCACTCAATACAGAAATCAATGTACCAGCAGTAGGAGCAGTTCTAGCAGTGATTGTGGTGCCTTGGTGGTTGGCCATGGCAGCAATAGTGTTAACCAGACTGGCCCATTGGGCTGCGGTCACTGTGCCAGCCGAACTCACAGTGGCCAGCGCAGTTTGTCCGTAGCCGGCTGAACTAGTGCTAGTACTCCAAGTAGCATTTACGTTTGCGCCCACAGTGGTGCTCACAAAACCGTTGTAATCTGTAGCTTCAATTAATCCACCAACTGTATAACTCATTCTAAAATCCTAATTATTTGATCGTCACAATTGCTTCAATTGTACCAGATTCTGGGTCTAGTTTGTCAACCAGTGCTCGACCAATTACGTTGAATGCAGTAGCTTCACCGGGTTGCGCAGAACGAGCGTATCCGTTGCCTGCTGAGACCAAACGATCACCTTTGCGTACTACACCAATCACTTGAACTGGTACACGACCAGTCATGGCCACTGCTGGGTGGGTGTCATCATCCCCTGCTCCACCGTTCATAGTATATGCAGGTCTTGTACTTATGACGCCAAACACACGTTCAGTTAGGTCGTCGCGGGCACGAGTAATTTCTTTAGCACCGCCTAGTTCAACCACAGTACCTGGCTTCAAGATCTCATCGGCTTCAAAGCGTTCTGCAACGTCAGCGTACAGTGCTGTGGTAGCAGTAGCAAACACACGGTTAAAATAGTTCGATGCACTGCCGATGTTACCGACTGCGTTGGTACCAGTCTTTTCAATAGCAGGTACACTGACGTTGCCTGCAAAGAATGTGGTACTGGTTGTGAACACAACCACGTTGCTGGTGCCACCGATAGTGACGTTGGCGTTGCCGCCAGATGCACCAATTTGCACAACCGATGTGCCGTTTTCAATTTTGGTCACGCTAACAGCAGCACTCAAACCGGTGAGTTGACTACCGTTACCGATAAAGAAAGAACCCGAACCAGCAGTGATGTTACCTGCTGCACTGATAGTGGTTCCTGCAGAAATTGCATTAGTAGAACTGATGTTGTTACCAGTGATGTTGCCAGTTGCTGTAACTCCTACACCAGAGATACTGGCAACAGACACAATGTTACCACCGCGCACGTTGCCAGTGGCTGATACCAAACCGGCAGTGTTGACGTTGCCGCCAGTGATGTTGCCAGTGGCAACCAATGTTGTTCCTACTGTAGCAGCGTTGGCAATAGCAAATGTACCGTTGGCTCCCAGTGCAGATGCAACGTTGAAAATAGTTCCACCAACGTTGCTTTGAATTGTTAAGTTAGCACCACTGATGCTGCTGCGCACCAGGCCATCGTTGGTACTCTGTGTCATGCTGATAGCATTGGTTGCACCAACAGTCAAGCCTGAATTGTTGAGAACGTTTAGTGTGCCAGTGGTGCTGGTGTTTGCATCACTGCGCATGAACTGCGAGCTCTGCAAGCTGTTTAGGTAACTTGCGTTGTTGGCAGTACCAGCGAAAATAGGACTATTAGTAGTTGTTAAAGTAATACCAGGATAGATAATAGGGAATGTACTCAACAAGCTAGCTTGCGGAACAAACTGAGCACCATCATAAGCAATGGCCACACGGTTGTTGTTGACATAGATACTGGTAATATACTTGGTAGCACCAACGCTGTCTGTGATAGTTTCAGGAATAGCACCAGATGTACCTTGGCTGCTGGAATAAGCAGGACCAACAACAATAAACGCTGCGCCTGACCAAACTTTAAGCTGCTGGTTTACTGTGTCGTACCACAGGTCGCCAGTGACGTTTGATGTAGGAGCAGTGGAAGAGCTGGTAGCAGCACTGATGGTTTTGAATGTCGAACCGTTGTATACTTTGAGCAGGCTGTTGGTTTTGTCCCACCAAAGCTGACCAGTCAGCGGTGCGCTGGGTGCTGTGGTGTTTGAACCGTTTTCCAGCAAGTGAATGTAGTTTTCGTTTAGAAAATCTCCGTAGCCAGCGTAGTTTTTGCCGACCAGTGTCATCGAGCTGCTGGTATTAATTGTACCGTCAGCAATGGTTGCAAACACTGTGCCGTCGGTAAGAGTAATTGTATATGCCATGTCAGTACCTGTTCCTATTCCTTATATTTATACAGCGTTGATATTGCTCAGCGTCTGTATGCGCAGGGTGTAATCAATTTGAATTTGTCGGTTCAAGCTCTTTTGAACCGGGTGAAAAATAACGTGTGTAATCAGACGCAAGTTGTCGGCAGAGCCGTTCCACACTTTGAGTCCAAGTTCGTCAAACACAAACTCACCGTTGAAGTTGGTAGAGTTGTCAAAAGCTTGCTGTTCAGGTGGCTCGCCGTAGTCTAGCAAACACTGAACCAAAATATCTGTGTAAACATTGCCTGCTGTGTGCAGCACTGTCATTTTGTTGTTTTCAGGATCTGTGTCAGCGGCACTGTTGTCATTGACAACTTTGGAATATGTTTGGTTGTACAGGTCAGCATTTTGACCCACTGTGTTAGGGGGCAAATAGGTAATAACGCCTGTGGGATCTACCGAGCTTCCGCCATTGCCAAACGCCATTTCGTAGATATATCCAATATTGCGATCGCTAAGAGTTTGAGCCATGGCAATAGAGATGTTTTCATAGTGAATTGCATTGTGATCGTTGTAAAAAATTTCACCGTTGTTGGGATCATGTATCTTTACATGTCCAGTGATTTTAGCTAAACCGGGGATAATCATGCTCGACCCTCCACGTAAGTTTGTTTGGTTTTTGGGTCAAAAATACGCATATGTGCTTCTACGCTTATAGTGCCCTGCTCGTTGGGTCGGCGCTGCGACTGTGGAGCAGGGTTTTGCACGGGTTTCTTAGAATCAGTATTTGGCATGGTGTTTTATTTATCCAGTTTAATTTCCACACAAAAACCTTGCAGCAATAGTGCTACTTTCTTGCAGTGCAACCCCGTCACCGGCTGTGGTTACTGTGCCTGTGCCCACTGCTGGACCGGTTGCTGTAAAGAACACACCTGTTGCATTTTCCAATGCACCCACTGTGGTAAAATCAGTGGTTCCTAGATCCTGAATAAAGTATTCCTGTCCAGCAATCATTGCTGTGGCTGGAATTATCGGACCTGTGTTGTACCACGACTTACCGCGACGTTGTAGTATAGTTACTTCAACACCGGCAGCGGGTGGTAACATAGGATCCAACGGATCGTTGGATGTTATAAAGTCAATGCTTACAGGGCTCACAGAAGTTACCACATAGCGATATTGAGTAGCAGGTGCATCAACTTGGCTGTACGGATACTGTCTTGTGCCACCAACATACACTTCGATCATGTTGTCGATATACAGTGTGCTGGAATCATCAGGATTTGGGATAACCAAGCTAATATCTGGTGCATCAAACACTGTGGTACTACCATCGCCTACGCTGGTATTGCTGACAACATAGTCCTGGTACTGTTGATCCAACAGGTTACCTGCACCTATGTCGTAAACTGCTGCTCCTGTTGAGTGTGCAGCAGCACCTGTACCGGCAGTTCCGCGACGCAGTCCACTGAGTGTGTTCAACGCTGTGTCGCGATTGCGGTACATGATACGTTCTCCGTCAATTGTGATCACACCTAAACGACCAGCTGGCAAATTAGGCTCAGTTAGAGCAGCAGCATTTGCAACATAAATTATGTCAGCATCCGCAGTCAAATTCTGAGTCAATGCAGTGGTTGTGCTAGCAGTGATTCTATAAGTGGCTTGTACTCCGCGCATGTCTTGGAAGATGCGGAATGCAGCAGCTTCAGGTACAATACTGTCAGTGAACTCAGTTACTACCATTATGTCAGACAAGCCAATTGCGCCTGACGACAGTATGAGGTAGTTGTTTTCAACAGTAAAGTCTTGTCCTTCGAACAATCTTGTGCCATTGAGCGTGACCCAAAGTCTGCTGGCAATGACATTTTCACGTTGCAGCAAGAACTCGTTTTTGTTGAGCCCGATGCCTACGCTGTAGTCAAAAGACCCTGGATCTCCAGTTACTGTGCCTACGTCAAATTCAGTAACGTCAAATCCTTCAGACACAACCAAGCTGGTTACAACAGGTCCAACAAACACTTGAGTAAGGATTTCTTGTTCCGAAGTGTCATTCCAGGTAGTCACTGCAATAACATCACCAAAGGTAGGCAAGAAAGCCAACTCTAGTAGATTATCAACTACATTGTAATCGGCCAGTGTGTTGACAGTGATCAAAATTCTGTCGCCAGCAGCTGGCGGAGTATTGAATACTACCTGACGGCCTGGGGTATTGCTACCGTCCCAGTTTGACACACTGTAAGAACCTGAGATAGCGCCAACGCTTTGTACCTGTAGCACATTGTTGACCCATACCTGTATGTCTGTGGGTGCGTTGATAGAACTTTGCAAGAAGCTGGTTCCTAGTCGCTGTGGCAGGCCAAAACTCACAGAACTGTCGTCACCAATCCATTCGATACCTGCTGGCGGTGTTAAACGCAAACCATTGCGAGTTACAATCATGTTTACAGTGTTTGTTCCTTGCAAACTGTTGTCCAACTCAATTATTCCAGTGTCAATGATATCTTGATCAATCACAATATACTGACGCTGTGGTGTACTCCAGCTGAGTTGTACAGGCGTTGTGTTGCCAAACACTACCAATGCTAACCCATCTGTAGACTCAGGAGTAAATGGCAATGTAACTAAGCTCAACAGAGTAGGAACATACTCGATCCAATATGCAGTGTCAGTGATCGCAATTCCAGCTGGTACATCTTGTACGGCTCTGTAATAGGTATCTGAGTAATTTACTACTGTATTAAACGCATATGCATCGGTGATAATCCAGTTTTGAGACTCAATATAAGGTTCCCAAGTAGGTACGCTAGATGCTTCGCCATTGACGAATACTGCAACAGTGTTGATCTCAGCAGAATTAACTGGCACAATAATAGTGTCATCAACTATATCGCTACCAATGTAGTTTGCTCGATACAACTGGCTGCCGCCACCTAGTTCGTACACAGAGATGTTGACAATATCACCTGTGCTAAATCCGCCGCTGGGGCTGATTTCTACGGTTTGATCATTCCAGTTTATAAAATAATCAACATCCAAAATTGCATCTCGTCCAGTAGTTTGGTTGCTTACTAGAACCTGCACAGGATGATCCACTGCTCCTGCCCAACTTAAAACAAAGTCAGTGACAGGGCGATACACATAGTTAATTGTTGCTATTTGGAACCCGTGGCCGTTCATTTGCCAGTCTGAGCCAGGTCGAGTATAGATTCTCATGTCCAATGTATCGAACTCTGAACCGTTGACTAGCTCTTCAGGTGCGTGACCTTCGTAAGGCCCGATGAATTCGCCACCATTGACATTGATGTCTGTGGGGCGGGTGCCTAAGAATATGTCAGCGAAACTGCTTACGTAATCAGCATCGATTTTGGCGTTACCGGTGAAGTAGTCTCCCCATACCTGAACACCTGGATATTCAATACCGTCAACCAGTAATGGTAGCTCAAGGCCGGGTTCGTTGACTCCAGGCACATAGTAACCCATGGTTCGGTCAATACCACTGAGTTCACTAGCGGGAACTGGTTGCCAGTTGTCAAGGTTGAATGTTATGTCAGACACCGCTTGACTGTCTGGGCTTGCTGCACGCCATACTCGATTGTCGTAGCGAACCAAGGTACCGTCAAGGTATGTGGTACCTGACACCCAAGTTTGAACTTGTGTTTGATATTGGTATCGGTCATACTTCAACACAGTCTTAAACGATCGTGTTAAGTTATAGTTGTCTAACACATTGGGTGTTACAGAAACATTGTAAGACTGACCTTGGCCTTGGCCAATCAGCACTGCATATGCTCTAGCGCTCTCGCCGTTTCCTCCAAAGAAAGATATAGTGGGTTGTGAACGATAGCCAGAACCAGCGGATGTTATGTTAACGGCGACCACTTGTCCCACACTGTTAATCACTGCTACAGCAGTTGCAGCTTCGTCGGCATCGCCTACAATAGTTACTTCAGGTGCTTCTGTGTAGCCCGATCCACCATCAACTACTGTGATAGACACAATGTCCAACAGATAGTTATTGTACCACTGACTGTATGGCCAGCGTGTCCAAATTGTGTCGGATGCTGCGGCATCGCTCAATACGTTGCTGATTTGCACAGTGCTGTGAGCATATGGCAACAGTATCGGACTTGTGAATTGCGGAATCTCAAGGCTGGTGTTGAAATACGCCGGCACATCGAAGTCTGCCACATCGCCAAGGTACGTGTCAGAACCAAAGTACTTGAGGTTGAATTCTCGAATTTGCACGTGATAAGGTTTGACTTCTTGAATGTAATCAAGTACAAACTCTTGGTTATCTCTGCTGTAGTTCTGGAATGGCAGCAGCTCACGAATTCTGTGGTCAACGTCAACCAAGCTGGTCTTAACCAACCACTCAGGTGCTGTAAATTCGCTGAGAATAAAGTTGAACATTAGAATCAGCGCACGGTTACGCTCAATAGCCAATTCGTCGATTAACAATTCTTCGTTGATTGCTTGAATAATCTTACGAGTTTCGATGCTGGGTTCTTGATCGTAGTATTGAGCATCAAACACTTCTGCATCAAACCCAAATCGACCAATAGAGTAATTCCAAACTTCGTTAGATATTGCAATGGTTCCGTCCTGGAGACCTACACGCTCCCATCCAAGTTCGGTCAGCAGATAAATTTCAAACTTGCCTTGGGCGTTTGCGGTGACTTTGACTGAACTACCAACTGGCACGTCAATTGTGTCAAGGCTGCTGAATGTAGGAACTTCAGCAATTGGCTTGATACTTGAGTTGTATCCTACTCGATACCAATTGATATAGTTCCAGTAGTCGGGTGTGTTGTAGTTTTGTACTTTGATCAGTACTAGGTCCCTAGCACCCAGGGTGCTGCCAGCTACTGATTGAACTTCGTAGATGGTCCACAGTCCTCGGTTGTCTGCGTCAGACAGCACAAGATATCTATAACCCAGTGGTACTGCGTAGATATTTTGGAAGCCAAGAATCTCAAGGTTAGCTACTTCCATGTTCCATTCACCTGTACCTGCTTTGGGCACAGGATCAGCACTGTTTAACAAGTTAAAACTGCGAATCTCAGTGATAGGATATTGAGCCAACACATTGTTAACTTTGTTGACATAGTTTTGCAGTGCTGCAAATCTGTCAACAAACATCGACTGACGTGGACGGAATTGTACACCGTAGCGTTCTGCAGGACTTAGGTTCAAGTCAGGTACTTGGTTGCCAGCGGTGTCAACACCGCATAGGCTGTCCTGGAACTTTCTATAGAGTCCAGTGCTCAAGAAACCGTCTTCGCGATCCTGAGGAATTAATTCATATTCAACGTGAACATTGTCGTCAGTTAGCTCTCTATCAAACTCGATGTGCAGCACAGTATCTTGTGCTTCAATCAATGTTTCGCAGTTGTAAATTGCCACTGTGTTGGCATCAATGGGTGCCAAGTATGAAATACCAGTTGCACGTGGATTTTCAATGTATCTTGCAACCGTGTCAACGCTTAGAGTTTTACCTCGTTGAGTGGCCACTGTGGTCAACCCGCGCACCCAGAAGTAATATTGTGTGCTGAACACACCTTGTTGATTGAGGGTGTTGTTAATGGTGAAACTCAATGTGTCAAGCGGTGTACCAGGGCCTGTATAGTTAGCTGGCGGTACAGGGCTCTCAATCCACTGATAAACATTTACGGTGCTGCCCGGGAATAGTTGACCCCAACGACGGCTTGCATAAACAATGTCGTCTTGGTTGGGATCAATGAATCTCACTGAACTGATATCCCACCAAACTTCGCCTACGTGTTCTTTGCCCCAAGTAGATCCACGATTGTTTCTTGGACCAGCGTTGTATCCAGCAGGATCAACAGCACCTGTGTAATCAATGTTCTGTTGTGCCGCACCAAGGATCTTGCCTTGCAGTGGGTTGAAGAAATCCAAGAACTCTGTGGTTGCTGATGTAACTTGATCGTACAAGAACACAGAGTTCAACAGGCGAATGTCTACAGTAGGTTGCTGAAGTCTCACAGGCAACCAAGTAGGTTCACGAGTTGGGTTACTCCAAACGTATACACGACCGTAGTTAGATGACGAAGAATCGTTGAAATCGTCACCGGGTGCAGACATCCACAGCACGCCCGAAGCGTAATTTACACTGGTACCAAAGTTGTCGCCGTAGATCAACGATGGGATTTCTACCTGTGTACCAAACACAAATTTTCCTGGGTTGGTTATAGACGGTGATGCTGCATTTAAATAATCGTATGTGTAAACAGCACCGCTCTGTGGCACGCCGCTAAAGAATTCAGTGGCGCCGGCATCCCAATCTGTGGTGTTGTCATCCCATACAGCAATGATGTAAGTGGTTCCTGTTGGTGCTCCAACAACCAAGGTTGTTGCAGTGTCATCTACGTTTACACTGTAACCAAACTGTGCATAGTTTTGTGGATAAGGGCTTGTGATAGTTTGTGTGTACACAAACATTTCAAAACCAAGATCATCAAACGCTGATCCAATGCTGCCTGGAGCAACTTGGAGCTTGTTGCCAAATGGTGCTGCGTTGGTATTTGCAACACTGATTGTGAGCTTGCCGTCCGCAGTTACCAATGTTGTGGTGTTGGGAACTGTGTTTTGAATTGCAGCAGCAAGGCCGGCAATGTTGTTGTTGGGAGCCACAGGAACAAATACGTCAATGTTGTTGACACGCAGAGTATCACCAGCAGTGAGGGTAGGATTAGAAACGGTAGAAGTAATTGTGCCATACACTCTGGCTTGGTTTACTTGTCGTTCTACAACACCACCTTTGTACACTTGAATACTGCTTTGAGGTGCGCCAACATACAAACTGCAATTGTAATTACAGATGTCAACGCTCTGTCCATAGTTAGAGAACTCAGCAGGTACATCCTGTGTGATCTGTTGGGCAAGTACAAATTGATTGGTTTCAATTTCAACAATATCTCCAATGCTCAACGGATAGTTGATTGTAACATTGTTGCCACTCACAGAGAATGTATTGGTAGCAGCCGGCGAGCTGTATAGTTCGTTGACCAAGAATTGATTGTTTACAATTACACTAACAGGCTCGGTGACTGTGCCATCGACACTGAACACAATGTCACTGCTGCCTTGGTAGATGAATCGCTGAACGTTTCTGTCAAACACATATACCGATCCAGCATCAGCTTCGCTGCCAACATCCACGCCCGAAGCACCAATTAGAACTTGTCGCCCATCTGTGGTGCAGCTGATACTTTGTCCAAAGTTGGCATCGCTAGCTAAGCCGGCTGCTGTAAGTGTGTCTACATACTGCCAGTATCCTTTGGCTCGTACAATAACAACATCCGAAGATCCAGGTGCCACTGCAAATGTCACTTGTTTGGTTGATGTATTGAATGTATAGTCAATGTTGGGTCGCTGAAGCACAGTGTCTATTTCAATGCTGAAACTGTTGATTGTGCTGTCAGTTAATCCTACTTGATACAAGTAAGGTGCCAACGCAAACGATGTGGTAACTCCGTTGGTTGTCAACTGATACAAAGAAATACGTGTGATTGTTACAAGAACACCATCTGCTGGTGCAGTTGCAAACACAACCGATGACAGCGAACTAACTGTATAGTCAACACCCAATGTTTGTGTAGCGCCGTCTAAGGTCACACGAATCTGTGTGTTTGCTGCAATTTTGATATTGTCATCAAAATTAAATGTAGTAGTGGCGCCGTCGCCACGAGCATTCACAGTCTGATCTTGCCAGTCAACTCGACCATATGCGTAAACTTTGTTCACAGCAGGTGCACCAACGTACATCCAACGCTCGTCCTGACTCATGGTTACGCTGTAACCAAACTTGCCTTGGTCTACACTGACACTGTCAGGTGTAGTAAGCATTTGCCAGTTGAAGTACGGATTGGTGCCAGGAGTGTACGAAGACTGATCTCTGTAAATTACACAAGCATATCCATTGTTGGCCTGCCCTGCAGATCCAAGACTATAAGGTGCACCAGCTATAGCCCAATCTTTGTTGCCAAAGTCAACTGAGTATCCATATCCTCGAACTGCAGGAACGCCGGCGCTTTGCTCTACAGATAGAGTCAAAATAGCATCTGAATTATCTACAGGGCTTACTGGTTGATAATTGCCGCTGAAATCTTTTACATAGACATACACTGCGCCGCGCTGGTAAGGATCTGTACCTGCTAGGTAATTGGGGCTACCTACCAAGGCTGCAAATTGATCGCCGCCTTGTGCAATAGAACGACCAAATTCTTCTCTAGCATCTAGAGTTTTGGGTGCAAGTTCAGTTACCTGATTGAACACTACATTTTTTTCCAACACTTCCCAGAGGTTGTCGCCGTTGTTGTCGACCCATACTTTGATGTTGGTACCAATGTTGTTGGCATACGGTAAGTCTACAACATCGCTGGCTTGAGCGACTCGCAGGCTCTTTAGAGTAAAGCCTATGCCGTTGCCGTTGACAACTGTTCGATTTCCTGCAAACTGGAAGGCAATGGTAATTTCAGTTAGCGTTGGCACTGACAGTACTTCGTACACGCCGTCAACTTCAGTGTCAAAATACTTGATAATCAGTTTTTCGCCAACAGTGAGATTGTGTTGCTGGGTAAAAATTACTCTGCTGGTAAAGTCTAAGTTATCGCAAACGTGACTGATCACACCAGGCACAGCATCACACTGATACACATTCCAATCATAGTTGTTTACTTTAGCTGCCCAAATTGTAGCGCCATTAACAACTTGATCAAGATTGGCCAAGATGTTGTCTGAATCGTTGATATCAAATATTGTGATATCAACATCATTTAAATTGACGTAACCAGCACCGGGCAAACCAATGTCTGTAGGCAGCTCAGTGGTAGTCGGCAGGAAGTCTGGAGAAGTCAATTTGAAACTTTGTTTCCAAACATTGCTCAGGAATATCTGTTGATCTGCAACGCTGGGTTCCTGAGGATTTGTTACTTGTATTGTGCTAGGACTTGCACTCAACAGCGCACGGTTCAGTCGCAATTCTACATAACTGCGGTTAGCATTAGCGCCGTACACAGCACGTTGTACCGCCCAGTTTTCATAGATATCGTAATCAGCACTTTCTTTGCCAAGGTTGGCTTGACTGAACAGTTCTGCACTTAGAATAGTACCTTTGCTGCCCAAGAACTGTCGATAGATGTTGACCTGACTTACATCGTCAAGGTTCAATGCAGCCATGTATTCGCGTGGTCGGAATCCAATCAGTCCATAACTGAACAAGTCATTTTCGCTCTCAACGTTGGCTGTGTTGATGTTGTAACTGTTTTCCAGTTGATCAGCTTTGTTGGCCAAGTTTGGCAACAAGCCTTGTTCAATTTGTTCATAGTCGCTTTGCAACCAGTCACTGTAATTGAATTCAACGCTGGGCTGTACAATGGTAGCAGCACTCCAGAATCTGTTTTTGTACTTGACGATTTCGCCTTTGCTGTATGTACGCAGTCCTGTCCACTCTTCTACATTGTTCTGATTGAGAATAAAGCCTTGAGCGTCAACACTGCCGTTCCAGTCGGTGCTGTTGGTCATGACCAAGTTGAGTCGGCTCTGGCGAGCGCCAGTAATAGGTTGATAAATCAAGTCGCCAAACACACTGACATTATCCAACACAATCATGTGTTCGTAGGAAGTATAATTGAGTTCAACAAAACTCAGTGTTTGATCCACTAGGGGCTGAACAGAGAATGTGTTGTCAACTCTGACAATGTTTACATTCTTGGTTGGTAGTTCTTGACGGTTTTGATCCAACAGTACGTTCTGGCTGGTCTGTGTTTTGATGCTATCAACCACAGCTTGCTCTCGTGTGACACTGAGTTTGGTTGCCAGCGGATTGAGGTTAATCAATGCATCTGTGTCCCAACCTTGTTGGCTCCAGTACAGGAATTCCTGTGCCATTTGACCCCATGTCAGCACATAACCATTGTCAATGTTGGTAAATTCTAGACCTTGTGTCTCATAGTATTTGCCAAGGCTCAGCAAGAAATCAACCACGGACGTTGTGTTGTTAAACACATAGCCATAGGGTATCTGTACCACAGTGTCCGAATATGTAGTGGGAACTCTCACAGTTGCGCCGGCTACACTTATGGTTTGCAATCTGCCGTTGGGCACACTGCGCAAGACATTAAAGTACGGTTGTACAGTGCTGTAACCAAACACTGAATAGCCGCCGGGCACTTGTTGGACCAGCACCGAGCTATAGGTAATTCGTTCAAATGGTTGGTTCTTGTACAGAATCAAGTTATAACTTTCGTCTGGTATCAAGAATGAAGTATTGGTAGAATTAGGGCTGGACTTTTCAGTGAAAATCTTAATGTATTGCTTGTCTGAGAAGCTGGCCAAACGATAGCTCAGGCGAACATCAAGGCTAGCCAAATTGGCTGTTAGATCCGCAGTTGAGTCCAGTCCACTCTGACGGTTGTAATCTACAATCCAGTTGATAAAACTGGCTTTGCTCAATCCGTTGCCATACACTTCAACGCCATTGGCGTCGAGTCTATAACGATTGTTGTACAGGTACTGATCAAGGTCAGCGTTGTATCGATACAAATCTCTGTCAGCAAACAGTGCAAAGAACTGTGCCGGCTTGGTCAGCGCCAACAAACGCATCACAGCAAAAGGATAGTCTGAGCTGTTGTACCACGATGCTTGCACAGGACCGCCGTCGGCAGTGCCCCAACTCTTGCGGAATTGTGTGTTGTCGTATGTTCCTACAACACAGTCAAACGGGCTCAGCAATTCACCTTCGTCGCTGGTAGGGATTACCTGAGTCAAACCTGGACGAGCATATTGCAAGTTATAGTAAGGAGCCACAGGATCTCTAACATAACCAGCTTCAAGGTCATCCCACAACACCAAGTTTCCAGATGTATACGGTGCAGTACCGTAGGTGTTGTCCCACCAGTCTGGTTTTACTGTGAGGCCCAACATTTCCCAAGGTGTTAATTCTGGTTGTTGTGTATCGTAGAAATATCTATAGATGCCGCGCCAGGCGCCCAACAAGTTTTGATTGTTGAGTTTGTTTTGTGCTGAACTATAGTTCCAAGTAAACTCGTTGCTGGCACTGTAATTTTGAGTGTTGTAATCCAGCTTGTTCCAAGCAACATAGCTCAAAAACTGCTGATCAAGGATACCGTTGATCTCGTTGTTTGAATAACCAGTAACGCGGAACTGACCCGGAATTACGTCTGCCACAGTTAGAGGAATAGGATTGTCATCCATCTTGATATTGTTGAAAATTCTAGTTTCGAATTCCAACAATACATCGTCACGAACATCACCAAACACTGGTGTCACAGAACCATCATGCCCAATAATAACTTCTTGTGTTCCAGTCGATGATACAATAGTGGTTATTTCAGGACGCCAAGCTGGGTACAGACCCATCTTAGACGGTGTGTTTGGTACAAAGTTACCATAGGTTGCTGTGTATTCACGAATGACCAGTACATCGCCAACATTTAAGTTAGTCAATACAGTGATACGAGGACCGTCGGTAGCCACAACATAATCTAGGTTTCTTGTGAGAATTACGTTGTTGAGATACACGTTCATACCCTGATAATTCGACTTGGTATAATCATGTACCAACACTGTATCAAACACGTCGGTGGTTGTAAAACCAATGGTATAGGTTGTATCAGTGTACACAGCGCCTGACGGCAACATGTCACTCCAGTAGAATGGTTGTGATTCTACTCGACCAGCAGTTAGCATTTCTATTGCTTCGTCCAGTATCTGCGCCGGAGTCTGGAACTGTATGTTTTGTTGAGTTACATTGTTGAGTATCAAGTTTTTCATCTTGATATACTCACGACTGTTGTAAACCAACGAATTGAATACATTGTATTCTTCGCTGCGCATGAAATAGCCAGCCATGGTCAGCGGAGAACTTTGTTGAAGAATCTTCAGTCCATAGGGAACAATATTTCCCAGGTCTCTAGTGTTGTTAGCGCCAGAGATTGATCCTGAGAATGTGCTGAGGTTTTCGCAAATTGTCTGATAGTGTTGACGAACTGTACCCAGAGTGAAAGTGTCACTGTTGCCGTTCAGCGGATTGTTTTCCAAGTTGATAGGAACTTGATAGAATCCAGTTTTGCTGGTTTGATCGCTGAGCACCAGCACTTCAATGATGTCGTCAGGTGCGTAAACTTTGGACAGAGTAATTGTGGTAGTATTGCTGGTACGTGTATAGGTAAAGTCTCGTGGCAATACATACGCTGATCCAACATAAATTTTAATCACTGGCACGGTGCCAGCGTCATTGGCACGAACGTCCACAGTCAGCGGTCTGCCGTCGTATGCAAATTTAAATTGCTGATATACTCTGGTTGGAGCCACTGCATTCTGCCAACCAATCAAAGATTGATATGTTGTGCGAGTTGCATATTCTCTAACATATCCGCGGCTGATAGGCAATTCGGTGCTGACGTTGTTTACAGTATACACAAAAGTATCAGCGTAGAAATTATTGTCAAAAACAATATCGCCTACGTTGGCAATGTTTAGATATTTCAACGGGAATTTCAATACTGTGTCTAGAATGCCAGTATCACCTATTGCATAACTGAACAACTTGCTACCGTTGAAGTTTGAACTTGGATAGACTGCGCGGTTACCAAAACTTACGCCGTCTGAATCATAGATGTCAAACAACGGTGCTTGTTGTATTGCAGTTTTTTGTTGTGCTTCGGTCCACTCGACACCGTCATACCAGTAAGTCTTTCCTTGTAGGGTTTGACCTTGCAGTATCAGTGTGCTTTCGTTTATTTCAACATTACCGTCAGTGGCCAGTGTGAGATTAATGATTGGTTGATCAATCAATGGAGCAACTGTGTCGGGTGTAATAAACTCAACAACATAAATTTTGTTTCTGACCTGGTTGTCTTCGTCGGCGGCAAAAATAACTCGTGTACCGTTTACAAAACTGTATCCGTCTACTGAATAACTAGTAGCACCTTGAATGTTACTTAGAGCATCTGTTTCGTTGAAGTCAATGATATCCACAGGCTGCTTGCCTTGTGTGCCCATGTTGTACAATCTTAGATCTGGGCGGAACTGAATAATAGGACGCTTGGCTCTAAAATTGTTGTCTAGCACAGCAATAGTGCCGTTATAAGCTGATGTGGCATTGATAACATCAATGTGGAACCAACGGTTTGAGCGGCTCCAGGCATTGAGATCTCTGCTGCCGCGGTCGATGGTTAGATAATCAGGTTCTTCGGGCACAGGCAAACTGCTGTCGTTGCTGGCTTCAACATAGGTCTCTGGAGTAACAAAGTTGGTTACAGGCAACAGTCTGATTCCAGTGCCTACTCCAGACACATAATATTCTTTGTAAACTATGGCCAAAGCATCAAAGTCAGCTGTACTGTTGGTCAGTGTCACAGGTAGGCCACCAGGTGTAGCAGCCACAGTAAACTCAAACAAGTTTACAACTGAACTGACATAGTATGTTACGCCGCTGACAAGTCCGCCGGTGGGGTCAGTGAATACCACTGCAAGACCAGGATATAGATCTTCTGTGCTGTAAGTTGTAATTGTGTTGGTACCAGCAGTGGTTGCTGTACAAGTAAAAGCAATTGAGCCTGATTTGTAACTTGCTGGACGTACATCTCCACGGAATACCACTTTGAGTCCGTTGGTGAACTCAACTCCGTTGGGAGAAGTGTAGTTTGGTTGTCCAATAATGTTGTTGATAAACAGAGTAGACTCTTCGGGTTGCTCAAGCAGCGTGATGCGACCAAAAATTTCTGGGTCTGTACCGTCTTGGTAATATAATGTGTTTAGAGCAGCAGTCAACAACGGAATCTGTTTGATTTCTCCAACGTTGGTTTTGTACCAATTGGTATTGCTGTACACATTACCGTATCTCACACTGAACTTTTGTAATTCGTCAATGTTAGTAAGTTTGGTCAAACGAAGATAGGTAAGGCCGTTGTCAACAACATAGCCGATTTGCCAGATCTGTCGACGATCAGCTAGAGGTATCAAGTTCTCTTCAGAGTAAGTCAAGGTATCGTAGCTGCCCGGAAGACCATTGTTAGATAGTCCAGCATTTAAAGGATCAAAAAAGCTAGTGCGCTCCCACGCTGCATCGTCCTCTGAGGAGCCAATAAACACAAGGTTTCTACCTTCAAGACTGGTAATACCATCGATGCCGCCGTATTGTGCAACAAACTGATCAAGTCTTGCATTGTTGATTTGACTAAAATTCAAATCAGTAACTAGGTCAACAGGTTGAACTGTGGGATCGAGGTTATAGAAAAACTCTTGTGCAGTGCGGGTGGGCACATCAAATGTAACTACACCAAGGTCTTCGCCATTGTTAACTACACCAAACACATCTCTACTGCTGATGTTTGGTGTTGTGGGAATACGACCAGATACTCCAGGATTGGTTTGAATCCAAAATCCAGGACCTGTGCCCGGTGTGCCATCGACAATGTTGATCTGGCCGCCCATGTTTGACACTGTCTGACTGATGTAATACAGTGTGTCAGGAGCATCTTGGGGCACAACAAAAGTTACCAGGCCGGTTGATGCACCGTTGCGTGTTACACCGATGCTGTAGGCATCGCCAGTGCCAGTGGTAGGTGCTGTTTTGATCCAGAAAGGATAGACACCTTGGGTGTCAACGTTGAACACGTAGGTGTTGCCACGAGCCAGTGTCAGTGTGGGGTTGCTGACAAAATCAATAAGGTAGGCTGCATTGCCTTGATTGCCCACGCGATAGTTAACAGTTTCTTTGGCATTTTGCGCTACTTGGAATGTGTAGCTGCCGCCGCGCACTAACTCAATATTAGGGTTTGTGCCTGGCAATCCAGAGAATGTGTATACCCCGTTTTCGCGAGTGACAACAAAATTTTCTGTGGCAGGAATAGTAGAAGCTGATACTTCCACAGCGTCAGGCCCGTTGGGTAACCAATAGTATTGACTGAAGTTTACAAAAGTATCAAAATCAACAAACGGGTCCCAAGTATAGTAATCACTTTCATACAGACGATCGGGACGGCTGCTGTTACCGCCGGCTAGACGAATGGCATCGTTGATGCCTGGGTATGTGATTGCGTTTTGTATGATGTTGGTTTCAGGACGCAGATTAACAACTGTAGTTTCCAGCTGATAATCTGATCTAGTTTTGGTTGGCTCAACTACATAACGATCGTTGGGGTTTACACCCGGTCCTACAGTTCTACCAATATAACCTTGTGTTTTTTTGAACTTAGGCTCTTGGATCAACTGATCAAGAGTAGCTGCCAAGAATTGCTTGTTGGCGTCTGTTCTAAAAATTTCTGGTAGAAAATCTACTGATCTTACTCGGGCCATTAAATTACTCCACTGCCGGCTGCGGTACGCAAGTTAGTACTTGTCAATGCTTCAATTACATCAATATTGTCAATGGTTGCGCCATTGGCAAATATTTCGTTAGGTTGTGATCGGATTTCATAAAGATCGCCAAAAGCTTTTTGAGGATCTAAAGGAACTAGGACCACACTACTAATTATGGTTCCTAAAGTTCGGTGCAAATATGCAGCCAGTTCTGAGAAGTAGAACGTGTCTCCAAAATTCCACTTGTCAATACTGAAGTATTCATTCATCTGTGCCAGCACTGCCGACTTGATCTCTGAACTAGATGCTGTTGAATTTTGCGCACGAATAACTTTGATTGTGGCTCTGAGCTCAGGTGATGCTTTGGCGCCAAACAATGGCTTAAAGGTAACCGAGTTCAATACAATGTTGTCCGACACCATTTTGTAGTCCTGCAATCCTTGATATGCAGTGTTCAACTCATCAATGGTAGGTTGTTCAGGCTCTACTACGGTGCCAGTGGTATCTCGCAACCAGTTCTGATATGCAGTATAGTAGGCCTGTGTAACAACATAAAGGTCAATAATGTTGGATGTGCCTGGGTCGATACGGTTAGTCAGCGGCGAGTTGTGACGATACTGATAGTACAGGCCTTGGCGCCCCGAACGTGCAAGCCACTCACCTTGTTCAAATTCAATAAGTTCTCTGACTCCAGTAACTGTGATGTTTAGTCTGTAGAAAGTATTTTCGCTGTAGGCATAGAACACTTGTCCCGGTGTCCATTCAGTCTTGACCAATTCAATCTCGTCCAAAGTTCCGTATTGACTTACTACTCTATCACTGTCTACCAGCAGATATCTTTGTAGGTTGTCGAAGTCAACTGTGCGTTCCAAGAACACCCAAGGAGAGCTTGCGTTGGCAGTAGCAGGCACTGTACCAACAATTTCGTCAAAGAAATCTGGATTGTCGGGCACTCCATCGTTGTCTGAGTCTCGATAACTGACCAACACTTGGAAGTCATCTACATAGCCGTCGCTTTCCACTGGCTGACCAATGATAGTCACTGGTATGTCGCTCTGCAAAGGCTCGCCCAGTGTGTCGCCAGGGCGGCTATTCATGGCCAAGACATTGATAAAGTCTTTGATTACTGTGCCTGTACGACTGTCGTACACTTGCTGATCCTCAAAGAAGAAGAATCTAGTTTGTAGTACAGAACCAAAGTAGTAGGCCAGGCCGCGGAAAGTAATTGTGTAGTTTTGATTTTCAACTACAAATTGAATCATCCAACTAGCATCGCCGCCGGGTACTGGTTGGCCTGCATTGGTTTGACTCCAAGGTGCGTTTTCGTCAAGGTATTGTGATGGAATCAAATACCACGAATACGGTGTACCTGTGATAGCGCCATCACTGTCGTAGCCCAGGCCAAAGTTTCTGAACAGTGTGATTTGTTCAGCCATTTGCTGCTCAATGCTCACAGGCAAATCGGACACAAACAATGGAATGATAGTGTCTACAATGGCGCCGGTAGGCACAAAGTTATTAAGAGTAATGGGACCTGTGCCGTTGCTGAAGTTACCTAGGTTAGAGTTTGTGCCGTCACCAATAACTTGTACTGGACTGGCCCAAATTTCTGTTTTTTGTTCTGTTTTGGTAGGAATACCTGATTGTAGTTTGTTGTTACGATCAAAGTATTGGCCTGCAGGTGCAACAAATTTAATCAAGCTGCCTGTTACTGCATATTCAAAATTTGTGCCCGAGTCAGGGCCTACTAGCACTGGTGTTCCTGTGGCAGTTTTGAAATAACCTGTGGTTTCGTTGGCTATGGTTGTGCTTTGATTCCACACTGTTCCGCCGGTGATCACAGTGGCCACAGTGGCAACTGATTTAGCTGTGGTGGTACTGAGAGGGAATACACCACCGTTGGCAATTGAACTCACTGTAAAAGTTTTGGCAGTGGCATTCCAGCTACCGGGACGTACATAGTATGTGATGCCACCGATTAGTCCGCCAAACACATCTCCGTCACCGGCATTGCCAAACACCACAGGCATGTTGTCAAATACATATTGACCAAACAATGCAGCAGTGGCATCACTCACTGTGATAGTGTTCACTGTTTGAGTAGTTGCGGTACAAACCACGTCAATGGTGTTTATTGACTTGCGTGGGAAGTTGGCATAGTAAAATTGTTTTACCGAAGCTTGTGTAAGCTCTGGCTGAACTTGGTTAGAAATAACATCAGCAATTTCATTTCGATTGGTCCACGAAAACAGTATTGTGGGCAGAATGTTTTGTTCCCACAATCCGCCGTCGCTGCCGAATGTATTGGTAGAACTGTATTTGCCAGTGTTGTCCACTAGATCAAGATAACGACTGGTACCAATCGAAGCACGATTCAATGCCTTTGACTTGATGATAGAATTATATTGGGTAAACGGGAATAGGTTGTAATCTTCGCCGTTGACCATGCGGTTCTGTGTATAGTAACGAGCAGGAGCACGTTGTTTGATCGCAGCAATGGGCTCACGTGCCTGTGCATTGGTCACAGGACGAGTGATACCGCAAGTAAATGTAATAGTCTGCAGGTTGCCGTTGCGATCAGTGTAACTGATTGGAATCACAACGTTCTGCATTTCTTCGGGATTGATAATATACTGCAATCCGTTGGAACTACGAACGTATGCACGGAATGTGCCCACAGGAATTTCAGAGAACACGCCATCACCAAAAATCATAGTGATCTGATCATTGGCTCTGCTGGTAGTTGAATAAATTGGACGCAATGTGGTCTGCTGTTCAGCAGCCGCTGTGTATACGTTTTCAACGTATGTCCATTCACGACTTACATTGCCTAGGTTGTCAAGTTGGAACAGCCAACGGTCTTGGTTGTTGACACCTTCGATGTTGATGTCAACCGTACGGTTAGCGATGCGCTCTGCAAGGTTAAAATCTTGATTTTGCAAAATACCTTGTTTGAACAGGAAGAAATAACCTGTGTTGTCAGAGTTGAATCCCAGTTGGTCATTGCGATACAGCACGTTGAAACTGGTACTAGACACAGGGCTGGGTTCGTAGATTACGTCTGCGCCCACTGTGGTAGAAGTCACAGCTTCAAAAGGCATGTTGATGCCGTCCACTGTTGCGCTGTAAGGCACAACAGGCAAGAATCCAGGCACTAGGTTAATTGCATATTCGTCAGTGCGAACACCTAGGATAGTTTGACGATTGCCAGGGCGTCCCACTTTTTGGCTGTCAACCAATGCAGCATTGATAATGGTTGTAAACTGTTCTTGCCAGTCTGGGTTTGTGGGATCAGCCCAGTTCACGGTGACGTTTGAAAGGTTAACACCGTTATAGTCCACAACATTTTCTGTAGTTGTGACGTTGAATACTTTGAGCAGGCCTTCGGCTGCTGTGTTACGCTTGGGTGTATAGCTAACAAGATTAGCAAGGCGCACCACTGAATCTCTACGTTCAGCAGTGTCTAGGTAGTTTTCACGAGTGTTTAGGTCTGTACGGAAGGCTAGAGCTTGGCCCATGAACGCAATAACGTCCAGCAAAGCAATGAATTCTGACGATTCAATATAGTCATTGAATGTTTCAGGGTAGTAGAGGCGGATATAGTCAATAAAGCTTTTGCGCAGAGTTTCAAAGTCATAGCTTTGAAAGTCTGCTTCGCGATATGTTTGATAGATCTGTTTCCAGTCTTCAACGCCAAAGATAGCTGTTTGTCTAGTAGTTTGTGCCATTCCGTAGAACCTCTGTATTATTTATCGCCGTAAAAAACGGCGTAGTTATACGTAGGAAGCGGAACGTTGTTGTAGGTCAAAAAAGATACTGAGTATTTCAGCGTTGGCTGTGGGCACCACTGTGACTTGTATCTGTAGCAAAATGCCGTTTTGCTGCGGAAATATTTGAATGTCTGATACCACAATTCTAGGATCGCCAGATACCACACGCTCTACTTCGGCGCGAATGTTGTTGGCTAATTCTTCAATTTGATTTTCAAACAAGAAGTCCCACATCACAGTGCCATATGCAGGACGGCCTGGAAGTTCGCCTTGACGTATGTTAAAGGCATTCAACAGGTCGCGCTGAATCAATGCAAAGTCTGTGAGTGTAAACTTTTTGAATTGATTGATAGTGTTGAAGCCGATAAATGTAGTCATAGCAATATTTATTAGGCTGATAAGTTAGCCACAGTCCTGCGTAAAGAATCTATTGCACTTTGTATAACTGCAATGGCTTTTTTGGCTTTTTCTATTATTGTTTCAGCTCTTGCTGTAATGGCTGGGAACGGCGGTTCAAGTGCGTTGGATTCTCTAACAATTTCCAGCAGTTGTCCATCGGCTGCTTGCAAGTCAGCAATCAGCAATTCAAGATTTCTAATATCAGCGTTGTAACTGTTGGTTTCTGCTCGTGTGCGGTCAGATTTACTCATTACCACAATGCTGGCATCTATCAAAATGTTTATATTGTTGAGAATCACAGATATTGCAGCGTCAAGTTCTCTTGGCGTTCTTTGTGTGGTCTTGCTGCTGTAACTCACAGGCGGCACTTTGTCATTGCCTACTACTCTGGTGGCTGCTGCATTCAGTGTTTCTCTGTTGACTGTGTCGCTGGCTGGTGTAGGTACAATCTCTTGTTTCAAACTGTTGTCAACTTTTTGCTTGGCAAAATCCACGGCAAAAGCAGAGTCTCTAGCCACAGTGTCAAATGATGTCTTTACCCCCGGCGGCAATGGCAGTCCTTTAGCCCAATCAACTGTGTTAGGTAGGCTTTTGGCTGCGTTTAATACTGTGCCAGTGAGGGCAGAAGGATTCAAACTGTCAGTGGGTATGCCCACTTGTTTTAATCCACTGAGTCCTTGAGCCATTAAGTTTTGTTGTATTGCGTTTTGTTTTGAATCTGACTTCAACAGATCTGTCAGCGACTTTATACCGTCTTTGCCCGTAAACACTGTGGGACTTTTTAGCACACTGGTCAAAGAGTTAGCGCCACTTTGCAGATACTGTGCTGCTACACCTGGTTTGAGAACACCTGCTGCTTCTAGTTGAGTAGCATCGAGCCCAAACTTGCCAACTCCCACAGCGTCAGTAATCTTGTCAGCGGGTTGTCCTACCAATTTGGATGCTTGTGCTAGGCCTGCCCTAACATCTACTGCGGTCAAACTGCCCATGGATGTCAACGCAGGTACTTGTTTTGCAAAGTCTGCGGTGTTAATTCCGTCGGTTACAGGAACTTTACTCAGCACGCCAGTCACTGTGCTCACAGCTTGCTTGGCCACAGACACTGCTTGATTAACTGCTTGCGATACTTGTCCTCCAATTTTTCCAACAGCGTTGTTGATCACAGAACCGTTGATTATACTGGTAGTGCCAGTTAGAGACTGAGTCAGTTGTGATGCTGCGCCAGGCAGGCCAGCAGCGGCTTGACTTGCTGCGTTCAACACGTCACCGGGTTTGAATCCCACAAAACTGCCAGCAGCAACTTGTTGATCAAATATGGCTTTGGCTTGTTCAAAGGTCATGCCAGGTGGCCCTTTGACTTCAAAAGTTCCGCCGCCTGAATCAGAAGTTGTAGGCGTTTCTTCTTCTGGTGGACGAGGCGAACCTATTGCTGCTAGCCCTGGTAATCCTCGACGCTGTCGTTCAGCATCGATTCTGTCCCACACAATGGTATCGTCGCCGCCATAGGTCAAATCAGAATCTTTGGTCTTGGCGTACAAATTGGCATCAATATTGGCACCAAGATTTGCTGCACCAGCTGTTGGTAAATTAAAGACAAAACTGCCCATTTTATACCCTCACAATCTCTACACCAGCAGGAACAGGCGGTGCGCCTGGCGGCGGACTTGGTGTTCCTTCTTCAAACGCAACTTCAACGTCCACACCTTTGTTGTGATATGGGTATGGTTCGTGTGTGGGTGCTCGTCCCACAATGCTTTCTAGCATTTCTTTTTCAACTTGCCAGCCTTTGAGGTTATCAAATGCAGTATCATCTAACTTGGTTTTTTGCAATGGGCGCGGCGCTTCCACAGCAGGAGCAGCAGGACCATTGAGGTCAATTCCACCTGCACTCACGATCAAACTGCCGCCAGCGGCCCATGAGCCGCCTTCGCTGTTCAATGCCAATGATCCATCGGCTTTGACTCCAATGGTGGCTTTGCTGTACAGTTTCAAATCTGCTTGTGCCGTAATTGTGGTGTTGACCACTGCTTCCATGGTGATGTTGGCATTGGCTTTGACTTTGAAATCTCTACCAGCGTACATGTTGATGTCACGGTCGGCATGCAAGTTGATATCTCCCTGTGTACGTATGTTCACAGAGTTAGTGCTGAACACATCAACTGTGCCTTCTACCCCTAGTTCAATCCAAGTTTGCCCGTTGGCATGAATGATGTACAAGAAGTTACCTGTGTCATTCATGGTGATTTGATGACCTTTGGCTGTGCGCAAACGCAACATTTGATTGTTGCCGTCTATGTCGCCGTCGTCCATGACCAAGGTATGACCGCCCATGCGTCCAATTACACCCACATCAGAAGGCTTTACTTCACCTGCGTTGAGTTTTTCTCGTATATCTTGTGGAGTCAAGCCGCCTTGATAAACTGCCACACCCGGTGTGCTGATTCCAAATACCGCAGACGGAGATTCGCGCTGACTGCTACTGCGCACAGGTCCACGTTCAACGTCGTTGTTTAGTCCTTGCTGGAACATTGCTGACGCTACAACACCGTGAACTGGTTTGGCTTGATCGTAAAATCTGCCAGCGTTGTCTAGCTGTTTGTTGTTGGTATTGATTTCTGTCACAGGCAACAACGGGCTATCAGCAAAATAACTTTCTTGGTTTTTGTTGCCTACAATGTAGTTGGCTTCTGCACCAATGGCAGGAACCATGTGACTTACACCATTTTCGGGTACTACACCAACATAGTATCCACCTTCGCTTCTGTCACCGTTGACAAAGAAGCACAGTACTTTGACACCAATGTCTGGCGGAGTAAACCACATGCCATAACTGTTTTGATTACCTGGATATGTTCCGGGCCCTGTGCCGGGTGTCTTGCCAGCAGGTGTAGCACCGTAAAATGGCGGCAAGTATCTTACACGTACCCATTTGCTAGAATCGTTGATATCCCCGGTACCGAACGCTTCGATGTACACTTGTAGTCTGCCAGATCGGGCAGGGTCTACGTTGTTCATTACTATACCAATAAATGGACCTGGTTCCGCAGGTACTCCGCCGCGATCTAACTTGTAATTCTGCGGCCGACCTCTACTGCGTTCCGTTTCTTGTGCCATTGTTTGTCCTTAATAATCTCTAGCGCCTTGTTGGGGCAAGTTAAGAGCACCAGCTGTTGCTTGTCCTGCTCGTCTCAGCCTTGCTGTATCTGCACCAGATTGATTTGCTGTTGCGGTACTATTAGTTGCTGGTCGAGTCACTGTTGCACCATTACTAGTTACCGGTTGAGCAGGAGGCAGTGGAGAAACTGCACCAGATTCGGCCGTAGGAGCAGAAAACTCTCCGCTACTGACAGGTGTTGCTGTGACGTTTGGTGTTGGGGCAGGTCTAGCACTGGGCGTGGCCGACGATGATAATCTTGCAGCCGCAGTCTGTGCAGATTTTGCATCCGAGTAAGCAGCAAGTTCTTCAGCTGTGGGCCCAGCAACAATGCCGCGGCCAGCACCTGCTGTGCTGTTTAAGTTGACACCAGTTCTCAATTGCACAGCCAAACTTTGATTACTGCGACCCTGCACACGAGTGTCGCTGGCGCTGGTTTGGCGACCACTTGCGTCTAAACCAGTTTCGCTGCCACCGGTTGCTTTTGATGCAGTGGTATCAGCGTCTGACTTTTTGCCCGGCACTGGATATCTATACAGAACGCCTTTGAGTTTTTGTTGGAATCTACCTTGTCGGAACTCGCTGACTACATTGATTGCTCGGTAAATCACACTTTGCCGTGGTTGTCTATCGCCGAATGTAGCTTGAGTTCTAGCGTAAGGATCTGCCAGGCCAGTGCCTAGATCATAATCTTCAGGTCGTTGCCACACTATTTCAAACAACACATCATTGGTGTCAAAATTGATAGTGCCGTCGGGATTGAACGGATCATAATTGATATTTTTGGGATCAAGTTGGCCAATGGAAGAACCTTGTTGTATCCAAGCCGGATCGCCTATTATGGTCATTTCGGCCTGGCCGTTGTCTGCTGGATTGTACAGATATTCAGCAGCATTGGCTGCTAGTTCGTTGGCACGACCTGCTGCACCCATCGACGATTCAGTACTGCGGGCCTGATACTGTACAAATGGCAGATCTCTCATGCTGGTCACATAATCTTGTCTGCTTTTTGCCAACAGTGACGTTTCGGCTGAACTTCCAGACACTGTTAAATGATACATCTTGTTGAAGCTGGCTCTGTAGTCCAACACTGCTGTGTTCTGTCCTGTAAACCAGTATGGATAGCTTTTGACCACTCCACGGAATTTGGGCTGAGGGAAATACTGACTTTGAAAATCCTGTGGTGCGTAGGGGAGAATAGTGTATCTCACACGGTATGCAAAGTCACGGCGTTTGAAGTCGTAGCCCAGTTGCTGCACACTCATGGCAATGTGATACCACAAAAATGAAGTGGAGTTGGCAGTGCCATTGGCTTCTGATTTGCCATCGCTGCCTTCGGTGATCACAGTGGTTGCTTGGTCAGTGATATAGTTTGAATTTCTAATGGCCAAATCAATCACTTGCAACAATTGCATACCAGCAGTGATGCCTTGATTTCTGCTGTTTTGTTTTACAGCGCCTTTGTCTGGACTGAGCCCACTGGGATTCTGTTGAGGTGCAGGGCCCATGTCAGTGGCACCTTTGTTTACTGTGGACCCCGGCTTGGTCACAGTGGCGTCTCTGATTTTTTCTGCACCTGTAGCAAATACTATTTCGTACTCGTCGGCAATTTCAACTTCGTTCATTTTCAACAACTTTTGTTGTTGAGCATTCATTGCACCAATTATTCCGGTACGCAGAGCTGATTTTTGTTGGGCAGCAGCGGCTTTGGGTGGTGCCGATGCCTGGCCAGCCAGACGATTTGTTTCGGCCTGAGTTTGATTTTCATCTGCTCGCAATCCAGTTTGGGCTGTGGCGCTGGCATTGTTGGCAGGCACACTGCCAACTAGAAGTTCGCCCACAGTCTGTCCACTGATTTCAACATCAGCAGGTATGGTTCCTCGACGAGTTCCGCCAGCTACAATTTGACCAATGGGTTGGCAATCAAATTCGTACGATACCAACCTGTTGCTGACTTCCCAGTTGATATTTTTAATTCTAAAAGGAATGTATTTTTCTATGGCTGCATTGGGATCAGTCAACGATGAATTTTCTGTAAGGAATCCAGCTTTTTGTAATCTGCCCTGTTCATCGTATCCATAGAAACGAATTACCATGAGATAGCAAGCGGCTGCATAGTTTACAGGGCCTTTGCCCCCGCCACTTTTTGGCTGCAAGTTTTGCACAGCCTGATACATGCAATCCAGCAAGGTGATATTTGCAGGTTCAATTACTGTGAATTTCAATTGTGTAGAGCCGTGCGCGGCCATAGTACCTTTGCCCAACGGTACGTTTTCAATGGTAATTGTGTCGATGTAAAAGTCGTTAGGGAAAAAAGGATTACGGCCAGCGTCGGGTCCTGATGCCACTGGTGTACCAGCAGTTGCATCTACTCCGTCTGATGAACTTGTGTTTGTTTGAGAAGTTGGCGCGGCCTGTGGGCCGCCAATGTTGTTGGGGGCTCCGCCGCTTTGAAATAACAAGTTGTATCCGTTGACTGATTTTTTTTGACTAGTTTGCAGCGCATTGAGTTGTTCGGGTGTCAACAGATAAACTGCGGCCTGATATGTATAACTAGCAAAACGGTCAAGTATGTTGGGCTGAGGAACAATAGGTTTGGACGCTGGGGAATTTACTGGAGTTGCAGCAGTGGTAGCAACAGGCTGACCCAGCGCAGACGTGTTAGCAGTTTGAGGATTGTCATCTTGAGCGCTGTTGTCGCCTTTTTTTGCAATAGCAGCAGGTCCAGGATCGCCAGGGTCACCACTGTTGGTGTTGACATCAGCAGCATTTGATGCAGCATCTACTTGTTTTGTTGTCGGATCTTCTGTGGGCGGCGCGGGACCGCTGACAGTGGTTTGTGGTTGCTCTTCTTTGTCTTGACGTGTTTGTTGTTGCTCTAATATGCCAATTTGAGTAGATAGATTACCAATCTGTTCTTCAATGCCATTTAATTGTGTTTCAATTCGAGCTGCAAGATCTCGCAGAGTGGTAGCACCCTCTCTGTCGCCGCCTTGCGATTGAATCCGTGCTTTTGCGATTAATGCATCTCTTTCACTTTCCAGTCTGTCGCGCTCGGCAAACAACTGTTCACGACGACGCTGTAAGTTGGCAATTTCTACTGCTGGATTGGCCATTGATTAGTACCCCAGCACTGATTTCAGTGTTGATTCTTTGGGCAAGTAAATTTCTTTGCCCACTGTGAAATCCAACGGTGGCTTGGTCAGCGTGTTGGGGTTTCGTTGATAGAACACCCACCACAGGGTAGGAGTACCGTACAAGTCAAATGCCAACAAGTCTGGACGATATTGATAGGTCAAGTTGATAATGGTTTTCAAATCGTCGCTTTCTTTGGGAATGGGACGATCAACCATGACGTCAAGAAAAAACTGACTGTATGGTGTTGCGTAATAGGGACTGGTAGAATCGTAGTTGGCCATTACCAGAATCCTTTCTTCAATAAGTTGCCATTGCTAAATTCTTTAACACTGAACTGCTTGCTAACTTGACTGCGAGTTTGCACAGGCAACAGTGTAATGCTGAGATCGATCTTGGTAGGCACGTAGCTAGACTGACCAGTTTTGTTAACTGTTTGAGACACTGTGCCAAGTTCTACACGCTCTCCGGGTTTGGCACCTCTCGGTACGCCAGGTTGACCAGATACTGCATTGTACAAATTCTTCAAGCGATTCACAGCAGAGCTTAGTGTGCTAGTAGGCGACGAACCTACTTGAGCAAGACGGTTGCTCATATTCAATCCAATGTTGTTGGGGGTTATAGAGATGTAGTCTACATCATTGGGCAAGTTGTACTGAAAGTTAGAAATTACACAGGCGTGGTCATTGAATTGATATTCTCCATAACCACGTAGGTATACCAGTGGAGGCGGGGCGCCGCGCTCTCTGTCCTGCCCATAGAACATCTTGGTAGCAGATCTAAAAAAGTGTATCACTGCCAACACATACTCAGCTTCTCGAGTGTCTTGTGCTGTAAATGTAGCTTGAATATTGATGTCGCTGACCTGGCTACCGCGATAGAAATATCCACGATAGTTAGAGTGCGTTAGATCATATGCATCATATTTGGCAGCATAGTTGGTATTGATGATAGGAGTATACGGGAATACCACACCGTCACTGACTTTGAGTGGAGCCAGCAACGTGTTACTTGGGTCCTGATATAGATATGTGGCTTCAGGTGCAATGCGCAAACGTACACGCCAGTCGCCTTTGGCATTTTGACCCAAGCGATCTTGTATAGTGGATTGTTTTTGTAATTCCGCTAGTTTAGCTTTGGTTTCTGCTTCGTATGCCCCATCAGGATCAGACATTTCGTTAAAGCGTTGTTCTGCTTCCAGTCGCGACTGCTCTGCAAATTCTCTTACTGCTGGATCATTGTCGAGATCAACAGCATCGGCCTGTGCTGACTGCACTGCAAAATCAGCACGAAATTGTTCTTGCTCACGTTCAATCTGTGCCTGTACTTCAGGATCCAATGGCGGTACATCTTCAGCTGTGAGCACCGGAGCAGGATTGTCAAACTCTTGCTCTATACGTAATCGTTCGGCTTCAAAGGGATCTTCCTGGGGGTCAATGCTTTGAGGTTCAAACGTAGGCGGTTCTTGTGCCACTGTGATTTCACCTGCGTCTGCACCTGTGTCAACTTCGGTTGGTGCGCTAACTGTGTTTACAGTAGCTGCCTGAGGAGTTTGATTATCAAGTTGTTGTTCAGCCTGATTGAATACTGCTGGATCGTTTTGAATGTTCACCGGTTCATTGGGTGCCACTCGTCCCGACGTCACTGTGGTCGTGGTTGTGGTTGTGTTGGGTGTAGTAACTACTGTGGGTGTGCCTGGTGTTTCAGCATCAATTTGTCGATTCTTCAGTGTTTCTTTTTCTTGATTGAGCTGATCCAAGCGAGCTTGTCTTTGCTGCGCCTCTTGGGGAGTCAGGGGCGGAAGGCCTTGGCGGCGTCTAGCAAAGTCGCTGGGATTGTCTTTGACAAATTGATTGTACTCGGCATTTTTTGCATCATAGGCGCTGCCCAGTGCTTGACTGGTTGCATTGGATTGTCTAGGGCCTGCAACAATAGTAGTAGATCCACCACCGCTTACAGTTTCTGTGCTGGTTGTGGTATAGTTGATTGGTGTTGTTGGCTTAGGCGGTGCGTTGGCGGTTTCATCGTAGTCAACTGACTTGAGACCTTGATCAAAACGAGCTTGCTCACGAAGTTCAGCAGGTGATAACTTTTCATAATCAACCCCAGCAACTTTGCCGCCGCCGATGTTCAGCGCACCCATTTGGCCGTTGCTGCCCAGGGCGTAATTGCCTATGTCAGCGTCAGTGATACCAGCCTGAGCTAGTGCCTGATCTTCTGAAACGCCAGCCTGTCGCAGTTTGTTAAACGTTTCCGCCTTTTTTGCATCGTAACCCATGTTTGTATTCCTATACCTTATTTACCCAAAAAATTATCGGCATAGTTTAAGAAAGGTTGACAAGCCACACTTTTGTAGTACAATAAGTACATATCCCAGGAGACTACCCCCAATGCTAGAACCAGCAAAAAAGGTCAATTACTTAAACAACAGAGACATTCTCAAAGAAATCCATCTCAGCAAAAACACATATTGCAGCTACCGAGATCCCGTGCTAGATCACCAGTACGACATTATTCTACCCTCAGTGGACAAGATCAATCAGCGTACCATTGCCGAAGCTCGTCGCAACCGTGCTGACCGTATCAAACGCGAAACTGGCGAAATAATCGATCCCAAAAAGATTGAAAACACAGATCTAGTGTTTCGTGTTACTACATGGGATCACATACCCATGGCACCAAAAAAAGTGCCCAAAAATGCTCCCAAGCGCAAAAAGCTCGAAGACATCTTGGATTTGGACGATGCTGATCCAGTGCTAGACGACCTAGTGGAAGAGCCAGTGTTGGACCCAACACATGTGCGACTGAACTTCCCCCCGTTTTTTCACTACCGTATTGACGCCGACAAAGTGCCTTACATTGTGGGCAAGAGTCACTGGAAAGGCGATTTGGAAACCGGTGAATACTGTAGAGATCACGGCAACATGACTCGCAAGTTGGCCATGATGTTTATGAAACTGTGCGAACGCTATGCTACCCGTTCTAACTGGCGCGGCTATACCTACAACGAAGAAATGCGCGGTCAGGCCCTGCTACAGCTCAGTCAAATTGGTTTGCAGTTTGACGAAAGCAAGAGTCAAAACCCGTTTGCGTATTACACTGCTGCAATCACCAACAGCTTTACCAGAATCCTCAACATTGAGAAAAAGATGCAGAACATTCGCGACGACATTTTGGAAATCAACGGATTGAATCCAAGTTGGACTCGCCAAAACGCCGGGGGCAAAAGTGCAGCAGAAATGTCCGGACCGGTTGTATCTAGCTTGGATGAGTAATATACTAGCGAGATGAGTAACTTATTTCGCAAAGCAGCAATCTTTACTGACATCCATTTTGGGCTCAAGTCAAACAGTGTAGTTCACAACGAAGACTGTTTGGCTTTTGTCCAGTGGGCTACCCAAAAGGCTCGTGAAGAGGGCTGCGAAACCTGCTTGTTCCTAGGTGATTGGCACAACAACCGTGCCAGCCTAAACATTGTTACCCTGAACTACAGCCTACGAGCGCTGGAGCATCTCAATGCCAACTTTGAGCGGGTTTACTTTATTCCTGGCAACCACGACTTGTACTATCGCGACAAACGCGATATTCAAAGTGTGGAATGGGCCAAGCACCTGCCCAATGTGGAAATCTGCAACGATTGGTTTAGTAGTGGTGGTGTCACTATCGCTCCTTGGCTTTGTGGCGATGATCACAAGAGGTTGACCAAGATGTCAGGCGACTACTTGTTTGGACACTTTGAACTTCCCGGGTATCTAATGAACGCAATGGTGGAGATGCCAGATCATGGAGAAATCAAACGTGAAGATCTTACAGGGTTTGGTCATGTTTTTACAGGACACTTTCACAAACGCCAGACTAAAAAGAATATCACCTACATTGGCAATGCGTTCCCACACAACTATGCGGACGCTGGTGACGACGAACGTGGGCTCACTGTGTTGGAGTGGGGCAAAGATCCGGTATATCATGCCTGGCCAGACCAGCCTACTTACAGAGTTTACGGACTTGCCAACCTTATCGACAACGCTCAAACTCTTCTTCAGCCCAAAATGCACGTTCGGGTTAATCTCGATATCGAAATCTCGTACGAAGAAGCCAACTTCATCAAAGAAACGTTTATTCAACAGCACGGTCTACGCGAGATGGCGCTTATCCCAAACAAAACCGCGGGCGTGGACGAAGACATGGCCCCCGGTGAAGTCAAATTTGAATCGGTGGACCAAATCGTAGTAGATCAGCTCACAAACATTGAATCAGAGTTTTACGACAACAAATTGTTGTTGAAGATCTATCAGAATCTATGATTTATTGTGTTTGGTACCCTAGTGGCGGGTTTGGACATTTTGTAAACGCTGTGTTGACTTTGTACGGGAATAACTTTGTTCGTCCCAAGGGAGCATTAGAGTTTTCATCCAATGGTAACAGCCATTCTTTGGATCTGGTTACCCCAAAATATATACACGAATGCTGGCCCGGAGGAATCGAATTTGATCAATCAAAAAACTACTCGGTGTTAATCGATAACGGTATTGACAACGAAAGCAAGCAGTTTAAATTGGTGTTGCCCCAAGCCGAAGTTGTTAAAATTTGCTACACAGATTATTCTTGGCCTATTGTTGCTAGAACTGCAATTGACAAAGCCATGAATAGTAGTATAGACCGGGAGTTAACCACTGATGCATGGGACATCGACGACGACTGGGCACGTCGCGAAAAATATTTTTTGTATCTCAGGGATCACAAATTTCGATTTCAGTGGAAGGACGATACCTGGGGAGAATACGCTATCAACATAGAACAGATCTGTGATTATCGCCAGTTATACAAAGCACTGGATCAGATTGTACACATGGGCCACTTTAAGTCTACTTGGGAAAAATGGCGCGATGCAAACGATGTTTACATTTCTCCCGTTGAAATATCAAAAAAAATTATCACCAAAGTAAAAAACAAACAACCACACGATCTAACTCACATAACAGACTTGTGGACCCAGGCAGTGCTGTATTACTTTATCTATCTAGAGTTCCACATAGAGGTGCCACACAACGACTATTCAAACTGGTTTACAAATACCACCGACATTGTTAAAATGTTGGAAGACAATGGAGTAAATGTTGATTCATTTTAAAACTTTAACTGTTCGTAACTTTATGAGCGTGGGCAATGCCACGCAAGGCATTGACTTTGACCGCAGAGACCTTACCCTGGTGCTGGGCGAAAACTTGGATCTCGGCGGCGACGGTAGTCGTAACGGCACAGGCAAGACCACAATCATCAATGCACTGAGCTATGCTCTGTACGGCCAGGCACTGAGCAACATTCGCAAAGACAATTTGGTTAACAAGACCAATGCCAAACACATGTTGGTAAGTTTGGATTTCACTGTAGGTAGCAAAGAATACAAGATTGAGCGTGGGCGTAAACCCAATGTGCTAAAGTTTTACGTCAACAATGAAGAACAAGCGGCCACAGACGAAGCACAAGGTGACAGCAGAGAAACACAGGAAGCCATCGAACGTATCTTAGGCATGAGCCATGATATGTTCAAACATATCTTGGCCCTGAACACTTACACTGAACCGTTTTTGAGTTTGAAGGCCAATGAGCAACGCACTATCATTGAGCAGTTGTTGGGTATCACACAACTCAGTGAACGTGCTGATCGCATCAAAGAACTCAATAAGTCAACCAAAGATGCCATCAGCCAAGAAGAATTCCGTATCCGTGCTGTACAAGAAGCCAACAAACGTATTGAAGAACAGATTGAAAGCTTGCGTAAGCGTCAGACGTTGTGGCTCAAAAAGCAACAAGAAGACTGTGCAGCATTTGAACAGGCCATTCGGGATCTTGAACACATCGACATTGATCACGAAGTTCAAGCACATAGAGATTTAGATACGTATCAGCGCCTGAAAAAGAACATAGACGATTGTACTCGCAATCACAGACTGGTGTCTGCAGAGATTAGTAAATTAGAAAAAAGCCGTGTCAAGCTAGAACAAGAACTTGCTATGTTGAATTCGCATCGCTGTCATGCATGTGGTCAAGACATTCACGACAACCAACACGAAACTATCAAGTTAGCCAAACTTCAGGAATTGGAAGAAATCAACGCCACATGGCAAGAAAAACGCAACGAGCTAGTGGAATACGAAAATGAACTCGACGAGCTAGGCGAGCTAGGCACTGCACCTGTGGTGTTTTACGACAGCCTTGAACAAGCACTGAATCACAAAAACACCGTGGATGGGTTTGCCAAAGACCTTGCTGCACGCCTTGCCGAAGTTGATCCTTACGGCGAACAAATTGCCGACATGCAAGGACAAGCATTGCAAACAGTGACCTATGACACGCTGAACGAACTTACTCGAGTGCAAGAGCATCAAGACTTCTTGCTCAAACTGTTGACCAGCAAAGATTCATTTGTGCGCAAGAAGATCATTGACCAGAACTTGAGTTACTTGAATCAGCGACTCACACACTACTTGGATCGCATTGGATTGCCACACACTGTGAAATTCCAGAATGATCTCAGTGTCAGCATCGAAGAGCTAGGTCGTGAACTAGACTTCGACAACTTGAGTCGTGGTGAACGCACACGTTTGATTCTCTCAATGAGTTGGGCATTCCGCGATGTGTGGGAAAGCCTGTACCATCCCATAAACTTGTTGTTCATCGATGAACTCATGGACAATGGTTTGGACACACAAGGTGTGGAAAACGGCTTGGGCTTGCTGAAGAAGATGAGCCGCGAACGTCATAAGAGTATCTGGCTTGTGAGTCACAAAGACGAATTAGCTGGACGAGTAGAAAACATACTCAAAGTGATCAAAGAAAACGGATTTACAAATTACAACACAGACATTGATATAGCATAATTTTACCCACAGGCAGTACCATGATAATTACGATACATGACATGGACGTTTCAAAATCAAGTGGTAGATCAACTACCTGAAGATTGTGTGGGGTTTGTATATCTTATTACAAACACCACAAACGGCCGCATGTATATAGGCAAAAAACTAGCAAAGTTCTCTAAGACTACACAAAAAACAGTCAAATTAAAAAACGGCAGCAAAAAGAAAAAGAAAATCCGCACTAAGGTCGACAGCGATTGGCGAGACTATTACGGGTCAAGTCCTGAGCTTACCAAGGATGTGGAACAGTTAGGCACAGACAAATTCCAACGCGAAATCCTATATTATTGTAAAAGCAAAGCCGAATGCAGTTACATTGAAGCAAGAGAACAATTTTCCCGACGAGTATTAGAAAGCAAAGACTACTACAACGGACACATTCAAGTACGTGTTCATGGTAGTCATATCATAGGCAAACTTTAAGCAGTTACGGCCCGCACAAGCCAACACCGTGTGCCCTAGACCTGGATCTCGGATCGCAGGGACGGAAGCCTCACCGCGCTAGTGAGCACTCAGCAACTATCCTTAACAGGACGACGATCGCGAAATGCTTGCGGTTTTGCTGTTTGAACAGAATACAAAAAAAGCTAAAATGACGCTGCCGTGGGGCAGCACGTTGATGTGATGTGATAGCGTATGTTGCATCAACCGCCGTTGTAATAAGACGGGATGAGTAGGTACCGGACAACCGCCTACGCATTTGCTATTTGCAAATAGCAAACAGATCCTAACGCTGTGTGACTTGCCGAACTCGGATGAAGCACCTTTTGCCCTGTGCGGGCAAAGTGTGACCATTGAATCTGGATGAATACTTAATCGCTTCGCTCTTTAACTAAACATGTTGTTGAGCGATAGCGAAAACAACTGATCTACGAAGTAGATCATTTTATGCATTAACATATTTTTCTATTGGATGTATGTTTGGCTCAAGTAGATTGTGTAGGTCTTTGGTGTTATTGGGGAATTTTGTTAGCTCCCAAGTTTTCAAGTTGAGATTGTGTTGATAGATCAAACAATGCTGAATTACAACTTCTTGATCAAATGTTAGGTCTATGGGATACGACCAACCATTGACAATCGATTCAACTATGTGTTGATAGTTGACTTGAAATGAAAAAGTTTTTGATTGCAAATTTCTCCATTTGTGATACACTGTTAGCCATTGGTTGTATCTTTGAGAATCGACTTTTATTTCTAGCCAGTCCATGATCTCAGGAATTTTTTTATCACCATTGAACCACAATTCTCGAGAATCTATCCAATAGTGTTCAAATGAAAGATCTACGTTTTCATTGAGCATTTCAAATGGGCGTGTATCCAACGCCAGTCTTTCCCTGACATCCCAGACATCTTTGAGTCCGTTTTTTTCCCACTCGTTGACACTGTGTTGAAAAAACACTATGTCTCTACTTTGTCTGATTTCGTCAATTGATGTTGGTACTCTGTCGTAGTGCATCATTTTTTCCAGCGATCTGACTTCGCTGGTCACATACAACGGTGAAAATTTGTCAATGGAGACAAAAACAGTTTTTGCTCCTTGCTTTTCCAACCAATGCAACATCTGATTGTAATCGTTGTCACAGTAACCAACTACCGCCTGCCAGGACTTTTTATCTACGTTTTCTAACGAAAGATTCAATGCTGTGGCAGCTAAATTCAATGATATAGGACAGGGATACAAAGATACAAAATCTGAATTTTTCTGCAAGAACTCAACAAACTCGCGTGTTTCTAAAAATCCATTGGGATGATTTTTACGATGCCCGTGAGCATTGATTGACTGAAGTGGATCGCTGATCACATCAATCCAGCCTAGTTTTCTATTGAAGAATTTGGACGCACCTTTGAGATAGTTTATAGACCAATCTAAAAACGTGCATCCAACTGAATGTCGGCTAGTGGTACATACCAAATTGGTCATAGTTGATCGGGCCAGTCTCTAAACAGTGCGTGTTGAATGTTGCCTGACACAAATTGATTGAAGCTGCGGTGTTTGTCTTCTAATTCGCCTTTGAGTGGTGCCACACGACGAAATGCCGAATCCATTTGACCCATGTCGCGGAATTCCATCAGTATCATCCATTCCGGCATGTCTGGGATAGATCTAAAGCCCATTTTGCAGCGTGTGATTCTATAGCTGACCATTCGGTCTTCGCTGACCAAGTGGTCAAAAAACTTCTTCATGTTGTTGACCCAGTCTAGGTCAGAGATGTCGCCTTCTTTGTCGGCCCAAATTGTGTAGATATCCATTACTTCAGTGCTCCTAAAATTTCAAAACCCTGCAAGCTTAACATGTAGGGCTCTACCGCTTCAAAATACATCCAGCGGTAACCGCGATCTCTGTAGATCGCACACTCGTTTTCAATACTGCGTATGCCCAGTCTCAACCGGGGATTGCGATAATCCCAGGCAAAATGATCACTGAGCACATTTTCGTTGTCCCAGACCCTGTACATGCTCCAAGCTACCAGACGGCCCTGATCATGATAGCCAATGATTTCAGTGTTGGGTGCAGTGAGTCTGCCAGCTAGCATGGGCATTACACTTTGAAAGTTTTTGTGAGCACAATAATCTCTGTACACTCGCTGCACTTGTTCTACAGGCACAGGGTCCAACAACCACCAGTCGAGCTCGTTGTTGTAGGTTGTTTTGGCAAGATCAATGCGCCCAAACTGCCAACTCATAGTCTAGGGTCCTGTCTGTGATGAAACAGTGCTTGAAGATACTCTTCGGGCCACGAATCGTAGAAACCTTTGCTGGCCATGATCTTTGCTTTGGTGTTGAGATCGCTTAGGCTCTGCACCAAAGCCAAAGCATAGGTACCTTGATTCATGATCACGCCATTGACGTTTTCTACATCGTGAGGATGATCTTCCAAGGCCAGTATGTCGTTGTGCAGCAGGAATTCTGTGTTGGCTGAGTGCAAACTGGCACTGAACAGTGCGTGATTCCATTCTGCAGGATCGTAGGCATAGATTATAACTTCCCACTGACCCATGCCCATCCTAGCTCGATTTTTTAGATCGTAGTAGGGATCTGTGCCCAAAAACACTTGGTAGCTCTTTTTCAATCGTGCAGACCGTGCGTAAGGACAAGGAGGGAATCCTCCCAGGGCAGGATGTGGAACTTCTACAAAGTTCACTAACCACTGCTCGATGTCTTTTTTAACTTGTTCAATGTCCATTAGAAATATGGAAGTCCAGATTTTTTGGTTGTTTCTAGATTGCTCTTGATCAGTTCAGCAATGCTTTCCCTGTCGCGATAACTCAGTTGCATGGCTTGATCTATGGTGATACCACCGCGCATGTGCCAGCAAACCCTAAACATTTCGTCTTTGATCTGCTTGGCCTCCTTCTCCAGTCGCTCTATTGACGCAACCACTTGCTCATTGTCTTGAATCAGGAGGCGGCCGCGAAAAAATCAGTCATGTTCAGTGTAAATGGTTGATCATAACCGTGATTGCAATTGGTGCATTTGATCTTCATTGGCTTGAGTTCGCTTTGCTGCTTGCTCTCGATAATAAAGTCTCTAATGGCAGCAAAAGTGTTGCGGTCACAGTTTAGCAACCATTCACCGATGTGGTTAGGATCGGTGACTTGTGCTGTGGGTGTCTTGACCACTGCAATGCTTTGAGCCAGTGCTCGGGTGGTCACTGTGTTGATCTTTCTCAGCACTTCGGACAGTTGTTTGGTTTGTGCCTCGCTGTCAACTTCGGCATTTTGCAAAGACTGTAACGCACGTTGTTCTTCGAACTGAATCAGCGAATTATCGTTCATTTGCTTGTAGCTCATGGGTTGGAAATAGATTTCCAAATCGCCTAACACCAAGCTCTTGCTGTAGTCAATGCCCTGAATACTGGAAAGTACCTGTGTTAGATCCAAGGTATATTCAGTTTCAGTTTCACAGGCAGGACATGTGCTCATGATATCAAGATCGTTGCCGTAAGTAGCAATGCGAATGGCCACCAAAATAGTGTCCAGGTCCACACTGGGTACGGCCCAGGCATTTTTGATGTTGGGTACACAGCTTTCAATTACCGAACACACTGCTTGTCCGTTGAACAGTGCATCAGGTGTACGATAGGTAATTTCGTCAGCAGTGGTCATGGGCAGCACAGGGTATTCACCGTTTACAGTGTGCTCAAGTGTGCCTTGAGGATAAAAATCGCCCTGACTGGGCAATCTAATAAAGATAGCGGGTTGCCTAAAGTATTGACTTAGGGGATTAGAATTCATGGATTTTCTCGCGGTAAATATGATTATATCTATTTATAGGCCACAAAAACATGGATCAAGAATTAAGAGACTTAGTTGAACAGATGCGTCAGTTGATTCCTGTGCTGCAAAACATCAGCGGCACAGGGGCTACGTCTCCGAAGAACGCAGTGGACGGCACCGAACGCATGGTTCGCAGCGTGGATCGTGTGGTTGTGGCCTTGGGCGCCCTGGCAGTCAAGCTCGATACCTCTAAGAAAAATCGAGTCACTGAACAAGAAGCCATCGAAAAGTTTACCAAAGCTGTGGAGAAAACAGCAGGAAAACTTGACGAAGAAGAAAAAGAACGTCAAGCTGCCATTGACAAACTGGAAGAAGAAGCCAAGGCTCGTGAAGAAGCTATACGCAAAAGCAAGCTATCACAAGAACAGTTGATAAAAGAAGAACGTGAGCAAGCACAGCAACGAGCCAAAGCAGAAACAGAAGCTAGGTCTAAAAACGTTCGTAGACAAGCTGAAGATCTAAACAAAGCTCAAGCCAGCAGCGCCGTGATGTTTGATGCCTTTGCTGCATCTGGGTCCGCGTCCGAACTATTAAAAACCAGATTCTTTGATCTAGCTGGCGACTCAATAGCAGCCCAGACTGGCCTAAGAGTGCTTGGCGCAGCAGGCCAAGGTGCAACTCAGTCTTTGAAGTTGTTTGCCACAGGTCTACTAGACGGCAAACAAGGTGCCGAACTTTCAGCCAAAGCTGTTTCTGAATTTGCCAAGCCGTTGTTGGAGTTAGGCAGTCTTGCAAGCAATATATTGACCATTGCATCCTTCTTTACGCCTGCTGGCCCAATGGCCAACATAATAAAATGGGGTATGCGAGCTGGTGCTGCATTGTTGGGATTGGGCACTGCTGCAATCAGCGCAACACTCAAAGTCAATGAAATGGCCGCCAAGCAACTGGATGCACAACTCAAAAGTTTCAATGAACTCAGTCGGGGCGGCATAGCAGTAGAGAACGGTATAGACGGTATTATCGACGCAGTTCAGACTCTGGGTATGACCATGAGTGAGATTGAGCAGTTCAACAAACTCATTGTTGAAAACAATCGCAACTTGGCTATCATGGGTGGAACTTCGCAACTTGGTGCTAAAGCATTTACAAAAGTTGCCGGCGATTTAACTAAAGGACAGTTTGGCCGAGAACTTGAATACATGGGCATCACAATGCAGGAGCAACGTGAAGTTACTCTAAGCTACATGTCGATTCTGGCTCGAACTGGTCAATTGCAACTCAACAATACCAACAAGTTAGTTGAAAGCTCTGCCAACTACATCAGAGAACTGGATCTTGCAGCACAGCTCACAGGCACTACTAGAAAAGATCAACAAGAAGCCAGAGAAGCTGCGTTGGCTGAAACCAGATTCCGTGCTGCTCTTACACAAGCCATGAAAGAAGGCAACGTTGCAGAAATCAACAGACTGAAGCGTGTGCAAGAAGTAGCAAGCATGTATCGTAAAACGCTGGGCGAAGAAGCGTTTGTTGGTGCATTGCAGCTAGGAGCAAGTCGAGGTGCGCTGACAACAGAAGCAGCTACTCAGCTAGAACTCAGCACAGGTTTTACTAGTTTAATCGAAGACACAAACTTAACTGTAGCACAAGTTTACGACCGATCAGTAAAAACTGCTGTAGCACAAGCAGATTCGTTGGCCAGTATCAATGCAATAGTTGGCGACATCAAAGGATTTCAAATTGCATCTGTGCCGTTGCGAGAAGACGAAGCTCGCCAGGCACAACTTAGAAAAGCTGCCGAAGCACGCGGATTCACAGGACCAGACGCTGTTATTCAATTTGTTGAAGCAGTCAAAGATGAACGTATCAAAGTTGATAAGAACACCAAAGATCTAATTGACGCCAATCGTGCGCAAAGAGCTGCTACTATGACCATGGAACGTGGTATCAGTCAGTTCAACATTGCAGCAGAGATACACGAAACAGCATCAAAAACTTTTGCTGATGCAGTGTCTACATTTGGCGATATCATTGGAACACAGGTCCCAGGAGGAACACCGGTGTATGATGGAGGCACAGCTTCAGCAGCAGGCAAGAGCGCACCAGCTGTTCCTGCACCATCGTCGACTAAGTCAGGCACTGCCGCAGGTGCAGCAGCAGCAACTACAATCGACGCAAAAACAGCACAAGCTGCACTGCAAGAAGCTACAGCCAAACGAGTCAAAATAACAGAAGAAAAAGGTGCTGCAAGTCCAGAAGCCAGAGCAGCACGTATAGCCGAATTCAAAGCAAGAAGACAAGCAGAACGTGCTGGTGCAGCAGAAATGTCTGCAAGAGCTCGTGTTGGACAAGAAACGCCACTTGCTGGAGAACGCCCAACAACCTCTGCTACTAGGATACTAGATATTATTGGTAAAGCTGAAAGTGGTGGCAACTACAATATTTTAGTTGGTGGCAAAGTAAATCCTGAGCTTACCAGCATGACCATCCGTGAAGTATTGGATTTCCAACGCAACATGATTGCACAGGGGCACGAAAGTACCGCAGTTGGCAAATACCAAATTGTGCAAAAAACTTTACAAGGGTTGCTAAACCAGGGAGTAGTAACTCCCAACGAAACATTTTCTCCGGGTACACAGGACAAATTGGCAATTGCATTGCTCAATGAAAAAGGCTTTCAAAAATTCCAAAGCGGAAAAATGTCTGCGGAACAATTTGCTGATGCCATTGCACAGGTATGGGCAGGACTTCCATTGTCCAGTGGTGTTAGTGCTGCTCAAGGTGTTGGATCAAACAAAGCAACTATCAGTCGGCAAGAGGTGCTAACTGCTCTGTCAGACGCCCCCAAAGCTAGAGATGGCGGCATGTTCTCAGGACCGATGACTGGCTACCCTGCTGTGCTACACGGCAAAGAAGCAGTGATACCACTGAAAAACGGTGCTGTTCCTGTGAGCTTGCCCAGTTTAGATGAACTTGTATCATCTAACCGTGCAGTAGACGCCCAAGTACAAGTGTTGCGCAACGAAATGGGATCAATGATGCGTGAATTAACCAACGCTATGATAGCCATGAAAGACAGCGGATCACAGCAGCGCATGATTGAATTGTTGGAATCGATCAGTCGTAATCAGCAAACTACTGCCACAGCCAGCACAAGAATGGCACAGCTGGCGTCTAACTAACGGTAAATAAGTCACCATGGCAGAACCAAGATCAAGCGGCGGCTGGCGCAAATACTTCAAAGTAGCAGACACATCGGGCGTGATGAGTCCCATTTCGGGCAGCAATCAATACGGTCTGCCCGGTTACGGCAAAAACGACGGCACTGGCGGCATGCCCCCGGACTTTGTATTCCGCAACTATGCCAGTAGACTTCCCGAAGTTTATTCTGGCCACCCCAACCGTATTGAGCGATACAACCAATACGAAAACATGGACATGGATTCAGAAATCAATGCTTGCTTAGACATCATTGCTGAATTCTCCACACAGATTAACGAAGACAACGGCACACCTTTTGCTGTAGATTACAAAGACAAGCCCACTGACAACGAAGTCAGCATTATCCGCAAGCAGCTACAGCAGTGGGTCAAAATCAACCAACTAGACAACAGAATTTTCAAACTGTTCCGTAATACTATAAAGTACGGAGATCAGGTATTTGTGCGTGACCCAGAAACTTTTGAAATGTTCTGGGTAGACATGTCAAAGGTCATGCGAATCATTGTAAACGAATCAGAAGGCAAGCGCCCTGAGCAGTATGTGATTCGTGACATCAATCCCAACTTCCAAAACATGACTGTGGCTGCAAAAACAACCACAGACTACATGACCAACCCTGTGACAGGCACAATCTCTGGTTCAGCAAACTATACCATGCCCAACGGCGGTGTAGGTGGCGGTGTGGGCAACAGCCGCTTTATGACTGCCATGAACGAAACTTGTATTGATGCCAAGCACGTGGTTCACATGAGTTTGAACGAAGGTCTTGACGTATTTTGGCCTTTTGGACGATCAGTACTGGAACAGATTTACAAGGTATTCAAGCAAAAAGAACTGCTAGAAGACTCAATTCTTATCTATCGTGTGAGCCGTGCTCCAGAGCGTAGAATCTTCAAGATTGACGTGGGCAACATGCCTAGTCACCTTGCTATGGCGTTTGTAGAACGTGTGAAAAACGAAATGCACCAGCGTAGAATCCCCACTGTAACAGGTGGTGGACAGAACATGATGGATGCCAGCTACAATCCACTGAGTATCAACGAAGATTACTTCTTTCCACAAACACAAGACGGTCGTGGCAGCTCAGTTGAAACTCTGCCCGGCGGACAGAACCTAGGCGAGATTGACGACCTAAAGTACTTCAACAACAAAATGGCACGTGGCCTGCGTGTGCCTTCTAGCTACTTGCCCACAGGCCCCGATGACTCAGATCGCTCAATGGCCGACGGCAAAGTAGGCACAGCATTGATTCAAGAATATCGTTTCAATCAATACTGCGAACGTCTACAAGGACACATTGCACAGAAGTTAGACGACGAATTCAAGATGTTCTTGAAGTGGCGCGGATTCAACATTGACTCTGGTCTGTTTACACTGAAGTTTAACCCACCGCAGAACTTTGCCAGCTATCGTCAAGCAGAGCTGGATACTACACGTATCAATGCATTTACTAGTTTAGAGCCACTGCCTTACATGAGCAAGCGTTTCTTGCTCAAACGTTACCTTGGTCTCACCGAAGACGAGATCAAAGAAAACGAAGACATGTGGATGGAAGAACGTGATCAACCTGAAATGCAAACCACTTCAGGACAGGATCTACGTTCTGTGGGCATTACTCCAGGCGGCCTGGAAAGTGACATCGAAGCTGGTGCAGAAATGGCCGGAATGCAGCCAGGCACACCAGGCACACCCGGAGTCGACGCTGCTGCTGCCCCAGGTGGCCCGGGCGGTGTAGTTCCTGCTAGCGCCACAGGCGCACCCCCACCCGCATAAATAAAGTCATGCTGTTACAAGAATTTTGGAAAAAGGCCCCCGAAGCCTATCAAGACGTAAGTCAAGACAATGCACAGGTTACCAAAAATGACCTGCGTAAAACTCGTTTGACTTTGCGACAGCTCAACAAGCTACGAAAGATGAATGATGTACGAGCTTTTGAATACAAAGAAAAGCTCAAGAAAATTCGTCAACAGTACGCACCTCCACCGCAGCCCATTGCGTAATCTAATAAGAACAGACAATTTATAGTCTTTTTTGCCGATTAAACCGCGTATTTTTTCCCTCTATTGTAAATAACAATACACTTTACCTATAGGAGTTTTCTCTATGAACAGATTTGAACAGTTGATCGAATACGTGATCAACGATGAAGAACAAAAAGCTCGCGAGCTTTTCCACGACATTGTTGTAGAAAAGAGCCGCCAGATTTACGAAAATATCATGGCTGAAGAAGCCGAGGAAGACCTCGACGAAGCCAAAGAAGAAGAGCTAGATGAAGCCAAGGACGAAGAAGAACTTGACGAATCTGCTGACGAAGATATTGAAGAAGGTGCCATGGGCGGTGACGCTGCTGACGACCTGATCGACGATGTCGAAATGGAAGAAGAGTCAGACATGAGCATGGAAGCCGAAGGCGACGACGAAGGCGCCGACGACATGGAAGTTGGTGCTGCCGACGACGAAGGCGCTGAAGCCGGCGAAGAAGAACTCGAAGACCGTGTTATGGACCTTGAAGACAAGCTTGACGAACTCATGGCTGAATTTGAAGAACTAATGGGCAGCGAAGCCGGTGGTGACATGGGCGACGGCGATGACTTTGGTGCCGACGAAGGTGGCGATGCTATCGAAGTTGACGACACAGAAGAAATGATCCCCATGGCCGAAGCCGTAAGTTTGAAGGCTGCTCCAAAGCCAGTTACTAGCGAAGAAGGCGGTGTAAACAAGAAGTCTACAGTTGCTGCTAACAGCGGTGCCGCTGGCATGGCTGCCAAGCCAGTTCACACTGGTGCTAGCATGGGCGGCAAGCACGATGCTGCTGGCGCCTATAGCAATCAGACCAAAGATCTCATTGGTGACTTCCAGAACAAGGCTGGTTCTAGCATGAAAGACCTTTCTGCTGCTACCAAGCCACACTTGGCTCAAGCCACTGGCGTAAACACCAAGAGCCCGCTACCAGGCGGCCGTAAAGGTTAATTAAATGTCATCTAGATACCTAAGAGAAGATCTTACATTCGTCCAGGCGAACATTCAGGTTCTTGAAGAAGCTGATGTGTCTGGCGGTAAGAATCTTTATCTCAAGGGCATTTGCATTGAAGGCGACAAGCGCAATGCAAACGAACGTATCTATCCACGCCACGAGATCATCAAGGCAGTTGAAACCATTAACGAGCAAATTCGCAATGGAAACTCTGTATTAGGTGAAGTGGACCATCCTGACGATCTCAAGATCAACCTTGACCGAGTATGTCACTCGGTTGAGGGCATGTGGATGGACGGCCACGCCGGTTGCGGCAAGCTCAAGATTCTACCCACACCCATGGGCAACCTGATTAAAACCCTGTTGCAAAGTGGTGTCAAGTTGGGTGTTTCCAGCCGCGGATCAGGTAACGTTGATGACAGAACAGGACATGTTAGTGACTTTGAAATAGTCACTATTGATGTGGTTGCCCAACCCAGCGCACCCAATGCTTATCCCACAGCAGTGTACGAAGGTCTCATGAATATGAAACACGGACACCGAGTGTTGGAAATTGCTCGTGAGTCTGGTCAAAGCGACAAAGTGCAAAAGTACTTGGCCGAGGAAGTAAAACGCCTTATCCGAGAACTTAAAATCTAAGGAGAATCAGGAATGTTTGATGCAATCAAACCTTTGCTCGAAAGCGGCCTGATCAACGAAGACGTAAGCCGAGAATTAAACGAGGCTTGGGAATCTAAGTTGAACGAGGCACGTGAGCAAGTACGTGCAGAACTCCGTGAGGAATTCGCACAACGCTACGACCATGACAAAACAGTCATGGTCGAAGCCTTAGATAAGATGGTAACTGAAGGTCTTGCTGCTGAACTTCAAGCTGTTGCTGCTGAAAAGAAAGCAATTGTTGAAGATCGCGTTAAGTTCCAAGCCAAGATGAAAGAATCAGCACAGAAGTTTAACGGCTTCTTGGTGACCAAATTGGCCGAAGAAATTAGCGAACTGCGTAAAGATCGTAAAATGCATGCCGAAGGAATCGCCAAACTCGAGAACTTTGTTGTGCATGCTCTGGCCAAAGAAATTCAAGAGTTTGCTGCTGACAAGCGTGACATGGTGGAAACCAAGGTACGCCTAGTTCGTGAAGCCCGCACACAATTAGAAAATCTCAAGGCACGTTTCGTTAAGGAAAGTGCTCAGAAGATGAGCCGAGCAGTTAGCAGCCATCTCAAGGCTGAACTCACACAGTTGCAAGAAGACATCAAAATTGCTCGCGAGAACAGTTTTGGTCGTCGTATCTTTGAAGCATATGCAGCCGAATTTGGTTCTACTCACCTCAATGAGAAGGCCGAAGTCAAGAAGCTGTATAACATGATCGCTGACAAAGATCGCAAGTTGGCGGAAGCCATCCAACTCACCGAAAAGGCGAAAGTCCTCGTTGAGTCCAAAGAACGCGAAATGCGTATTCTTCGTGAAAGCAATGAGCGTAAAGAACTCATGGCCGAATTGCTTGCTCCGTTAAATCGTGAAAAAGCCGAAGTAATGCGTAATTTGCTCGAAAGCGTACAGACTAGCCGTCTCAAAGGCGCATTCGAAAAATATCTCCCTGCAGTAATGGAAGATCGTTCAGCAAAAGCCCGTAACGTGATTGCTGAATCTGTATCTGTTGCTACTGGAGATAAAACTGTTCCAACACAGCAAGAGCCGGAAGACCGCAGCAATGTGATCGACCTCAAGCGTTTGGCAGGTTTATAATCTTTTATTATAGGAGACTTAAATGTCACAAGAACTACTTGAAAGTCGCTGGGGCGAGACCAAAGAAGCTCTGCTCGAAGGTCTGAACGGCACTAAGCGCAATAGCATGAGTGTTATCCTCGAAAACACTCGCAAGTACCTGAAGGAAAACGCTTCCGCAGGTTCTACCTCTGCTGGCAACATCGCCACACTTAACCGTGTGATTCTGCCAGTTATTCGTCGTGTTATGCCTACCGTTATTGCTAACGAGTTGGTTGGCGTTCAGCCCATGACCGGTCCTGTTGGTCAAATCCACACTCTGCGTGTTCGTTACGCTCAGAGCTTGACCGACAACAGCTTGGCTGCTACTTCTGTAACAGCTGGCCAGGAAGCTCTGTCTCCCTTCACCATTGCTACAGCTTACTCTACTGTTCCACAAAACACTAGCACAGCTACTAGCTACACTGGCGGTTCTACTGCTAGCATGGAAGGTACCGGCGGTAAGCAGATCAGCGTTCAGATCCTGAAGCAAGCTGTTGAAGCCAAGACCCGTAAGCTGCAAGCTCGTTGGACATTTGAAAGTGCCCAAGACGCTCAAGCTATGCACGGTATTGACGTCGAAGCCGAAATCATGGCTGCTCTGGCACAAGAAATTACAGCTGAAATTGACCAGGAGATTCTCCTGTCCCTACGCAGCCTAGCTTCTACTGAGTTCACATACAACCAAGCTACCGTTTCTGGTACTGCTACATTCGTTGGTGACGAACACGCCGCTCTGGCCGTTCTGATCAACCGTGTTGCTAACCTGATCGCTCAGCGTACACGTCGTGGCGCTGGTAACTACGCCGTTGTTAGCTCAGCCGCTCTGACAGTACTGCAAAGTGCTACTACTTCTGCTTTCGCTCGTACCACCGAAGGTACTTTCGAAGCTCCTACAAACACCAAGTTCGCTGGTACCCTGAACGGTTCTATGCGTGTGTTTGTTGACTCTTACGCCAGCGACACAACTCCTGTGCTCGTAGGTTACAAGGGTTCCAGCGAAGCTGACGCTCCAGCATTCTACTGCCCATACATCCCATTGATGAGCAGCGGTGTTGTTCTGGATCCGTCAACATTCGAACCAGTCGTGAGCTTCATGACTCGTTATGGTTACATCGAATTGACCAACACTGCTAGCAGCTTCGGCAACGCTGGCGACTACGTTGGTGAGATCGCTGTACAGAACTTGTCTTTCAGCTAATCAACCAGCTGGATTACACGATCCAAAAGGCCCTTCGGGGCCTTTTTTGTTGACTCGGTAAATATAAACATGGCAAATCCTCCACCACCATATGATGATATCACTGGCATAAGTCGTGCTGTAATGAAAGACAATGCGCAGGTTACACTGGCAGAATATAACGGCAATGCACGCCCAGGCGAACTGGTAGTTGATCTAACTCAAGATCCCCCTCCGCTGTATGTAGGCAACAACTCTGGACAATTAACTGCTGTCACCACTGGAGGCACCTATGGCAATGCCAATGTAGTGACACTGTTGGCCACATTTGGATCTAATACTATATCTACCACAGGCAACATCACTGGCGGTAACATCTCTGCAACAGCCAATGTCTCGGTTACGGGCAACATTATTGCCAACAACATTGGCACCTTAGAACAGCTCTCGACCAAATACATGATATTTGACGTAATGCCCTTGAACAATCTTCCTCCTGCTACTTTTGGTGCTGGCCTCCGCGGATTTGCTAATGATGCCAATCTAGCAGCCGCAGGAAATTTTGGTGCCCAGATCACCGACGGTGGCAGCAATATTGTGCCGGTGTGGTCGGACGGTAGTGTTTGGCGCATTGGTTAATAAAACTTAACTCGTAAGAAAGCCCGCACATCCAGTTCGGTCAGTCCAGGAGAAGTGCGGGCCAGATAATATAAGTTTAACGACCTTGCTTTTACTATAGATAATAAGCGTTGACACGCAGTTGTAATTATACTGTCTTGGAAAAAATTTACAACCAGTATGGTTAAGAGTTTTTCAGAAACGAATAAAAATCTCTGACGTTCTCTCTGGTCCAGCACGACAAACGGTACAAGCCAAAAATGTTTTTTTCAAAACAAGATTGATCGGGTACTATCGCTTGATAGTTTTCAAAGCTCTTTAGATAATGTATCATTGCATCTGCTCGATGCGCATCATCTTGAATGTTGTCAAATTGAGCGTAATCAAAGTTTCCGTGCCCTAGATCTACACCGTACGATGCTAGCCATTGATGATACTGCCAAGGTCCGTACATTAAACAAGGTTTGTTCATTATCAATGGCTTGATGGTCTTTTCGGTAACATGATATTCTTTGATACTCCAGCCGTGACTTTCTAGAGAGTCTGTTTCGTATTGTACTTCGAATCGAAAATTATCGTAAAGTTTTGGCTGTACAATTTTACTCAACAAAGTCATACCAGACGTGACCATGTAGTAATCTCGATAGAAATTTTTCGACGCATAATCAAACTGATCGTAACCAAACGGTGCGCCCGATCCAGGAACAACTTCGCCGTGATATTTTACCAAGCTTTTACTGAGATCAAGCTGTGACAGTCTTGAAACAAAACGACTTCTCAGTGTGCTTTTCCTGCCCACCAAACAGAAAAAATCAAACTCAGGTTCGTGCCTAGCTGGCTCTATTGTAGCCAAATGTGATTGCATGACAAATAACTCTTTGCCATAGTCAATTACTTCGTTGAATATTGTAAAGTGTTTGACGATTGAAATACCAAAAAACTTTTCTTGTAAATCCTTGAAGTCAGCAGCACTTTCTGTGATAAACACATATGCTTTGGCAGGGTTTAATTTGAACGAATAATCGTAGATTTGTTGGCAAGTTTCTGCAAAGATTAAATTAACGTCATGCCAATCTATGGTCAGTCTTTCTTGTAGATCAATGTTTGTAACGGCCAGTAATTCTCCTTTGGCAGTACTCCAAGTTATTTCAGGTGAATCAAATAACTGGGAACAATACTCGATGTATTGCTGAGCCATGTGAAATTTGGTTCCTAGAATATTTTTCTCGTCAAGAACTTGGATATTCATACTTTAAACCACGACAAAAATTGTGTTACTTTGTTGATAGCATTATTCCAAACACCATACTCGTCTTGACGGAACAGACGGGCACTGGAATACCAAGGACTGGAATCTCGATCCAACAACCAACGCCAGTCTGTGCTGTACTTGTTGAGCATTAGCCACAGAGGTCTACCCAAAGCCCCTGCAAGGTGCGCCACTGCGGTATCCACACTTACAACCACATCCATGTGCATGATCAACGCAGCAGTTTCAGCAAAGCTTTGAATATGGCCGGGGAAAGTTTTTACACCTAGTTCCAGTAACTTGGCTTCTTCTTCGGGTGTAGCATCGCACTGTAAATTGATCCATTCGTATTGGGAATTGGTTTCGATCATGCGAACTACATCCTCAAACGGCATGGCTTTGTGCTGATTGAGCCAACTATCTCTGCGGCCGCTCCAACACAGACCAATTCTCAGTTTTGTTTTCGGCCCCAGTGTTTGTTGCCATTGCTGCATCAACGCAGGGTCAGCATTGAGATAACTCACAGGCTTTGCTAGTGTGTCTAAGGTAATACCCAGCACGCCCGGAATGCTCATGATCGGAACCCAATAATCAAACTCGCCCATGTCGTCGCTGTAACGTCCTATCTGTTCAATAATGCTGCTACGACCCAACAATGGGATTAGTCCATCAGTGACTTGCAATTTGATTCGAGCACCCATGACGTGCAAGTTCCAAAGGAAGCGTACAAATTGTATGTTATCACCGTGTCCTTGTTCGCCTACTACTAGAATAGTTTTGCCTTGTAGTGATTCACCGCGCCAACGTGGCTGTGAAAACTGAGGTTCTGTGCCAGCAAGGTGTTCATAGTTCCAGCGCGATTCGTACTGAGGCCATCCACGGGCATAGTCACCGGACAACAAATAGCAAACTGCCAAATTAAAATGCGCAGTGATGTTTGTAGGATCTAATTCAATGGCATGTTGCAAAAACGGTACGGCACGCTTGGGGTAGCCCATTTCTCTTGTGACATTGCCGTAGTTGTTCCATGCTGCTGAAGATTCAGGATCTTGTACAAATGCCAAAGCATAGCATTTTAGTGCTTCGTGATATTGTCTATCGCTACGATGTTGATTGCCTTGTGCAATTAAAAAATCTGTTTCCATGCGTCTATTTAATGTGCTAGAGCGGCAGTTTAGACATTTTATATAAATATTTGGTTACAACGCAATTCTGCGTTTTATGCGGCCAACCACCGCGTACGGGCTAGAACCCCGATCGGACTTCTTTAAGGAGAAAACAAATGGGACGTCCACTAAAAATCAAAAAAACCACAACCAAAGACATTGGTTTCAACGCCTGGGACACACTAACATCACCAGTAGTGCCTGAACTTTTTAACACAGACCAATTTACCAACGTAGTGGGCGGAAATGATGCTGCCAACGATTTGGCCACTGCTACCTATCCTGTAGTCAAGTGCCGTGTGTTTATTTCCGGTGCAGGCGCCGAAGCTGACGGTTACATTATCCGTCAAAAGGGTGCTACCAAGTATTTGGTCACTGACGGTACTAACACTGGTGTTTGCACACTAGCCGACGAAGCTGACGGTGCATTGACCGAAGGTAACATGAACATTACCATGAGCGTAGGCGACTCTGCCGCCACCACAATTGCTCGTTTGACCAACCGCTATGCGCTTGATTACAGCAACAACCGTTATGCTATCAACTTCTTCACTGATGGTGGAACTGGTGTCAAGTCTGGCGCTGCTGATAACGCTACTATCACTTACGCTGCTGTTGAAAAATACGTTTAATTTGGTGTAACCCTGAGATCCTCCTAGATAACTACTAGGAGGATTTTTTATGAGCAGAGCATTTGTACTAGGCAACGGTGTAAGCCGATTAGAAGTAGATTTAAACGTGTTAAAACGCGAAGGCAAAGTCTACGGCTGCAATGCCTTGTACAGAACATTTGCTCCAGACGTGCTGGTCAGTACAGATACACCTATTGCCACTGCCATACAACAGTCTGGATATGCTGAGCAGCATAGAATGTACACACGAAAACCCATAGCAGGTCTTGGTGCCTATCGTGTACCACAGCCTTATTTTGGTTACAGTTCAGGTCCCATTGCTGCCGGGTTGGCTGCTATGGATCAAAACGTTGCTGTGTATCTCGTAGGGTTCGACATGGGCCCAGTTGGTCATAATCAATTTAACAATGTGTACGCTGACACTGAATTTTACAAAAAAAGCTCAGCTAAGCCAACGTTTTCAGGCAATTGGGCCAGACAGTTAGTACAAGTAATGAAAGATTTTCCTAAAACAAACTTCTTCAGAGTCAAGGGCACAACCACAGCAGACATTTTGGAATTCAACGGAGTGCCCAACCTCGTGACCATGCCCATGCAGGACTTCTTAAACCGGCTAAATAACACAAAGGATCTGTAAATGTCTACCTATAAGCGTTCCACCGGTAATATTGTTTTTCAAACACTTGAAGCTAACTCTTCAGTGTCGTTCATTGGACCTACAGCCAACGCAGTATCGGTAGTGATCAATGGAGATTTGAGTGTAAGTGGAAACGCTAGTTTAACTGGTAACATTGCAGGCGACAAGATTTTTAACGGCACAACTTCCATAGACATTCCTTCTCCCAACGGCAATATTGCCATGAGTGTAGGCGGTGTGAGCAATGTGGTTGTTGTATCGTCAACAGGAACAACTTTTGCAGGATCCATTGGTTTTACAGGCAACATTTCAGCAGGAAATGTTTCTTCAAACGGTATCATTACTGCAATTGGTAACGTAAGTACTAGTGGCAATTTAAATGCCAATGGCAATATTGTTATATCTAGGGACGCTAGCGCCGGCCAGCCTACGTTTATATTCAACGACACTGATACCACGGTAACAACAAACACTGTGCTGGGTGCAGTAGAGTGGTACACAAGCGATCTTTCTCCGGGCGGCCGTGTAACCACTGCGGTTAGATCTATAGCAACCAGTGATACTGGTAACGCACGTTTTGAAGTATTAACATCCACCGGCGGATCGGCAGCTTCTGCCAAGTTTGTAGTAGACAACGTTGGCAATGTTGGTGTTGCAAACACCGCTCCGCTGCATACATTTGCTGTGTCAGGTAATACTTATACCAGCGGTACTGCTACAGTGATTGGCAACGTTACTGGTGGCAACTATATCACAGCAGGTTTGGTATCGGCTACAGGCAATATTACAAGTGCAGCCAACATTGCTGGCGGCAATTTGTCTATTACATCAAACGTGGCTGCAAACAACTTATCTGCTACTACTAGAATTACAGCAGGATCAGGCGGTGTAAGCGCAACTGGCAACATCACTGGCGGCAACTTAATCAGCCAAGGTATTATTAGTGCCACAGGTAATTTAACAACCACAGACATTTTTGCAACCACAGTTAGTGCATCAGGAAATATCACTGGTGCAAATGTCAATGTTCCAGGCGTAGCTAACACAGGTTCAGTAACTGCAACTTCTACTATTTCGGCAGTAGGTAATGTCACAGGCGGTAATATTGGTACAGCAGGTCGAATCACAGCCACTGGCAACGTAGTTGGCGGTAATGTTAATTCGTCAGGATTGGTATCAGCAGCTGGCAACATTGTCACTGGTGCATACTTTGTAGGCGACGGTGGTTTCCTATCCAACGTTACTGCGGTGTCAAACTTGGCAGTGTCTCAGTTAGCAAACGGTGTTACAAACTTAACTGTTCGTTCAGCAACAGGTCCAATCACAGCAGACGTCAACGCTGTGGCTAACGTCCTTATTATAACAGATACCAGTTTAACAATGACTGGTGTAGTTTCAGCCACTGGCAACGTGGTTGCTGGCAACGTCAACACCGCAGGTATAGTCAGTGCCACAGGCAACATCAACGGCGGCAATGTCAATGCTACTTTTGGTAACTTTAACACTGTGATTGGTGCAGCCAACGCTAGCAACTTGACCACAGGCACAGTGCCCAGCGATAGACTCACAGGTATCTACGCTATTAACATTTCAGGATATTCTGCTACGGTCAGTGGTGCTGCTCAACCAAACATTACTTCAGTTGGTAACATGAGCTCGTTGTCAGTGGTTGGTAATACCACTTCGGGCAATTTGATTACCGGCGGATTAATTACAGCCACAGGTAATATCACTGGAGGCAACCTTGTCACTGCTGGCACCGGTAACATTAATACTTTGGTTGTATCTGCTACTGCCAGTGTTACAGGTAACGTAACTGGTGGAAACTTGATCACTGGCGGTCTTGTTACAGCGACTGGAAATCTCAATACCAGTGGCGGAGTATTAGCCACAGGAAACGTTACTGGCGGAAACATAAGAACTGGCGGTCTTGTTACTGCCACTGGTAACGTCAACACCAGCGGCGGAGTATTGGCAACTGGCAACGTAACTAGCGGAAACGTTAATACTGGCGGGTTGATTACAGCCACTGGCAATGTTACAGGTGGAAACATCAACACTGGTGGTTTAATTACAGCAACAGGAAACATTAATACTTCTGCTGGAGTTTCAGCAACTGGTAACGTTTCTGGTGCATTTATTTTAGGAAACATTACTTTTGCCACAGGTTACAATGCCAGCAAGATTTTTAATGGAACATCCGAAGCTAACATTGGTTCCTTAAACGGCAATGCCAATATTAGCATAAACGGTACCAGCAACGTTGTAGTTGTTGCAAACACTGGAGTCGCAGTTTCGGGAACAATGTCTGCTAGTGGCACAGTTACTGGCGGCAATTTAGCCACTGCTGGTACTGCAAGTGCAACAGGCAATGTCACAGGCGGAAATGTCAATACAGCTGGATTAGTGTCAGCTGGCGGCAACGTTGTTGGTGGCAATATTACTACATCAGGACAAGTAAGTGCAACTGGTGCAATTACTGGTGCAAGTCTGAGTGTTTCTACTGGAAATATTTCAGGTGGCAACCTAAACATCAGCGGCGGAATCTATGATTCTTCTCAATTAGATATTCAAACTACAGCCGTTAATGCTAACATTGTACTAACACCTAACGGCACTGGTAACGTCAACATCGGGCGTATGAGTGCGTCAGGCAACATCACTGCGGTTGCGTTCTATGGCAATGGTGCAAGTCTGAGCGCACTCACAGGTGCTAATGTCACAGGTACCGTGGCTAATGCTACCTATGCTACATCTGCAGGCAGTGCTACATCAGCTACCACTGCTGGCACCGTAACTACTGCTGCTCAACCCAATATTACGTCGGTTGGCACTTTGAGTTCTTTGGCTGTTACTGCCAACATCACCGGCGGTAATTTAAGTGTTAGCACTGGTACAGTTACCCTTGGAAATATTGTAAACGCCAATGGCAACGGAGTGGGCAATATTGGTAGTTCAACCACTTATTTTAACCGCGTATTCGCTACAGCTACTACAGCTCTATACGCTGACTTGGCAGAAAAGTTCTTGGCAGATCAACCCTATGCACCAGGTACGGTGTTGGTTTTTGGTGGTGATAAAGAAGTCACACAATCGACTACAGATGCAGATCACCGCGTAGCTGGCGTAGTTTCTACCAATCCAAGTTACACAATGAACTCTGGACTTGATGGCGATTATGCTGTGGAATTGGCCTTGCAAGGTCGAGTACCGTGTGCGGTTGTAGGACCAGTGGCCAAAGGAGATTTGATGGTATCTGCCCCTGATGGACGAGCTCGAGCTGTGAAATCTGCAGCCGCTGGCACAATTATTGGCAAGAGTTTGGAAAACTTCAACGGTGATGTTGGCATCATTGAGATTGTTGTAGGACGCGATTAACTCCCTAAAACTGTAAACTTATGAATCTGGTAAATACACTAGAGGATTAAGTTTACCTATGGCACAGCAAATAATCAATATCGGCCAAAACGCTAACGACGGCACCGGTGAACCGTTGCGCGAAGCGTTTGATGCTGTAAATCAAAATTTTACAGAAATCTACAACGCTGGCCCAGTTGGCAGCAATGTTACAATAGCCAACAACGTAATATCAGTCAACGGTTTAAACCAAAATTTGATACTGGCCGCCAACGGCATAGGTAATATTCAGGCCAACAGTTCCATTGTTCCTGGCATCAGCGGTGTCTACGATCTAGGTTCTGCAAACTTAACTTTCAACGAAATTCACGGCGAGTACATCTACGGCAACGGTGCTTTTCTAACAGGTATTTCTGGTGGCAGCACATACAGCAACGCCAATGTAGCAGCGTATTTGCCCACTTATTCTGGCAACTTAGGCGCCAGTAATATTAATGCCACTGGACGTATTTCTACCACAGGAAACGTTGTAGGTAATTTTATTTTTGGTGATGGTGGATTCTTAACCAACGTCACAGTTAGCTCAAACGTGGCTGCCACACAGCTAGCCAATGGCAGCACAGTTTTAAGCATTGCAGGTCCCGGCGGCAACATTGTTGCTACAGTTGGTGGTGTTGCCAACGTGGTTGTAATCGGAAGTGCAGCAACCACATTTGGCGGAAACATACTGCCAACCGGCAACGGTACTCAAAATATTGGTAGTCCAACTGCTACATTCAACGATCTGTACCTGTCCAACAGTACCATTTACCTTGGTAATGCCACTATTAGCGCCAATGCTACTTCAGTTATTTTAACCAATGAAAGTGGTCAGCAAACTGTAATTCAAGGCAGCGGAACACTTCAGCCCTATGGTAATTCCAATGTAGCAGCATATCTACCAACATACACTGGCAACCTAAGTGGCGGCAACTTAACTGTTACTGGTGCTGTATCAGCTACATCATTCAGTGGATCAGGCGCTGGTTTAAGTCTGATTCCAGGTTCAAATGTCACAGGTACTGTGGCTAATGCTGCATATGCAACCAATGCTGGTGCTGCTACAACAGCAACCACAGCAGGTACTGTGACCACTGCTGCACAACCAAATATCACATCAGTTGGTACCTTAACATCTTTGAGTGCCGTTGGTAATATCACTGGTGCATATTTTATTGGCAATGGTAGTCAGCTGACTGGATTGCCAGCTGGTTATTCCAATGCTGACGTTGCTACCTATTTGCCAACATACACTGGTAATTTGTCAAGCCTTCAAGGTAATGTCACAACCACTGCCAACATCAGCGGCCAATATATTTTAGGTAACGGTGCTTTCCTTACTGGTATTTCTGGTGGAGGCGGCAGTTATGCCAACTCTAACGTTGCTGATTACCTAGCCAGCGGTACGGTAACATCAAACATTATCACATCTGGTAACATCAGTGGCGGCAACATAATTGGCAATGGCTCTACATTGACCAACCTAACTGGCGCCAACGTAACCGGTACAGTGGCCAATGCTGCGTATGCAACCAATGCGGGCTCGGCAACTTCGGCTACTACCGCAGGCACTGTAACTACTGCTGCACAACCTAATATTACATCAGTCGGTACACTAACATCATTGAGTGTGAGTGGCAACATTGACGGCGGTAATGTCAACTCGACCTTCTTTGGTTCAGGTGCCGGCCTCAGTTCAATTACTGGTGCCAATATCACTGGTACCGTGGCCAATGCCACATACGCTGCAACAGCAGGTAGTGCTGGGTCAGCTACAAGTGCTACCACAGCTGGCACTGTAACCACAAACGCACAGCCAAATATTACATCAGTTGGCACATTGAGCTCGTTGAGTGTGAGTGGCAATGTTGATGGCGGAACTTTCAATGGTAATGGTGCCGGACTGACCAATCTTGCTGGCGCTAACGTTACAGGTACTGTGGCCAATGCTACATATGCAACCAATGCAGGCACAGCTACATCGGCTACCACAGCTGGTACAGTAACCACAAACGCACAACCTAACATTACATCAGTGGGCACACTGTCAAGTTTGGCAGTATCTGCTAATGCCACAGCCAACAATTTTAGTGCTACAACATCTGTAACTGGTGCAGTAATATCTGCATCTGGTAATGTAATTGGTGGCAACGTCAACACCGGCGGTTTGATCTCAGCAACTGGTGCAGTAATTGCAGGCAGTGTTACCGGCACAGGCAACGTCACTGGCGGTAACATCAATACTACTGGATTGGTGTCTGCAGGTGGAAATGTCACAGGTGGCAACGTCAACACCGGCGGTTTGGTCTCAGCTACTGGCAACGTTACTGGCGGCAACATCAATACAACTGGTCTAGTTTCTTCTACTGGTAATGTAACTGGTGGTAACTTAAGAACCCAAGGTATTGTAAGTGCGTCAGGCAATATAATCACTGATGGATTCTTTGTAGGTAATTTTGCTGGCAATATTACAGCAAATATTGTAGTGCCAGGTGCTAACACACAAGTGTTATTCAATACCAATGGCAATGCCGATGCAGTAGCCGGTTTGACCTACAACAAAGATTCAAATACTTTGGCGGTGCTAGGCGTATTATCTGCACAAGGTAACGTTGTTGCTGCAAACGCTGTGATTTCTGGCTTGACCACTGTTACAGGTAATGTAATTGGTGGCAATCTGGTCACCGCTGGGCAAGTCAGCGCCTCTGGCAACATCACTGGCAATTATTTTATTGGTAACGGTAGTCAGCTAACTGGATTGCCTGCAACTTATGGCAACGCTGATGTTGCTGCTTACTTGCCAACATACACTGGAAGTCTACCAAACTTAAACGGTGTTGTAGCAACTACTGCAAACGTTTCAGGTGGTAACCTTAACGCTACCGCAGATGTTGTTTCGTTGTCGGGCAAGTTTGTTGGAAATGCTGCGGGACTAACAAATATTCCAGGCGCCAATGTCACAGGTACCGTGGCCAATGCCACTTATGCTACTTCTGCTGGATCGGCTACCTCTGCTACCACAGCAGGTACAGTGACCACCGCCGCACAACCAAATATCACATCAGTGGGTACATTGACATCACTAAGTGTTAGTGGTAATATCGACGGTGCAAACGTCAACGGCGCACATTTTGGATCAGGTGCAGGCTTATCAAACTTGACAGGTGCTAACGTTACAGGTACTGTGGCCAATGCCACTTATGCCACAAGTGCTGGTAGTGCTACATCGGCTACCACTGCTGGTACAGTGACCACCGCCGCACAACCTAACATTACATCAGTTGGTACTCTATCAAGTTTGAGTGTAACTGGCAACATTGATGGTGGCAATGTCAACTCAACATTCTTTGGTTCGGGAGCAGGACTTTCAAACTTAACTGGTGCCAACGTCACCGGTACTGTGGCCAATGCCACTTATGCCACATCAGCTGGGTCAGCTACATCGGCTACAACTGCTGGCACAGTAACCACTGCTTCACAACCAAATATTACATCAGTTGGTACTCTATCAAGTTTGAGTGTCAGTGGCAATGTAAGTGCTAGCAATTTAACTCTAAGCGGAAATGTTCAGGGTCCTCTCAATGTTTCGGGCAACGTAGTTGCTGGATATTTTATTGGCGATGGTAGTCAATTGACCAACATTGCTGTAGGTGCTGGTACACAAATTGTCAGCGGCAATAGCAATGTTTCTGTGCTAACCCCCAATGGCAACGTTGCTGTGGCTGTTTCGGGCGCTACTGTTGTAACTGCTAGCACTGCCGGAATAGATGTAACTGGTGCAGTAAGTGCTACAGGCAATGTCACTGGCTCGTACATTATTGGCAATGGTTCTACATTAACCAACCTAACTGGTGCTAACGTCACAGGTACTGTAGCTAACGCTACGTATGCAACCAATGCGGGCTCGGCAACTTCGGCAACTACTGCTGGTACCGTTACAACCAATGCACAACCAAATATCACATCAGTTGGTACACTATCAAGCTTGAGTGTAAGCGGTAATGTTGATGGTGGCAATGTCAACTCAACATTCTTTGGTAACGGTGCTGGATTAAGTTCAATTACTGGCGCCAATGTCACTGGTACAGTGGCTAATGCTACATATGCAACATCGGCAGGATCAGCTACATCGGCAACTACTGCTGGTACCGTTACAACCAATGCACAACCAAATATCACATCAGTCGGTACACTAACATCATTGAGTGTGAGTGGCAACGTTGATGGAGCCAATATCAACGGCACACATTTTGGCAATGGAGCAGGTTTAAGTTCTCTTACAGGTGCTAACGTCACAGGTACAGTGGCCAATGCCACTTATGCCACAAGTGCTGGCAGTGCTACATCTGCAACCACAGCCGGTACTGTTACAACTTCTGCACAACCCAACATTACTAGTGTTGGTACACTAACTGCTCTAAGTGTAACCGGTAACGTATCTGCAGACTACTTCATTGGTAACGGTAGTTTACTGACAGGCGTAACAGCTTCGGGTGTAAATGCTGCCGCTCTCACTGGAAACACTTTAAGTTCCAACGTCTTATTCAGCAGTCTAACCAGCGTTGGTACATTGTCATCATTGAGTGTGAGTGGTAACGTAACTGGTGGTAATATTGGTACTGCTGGTGCTGTCACTGCGGCAACTGTTGAAACCACTGGCAACGTTATTGTTGGTGGAGACCTTGTAGTCAATGGTAATACATTCTCAGTCAACATCGAGAACCTAAACGTCCAAGATCCAATTATCGGTCTAGGTCGCGGTCCCAACAATGCACCACTCACAGTCAACGATGGCAAGGATCGCGGCGAACAACTTTGGTACTATACCGATGCAGAAAACTCAGCATTCATTGGTTATCAGAATTCTTCGGGCAACCTAATTGCTGCTAGCAACGTTAGCATTACCAACGAAATCGTAACTGTTAACAACTATGGTACACTGGTTGCTGGTAATATTGCTGCTCAAACTGTGTCTGCTTCGGGCAATGTCACAGGAAATTATATTGTTGGTAACGGTTCAACACTGACCAACTTAACTGGTGCTAACGTTACTGGTACAGTAGCCAATGCTGCATACGCAACCAATGCTGGTAGTGCTACATCAGCAACAACAGCAGGCACTGTTACAACTGCTGCACAACCAAATATTACAAGTGTTGGTACATTGACATCGCTAAGTGTGAGCGGCAACGTTGATGGTGCTAATATCAACGGAGCACATTTTGGATCAGGTGCTGGCCTGTCAAACTTGACAGGTGCTAACGTCACAGGTACTGTGGCCAATGCCACATATGCCACTTCAGCCGGCAGTGCAACTAGCGCAACTACAGCTGGTACAGTTACAACTAACGCTCAACCCAACATTACCTCAGTTGGAACATTAACAAGTTTGAGCGTCAGTGGCAATGTTGATGGTGGTAATGTTAACTCAACGTTCTTTGGTAATGGAGCAGGATTAAGTTCTCTTACAGGTGCCAATGTTACAGGTACTGTGGCCAATGCTACATATGCTACTTCGTCTGGCACAGCTACATCTGCAACCACAGCAGGTACTGTAACCACAAACGCTCAACCTAACATCACCTCAGTTGGTACATTGACATCGCTAAGTGTGAGCGGCAACGTTGATGGTGGCAATGTTAACTCAACATTCTTTGGTAATGGCGCAGGATTGTCAAGTTTGACAGGTGCCAATGTTACAGGTACTGTGGCTAATGCCACATATGCTACATCGGCTGGCACAGCTACATCTGCAACTACAGCTGGCACAGTTACAACCAATGCACAACCCAACATTACATCAGTTGGCACCCTGAGCTCATTGAGTGTCAGTGGCAACGTTGATGGCGGTAATTTGAACACCAGCGGCACTGGCTCATTTGGCAGTGTTACTGCAACAGGCAACATATCAGCTTCTGCAATTAACGCTGCTAACTTCAGCCTCACAGGCAACGTGCTTGGTCCTCTAAATGTCACTGCTAATATTACTGGCGCAAACGTAAGCACAACCAATCTCAGCCTAACAGGCAATGTAGTGAGCCCGCTGAATGTCACAGGTAATATTACTGGTGGAAACATTGAAGCAGTTTATGCTATTACTGCTGGCAGCGGAATTACTATTAACAATGGTAGTCTAAGTGTACCAGTTGGCGCAGTCAGTGCCACAGGCAATGTTACTGGTGGTAACATCAACACAGCTGGCTTAGTAAGTGCTACAGGTAACGTTCGTGGTGGCAACGTAGTATCTGCTGGAACTGTGACCGCAGCTGGACAAATGATTGCCACAGGCAATATCACCGGCGGCAATATTAGTACAGCTGGTTTGATTGCAGCAACTGGAAACATCAACGGTGGTAACATCAACACTGTTGGATTGGTTACTGCCACTGGCAATGTCACAGGCGGAAACATCAATACCGCAGGTCTAGTTTCTGCTGTCGGTAGCTTGATCGGTGGTAATATTAGCACTGCTGGCACCGTGACTGCTACGGGCAACATTACTGGTGCCAATTTGGTTGCTGCTGTTGGTATATCAGCAGCAGGTAATATCACTGGTGGTAATGTTATTGCTGGAACTTTTATTGGTAACCTGCTAGGTAATATTTCTTTGACTGGCAGCAATACACAAGTACTGTTTAACAACAATGGCATTGTTGGATCTGACTCAGGATTTACATATGATGCTATCACCAACGCACTCAGCGTAGGCGGAACCATTGCAACCAACAACGGCGGCGATGTTAATGTGTCAGGTCGTGTCAGTGTTGCTGGTAATGTTATTACCAATACTGGTACGATCAGCGGTGCTGCTGTTGAATCAGGCAGCACTATTAGTGCCATTGGCAACATCACAGGTGGTAATGTTAACGCAGGTGGAAGAGTCAGTGCCACAGGCGCAGTAATTGCAGTTGGAAACGTAACTGGCGGCAACCTAACCACAAGTGGTTTGGTAAGTGCAACTGGTGCTGTTAACTCGGGCAGCGTAAGTGCTACAGGAAATGTCACAGGTGGTAACATCAACACAGCTGGTTTGGTAAGTGCAACTGGTGCTGTTAACTCGGGCAGCGTAACCGCAACTGGCAATATTGCTGGCGGAAACATCAGTACTGCAGGACTTATTGTAGCTACAGGCAACGTCTCGGGCGGAAACGTTAATTCAGATGGAGTGCTCAGTGCAGTTGGTAACATTTTTGGCGCTAACATTACAACTACAGGTATTGGTAACATAACCACGCTAGAAGTTGTAACTTTGGCCAACGTCAAGAGTTCAGAAGTATCAAACAGCACAACTAGTGGCGCACTCAAAGTAGCTGGCGGCGCTGGTATTGGCGGCAATGTATACGCTGGCGGATTCTATACCAGCGGTGTTGCTTCAGTTGGAGGCAATGTTACTGGAGGTAACGTTAATACCGCTGGTGTTATCAGTGCTACAGGTAATATCAATGGCGGCAATTTAAACGCTACAGGACTAAGCCTCAGCGGCAACGTGGTCAGTGCTCTAAACATGACCACAGGAATTACAACAACTGGCAACATCACTGCTGGAAATGTGTCGGCTTCGGGCACCATAAATATTGCTGGACAGCCAGTGGCTACAGTAAGCGACGCTGTTGCACTAGCAATTGCATTAGGATAAAAGATGGCAAATACATTTAAACGTAAACTCAGTAGAGCGATTGGAACTACTGCTACACAGGTCGGAACCTATGCAGTTGGTGCTGGCAACACAGCGGTCATAATTGGATTAACTGTTACTAACACATCTGGCAGCTCAATTTCTGCCAATGTTTTTCTCAATGACACTGTGGCAAACACTTCAATTTTGACCAATGCACCTATCAGTTCAGGTTCAAGTTTGGTTGTAGTAGGTGGAGATCAAAAAGTTGTGCTAGAAACTGGTGACAGTATCTATGTGCAAAGCAGTGCATCATCTAGTGTAGATGTTGTTATGAGCATTATGGAAATTAACTAATGAGCGGCTATCTAGGTCTTGACCCAAATGTACCGTTGCTGAATACCAGCACTCAGTTCTTCAGTGGAAACAGTGCGGCTACTCAGTTTACACTGGCACGATCAGTTGCCAGCGCATCAGATTTGGATGTGTTAATTGGTAATGTACCGCAAAGGCCAACGGTAGACTATACTGCTCAAAATACCACATTGTTGTTTACCACAGCACCGGCAACTGGTTCAAACAATATCACAGTTACATATCGCGCTGGCGCACTAAATTCTCTTACTTTGCAAGCCAATGTGTTCCCGGCTGGTACAATTGGTGCTCCTAGTGTATATTCTGTTGCTGCCAACAACACTGGTATCTATTGGGCAAATGCCGAATCGATGAGTATCTCAGTTGCTGGGGTTCTAAATACCACCTTCAATGCCAATTTGATCTCAACCGGCAATGCAACTGGAGCAATAGTAGTTGGGGGAGGAATCAGCGCAGACGGCAATATTCACGCCACAGGCGAACTACACTCGTTGTCTACTACTCCCAGCACTGGTATTTCCAGTGGCGCATTGCTGGTCAACGGCGGCGCTGGCATAGGCGGTAACTTAAACGTAGGTGAAAATATAACTTGTGTTGGAGACTTCACAGTCAATGGTGTATTCCGCACCACTGGCACAGACAGTCTCGAAGTTAATGACCCATTTATCTTCCTTGCTAACGCCAACCCCGGCGATAGTTTTGATTCAGGTATTGTTACCGAATATAACGATGGGGTAACTCGCTATGCTGGTCTTTTCCGTGACATCACCGACGATCAATGGAAACTGTTTGGTAACTTAACAGTCAAACCAGGAACCACAGTAGATACTGGCAATGCTAGCTTTGAGTATAATAGTTTGACTTTGGCTAGTTTGAGTGCCACAGGCAACGTTGCAGGAACTTACTTCATAGGCAACGGCTCATTGCTAACTGGTATTTCTTCAGATACTACAAACATCAACAATGGTACCAGTACCGTTCGAATTCCATCAATCAATGGTAACATCATTGCCAACGTTAACGGAACTACTATTGCTACAATATCCGGCTCGGGTATAGCAGTAACTGGGGCGGCATCGGCTACTACATTGAATGCATCCGGTAATGTCACTGGTGGCAATTTAGTCACAGGCGGTATAATCACTGCTGCTGGAGCAGTCACTGGCGGAAGCATCAGTGCAGCTGGCAACGTTACTGGTGGAAACATTAACACTGGTGGCCTAGTATCGGCCGCTGGTGCAGTTAATGCAGCATCAGTATCAGCTGCCGGAAACGTCGTAGGCGGTAATATCAACACAGCTGGCCTGGTTTCAGCAACTGGTGCTATTACAGGTGCTGCAATTACTGGTACAAGCTTGTCAGCAGGAGCTGGCAACGTCACTGGTGGTAATTTGATATTAACTGGTGGCATTTTTGATGCAAATCAGTTAGACATTCAAACTACAACAGCCAACGCTAACATTGTTCTAACTCCCAACGGTGTCGGACAAGTGCGTGTTGCTTCTCTATTGAGTGTAGTAGGCAATGTTGTTGGTGGAAACTTAACCACAGGCGGCGCAGTATCGGTTACTGGCGCAGTCAATGCAGGCAGCGTAGCAGCAGGAACAACCGTTAGTGCAGCTGGCAACGTTATTGGTGGAAATATTACCACAGCAGGTTTAGTATCTGCTACTGGTAACTTGGTCACCGGGGCAAACGTTGTTGCAACAGGCTTCGGAACATTTACAGGCAACGTCACAGGTGGCAATTTGGTCACCGGTGGGTTAATTTCAGCTACTGGTGCAATCACTGGTGCTGCTATCAGTGGTACAACCATTTCAGGTTCTGGCAACGTTACTGGAGCCAATGTCAACACAGCTGGGTTGGTATCTGCTACTGGCAACGTTATTGGTGGAAATATTTCTACTGCTGGGTTAATCACTGCTACAGGATCTATTCAAGCCACTGGCAACACCAACGGTGGAAATTTAAATGCCATATCAGCTGTGACCGCAGGTACCACTGTCAGTGCCGGCGGCAACATCACAGGCGGTAACGTTCTAACCACAGGCTTGGTCAGTGTAGGCGGGACAGTCAGCGCCACTGGCAACGTCACAGGCGGCAACATTAATACAGCCGGACTAGTATCAGCTACAGGCAATATCAACGCCACAGGTAATGTGTTTGGCGGCAACCTCATAGGTAATATGATGGTGATCGGCGCTACCATAAGCTCAACTGGTAATATTATTGCAGCAGGTAACATATCAGCTGGCAATTTGGTAATCTCAGGGCTGAGTTTGACTGGAAATGTGCTCAGTTCTATTGCTACTACAGGCAACGTCACAGCAGGTAATTTAATCAGTACTGGCACAGTCAGCGCCGCAGGCAATATCACTGGAGCCAATATCAATGGCACACACTTTGGTTCAGGTGCTGGTCTATCGAGCATAACCGGAGCCAACGTTACAGGGACTGTGGCCAGTGCTACAACGGCTACATCGGCAACCACCGCTGGTACTGTTACAACCGCAGCACAACCAAACATTACATCAGTTGGTACACTCACTAGTTTAGCTGTAACTGGCAACATCAGTGGAGCTAATATCAATGGCACACACTTTGGTTCAGGTGCAGGTTTAAGTTCACTAACTGGTGCAAACGTCACTGGTACTGTGGCCAACGCCACATTTGCTACTTCAGCAGGATCAGCAACTACAGCCACATCGGCAACCACCGCTGGTACTGTTACAACCGCAGCACAACCAAACATTACATCAGTTGGTACGCTGTCATCGTTAGCTGTAACTGGTAACATTACTGCTGGTAACTTAACTGGTGCTACTCTAGTAAGTGCAACTAATTTAACTGGTACATTGACCACTGCTGCACAGCCTAACATTGCTTCTGTTGGTACACTGTCATCATTGAGTGTTGCAGGCAACGTAGCAGCAGGAAACCTTATAACGGGTGCAGGCTCTGGGGGAAATATCAGCGGCGCCAACGTTATAACTGCTAATTTGTTTGTTGGTTCTGGTGCAGGTTTAAGTTCACTAACTGGTGCAAACGTCACAGGTACAGTGGCTAGTGCAACAGTAGCTGGTACAGTAACTACAGCAGCACAACCAAACATCACTTCAGTTGGTACATTGTCAAGTTTGGCAGTAACTGCTAACATCACTGGTGGTAATATCAACACCGGTGGATTGGTTAGTGCCACCGGTAACCTTATTGGTGCAGGTATTGCACTAGGTATTGGTAATATTGTAGCGGGTAACGTAACCGCTACACACTTTGGCTCAGGTGCAGGTTTAAGTTCACTAACTGGTGCCAACGTCACTGGCACTGTGGCCAATGCCACATTTGCTACTTCAGCAGGATCAGCAACCACCGCTACATCAGCAACCACTGCTGGTACAGTAACCACAGCAGCCCAACCAAATATTACGTCAGTTGGTACATTGACTAGCTTGGCAGTTACAGGAAACATTACTGCTGGCAATGTTAATTCTACGTTCTTTGGATCAGGTGCTGGCCTGTCAAGTTTAAATGGCGCCAACGTTACTGGAACTGTTGCTGCTGCGATTTCAGCGACTTCGGCTGGTACAGCCGGTACTGTGACCATTGCGGCCCAACCTAATATTACGTCAGTTGGTACATTGACTAGCTTGGCAGTAACAGGCAACATTTCTGGTGCAAACATCAACGGCTCACACTTTGGTTCAGGTGCTGGTTTAAGTTCATTGACTGGTGCTAACGTAACTGGTACAGTGCCAAGTGCTACTTCGGCTACATCGGCTACCACAGCTGGTACAGTGACCACAGCAGCACAGCCCAATATTACTTCAGTTGGTACGCTGACCAGCTTGGCAGTGACTGGTAATATCACAGCAGGCAACGTTAGTGCTACACTGTTTACTGGTACTGCTACACAAGCACGATACGCCGACTTGGCAGAAATGTATCGTGCAGATCAAGATTATGCTCCAGGAACTGTGTTGATTTTTGGTGGCAAAAACGAAGTAACCATTGCAATGACACCCGGGGATGACAGAATTGCTGGTGTAGTTTCTACAGATCCTGCACACTTGATGAATTCGGCTATCAACGGAGAATATCCAGTGCCAGTGGCGCTAACTGGACGAGTACCTACATACGTATTGGGTCCAGTTAGCAAAGGCGACATGATGGTTGCCGCAGGCAACGGTCGTGCTATGGCTTGTTCAACACCGGCCATTGGTTCAGTGATTGGTAAAGCACTGGAAGACTTTGTAGGAGTCGAAGGCACCATCGAAGTTGTTGTAGGAAGATTATAATGTACATAGGCAATACACCACAAATAGGTCAGTATAGAAAAATGGATAGTTTGAGCTTTGACGGCTCAACAACGTCCTTTCCGATCACAGTGGGAGGTATTTCGTTTAATCCCCCTACTGCGTTTGCTATGATGGTAGTGCTCAACGGAGAGACACAAAACCCCGGAGTGGACTTTTCGATATCAGGATCTACCATAAGTTTTACCACAGCGCCTGCGGCATTGACACCATTTTTTGGCATCATCATGGGCGACACACTGTACACTGGTACGCCCAGTGATGCAACTGTGACCAACAGCAAAATCGCCACAGGTGCTGTGAGTTACGATAAATTTAGTACAACCACGCAGGCAAGATTGACTGCGAATCAAATCATATTTGGAGTTTAAGAGATGGCACGACAAAGAGTTAACCAATACGTTTTTACACCGGGTACCGCAGGGCTGGGTACTGTCAAAGTGCAAGGACGTGTGAACTTAGATGAGTTTTTGGCCATCTACAATACCACTGACGGTATCTGCATTTACAACTTTGGAGATCCAGCGTTGGGTGGTTCAGTGTCGTGGGCAGCTGGCACAACCAACGACTTTCCTACAGCATACGATGGAGTAACTACACTCACACTGGATGCCGATACCAGCTCAATGAGCGCCGGTGATAAACTAGCAGTATGGGTTGAAACTCAACAAATTTACACACAACCTTATGGGTTTGGTCTTGATGCAATTGGACGTAGCCGTATTGCCAACCCCGAAGCTCTGATTGATGCTGACTTTGAATACGGTTTGCAAAATACCAAGTGGCAGAATTTTTCAACCAATAACAACATTCCAGGATTCTTTGAATATACTGGTGCAGATATTAACTATTCAACTAATGGTTATGTGGCTATGATTGCTGGCGATGATACTATTACATCCAACGTTGATACATCTGTGAGATTGAACAACCCTGGAAGCCCAGAGTGGGTAGCCAACGACTTTGCTTTGCTAATCAGCCAAACACAAGGTAACACTACGGTACTGACCAGTACATACTTAACTCAGGAAGTACCAAGTCCGCAAGATCGTACATTTAAAGTAGCTAGCAGTACTGGATTCAGTATCGGCGATAACGTGCTGATCATCCCCCGTCCAACCTCCGGTGGTACAACTATTTCTACCAACATCACTTCTACAGCAACAACTTCTGTAGTCTGCGCCAACGTTGCAGCAGCAGGTATTAGCGACGGTTCTTATGTGATTGTTCAAACCAATACTGCCAATGTGTTTGAAGTCATGGCGGTGACCAACGTTAGTTCTAACACTCTCACTGTAATTAGACAAACCAACAACACCAACTCAGGCGGTGCCAACATTAGTGCAGGCAACGCAATCTATGTTGTACCCAGCGTTGAAATTGGTAGAGTAATTGAAATTGCCAACGGTACAGAATTAGATCTAACTAGAGGCTGGTATAACATTCCCAGCGTAAATTCAGCTGCTGTGGGCAGTATCATACAAAAACTCAGCGGCAACGTTGAATTAGTACAACACACTGCCATTAACACAGCAGTAAACGGTCTACAGACTATCAGCCGTGGCGCTTTTAGTTCAACGCCGCTGACACTTGCAGGTGCAGGATCTTTGATGGTGCGTATGACTGGCTTGTACAATGCCAGCACCAACGCCAATATTCCGTTAGTGGCAGTCAACGCACCTGATCACGGCATTGGCGAAGGCGAAGGTGAATATTGTACTGTATTGTCGTCTGTTGATCCAGATGTTAACGGTATTAACATTATATCTGCTGATGGGTACAACACCAACAACTTTTCTTACTACCCACATCGTGACCCAGGATATCCACTAGGATACCCATTGAATCGAACTGACACAGTGGTTCGCGAAGCATATCCGTTTACTGGGGCAGACTTAGACATTGTGAGTATTGTCAGTGATGGTAACAATCCAAGTACCATCACAGTAACAACCACATACGCTCACGGATTAGTTCCTGGCACCCCAATTTTGGTTGACATGACCGCTGGTACAAACTATGCATATGCATTGGGTAGTTTTTACGTAGTCAGTGTACCGTCGACAACCACATTCACATTCACTGCCAAAGCAGGTGCCGCAGTATCGGGCTCTCTAACTGGTATTATCAACGTTCGCAGCAACGCTACATTCCTGCCAAGACCCTTCGACGGAGGTGTTATCATGGGACCAGGCGTGCCTACTCGTGGTGCCAGTGCCGCACGACAGACCAAAAAATACTTCCGCTATCAGTCTGGTAAGGGTATCTTGTTCACATCAGGTACCATGCTCAAACCTACATTTGATATCACATCAATTACTGCTAGTGGTACAGTAGCGGGTAGTACCATTACCGTTACAACTGATCTTGAACATGGTCTGAATCCAGGCGCTGTGCTTGAACTTTCTGGTGTGAGCACATCTGGATACAACAACACTGGCTATGTTGTGACCAGCATTGTTAGCGATTTAACTTTTACAGTTGAAGCACAAGAAACTCTTGGTTCTACTACACCTGAACTAGCTCCTCAGCCACGAGTCAACATGGAAGCCTGGCAAGGCGCATCTATTCGTGCAGGTATCTTTGATGATCAAAACGGATTGTTCTGGGAGTGTGACGGACAAAATATCAATGCAGTGCAACGCAGTTCAACCTTCCAAGTTGCTGGTCTAGTGTCCGTGGGTGCAGGATCTAACTTGGTTGTGGGCAACGAAATCAGTCGCTTCCAAGAACAGCTTAACAACGGCGACGTGGTTGTGATCCGAGGAATGACACACACTGTGACAAGTATCTTGGATGAACAACGTATGACTGTGGTGCCTGTGTATCGAGGTGTATCTAACCAGAACCGTGTGAAGATGTGCTTGCGCCAGGAAATCCGTGTCAAACAAGCAGACTTCAACATTGACCCACTTGACGGTACAGGACCCAGTGGCTACACACTCAACACAGGCCGCATGCAGATGTTGGGTATTGAATATTCATGGTATGGTGCAGGTTATGCACAATGGATGATTCGTGGACAAACAGGCGAAATGATTCCTTGCCATCGTCGTCCCAACAACAACGTTAACTATGAAGCTTACATGCGTTCAGGTAACTTGCCTGCTCGCTACGAAGCCATTAACGAAACTCCAGTGAACCGTTTGGCCAGTGCAATTGACGCAAGTCAAACCACAATCTCTCTCGTAGATGCTACGTATTACCCGCCTGCTAGTGTAACATATCCTGCATATGTGATGATCGACAGTGAAATCATCAAGTACTCGGGCAAGAGTGGTAACGACCTTACTGGATGTACTCGTGCAGCAACATTTACACAGTGGATCGAAGGTGCTAACCGCAGCTTTACTAGTTCTGCAGCTACCAGCCATGACGCCAACACTGGTGTTATCTTGATCTCCAATACTTGTACTCCGTTGATTAACCACTGGGGTAGTTCAGTAATCATGGACGGTAACTTTGATGGCGACGAAGGTTATCAATTTACATTCAACCGCGTGAACTATGGTCTGCCAGCCACCGTGGGCCAGAAGCAAGTGGCATTCTGTATGCGACTCAGCCCCAGCGTATCAAACGGTGTCATCGGCGATCTTGGCGAACGTGACCTGATCAACCGCGCTCAAGTCACACTGAAGAACATGATTATCAACATCACCGCTGGCCGTTATCTAGTTGAAGGTATTCTCAACCCCAGCAACATCAATGCCGCAAGCACAGCATGGACAGGCATCAACAACTTAGGTGGTGGCTATCAACCTAGTTTGTGCGAGTTCTCAACTGCGCCAAACTACACTGACGAAACAACCGGTGGTTTAACTGGCTCGTCGTATGGATCCGTTGGTGGCTTTACCAAGAGCGGTACCAAGCCGACTTTTGGTAATTCTCGTACCTATGCTAACTTAACGCCTACTGTGGTGTCGAGCTCAGGTTCGGGAGCCAACCTCACAGTGCAACTCACAGCCACTGGCACCACTTACAACAACAACACTGTTCAGATCACAGTGCAAAACCCAGGCACTGGTTATGCAATTGGCGACACCCTAAGAATTTTAGGCAACGTCATTGGTGGATCTACTCCGGCTAATGATCTGAACCTAACAGTGACTGCTATTACTACAGAACTAACTGGTGGTGAAAGATTGTTTGCTATCCCGATTAGTACCACTAACTCGGGTACATTGGATTTGAGTTCAGTTAAACAAATGGGTACTTCGGCAGTTCCTGGTACTGGCGTTTACCCCAACGGACCAGAAGTGTTGGCAATTCAGTTAACAGCATTGACAACAGTATCTAACCCGCTGGCTGAAATTCAGTTGCAGTATTTCGAAAGCCAGGCTTAATTGGCATGCTCGGCAAGATAGCGCTCTACAGTGTCTATCTTGCCTTGAACTGCATCAATGTTTACAGTTGACCACAGCCCTGGATGCATGGGTCTAGGCCAGTTGCCACGATCGATCCAAGCGTAACCTAGATGTTCGTGATTGAGATTGGGGCGAAATTCTGATGCTACAACACACACCCAAGTGTTGTATTCAAATTGTCCGTCTGATGATGTGAATTTTTCTAGAGGCACCAGGTGCTGATATTCGGGGAAGAAACCCAGTTCTTCGATGCACTCGCGTTCCATGCCGCCTAGCAGTGTTTCGCCTGACTCTACTTTGCCACCCGGTAAGCCCCAGGTCCCCGGATGTTTGGTGTCGTTGCGCAACAGATAAAGATAACGTCCAGTTTCGGCACTGCGAAACCAAACGCCTACAGCTCTTACAGAACCAGTCTCCATTTTCCGCCGGGGTACACGCCCTGATAACTCTTGATCCATTCTTCGCCTGTCCAGAAATATTGTGTACCTGTAGTTATGTTAGTTACGTACTGGGTTGCAGTTTGTGCCGCAGCAATAAACACCACACGCCAGTATCCTTGCGAAGTGTATTCAATAATGTCATTGGCTTGAGCGACCAAGGGACGACCGTTTTCGCCAATCCATGCACTTGCGGCAGCAATATTTTCGCCACTGCCTGTGCCTTCGGTTAACAAATATCTAACACCGGCCAATGTTGAATCTTCAGGTCGAGGACCTGTTGCTTGAGGATTGATAATAGCGTCAACTGGGGCCAAAGTATTTTGCGGAACAGTGTCTTCGTCCACAGTGTACAACAAGAATCTATCATCGTTGGGATCTATAGAGATCGTGCCGACCACTTCCGACCCGTCGGGCTGCTCCAATCGCATTTGACTGATACCTGGTCTCAGTGTGCCATACAAGTTGATTACAGCAGGCCATAGCAAGTTGCTGTCAGGGACAATAACTGTTTCTTGCAAGCTGTCGTTGTCAGGTTCTTGTGCAAGATATTGTTGCTGCAAACATTGTATTTTGTTGCCAATTAGTACAGTAGCATAGTTGTACGGAGTGATAACTTGTCGTGTGCCCAACAGTAAGTCGTTGTTGACCACAGCATTGACCAAGTCACCTTGGGCATCGTACATGGAAGCAATGATTCGTTCCACAACACCCAGCTTCTTGACTTTGGCTGGAGGGCTAATCCAGATTGGTAAGTTAAAACGCAGAGTAGCAATGTCAATGGGATTTTCAGTGCCAATGGGAATGGTTCTGCTGCTCCAGTTTACGCTTTCTAATTCTACTACACTCAAACTGGTCCAGTCCAGATAGTTGTCTGTGCTTTGAATTTCCAGGCTGGGGTTGAACAGCGTAAGGATCTGCTCCATGAGCTGTAGTTTTTGATTGGTGTTAGAGGTCCATAGATCCAAGTTCAGTGTCAGAGCATACGGTACAGGCATCAGTCGCTCAATGGTAAAAGCATTGCCTTGTGTGGTTTCGTATGTTTCTGTAGCAGTGTCGTAGGTACGTTGGCGCACATTTACTTTGCTCACAAAGTAAGGCTCCTGCATACGCGGACGATCGTAATTCAGTGCTGCAATGTAAAACGTCATCAGCGGTGTTGAAGGCAAACTGCTGGCTGAGTTTTCTTGCAAGATGGTCTGTGCTTGGCGGCTGGAATCACCATAGCGAATAGGTACTCTCAGCAGAGCAGCAGCTTCTGGATTGTTTTCGTCGCGTCCGTATTCAATTTGAAACCCTGAAAAGATTCTTGTGAACTGAAGTAAGAATCGACGTATTTGTTCATCGTAAAAATATTGCTGCATATGTTAACCGCCGTTGTCGGCCCTGGGTTTGAGTAGTTCGCTGAGGCTCTGACGACTTGGTATTGGGCCTCGATCTGTGGTATTAACAGTTGCGTCGTTATTAACAAAGCTCGAACGCAGTGTTTTGTTGTCTGGTCCATTGTTGAGGTCTGTACGAACTCGATCTTCGAGCTTGATCCAGCGAGCACCGTCATAGCGGAACAAACGATTGGGTCTGTAATCTAAGCGCAAACAATAGTCGCCGGCCACAGGATTGATAGGAAAACTTACTCCAGGGGTAACAGGCAATCCATTGGGTGCAATGCCATCGCCGGTAAGGTAACCAATGGTGTACCCATCGCTCTTGGGAGTAACGCCCATACCTCCTTGTGTGCCGTCTACTGTGACTGTGCTGTCAGCAGTGAGGCCATCGGGGTTGGCAGGTTGTCCGTCTTGTGTGGGAAGAATATAAAACTTTGTGGGATCGTAACCCGACAGTGGCACTTCAACATCAGCTTGTGTAAGAATAGCATCGTTGATTTCGTAATCTTTTTGTCTTGTGCCTTGTACATCGCTGATGGTGTTGGGAGTGTACTCAGACCAGAAACTGGTATCAGTTATGTCTGTCCCAGCAGGAACGTTCTGTGTAGATTGATAGTAAACATCACCATAGTTAACCACAGTGCCTGCAGGATAGAAGTTGCCGTTGTCCCAAATGTTTTCTTGTACCATGGGCTTGTCTGTGATTGAATTGTATTCTTGTGCGTCTGTGAGTGGTGTGGCTTTGACACGCCACAAGTGTGGCAACCATGTTTGACTGAAGCCCTCGCTGGCAAAAGCAGCATCCTGAATCACATAATACTTCGGTAATGCTCGTGGCAAATTGGGATTCAGTGGATGAAAATCACGCAAATTAGGCAATTCCAAAACATCGCCTGTCATTAATTTTCTACCAAATGTGTCGATCATGTCGTTGTAGTGAAACGTGATAAACAGAGTATCGTTGTTTAGAAACAATCCAAACTGTGTTAAATCAAAATCAACATCTTGTTGATTATAAACACCACGCATGACATAAACATCTGGTGCATAAACTCTGTCTCTGTTTTCTAGCAACAGCAAATCTTGAATATTCAGCGGATTCAAATCATCATAAACTGGTTGAGTTGCATCGGCGTTGCCCGAAAATGCTGAATCTTCTCCACCGGGTGTTGGGCCCAGATATTTGTGAACGTAGATATCCAACCCACCAACAGTGTACATTTCGTGAATGGTTCTATCCAAAAACTGATAATCACGAGTACGATTTGGGCGATAAAGACTTAATCTGGGCATAGTGTTTTATTTATGGGCGATTTGACTTCAAATTGGCGAAGTGCTATAATTACACAATAGTCACAAGGAGCCCACATGGTTGCTGTAGCAAAAAGTATTAAACCGCTGAATCCCCGTAGTCCCGACACCAAGTATGTAGGGGACGAACCGCTGTGGCGCAAACAGCCCACAGAAGATCGCTTCACTGCCCTGAGTCGTGCGTTCAATTGGTACAACTACTTCTACGGCAAAAAAGAAGCCAAAGACTTTGTTGCAGCCTATTTGGAAACTCACGACCGTGGCCGAGACGCAAAGAAAATTCGAGCTCTCAGCGACAGCCAAGTTCGACTGACCACAGGTTGGTTGTGCCGAATGAGCATGATGGGCCTAGATTTGAGCGAGCAAGAGCAAATCAAACTGGACAATATGATTGCTGAACTGCTGGCTATCAAAGATGCTCCCAAGCAAGAAGTCAGCACAGACGAGCCCGAAGTGCCCAAGACCACTATCCAGGATCGTCTGCGCGAAAAGGTCAGCGAATGCCTAGGCGAGCTCGATGGCTTGTTTGATGAATTTGTAGCCAGCGGAGCCAAACTCAATGCAGACTACAAACCCGTGAGCCTGATGCGAAGCATGAACATTGCCCCGCAAATGATCTCCACAGTCAAAGACACATGGACTCGCAAGTTAGCTGAGTTCGAGGAAGCAGTGGCCGGCAAAGATGCCGACCTTGCAAAAGCCTATGACTTCATGACCAAAACACAGCTCAAAAACTGTGTGAAGTTCTGCGAGCTTGTGATCACAGACTGCGGTAGCTATGTGCAAATCAAGAAAGTGGAACGCAAGCCTCGCAAGGTCAAGCCTGTGAGCCCAGAAAAGAAAGCAGCCAAATTCAAGATCTGTGCCGAAGTTCCTGAGCTCAAACTCAAATCGTTGCCGGCTGCACAGTTGGTGGACAAAACCGAAGCTTGGTTGTACGACAGCAAAAAGCGCAAGTTGATCCACGTGGTTGCTGATGAATATGCCAAAGTGTTTACTGTAAAAAACAACTCCATTGTAGGGTTCTCAACCACAGAAACCCTGCAGAAAACACTGCGCAAGCCTGCAGAGCAGCTCAAGGCCATTGTCACAGCAGGCAAGCCAGCAGCTCGCAAAGCATTCAAAGACATCAAAGCCACAGAAACAGCCTGGAACGGCCGTGGCAGCGAGAACCTTGTGGTGCTTAGGGCCTGGTAAATAAGGGGGACGGAGATCCCCCATGGCCGAACAACAGCAAGATACACTAAGCACACTCAAACAAAATCTCATTGATTATGTCCAGCTTCAGCTGGGCAGTCAAATTGTTGATCTGGAACTTGATCCAGAGCATTACGAAGCTGCATATCAGCGCACAATCGGCACTTACCGTCAACGAGCCAACAATGCATACGAGGAAAGTTACTTGTTTATGCGTTTGGTCAAGGACGAAAACGTGTATCAGCTGCCACAAGAAGTAATCAGCGTTCGTCAAATTTTCCGCAGAACGTTTGGTGATGCCACAGGCCCGTATGCTTCAAACTTTGACCCGTTTAGTCAGGCCAGTTTGAACGTGTATCTCATGAACTTCAACGTTGCTGGCGGCCTCGCTACTTACGATTTCTACTCGCAGTATGTTGAACTAGCAGGTCGTATGTTTGGTGCATATATGAACTACACCTGGAATCCTGTGACCAAGAAGTTGCAGTTGATTCGTGACCCCAAAGGCACCGGCGAAGCTGTGCTGATTTGGACCTACAACCTCAAGCCTGAAATCAACCTGTTGAGCGACTATCAGATTCAGCAATGGATCAAAGACTACATGGTAGCCAACTGCAAAATGATCATTGGTGAAGCACGTGAAAAGTTTGCCAGCATTGCTGGTCCACAAGGCGGTACCAGTTTAAATGGCGCTGCAATGAAATCAGAAGCACAAGCAGCTATGGACAAACTATTAGAAGATCTTAAAAACTACATTGATGGAAGCCAGCCCTTGACTTGGGTAATTGGCTAATGTCACAAACACTGTTGGTTGGGTGTAGTTTTTTAGCAAGGCTTACCTATAGGCTCAGCGACAGCGACTATCATGTCAATGCTCAAAAATACACAGTGTTGGCCAGCCCTGGCTCGGGCAATCAGGCTCTGGCTGCTAGAACAATCTACGAAGTAACTCAAAACAAATACGATCAAGTTGTGGTATTGTGGTCAGGCATCAATAGACTTGACTTTCCAATCAGCGAAGAACTCAATCGCACATATCCAGAAAACAAACCCGATGCGTGGATAGCTCGGTGTAATGTTGGTAGCATGGTGTGGTTTCATTCTGGTGGAATGTTAGGATCGGGCACAGGTGATCTAACTGCTACACCCGAAGTGATCAAGAAATTTTTTCAGGCACAATATCTTGGAACAACTTCGGGTAGTCAGTATCTGTCAGAACTCACTTTGCTGAGTATTATATCAACTCAAGCAGTGTTAGACCGAGCAAAAATTCCATATCAAATGGGATTCATATACGACACTCAACGCAGTATACCCGGCGAGCAAGAAGAACACAGTCATGGTATAATGTGCAAGGACACACCATTGTACAGTGCAGTGGATTGGACCAGGTTTACCAAATTTGATAGCCCGTATGAATGGGCCAAACGTGCTGGTAGATTGGAGTCTGACCAGTACCATCCAACCAGAAATGCCATAATTGACTGGTTCCAGCTGGCCATGAACATTGACCTGCAAACGTAATTCTGCTACAATGCAGAATGGACGTAATGATCGACATCGAAGGTTTGGCCACAGGACCAGACGCAACTATTTTAACCATTGCTGCTCAAACTTTTGATCCGTTGACTCGCGGATATTTTGAGCACAAATATTATGCCCGAGTCACATTGGAAAGCCAGGAAGACCGCAAGATCGAGCAAGGTACTATAGATTGGTGGGCCACTCAAAAAGAAGCACAAGCCGAAGCCTTTGCAGAACAAGGGCGTATTCCTCTCAAACAAGCTCTAGAAGAACTGCATCGGCTGTGCTGGAAATGCAATCGTATTTGGATGAACGGCCCCACATACGATGCCAATATATTAGAGCATGCTTACAAAAGCTATAACATGGCACTGCCTTGGCAATACTACAAAATCCGCGATACTCGTACCATCTACGGACTGGTTCCCAGTTTGCAAAAATACCCTGCTAGTCATCATGCATTGGAAGATTGTCGGCGTCAAATCGATCTGCTGCACGATGCACTGGAATATCTCAAAGTAAGAGAACTTGTATGACACTACCCAAACTATTGATCATCGGCAATGCACGCCACGGTAAAGATACTGTGTGTGAAATACTACGGGATGAGTTCAACTACAGTTTTAGATCCAGTTCAGATTTTTGTGCTGAGCGTTTTATCTATGCTGCACTGAAAGAAAAGTACGGATACACAACATACCAGCAGTGCTTTGAAGATCGTCATAACCATAGAGCAGAATGGTATGACATGATTCATGATTATTGCAAGAATGATTATGCCCGTTTAGGGCGGGAAATTTTTGCCGAAAACGATATCTATTGTGGCCTGCGCAACAAAGCAGAGTTTCATGCCATGCGTAACACTGGTGTATTTGATCATGCTATTTGGGTAGACCGCAGCGATCATTTGCCTGCTGAAGATCGTAGTAGCATGAGTTTGGAAATTTGGATGGCTGATTTTGTAATTGACAACAACGGTACACTGGAAGATTTAAAACGCAACACCAGGGAACTGGTCAGTAATCTACTCAAACGTCGGGTTCCAAGTCTCCAGGACGCCAAGTAATTTCTGTGCGTCTAACATCCACAGCACAGTTGAGACAAATTGTGCGCAAATTTCTAAACTCGCAATGATTTAAGTCCCCATCGATGTGATGCACTATTAGTTGGTCACGATGTTTTGCTTTAAACCCACAGCGATCGCATGTGGGTTTTTTCTTGTAGCCCGATAACTGCCACCTAGGAACAGGTGGCTTTATTTTTTTGTTTTTCTTAGTGCAAACTTCGCATCTGCTGCGATAGTAAATTCGATCACCTCTGTGGCAATTTACTGCTCTAGGACGCTGGTTACACACTGGACAAATGGGTCTCATAGCAATATTTATGGCACGGACCTTACCGTAAGGGCACCGTAACGGCGTGATTTTGGCCATAATCTATAAATATTAGAAACTTGAAAAGGAACCCACTATGGCTCTAGTATCACCCGGCGTAGAAGTAACCGTAATTGACGAAAGTCAATACATCCCAAGTGCTGTTAACTCAGTACCTTATTTCTTGGTTGCAACCGCGCAAAACAAAGTATCAGCTGACGGCGTAACTGTTGCTGCTGGAACATTGGCCGCCAACGCCAATAAAACATATCTCATTACCAGCCAGAGAGATTTGGCTGCTACCTTTGGTGTACCGTTTTTCTACAACACTACCACAGGTACTCCTATCAACGGTTACGAACTCAACGAGTACGGTTTGCTTGCTGCTTACAGTGCTCTTGGTGTTACCAATCGTGCGTATGTACAACGTGTTGATATTGACTTAACTGAGCTTACTGCCAGCTTGAATCGTCCTGTGGGCGAACCTGCTGACGGTACAGTATGGTTAGATGTATCAGAGACCACTTGGGGCATCCAGGAATGGAACCAAACTACCAATACATTCACAGTCAAAACTCCTATCGTAATCACAGATCCCGATCAAGTTGTTGATGCCGAAGGCGGCGATGTCACTCCATTGTCTTCAGTTGGCAGCATCGGCGACTACGCGATAGTTACAGTCGATGTTAACAAAAAGGGATATTACAAAAACTCCAGCAACAATTGGGTACTAATTGGTGACGACGAGTGGAAATCTTCTTGGCCTACCATAACTGGTACTGCAAGCCCAAGTTCGCTGACTCAAGGTTATAACCTTTTTATCAACGATACATTGGTTGCCGTACCTGTGACAAACACTGTTGCTGGCCTAGCCGCTGCTATTAACACCGCTGCAATTTCTGGCGTTACAGCAGCAGCAGTAAGCGGTCGTCTTGCGTTGTATGCAGACTCCGATGCAACCAACGATGGATCCACAGCTGGCGGCGGCGTAATAGCAATTGACCCAGGTCCAAACAACGGTGCAGCATTGTTAACTGCTCTAGGTATTACTGCAGGTGAATACCTTGCTCCTACATACCTACCGTCATACAGCTATCAGGCACCGCGTTGGAGAGCCACCGACAATGGTCCACGCCCAACCGGTTCTGTTTGGAACAATATGAGTTCTGCAAACAATGGTCTGAGTTTAAAAATAAAGCGTTACAGCACTGCATTGGGAGACTGGGTAAGTCAAGTGACCAATGCCTACTCTGGTGACGGTGCAGCATTGTTTGCGCTTGATCCGTCTGGCGGTGGTAAGAATATCCCAGTTGGAACTACCTATGTTCAGTGGAATGCAAACTTTTATCAGACAACACCAAATGTTACAACATCATTTGAAATTCTGTCTCGATATGCACTGGGAGCAACCATAGTCACCGGTACTGTTGCTAACCCAACATTTGTCAACGGAAATGCCTTTACTATTTCAGCTAGCCAACCAGGTCAAGCTAACTTTGTGTCAGGTACTGCTACTTTGGGTGGCACTACAGCAGCTGACTTTATCGCAGCCGTCAGTGCAGCTAACATACCAAATGTTTCTGCCAGCGTCAACTCAGCTGGAAATATTGTGTTTACACACAGCCAGGGCGGTACAATCTCACTTTTAAACACTGTTGGAACACCAATTACCACTGCCGGATTTACTTTGGCCACATTGTTGTGCCGTCAAAGTGCATCGACATCAGCTCTGGTGTTGAGTAACTGGGTAACTTCTCCGGAGTTTACATACACTGCCAGCGATACTGCACCTGATGTAGATCCAGCTGATGGCCGTTTGTGGTTCTACAGCAGCATCAGCGATGTGGATATCATGATTCAGGACAACGGACAATGGCGCGGTTATCAAAACGTTACCAACGATGTTCGTGGTTTTGATTTGACACAGACCAACCCCAGCGGCCCGATCATTTCTGCTACAGCACCAACTACACAGAACGATTCTGCTGAGAGTCCTCTGCAGTACGGCGATCTTTGGATCGATTCCAGCGATTTGGAAAATTATCCACGCATCTACCGTTGGGAACCAGTTAACGGTACAGATCAATGGGTAGCAGTAGATACCACAGACCAAGTTACTGAAAACGGTGTGTTGTTTGCTGACGCACGTTGGGCACCAAACGGCACCACAGACCCTGTGAGTGACCCGTTCCCAACAATTCAGAGCTTGTTGACCAGCAACTACCTGGACTTAGATGCTCCTGATTCAGCCCTGTATCCACAAGGTATGCTGTTGTGGAACACACGCCGCAGTGGTTACAATGTCAAGAGTTTCCAAGAAAACTATTTCAATGCTGCTAGCTTCCCTGATGACACTCTGCCGAGCCAGAAGAATACCTGGCTCACCGCTAGTGGTAACAAAGATGACGGAAGCATGTGGTCAGGACGCCAGGCACAGCGTAGAATGGTTGTGGCTGCAATGAAGTCAGGTATTGATACTAGCCTAGCAGCTAGAGAAGAGCAAACAGAATTCAACCTGATTGCTGCTCCTGCATACCCTGAACTCACACCAAACATGATTGCTCTCAGCAATGAGCGTGGCAATACCTTGTTTGTTGTAGCAGATACTCCAATGCGTCTGGACTCAAGTGGTACCAGCTTGGTTAATTGGGCTACCAACAACAACGGTCTTGGATTGGCCACAGAAGATGGTCAGATTGCAACCAGTAACTATGCTGCTGCATTCTATCCAAGCTGCCAGACCACTGACCTCAGCGGTAACACTGTTGTGGCTCCTCCAAGCCACATGATGGTTCGTACAATCTTGCGCAGTGATGCTGTAAGCTATCCGTGGCTAGCACCAGCTGGTACACGTCGTGGTGTTGTCGACAACGCACTGGCTATTGGTTTCATTGATGCTGCCACAGGCGAATTTGTGCAGTTGAGCATGGGACAGAGCATTCGCGATATCCTGTACGAGCGCAACATCAACCCAATTACCTTTATCCCAGGTGTAGGTATTACCAACTTTGGTAACAAGACTACAACCACAACTACTACAGCGTTGGATCGAATCAACGTTGCACGACTGGTTGCATTCTTGCGTGGACGTTTGGAACAGATTGGCAAGTTGTTCTTGTTTGAACCCAACGACGAGATCACACGTCAGGAAATGACCAACACAGTCAACAGCCTGATGATCGACTTGACTGCCAAGCGAGCCATTTATGACTACTTGGTTGTTTGCGATACCAGCAACAATACACCAGCTCGAATCGACAGAAACGAACTATGGGTTGACATTGCCATCGAACCAGTGAAAGCAGTTGAATTCATCTACATTCCTCTGCGAATCAAGAACACTGGAGAGATCTCTGGAGCAGCCGCCTAAAAAGAGGGTCCGCAAGGACTCTCTTCTTAAGGTAAATAAACATATAGGAGAAATTTATGGCAAGTGCATCACTAAACAAAATGACAGTGCCCGTAGGAGCAGACGCCGCAGGCGGTGGAGCTCAAGGTCTGTTGATGCCAAAATTAAGATATCGCTTCCGCGTGTTCTTCGAAAACTTTGGTGTATCTAAACCCACAACTGAACTGACCAAGCAGGTAATGAGCTTCAGCCGTCCTAACCTGACATTTGAAGAAATTACTCTGCCAATTTACAACTCAACATTGAAGTTGGCTGGTAAGCACACTTGGGCAGACTGCACCACAGAAATTCGCGACGATGCTTCAGGTCAAGTTAGCCGCCTAGTTGGCGAGCAGATGCAGAAGCAAATGGACTTCTTGGAAATGGCCTCCGCAGCCAGCGGTGTTGATTACAAGTTTACAACTCGTATCGAGATTCTCGACGGTGGCAACGGTGCTGTTGCTCCAGTAGTTCTAGAAACTTGGGAACTGTACGGTTGCTACCTCAAAGGTGCTGACTACGGCGCATTGAACTACGGTGAAAGTGCTCCTGTTACAGTGAGTTTGACTATTGCTTACGACAACGCCAACCAAGTGGCTGGTGATGTTGCACAAGGCGGTATTGGTATTGGCACAGTTCTTGGTCAGACCATTGCTGGCGCAGTAACTGGTGCAGGCCAAGGCCAATAAGGCGGGCTAGCACATGGCAGATTTTGGCCAGAACTTTTTAAAAGGGTTCTTAGGCACAGGGCAAGGCTTGCGTGATTATACTCACGCAAGCCGAACTTTTACTACCAACGCCTTTGAACTCAAGCCTCGCTACAAGTTTCTCTTTCATGTGAGTTTCTCTATCAACACAGAGATTCCTTTCTTGAAGGGTGTTTTTGGTAGCGGTGACGTTGCTGAACTCAGCCTGCTGGTTAAAACAGTAGATCTTCCCAAGTACAATATTCAAACAGCAACAATGAATCAGTACAATCGCAAGCGACTGGTTCAAACAAAAATTGAGTATCAACCCATTAACATAACTTTCCACGATGACGGTGGAGACAATGCACGTAGACTGTGGTATTACTATTTCAGTTATTATTACAACGACCCTTCTCAACAATATTTAAATCCCAACGTAACCAACGGCAGTGTGGGTGCAAGTCAAAACAGAACCACAGGTTTTGGATACCCTCGAAATGACATCTACAGCGATACATTGCAAGTCAAGGACTGGGGATATTCTGGAGAAACTTGGAAAGCCGGAAACTCAAACGTCAATGGAAAGCCACCATTCTTCAAAGACATCAGAATTTATGGCATGGATCAGCGCAAGTTTGCTGAGTACATTCTTATTAACCCTATTATCAAAGCCTGGAATCACGATACCTATGACTACACTCAAGGCAATGGCATAATGCAACATTCAATGACTGTGGAATATGAAACTGTGAAGTACTACGAAGGTTCAATGAGCAAGGGTGGTCAGGCTGATCAAAACGTACAAGGATTTGGCGGACCTGAACGCTATGATACCAGATTGAGTAGCATTGCTAGACCTGGTTCCAACGCCACAGTGTTTGGCCAAGGCGGATTGTTGGATGCTGCCGAAGGCGCTATCAAAGACCTACAGAGTGGCAACCTCGGTGGCCTGATTGGTGCTGCACAAAAAGCAGGCACAGTGTACAACACATTCAAAGGCAAAGATTTACAAGCCATTGCCAAGAGCGAAACTGTACGACTGGGTACCAACGAAATTATCAAATCATTGCCGGGTGCTGTGCGCCCAGTGTTAAATAGACCAACAGGTGTGTTTATTCCCACACCTCGAGCTCCAGGAAACAACACAGGTGGACAATAATGGCAACAGGATCAGTTAACAACACAAACTTCAACACAGATCAAACTGTGAGAATTTTTGATCAGTTCTATGATTATGACGTTAATGTTCCAGCAGCAGAGTATGATGTAGTTCATAGCTATTTTTTACAAACTATGAAAAACAAACAGGCTGCTGGAAACTTCACAGTCAGCTTGTTTAGAATTGCCGAATCTACCGGTGTCCCCCCGCTGACTTTGCTGCAGGAATTCCAAGGTACCAATGGTGTAAACCTGAACGTTACGTTGGCCTATTATCTCAATCAAATTCGTAGTCTTGCAACATTGTTGGGGGTTGGTGTTCCAGTGACACCCAACGCCTATGCTGCAAGAAATGTGATACAATGAGCAAGTGGGCACAAGGATTTTACACTGTACAAAACCCTGACAAATATGTTGGGAACAAAACTCCCAGGTATCGATCGGGCTGGGAACTTAGCTTTATGCGCTTTTGTGACACCAACGACAATGTGTTGCAATGGGCGTCAGAAGCCATACAAATACCCTACAGACATCCGCTCACAGGCAAACAAACTATCTATGTTCCAGACTTCTTGATCACATATCGTACCCGCAACAATACCATGCGAGCAGAACTGATCGAAATTAAACCCAAAAAACAAAGTGTAATCGAAAGCAAAATGAGCAGTAGAGATCGTGCTGTGGTTGCTATCAACTATGCCAAATGGGACGCAGCAACCAAATGGTGCGCCAAGCAAGGCATACACTTCAGAGTCATAACCGAAAACGACATGTTTCGCAACGGGTCAAATTAAGCCACTAAATATGGCATGACCAAAAAACTTGAAGAACTGTTTGATCTACCGCCTACTTCGGACGAAGTAGATGCTGCTATTCCCGAATTGCCTGCTAACCGAGAAACATTGGCAGCACTGGACGAAACCATTGACAAAATCGACGAAGCACTGCCTGCTGTAAAGGGCTTGGATGCAACCGATAGTGAAATGGACGAACTGGCCAAGATGGCCACAGGCAGCTACAAAGATCTCATGGATCTAGGCATGCAAGTTGACAGTCGCTTTGCTAGCGAAATCTTTTCAGTGGCATCTAACATGCTGGGACATGCTATCACAGCCAAGACTGCCAAACTAGACAAAAAGCTCAAGATGATTGATTTGCAAATGAAAAAAATGCGTTTGGATCAACAGCAAGCGGCACTAGATGCCAAAGAAGAGCCAGAAGGGCCTGTGCAACAAGGCACAGGTGTGGTACTGAGTCGTAACGATTTGCTGGCTAGAATCATTGGCGGCAACAAGCAAAACGACACAAAAGAATAAATATAGCATAGGATATCGAAATGAAAACATTCGCCAATTACCTCGCCGAAAGCCAAAGAACCTATGATTATCGCATCAAAATCTGCGGTAAAGTAGATGCTGACGCTGTTCGCCAACTCAAACAAAAGCTGGATCAATTTGATCCAGTTAATATGACAGATCTCAAGACCACACCTGTACAAGCCATTCCCACTGACTTTCCCAACTTCAAGAACGAGTCAGTGAGCATGTTCGATGTGAGCTTCCGTTACCCTGCCATCGAACCTCAGATCAAGCAACTAGCACAGTTGCTGGGCATTGACCCTAACCGTGTGATCATGAGCACTCGTAACTACAACGACGGCATGGTTCAGGAGTACGAAAAGATCGCTGACGAAAACAAAGACCTGCTGAAGGACACAGATTATCCTGCACCAGATCGAGAACAAAAAGCCTTGAGCAAAGATTATGCCACTGGTCCTTACGACCACGACGTATTGAAAAATGCTTATCGTTCAGACTTTACCGTGGCTGGCGGACGCACTGCACCAGCCAAGACAACCAATGAGTTGCCTCAGGGCGTCAAGAGCCCGATGACCACAATCAAGCGTCCACCAAAACCAGCCACTGGCGCCCAACCTCGAGGATAATACCAAATGACATTCTTTTACGACATCAACAAAAAACTCAAAGAAGTGTTAGACACTCCTAAGAGTGTACACCAGAACCTCAACGAAGGTGCTCAACCTGCTGTTGCCGAAGGCTCCACTGGTGATTACTCAGCCAAGAAGGCTCGTACCGGCAAGGACATTGGCAAGCCAGGAAAAAACTTTGAAAAGATTGCCAAGTCAGCTGGTGAAAAGTATGGCAGCAAAGAGCGCGGCGAAAAAGTAGCTGGTGCTGTGTTGGCCAAACTGCGTGGCAAGAATGAAAGCGTAGAAGAAGGTCTGGGCGATGTAGTTCGCAAGGGTGTTGCTGTTGCTAAGAAAGTTGGCAGCAAAGCTCTTGACACACTGGGCCACGGTTCAGACGAAGATCTGCGCAAAGACCTACAACGTAAAATGGGTTTGCCTGCCACAGGCGAAAAGCCACGTACACCACTGGCCAAGGAAGCTGCGGCTCCTATGACACCCAAGCAAAAGAAATTTGCCAAGTTAGCACCCCCTGCTGACAAGATCACATTTGCTGACAAGATTGCCGGCGCCAAAAAAGAAGTTGACGAAATGCTAGGCGACGTTGCTGCTGAAGCAATGAAAGGTGCTGTTACTCGTAAGATTGCTGGCAAGCGTTATGGCGGCGCTGCTCAGAAAGATGATGAGCCACAGGTCAAGCCTGCTGCACCACGTGGCCGCGGTCGTCCCAAGAAGTCCACTGACACTGAACAAGGCGCTGAACTCAAGCCCGACTGGTCAGCATTTGGTGTTGGCAAAGTCAAACTGCCTGCTCACAAAGGCAACGTTACCAAGCACAAGCTCAGCGACAAAGAGCCTGGCGAAAAAGTCAAAGAATCAGCAACACCCGAAGATCGTGAAGTTCTTGAACGTCTAATGGACCAAGCATTTGCGGAAGGTAAAAACGCCTTAGGCAATGCTATTCAAGGCGTGTTGGAAATGATGAGCGACGGCGAAGAAGAGCTGGACGAAAAAGCAGTAAGCAAGAAACAGCAAAAGTTCATGGGCATGGTCCATGCTGCACAAAAAGGCGAAAAGCCTGCCAGCAAGGAAGTTGCCAAAGTAGCCAAGAGCATGGGCAAGAAAGATGCCAAAGACTTTGCTGCGACCAAGCACAAAGGTTTGCCAGAAAAGGCCCCTAAGAAGGATAAGGAAGCAGACAAGTCTGCCGACAAGCCCAAGAAAGCCAAGAAAGAAAAAACTGAAGAAGCCGGCGGCTCAGGTACACCCACTGCCAGCAGCGGATTCAGCTTTGGCAAAGGCATCTATGACAGCATGAATCGTGAAATTGAAGACATGATTGCTGAGTCAATGAATGTTTCAATGAACATGAACAATGACGCAATGGGCGGCCCTACTAAGAGCCTCACAGTAACTGCCACCGATGACGATGCTGAAAAACTAGGCGAATTGTTGAAGATGGCTGGTGTAGGTGGCGAAGGCGCAGAAGCTTGCCCCAGCTGCGGCCAAGCATCATGCGGTTGCGACGGACAAATGGACGAAGCCTATGGTGATACAACACCCACAGAAAACGCTCCTGACTATCCCACAGAAACAGAAACCAGTGACGATGCACTGCAATATGCAGGCGGTATCAACAAGCCCAAGGCAACTGGCCAGACCACTGTGCCTGTGATTGCTAGCCAAGAAGAACGTCAACACAGCTATGCTGAAATGGAAGAAGATGCCATCCGTCGTATGATGGAAATGGCTGGTATCAAAACTGAAGCCAAAAAAGTTGAAGAAGATGACGTAGAAGAAGGCAACAAGTTTACTGGCAACCTAGCCAAGGCTCGTGCTGCTGGCAAGAAAGAAGCTGATTTAGACGGCGACGGCGATCTTGAAAAAGTTCGCGAAAGCATGAACAATCTGTGGAAAGCATACAAGGGCTAATCATGAAATCACTGCGCGAATATCTACAAGAATCCGAAGATCAGTACAGTCGCCCAGTACGTGGCGACAACTTCGCTATCAATATTCGCGAAGAATGCTTGCTGGAAACATACATTGTTGACGAAACCGACGATGGTATTGTGCTGCATGCTGACGAAAAGATGATGGGCTTGTTAGAAAGCTATGGCTTCTTGAGCGACGGCGACATTAGTCAACTAGAAAAAGACATAGCTGCTGCTCCTGTAAAGCCTATTGCTAGTATGGAAGCCCAAGATGTACCTATGGCCGATGCTGGTGAGTATGACTTTGAAGGCGACATGGCCAAAGATGATCTTGAAACCATTGTTCGTGCTGCTCGTAGACTCACTGGCATGCTAGATGACAATGAAAACATGCCTGAGTGGGTACAGAGCAAAATCAACAAAGCTGCTGACTACTTAGACACTGCTGCTGACTATATCGAAAGCAACAAAGATGATTATGTCAGCGAAGACAACAACGAACCCAATCCAGTGGCCCGTGCAGTGCTCAATAGAATCCTAATGCAACATCCTGGCGTGCTGGCCACACACGGCCCAGAAAAAGTCATGGATGCCATTGATGAGCTAGCGGACTATGTTAACATTGGTCCCGATGATGAAATTGGCTCCAGTGATGTCAGTGGTTGGACTCGTGATGTTATTCGCATGTTGGCAGAACTGCCCGATGAACCCCTTGATGAGCAAGGTGTGGCGGAAGGCTCCGAACAATTACATCCAGAAACACTGGAATTAATTGACGAATATATTTTAAAAATTGAACCAGATGCTGATCGTAACGAGATGATACAAAGTGTTATCAATGGAACAATTCATACATCAGAGTTAGAGTATGCATTGCAGAACGATGTAACAGAAGCCAAGTATCGAGGCCGTGAAGTTCCGCTGGGCAAGCCCATGAAGGGCGATGTTAAGAAATCAAAAGTTTATGTGCGTGGTCCCAAGGGCAACGTGGTCAAAGTTAACTTTGGCCAAAAAGGCATGAAGATCAAGAAGAATATTCCAGGCCGCCGCAAAAACTTCCGTGCTCGTCACAACTGCGACAATCCAGGTCCACGTTGGAAAGCACGTTATTGGAGCTGCCGAGCCTGGTAAGGAAACAATATGTACACACCATTTAACCCTGTCCCTAATACTCCTGTGCAACAAAATCCGCACAGCCCTGCTACCAACGGATACAAACAACAACCAGTAGAAATTCCTGGCGTGCTGTATCAAACTCGAGAGCTGTTCAAACCAGTGGTTTCTCAGCCTAACAAGGATAATTCATAATGCCACAAGCAAACGTTTATACCAGTGCATCAGCGCAATCGTGGTTCACAGACAAAGCCCGAATTAGTACAGGCAACACTGCTGTTACGTTTCAAGTTGAAGCAGTTCAGTTGACCTATGTCAATCCTGCCAACGGAAACACTGCCAACGTAGGAACTCCTGTTGGTAACATCTACAGCAATGCAGTGGCTGTGCCAGCTAACAGTCGTCAAGACATTTATGTAGGCGTAGGCAACAAGTTAACTATCACAGGTGCTAACTTCACAGTTCAAGAACTAGGAACAGCAAGTTCGGCTCAAGCTGCGTCCAAAGGTGTAGGAAGCGCATAATGCGAGCACGTGAGTTTGTTGCAGAACAAGTTGGTAAGCCTAGTCACAGAATTCAGCAGGCTACTCGCGGCCTAAATTTGTTTAGAGACAAGCGCAAAACCAACAGCGACTATACTCTTAACCGTGTGATGATGGCCGCCGCCTGTGCCGATGGCACAGACAAGCCAGTAGAAATTGAAGACATGAGCTGGATTGGCACACGTCGATCTGCACATCCATATACCAAAGAAGAACAAAAAATGCTCAAGCAAGCCTATAAAGCTGCTGGGGCAGATTGGGAAGATCTTAATCACGGCGACATGGACTCAGAAGAAGTCAATTCAACAAACAAACAAAGTCCCATTGTGGCATTCAAAGGATACCCACGATGAGAGCTCGTGAATTTATCAGAGAGCAACGAGAGCTGCCACCCGAGTATGCTGACCCTATGCGCTACACTTATGTGTTACCCGGACTGAGTGCAGCAGACCCTTATAAGAATTATAGATTTGGTGTGGCACTGGCTCGAGCCAGAGCCGACTATGCTTCCAAGCAGAGCCCATTGAACGACAACATTGATCCCTTCACGCCCGAGTGGACTGCCGAAACAGCATTTGGCGAGCACGCAGTCATTGCTGGATTCAACAACAACATTGAGCCTGTAATTGATCAAGCATTGAAAATGACCAAAACACCTGGCGGCAAGAAAATGGTCAGTACTGCACCCAGCGAAGAACCCAATTTTGTTGATAAGCAAAGTCCAATCAAAGCATTCAAAGGCTATCCAAGATGAAAAAAATTATTGCAGCATTGCTGTTGGTGCCAGTTCTGGCACTGGCACAAAAAACACCTCAAGGCGTAACTTACGATGCACAAATTGTTCGCGTCAACGACGGGGACACAGTGGTAATCTCTGCACCCTTTCTACCTGCTCCACTCAAGCCCGAACTCGCTGTCCGAATCTTTGGCGTTGACACACCTGAAAAAGGATTCCGTGCTCAATGCCCTTCAGAAGATCAACGAGGACAAGCCGCTACCCAATTTACCAAAAATGCAGTTGCAGCTAGTCAAAAACGACAAGTCACGCTATATGCCTGGGATAAGTTCGGTGGCCGTGTCCTGGGAGATATCATTCTAGACGGTCGTAGTCTGCGTGCCGGTTTGATTGCCAATGGGTTTGCTAGAGAATACTTCGGCGAAGCCAAAACATCCTGGTGCCAATAAACTGCCCGTAAATACGGGATGAGTAATTTTTTCTGTGCTGCACCTTGGCGCGGCTTACATATCAATCCACGTGGGGATGTCAAAACTTGCTGTGCTGGCAACCCTAACATGCTGGGCAATCTAAATCAACAAAGTATTGTTGAAATTCTCAACAGTGACTTAATGGCCGAAATACGCCAAAGTCTCGCCCAAGGACAACCACACGAGTATTGTAGCAATTGTGTTCGTGCTGAACGCTTTGGTGCTGACTCGGAACGCAAATGGCACAACGATGTAAACCCAGACTTTGATTTTGCCACAGCTGGAGATCTGTATCACTACCCTGTGATCGTAGATGTGCGTTGGAACACCACTTGTAACCTAAGCTGTAACTACTGTGGTGAAGCATGCAGCAGCAAATGGGCTAGTCTCAAAAACATTCCATTTAAATCTGGCGCCAGGCCCTACTACGATCAGGTCTGCGACTTTATAGAACAGCACCACGATCACATACACGAAGTTGCACTGGTAGGTGGAGAACCCTTGTTGTTGCCCGAAAACGAACGTTTGTTGGATGTTATACCCAAAGACGCTATTGTTACATTGATTACCAATCTCAATGTTGATTTTGAAAAGAACAAAATATTCCAAAAGCTTGCCACTCGCAACAAAGTAGGCTGGTCTATGAGCTTTGACAATGTGGGCAGCAGACTAGAATATGTGCGTCACGGCGCAAGCTGGGATACAATACGAAACAATCTTGCAGTAATCAAAGATTTAATGAAGTCACAAGGGCAGTGGGGCGGTATCCATGCTGTGTACAACATCTACAGTGCCACACGAGTCTGCGAACTGCGACAGTTTGCTCACGAAACAGATACCACAGTGCTGTGGCAGAATTTGTTCCAGCCAGACTATCTTGATCCTTTCTTACATGGTCCCGAAGTTGCAAAGGCAGCGGCTGAAGAAATAGAAAAGTTCTATCAAACAGGTCTGGCCACAGATGCAGAACGACAGTTCTTTGACCAAAGCTTGCAAAACTACAAAAACGTAGATGCTGCCAAGCCGGGGATCGAACACAAATTCCGTCAGCACATTGCCGAAATTGAAAGCAAGTATCACCGGGACCAACAAGGTAAGTTTGTGGAACTATGGCCGGAGCTAGCACATCTATGTCAATAAGTCAAAGCAAAACGTTCTGTTCCTCGCCGTGGACTTTTTTGAACATTGATCAAACTGGTAAGGTGCTACCGTGTATGCACAGCAGCTATGAGCTAGGTAGCCTTAAAGAAAAATCCATACAGGAAATTTTAAAAGACAAGCCGCTGCAAGATTTAAGACAAACCATTGCACAGGGAGAATGGCATTCTGCATGTAATATATGCCAAGACCTTGAGTCAAACGGTCGCAGCAGCGGAAGAACAATGCGTGCCGCATCAGACGAAGTCAAACAAAACATTGATCAAGACATTGAATGGTTCTCTCTCAATGACGTTGTTATAAACTGGAGTAATCTGTGTAATCTAACTTGTGTGTATTGTAATCCGCATACTTCTACCGCTTGGCAAAGTGTTCGAAAAATTCCCATAGTGCATAACAAAAATGAGCACAATGACTTGATAGAGTTGGCCAAAACTCATGGGAAAAATATCAAGGGACTTTCGTTGGGCGGAGGCGAGCCTCTGCTGCAGAGGGGCCTGACAGAGTTTTTACAGCAACTTGATTCTGAAACTACCAGTGTTATGGTAACAACAAATCTCAGTGTTGATATTAAAAATAACCCTGTGTATCAAGAATTGAAAAAATGGAAAAAAGTTGACTGGTTGATTAGTTTTGACAATGTGGACCGAGACAAGTTTGAATACGTTCGCAATGGGGCCAACTGGGATCAATTTGTTGCCAACATTGCACAAATGAAACAAGACAATCAACATGTTGTTGCACATCCTGCATACAGCATCTATTGTGCGTTTGAGTTGGTTCCATATTATGACTTTTGTGTTGACAACGAACTTGACATGTTTTGGTGCGAACTGACTCATCCGCACGAACTTGATGTTCGTCGACTACCAATAGAAATTCGACAACAGGCTATCGACGAAATCAATCGAACAGTGGAAAAATATTCGACCAAAAATAATCTTGCGTTAGATACACTAAAAGGATACATCAACTCGTTGGTTGATAACAGTTATTTGTTTAACAAAGACAAAGAAATAGATGTACTAGAGTGGCACACGGAGATTGAAAGTGTGTTAAAAAAACAAAAGACCTTTCAAGAATTGTGGCCGGATTTAGTAAGCAAACTCAGAAAATAATTACAAAGCCATGATAGACAATACAATTAAACCACCACCTTTCCCTGGCATCGGAGTAGCAGGGCAGACCCTGAATTGGCTACCAACAGACACTGAAGAATCGTTTCAGAGACTTTGTCAAGATCCCGTGCATCGCGCATATTTTGAATCTCGGGGCTGGCATCTACCTGGCGCCATTACATACAAAATCAACAGCCACGGATTCAGATGTGACGAAATTGTAAAGGGCGAACCATACCTTGTGGCACTGGGCTGTAGTTTTACCAATGGCATAGGCCTTCCACTAGACACCATATGGCCAGAGCTGGTGGGTCGAGCACTTGGATTACGGGTAGCTAATATTTCTTGGGGAGGATCGTCGGCAGACACTTGTTATCGTATGGCCGAATACTGGGTACCTGAACTGATGCCCAAACTGGTAGTGATGTTTACTCCACCAGAGGACAGAATGGAACTGCTGCTAGATGAACCATCTGTGGCACATTTAAGGAACATACCAGTTGATGTATACATGCCAGGGTCGCTGATCAATGGCGCCGGCGCAGATGAATTTGTCAAGCATTGGTTTTTAAATGACGAAAATGCTTGGATAAATCAGCGTAAAAATATTCGCGCCGTCAAACAACTGTGTGCAGAATTAAATATACCGTGTATTGTTTTGAGATCGATGGATTTCATGTCAATGTCCAGAGAAGAAATAGGCTATGCCAGAGATGCTATGCACGGCGGCCCCGAAGCACATCGTAGAATTGCAGATAGGATATTAAATGATTGGTATGCAACCCAAAAATCTTGAAACAGTGCTAGTCAAAGCGCCGCATAGGCGTGAAACATATACTGAACAAGAACTAGAAGAATTTGCGCTATGCGCTGATCCCATCAACGGGCCCATGTATTTCATGGACAACTTCTTCTACATCCAGCATCCCACACGTGGTAAGATGCTGTACCATCCTTTTGAGTATCAGCGCAGACTGATTGAAAACTATCACAACAATCGTTTCTCCATATCGTTGATGCCTCGACAGACAGGTAAGTCAACTTCAGCAGCAGGATACCTGTTGTGGTACGCAATGTTTGTGCCGGACTCGACAATTCTTATTGCGGCACACAAATATTTGGGCGCACAGGAAATCATGCAGCGTATTCGATACGCATACGAACTGTGCCCCAACCACATTCGCGCAGGCGCTACCAGTTACAACAAGGGCTCGATAGAATTTGAAAACGGCAGTCGTATTGTCAGTCAGACCACAACTGAAAACACCGGCCGGGGTATGTCTATCACACTGCTGTACCTAGACGAATTTGCGTTCGTGCGTCCCACTATTGCGTCGGAATTCTGGACTTCTATTACGCCTACGCTGTCAACAGGTGGTAAAGCTATTATTACGTCAACACCAAACTCAGACGAAGATCAGTTTGCGTTGATTTGGAAAGGTGCCAACAAAGTTGAGGACGAGTACGGTAATCCGCGTCCCGGCGGTGTGGGCATTAACGGCTTCAAAGCTTACCGTGCTTATTGGCGAGAACACCCAGATCGCGATGAAAAATGGGCCGACGAGCAGAGAGCACAGCTGGGCGAAGAACGTTTCCGCAGGGAAATGGACTGCGAGTTTGTGATCAATGACGAAACACTGATCAGTCCTATTAAATTGTTGGAGCTAGAAGGAACAGAACCCATACGTAAATCTGGACAAGTGCGTTGGTACAGGGAACCACGTGCAGGAGAAATCTATGTTGTAGCCATGGATCCCAGTTTGGGCACAGGTGGAGATCCTGCTGCTATACAAGTGTTCGAAGCCAGAACCACAGAACAGATTGCTGAGTGGAAACACAACAAAACAGACATTCCCAATCAAGTTCGCATACTGGCAGACATTGTCAAAGAACTTTATGCTGTTACTCGTGACAATAAGAGTGTGTATTACTCAGTGGAAAACAATACCATTGGTGAAGCAGCACTGATCAGTATCGCAGAATACGGCGAAGAAAATATCCCTGGCTACTTCCTAAGTGACAACACTGTAGTAGCAGGCACAGGCCGCAGATTCCGCAAGGGCTTTAACACCACAAACAAAGCCAAGCTCACTGCCTGTAACAAAGTAAAGATTCTAATAGAATCAGGGCGTATGAAACTGCGTTCAAAGCCCTTGATCAGCGAGTTTAAAAACTTTGTGGCCAACGGATCTAGCTATGCTGCCAAAATGGGAGAAACAGACGATCTTGTAATGGCTACATTGTTGGTTGGGCGTATGCTGATGCTGTTGCAGAGCTATCACAGTGACTTAGACACACATTTGCGGGACCATTCTGACAGTGTAGTTGAACCCTTGCCCTTTATTGTAATGCGCTAAATATACAACTATGGCACAAGATATCAACATCAGCAAAGATTTGTATGACTTACTGGTCAGCAAAAACTTCGACCCCCAAGTCACAGACGCACAAGGCCGGGAAACCACACCCGATGAAGGCTCAGTTTTCAAATTTGACTACATGGGTGCTTCGGGCAAAAACTACGGTACCGCAGTTGCACTGATTGGAGACGACAAAGAGCTCATGCTGTTTTTTGGTGACAATCTTGGCAAGAGCATGGAAGACGAAGGTGACAAAGACCAATGGTTCAGCTTCTTACAACAACTCAGTAAATTTGCCACACGCCATAACTTCCACACATTTACACCCAAGAATCTAAACGCAATCAAACATACCATGGCAGGCATGGCCGCTATCAAAGAAGGTTTGTTTGAAGGCTACTATGGCAATCGCCGTGTGAGCTACATGGGTGAAGCCACAGATGCACGTTTAGTAATCAAACACAATCGATTGATCGGCGAAGATGACAAGCGTTATCGCTATGTGGAAAGTTTGTTTATTGAAACTGCCGATGGCGAACGTTTTAAATTACCATTTACCAAGCTAGTAGGCGGTCGAGCCATGTTGGAACATGTGCGTCACGGCGGCAAGCCCTATGATGTGCGCGGTGTTCACATTGCTGAAACTGTGAACGAAATGGCTGTGCTGGCCAGATTCAATAGAGCCAGCCAAAACAAAATGTTTGAAGGCCAAACACAGCAGTTGGTAGAAGCTGCTCGTGAATACTATCACAATCTACAGAACAATCTAAAGCACATGGGCACAGCTCGTGGCTATCAAAACTATTTTGAGTCTTGGACTCCAGCTGATGTGGGCGTACAAGAAGCCCTGGTTGAAGATCTCAAGACCATGTTTATTGAACAAACACTGGACACCAGAATTGAAGCAGCATTGCCCACACTGGCAAAGATACAAGGAAGCACAATGAAAGAAGCCAACGAATTTGAGTCATGGGCCAACAAGTTGGTCGAAGGTACCTGGGCTTTGCCCGAAACACCTGAAGCCAAAGACAAGCTCTACAGTTTGTTGGCACAGGAACTGCCAGTGGGTCCTGATGCTGCCAATGCCACAGAACAACTGTATGACATCCTAGGCGATGACGAACTGTTTGATCGACTGGGCGAACTGGCTGACCGCGATGCCGACGCTGATGCTAGACCCGTGATCATTGCTCGTATGAAAGAAATGGGCATGGAAGTTCCGGGTGTTAAGCCCGAACCCGAAGTTAACGAAGGCGACAACTTGGCCACTTTCGAAGCCGGTTGCGACATGGACGAAAGCACGGGCGGTACCGTGGCAGGTGCTGTTGCTCCGCTGGAAGAAGGTTCCAGCGACTATGTGGGCAATGCCATTGAAGACCTGCGAGTCAGCATGCCAGGTTTAGATCGCGAGCGCTTCTTGGATGAGCTATACAGCTACATTGACGCCCGTTTTGGCAAACGTGCTGCTGATGCAGCCATGGACCACGGCGACGACTCTGTGTACGATGAGTACTATGCCAACTATTCGGATCTGACGGAAAATTTAGATAGTTATGAATTCCATACCAGTGTTCCAGCAGGCAAGTTCTTGCCCAGCAAGTTTGGAAAAGAACAATATCTTTATCTACATGATGTAACAAGAAAGAGTGGAACTGGTTCTGGGCCCATGTTGGTCACAGTTGACAGCCCCAGTGCTGCCAAAGAAATTGCCAATGAGTTTGGCGGCAGAGTAGTCAAGACCAAAATGGGAACCTACAGAATCGTCAAAGATCGACAAGTAGCAGCGGAAGACTCAACCGATCCCATGGATCACCGCGGTGCAGTCACAGACAGCTTCTACGAAGATCTGGACAGACTGAAAAAATTAGCTTTTGTCAAAAGAACATAAATAGTATTGACACCAAGGCACAAGGCGCATATACTTACTGGGTGTATGCGCTTTCTTGTTTGTGTGTCACAGGCAACTTAGATCTAAATTTTTAGATAGGCAACACTACATAGGCAACTTATTAAGGAGAAAATACTATGGCATCATTAGCAGAAATTCGAGCAAGACTACAGGCAGCTGAAACAAAAGGCAAAGACAGTTCCGGAGGCGGCGGCGATCGCTCGATTTACCCTCACTGGAACATGGAAGAAGGCCAAAGCGCCACACTCCGTTTTCTTCCAGACGGCAACCCCAAAAACACGTTCTTCTGGCAAGAACGAGCAATGATTCGTCTACCCTTCTCGGGCATCAAAGGCGAAATGGAATCCAAACAAGTTATGGTTCAGGTCCCTTGCGTGGAAATGTGGGGCGAAACCTGTCCTATCCTCACCGAAGTGCGTACCTGGTTCAAGGACAAGAGCCTTGAAGAAATGGGTCGCAAGTACTGGAAGAAGCGCAGCTACATTTTCCAAGGCTTTGTTCGTGAGAACCCCTTGAGTGATGACGTCACTCCCGAAAACCCAATCCGTAAATTCATTATCGGACCTCAACTGTTTACCCTGATCAAATCCGCACTGATGGATCCTGATCTGGAAGAACTGCCAACCGACTACATGCGTGGTCTGGACTTCCGCATTACCAAGACCTCCAAAGGTGGTTATGCTGACTACAACACTTCTAAGTGGGCACGTAAAGAGTCTGCACTCACAGAAGCAGAACAAGCTGCTGTGGAAGCACACGGTCTGTTTGACTTGAGCACATTCCTGCCCAAGAAGCCCACTGACGTTGAGCTTCGCGTGATCAAGGAAATGTTCGAAGCAAGTGTTGACGGTCAACCTTATGATCCCGATCGTTGGGGTCAGTACTACCGTCCTGCTGGTCTGCAGGCCCCTGCTGGTTCCAGCGGCGGCGCAGCACACACTGATGAAGATGCACCTGCACCACGTGCAGCAGCACCCGCAGTGACCAAGGCTGCTCCAGTTGCAGAAGATCCTCCATTTGATGTGGACGATGCACCTGCTGCTACAGCACCTGTGCAATCCGCAGCCAAGCCTGCACAGAAAGCCGAAGACATTCTTGCAATGATTCGCGCAAGACAAAGCAAGTAAAATTATCAAGGCCCGCAAGGGCCTTGATATATTCTATGAGTCAGCAGCTGAAAACTTTCAAAATTGAAAGACTAGATCCTGTTAGCCCAACTTTTTGTGCTGCAAAATGGATGTCTACAGACATATATTTGCATACTGGTCAGACTAGTAGTTGTCATTATCCTGTGCCCGGTCCAATTGATCTGCTGGAGATTGAGTCAAATCTATTGGCAGTACACAACACCAGGCAAAAGATTTCGCAACGCCAGCAAATGCTACTGGGTGTTCAACCGGCGGAATGCTCTAATTGTTGGAACATCGAAAACACCAACAGCGATGTGATCAGCGATAGGGTCTATTACAGCGAACACCACAAACACAAAGATTTCACCAAGTTTGATCTCAGTAATACAGTTGTCCCGGAACTTATCACTATAATGATTGATAATTATTGTAATTTTGTGTGTAGCTATTGCGATCCAACTCAAAGCACAAGCTGGGCCACAGATTTAAAAATCAACGGACCATACAAAACGGCCACTGATCCAAAGAAAACGTATCAACGATTGGGATCAAAAGACCGACTCGACGAACAACAACAAAATCTGCTGTTTGATCGCGTGGTTGAGATGATAACAAAAAACTTAGATACCATCAGGAAGTTAAATGTGCTAGGCGGCGAACCAACCATTAATCCAAAATTTTGGAAACTAATGGATCGATTGGAAGGGTATGACACCAGTAATTTGAATCTTCAGATTGTTACAAATTTTAGTAACCAGGCGATGATTGAAAAATTTCTATCATATCGTTCGAGGTTTAAAAAAATTAAGTTGTCTATCAGCATTGATGGCACTGATAAAAAATCCGAGTTCATTCGATACGGCTTAGACTGGCAAGAGTTTAACACCAACGTGCATCATGTGCTAACAAAGTATCCCGAAGTCAACTTAGACTTTTTGGGAACTTTAAATATTTTGGCACTGGATGGGTTGATTGACTATTGTAACTGGTATTTGGAAATCAAACGCCGCTGGCCCAATCGACTCAGCTCAAAAGTCAGTGTTGTAAGATGGCCTAATTTTCAAGCGATATCTGTGTTGCCTGAGCATTTAAAAAAATACTATATGCAGCAACTTCAATCGTGGGTACAACAACATCGCAAAAATCTAGATTCTGAGTTATTGGCAATCAACATAGATCAAATTGTTTCACTGCTGGGCTCGCCCAGTACTTCGCATTTAGAACAAATTGATTTCAAAAATTTTGTTTTAGAATATAGCAAAAGGCATAAATTGGATGTAAAATCTACATTTAGCAATGAGCTATCTCGTTGGATATACACAAAGGACTAATCATGGGTAAACCATTTGACATTTCAAAGTTCCGTAAGGAAATCACTAAAAGCATTGACGGCCTTAGTATCGGCTTCAACGATCCCACAGACTGGATCTCAACAGGCAACTATGCACTGAACTATCTTATTTCAGGCGACTTCAACAAAGGTGTGCCGCTGGGCAAAGTTACAGTGTTTGCTGGTGAATCCGGCGCAGGCAAAAGCTACATCTGCAGCGGCAACATCATCAAGAACGCACAGGAACAAGGCATCTATGTTGTGCTAATCGACAGTGAAAACGCACTGGACGAAGCCTGGCTGCATGCCCTGGGTGTAAGCACAGATGAAAGCAAACTGCTGAAACTAAGCATGGCCATGATTGACGATGTAGCCAAGACCATTGCTACGTTCATGAGCGATTACAAAGCCCTGCCTGATGGTGAACGTCCTAAAGTTCTTTTTGTCATTGACTCTCTGGGCATGTTGTTGACTCCTACCGACATCAACCAGTTTGAAGGCGGCGACCTCAAAGGTGACCTAGGCCGTAAACCCAAAGCTCTGACTGCATTGGTTCGTAACTGTGTCAACATGTTTGGTAGCTACAACGTTGGTCTGGTGTGTACTAACCACACATATGCAAGCCAGGACATGTTTGATCCTGATGACAAGATTTCAGGCGGTCAAGGCTTCATTTACGCCAGCTCTATTGTGGTTGCTATGCGCAAGCTCAAACTCAAAGAAGACGAAGATGGCAACAAAGTCACAGACGTCATGGGTATTCGCTCGGCCTGTAAAGTAATGAAAACTCGCTATGCCAAGCCCTTTGAAGGTGTGCAGGTCAAGATCCCTTATGAGCAAGGTATGAGCCCTTACAGCGGTCTAGTTGATCTTGCTGAAAAGAAGGGCATGCTCAAGAAGGACGGTAACCGACTGATGTTTGTGACCAGCGATGGCGAGATTATCAAACAGTTCCGCAAAGCTTGGGAAAACAACGAAGATGGATGCTTGGACAAGATCATGGCAGATTTTGCCAATCAAGCAGACAAGGTAAGTACCACTGATTCTGAAAACGAGGAGGTTTAATGTATTCAGACATTGCTAGTGAAATTTGGGGCGAACTCAAGCGGTACGTCAACACTGTGGATCGAGCCGAAGCAGCAGAAACTCTTGTTTCTCTGTTGATCGATCATGATGAGGATGCTGGGGATATTCGTGATGCGTTCAAAGGCGACGCAGATATCAAACGAGCCCTTGCGTCATATATCGAAGACGACCAAGAAGAAGAAGTCGACGAGGACGAGGAAGACTACGACCAAGATTGGGAAGAGTAATGTGGTATAGCAAAGTAGTAGCTGACCTAGGTAACATACCTGATTTCATTCAGCACTATGAACGCGAACTCGAAGAAGCCAAACGCGATTGTCGCATTGGCGGCTTGGTTGAAAAAAACGTCAAAGAGCTGCCGGGTATCACAGAGCACCGTTTTAATCAGTTACAAGAGATTGAAGCGGTGCTCAATTTTCTCAATATACAATTGAGAAAAATTCGTCGTAGGCACTTCCAAAAGTACTTGGAAGCCTATGCCCGTGCGCTGACCAGCAGGGACGCTGAAAAATACGTAGACGGTGAGGATGAAGTCATTGACTTTGAAACCATTATCAACGAAGTAGCACTGTTGCGCAATCGTTGGTTGGGTATCATGAAAGGGCTAGATACCAAGCAATGGCAACTGGGTCACATCACCAAACTGCGCACAGCAGGCATGGAAGATATTACAGTGTGATACAGCTAAGCCTGTAAATAGCACTATGAAAATCGTAATCGTTACCGGGGGATTTGATCCCATTCACAGCGGGCATTTAGCATACTTTCATGCAGCCAAACAACTGGGCGACAAGCTTGTTGTGGGACTCAACTCAGATGAATGGTTGACTCGTAAAAAAGGTCGACCATTCATGCCTATGAGCGAACGTTTTGCACTGGTCAGCGCCTTGCGCATTGTTGACGAAGTTGTTACATACAACGACGATGACGGATCCAGCAAGGATGCTATAATCCGTGTGAGACAAAAGTATCCTGATGCAGAAATTATCTTTGCCAACGGTGGTGACCGTACAAAGGACAATATCCCCGAGATGGATCTTGCAGGATCTCGATTGAGTTTTGTGTTTGGGGTAGGCGGCGAGGACAAAAAGAACAGTTCTAGCTGGATTCTTGAAGATTGGAAAAAGCCCAAGACTCAACGAACCTGGGGTTACTATCGTGTGCTGCACGAAGTAGGTGCCAATACCAAACTCAAAGAACTTACAGTAGCGCCCAAAACATGTTTGAGCATGCAACGACATGACCAACGTGCTGAATTTTGGTTTGTGGCCGAAGGCACAGCCACAGTGTACACACTGGATCAAGCCAGCACTGATCCTGAAGTCAAGTGTCATCTTGACGTGCATGAGCATACTTTCATCCGTTGTCAAGAATGGCATCAGTTGTGCAACGAAACTGACCAACCACTGAAACTGATCGAAATCCAATACGGTACAAATTGCGTAGAAGAGGACATTGAACGCAGATGAAAAATCCCTGGAGCGATCGTTGGGAATTTGTCAAAGACTACATACCCAACAACGTTAGCATAGTGGATTTTGGCTGCGGCAATCGAGAAGTTTTAGACTACGTAAAACCTTCCAAGTACCTGGGTATTGATCGCTGTGACACTGCTGACATTGTTGCAGACCTTGATCAACCCGTGAAACTACAAGAACAATTTGATCTTGGCTTGTTGTTGGGAGTTTTGGAATACCTTGACGATCCTGCGGCGACATTAAATAACATTGCAGGTTGTGCCAAAAGTTTTGTAGTTGTAACATTGGCGGTAAAGAAAAAGCCCGAGTGGCGACAAGCATTTGACGATGTCAGCATTGACCAGTTACTGCGTAAATTTTTCTCCACAGTAGAACATCATAGGCACGGCAGTTATATTTTGTCAGTGTGTAACAATGAAACCAATTCCAGTATTCATAGGGTATGATCCCAGAGAAGCCATAGCCTATCATGTGTGTGCGAACTCTATTATTCGCAACTCAAGCCAACCAGTGGCCATCGTACCAGTTGCACTGAATCTGTTCAAAGAATATTCTGAAACGCACACCGACGGCAGCAATCACTTTATCTACACACGTTTTCTAGTACCATACCTACAAGACTACGAAGGTCATGCTATTTTCATTGACGGAGACATGATCGTGCGTGGCGACATTGCCGAACTCTGGAACATGCGTGATCATACCTGTGATGTGCAAGTGGTCAAACACGATTACCAAACTCGCATGCCTGTAAAATACCTTGGGGCAAAAAATGAAAACTATCCTAGAAAAAATTGGAGTAGTGTTATTCTGTGGAATTGTGCTAGCTTTCCTAACCGGAAACTTACCCCTGACTTCGTCCAACACAGCACCGGCAGTTTCCTCCACCGCTTCTCGTGGTTAGATGATGCTCGAATTGGTGAACTCCCCAAAGAATGGAACTGGTTGCCCGATGAATACGGGCCAAATGCCGACGCCAAGTTACTGCATTACACACTTGGCACGCCATGCTTTCAGGAGTTTGCTGATACACCGCAAGGCAACGAATGGCACCGGGAACGCATTCTCACCGAATACTGTCAGCAGCGGGACATATGATTTTTATCAGCAAGGACGGCCAGGACGAATACATCAATACGTTTGCCCAGGGCTGCGGGCAACGTGCTATCAATCTCAACGACTTTGTGTATGAATCCAGCACGGAGCCTTTGGTATTGAGAGGCATACTGAAATACAAAATCATGCAACGTTGCTGGAAAGACCGTCGTGATTTCTACTACATGGACACAGGTTATTTTGGCAACACTGGGTTCAAGCAATGGCACCGCATAGTACGCAATGATTTACAACACAGTGAACTAAGAACTGTGCCAGACGATCGTTGGCGCCGCCAAGGTATACAAATGAAGTCGTGGAATCGCAGCGGAAAGAACATTTTGTTAGCTCTGCCCGATGACAAGCCTTGTAGATTTTATGGCATAGATCGACAGCAATGGATTGATAAAACCATCAGTCATTTAAAATCTGTCACAGACCGTCCTATAATTGTTAGAGAACGTGCGCCAAAAAGAAGTGATCGTCAAATCAATAGTTTTGCACAAGCGTTGACACAGGATGTATTTGCTGTGGTTACGTTCAACAGCATTGCAGCAGTCGAAAGTGTAATCAGCGGCATACCAGCATTTGTGTTAGCACCCACACATGCTGCTGCACCCGTTGCGTTATCTGATCTCAACAAGATTGAAACACCATTGTATGCAGACGATGACTTGAGATACCAGTGGGCATGTCATCTTGCTTACGGTCAGTTTCACACATCAGAATTAAACAATGGTGCAGCACTAAGGATTCTAAAACAATATGGTTAAATTTGTAGTAGTTCATCGCCGAGATCAAAACAATGTTGGGGATATGGCATCCAATCCCTTGCAGTATTTTCTCAAGCCCGATGAGTATCAATCCATTGACGCTGCTGACTTTGGCGGGGTGGATTACCCATTGAATGTTCCGCTGATATTAGGTGGCGGTGGATTGATAGGCAACGAATTCATGGGCAATGTTGCAGCCAAAGTACTGAGCACACCCGATAGATTACAAATCGATGCACTGTCGGCAGCACGTTGGCATGTAATTGACGATCGCAATCGAGATTTGCATAAAAAATTCAAAAATACCTACAGTGATTTGCTTAACGAAATCCGAGACAAACTGCCCAAACCAACTGCACCTAGATATATTTGGGGAGCCGGACAAAATAGTTCTGCAGATGACTTTGAGTATCCTGAAGAAATGAAAAAGTTCGATCGTGTGGGCATAAGAGACTTTGGGCAATACTATGAGTGGGCACCTTGTGCCAGTTGTATGCATCCAGCATTTGACAAAACATACAGCATTAGAAATCCTGTGATCTGGTTCGAACACAAAAAACAGTTGATCAAAGACAAAGTATTTGGCAGCGATTCAATTCCGAGATTTGTTAACTCGGGTTCCAATATAGAACAGACCATTGAGCTGTTGGGATCAGCAGAGGTTGTGCTGACCAACAGTTATCATGGTGCATACTGGGCAACACTGCTCAAACGCAAAGTGATTGTAGTTGGCGCCTGGAGCTCAAAATTCAAGTATCTAAAACATCAACCAGCCTTTGTTGACACAGTTTCAGAATGGCGCGATGCAATTGACAATGCTGTGATACACAGCGATGCACTAGACGAATGTCAATCTGCTACACAGGATTTCTGGGAGGCCATACGATGAAAGTTGTATCGTATTTGGCGGGAATACCGCCTAGCAATAAAAATCCAGAAAAGGCCGAAATGCTGCGTTTGTTTGCTCAGGGTGTTTCAGCATCCGGCGACCAAGGTATATTGCACACAGGCAGAAATCTAGTGGACTGTGATGTGGCGTTCATACAAGGTTGGCAACACGAACACGGTAAGTCTGCCCCGCATCTTGCACTGAGACAGCAGGTTATTGACTATCAACGTGCCAGGAACCGACGATTACTGGTAGTAGACAGCAACTTGTTTAATTATCGCGGCCACAATGCCTACCACCGATACAGTTTTGACGGTGTGTTTCCTACCACCGGCACATACTTCTGGAACACCGTGGATCCTGCTCGTTGGCAACAAGTCAGCAAGGACACTGGCATTGTGCTGCGAGACTGGCGAACACAAGGCAGTCATATTTTGATTTGTACTCAACGCAATGGTGGTTGGAGCATGCAAGGTCAAAATGTTGTGAATTGGTTAGATCAAACCATTGCTGCCATACGTCAATTTTCGGATCGTCCCATACGCATTAGAGCACATCCGGGAGATAAATCTGCTGCCCAATACCTAGCTGGCAGAGACATCAGCAAAAACGTTGAGTTGGTCAATGACTTTGCCAATGCCTGGGCAGTGGTCACATACAACTCCACACCAGCAGTGGCTGCTGCAATCGAAGGCATACCTGCTTTTATCACAGACCCGCAACCAGCCAACAGTCAGGCACATGCTGTGGCCAACACTGATTTGTCTAGGATTGAGTCACCACATATGCCAGATCGTCAGCAGTGGATTGAGAAACTGGCAATGTGTCATTGGAGCAAGCCTGAACTGGCGTCAGGTGCAGCGTGGCGTCATTTCCGACAGTACGTTTAATGCCAGTGTTGCTGCACCATGGGGTGATCGGGCAGTGTACTGGGTTTGGTGTGAGTTTTGATAAACTGTAGAATTTTTACTTCTGCAAAGTCAAACTCATTGTCTCGTTTGCTAGCAAGATGAAACCATGAGTTGGGCATGTGATCTTGAAACAACGTGTGTTTGACGTGGTCGGCAATGAACCCTTGATCGCCGTAACTGTGTTTCTCAGTGTGCGCCTGCTGCCAATGACTTTCGGGTTGGGACTTGTACAGATCCCATAAGTGACTGTGATCACCTTGCCACCACATGATTGCACTTGAATGTGCGTGTGTACGTGGTTCTAGCCACATTACAAAATTCTGATCTTGGACTCTGTGTACAATTTCATCAATGTTCTGACATACAATAGCATCCAGATCAATGTACAGCACAGGGCCGTCAAACTGCCCTGGACGAAATAATTGTAGCTTGGACCAAAATCCTGTGCCAGTGGATTCCAGTGGTATTCTGTTGCAAGGCACATCGCAGTCACTCAAGCAAGTGAATTGATACGGCAGTGTGAGATTTCTTTGCACACCATGCATGAGCTTTTCGACCCACGATGCACTGTAACCTACTTTGCCACCTTGGCGCAGTACACATACTACGTTTAGTGGTTTATTCAAAATGGTCTGCTTCGCCATCAATCCACACCTGTTGCGGTCTAACAAATTCTGTCACATGTTTGATCTTGCGAGCAACGTGCCACAAAATTACAGAGTCACTGGTCCAGTATTCAACCATTTCGAATCCATTCATTTCAAAGAATTTAAGAATGGCTTTGGCATTGGTAACGTGAATGCCGTGATTGTTGTAGTTTTCCACAGGTGCATGTCCTATGTAATATCCACCTACCTTCACAAGCCTTGCACTGTTGCTGTATGCCCGGTGAACGTCCCACACATGCTCAATAGTGCCCAAATTAAAAACAACATCCCATTGCTGATCCATGAACGATAGATCGCTTTGAATGTCAATGGCATAGTCTCCGCCGTCAGGATCCAGTGTCTTGTATTTGTTGAGTTCAAACAACTCAGCTGCTGGGCCCACTTTGGTATACTGATTGCCCAGCATCAGCATGGACTTGCCTGCACAGTATGATTTGATTCGTTGATAGTGATGTAGGTGTTGTTTAATGAGCATTTTGTTTTGATAACCAGTATACGCCAATTTTGCTTTTGCCACTTTTGCGATAGTGTTCCTGAATATACTGGGGCCAGGTAGCCATTACTTCGTCGTGACTCCAGTCGTCTTTGACATGCACTTCATAGGGATTGCCCTCAATTGCATCCTGTGGCATGTGTATGATAGGTATGCTGATGATCAGCGTGGCACAATGATCCAATATGTGTTCTACCAATTCAACAGCCTCGGACTTGGTCATGTGTTCCAACACATCTCCGGCAATGGCAACGTCAAATTTACCCATGCTGTTCCAGTCCACAGTTCTTACATCCTGATTTATCACACGATTGTATTTGTGTTGTAGATTGAATTTTTCAACATATTCAGCCCAGGCTTCGATACCTACCCACTCTGCGTCTTGACAAACACGATTCTTTATCTTAATCAAATTGATATAGGTGCCTGATCCAGCACCAATGTCTAGTATTCTTTGAAATGGTCCGTGCTGTTGGAACCATGCCAGTGTTTCGGCTTTGCCTGTGCTTAAACTATATCCCATTATTTGTCCCAGTATTTTGTTCGTATCAAACTGCTTTTGCCGTCAGTTTTGTCTCTGTCTATTGCATAACCTATCATGTGGCTGTGTATTTGTATTCTCACAAGGTATTGATTCACAGCATTGTCGGCTGGTAAAAAAGATCGACGATAGCATTTTACTAATTTATCAGCAGCAGCAGGGTGCAGTGCATATCCAGCAGCGCCGGGCAGTGTGCTTTGTCCATATGGCATGGCCCGTGGAGGATCTTCAGTTGGATTGTTAATGTACTGTTGATACCTGCCCATTTTCTTTGTATGACTAGAAGCCACAATCAACACGTCAGTCCACAACACAGGCACATACGGTCGTATAACATGCGCATCATCTTCGAATATCATTATGGGTTCTTGTATGTCCGCACAGTGTTGCCAAAGTCTGTAATGACTGTCAAAGCAGCCCACAATACCAGGAGTGGTAAGTTCGACCTTGTGTTCAGCTGTAAATGGATTGTCGGGCCCCTTGAGTCCCCAGTCGTGACATTGCCTATTGATTTCTTGATATTGTTCGAGTGTTTGATCCCCGTAGCTGCCTTCAAACAACTCAGATTCCTGGCCAAAGTCTTTTAATTCTGCTTGCAATCGTTCAGCAGATGCTAGGCTAGCAGGTACACGACTGAGATGTATGATATAGGACTTCACTGCCAATAGCCTTCTTTTCTTATTACCTTTAGGTCTTTGACTTTGCTGCGTCCTAGATCCTTGCGATCACCTTTGAGATGATCAAGGTACGCACCCCATTCAGTGTTGATCAGTGGATGGCCTTCACCTGAAATCAAATGGCTGCTCCAGTCTGTTCCCTGTAGTCCAGTGTTGATTCTAACATGATCAAACACAAAACTATCGTGCCACTCCATTAGAGTAAAGATTCCCTGTTCTGCATCGTCGTAATAGCGTTGGAACTCGTGTAAGAATTTTTGTGTGGCTGCACTGCGGAGGTTCATTGCGTACAGTCCGCACTCGGTGTATTTTTTGGCACGACCCAGATAACAAATATCTCTTTTGGTATCGCACATACGATGGAGAAATTCAATGTCCAGCGGGCTGTGGCACACTGTGTCTGCGTCCATCCAGATCAACCAATCTGTTTTGCATACACGAGCAGCAGCAAATATAGCATACACTTTGTGACTGAATCTCACAGCGTCCCACTTAAAACCTTTGCCAGCATCTTTTCTCTGGCGTCTGACTGGATCGTCGCTGACGTCACCGTTGGCCTTGGGCACTCCTTGCCATTTTGTTTTGAACTGGACTAGTTCGGGGCTGGCAGTGGCCAAATCAAACACCTGCAGATTGGGTGCTGTTTCTGTGACTGTGCAATTTTCTGCATAGACCAGCAGATCAACTTGTTGTGGCCAATTTTGCAAAAATGTCTGTATCATGCGCTGGCCATAACGTTTATAACCGTCGGCTGAAAATGTGGTAACTACAGTGTATTTCATGTGGGATATTTAGTGATCAAGACTTTGGCTTATTTTCCTTTGCAGTGTGCGTTGAATTCTGGACCAGTGATGTCAGCTGTGCTAGACAGTGCCGTGGGCGCAGGAATCAAATTACAGGAAAACTCAATGTCAGCAGATGCAGCAGTGATTTGGTCTGTGCTTTGGAATGGGCGCATGACAGCCAATCGAGCAGTGTATCGTCACTATCGCACTCAAAACAAACCCGTGATCATTGTGGAAGTAGGCGCATTGTATCGTGGGCATACTTGGAAAATTGCAGTCAATAACATAACTTCAGCAGGGTATTATGGACACACTGAAGATTTAGATTGGGATCGTCCTGCTAAATTAAACATCAGCCTAGCAACACAATCCGTCCACACAGAAGAAATTGTAATTGCAGCACAACACCCGCTGAGTTTGCAAACTGAAAATATCAACATGCCTGTTTGGGTTCACCAACAAATTACAAATATTCGTGCAGTGTCAGACAGGCCCATTGTTGTGCGTCCACATCCTAGGTCAAGACTTCCGCTCGGCGAGTTACCAGCAGGTGTAAAGGTTGTGCAACCACAAAAATTAACCAATACCTACGACAGCTACGACATGCATTATCGATGTCATGCTGTGATCAACTACAATTCAGGCCCGGGTATACAAGCTGCTGTTGCAGGATGTAGACCCGTGGTTGATCAATCAAGTTTGGCTGCACCTGTGGCAATCAATCTTGCCAACATCGAACAGCCCTACGATGTAGATCGCGCTCAGTGGTTGGTAGAAATTTGTCACACAGAATACACAGTAGAAGAAATCATAACAGGAACATGGCTAAACAGAATACGCCCAGCATTACAGGTCCCATAAACTGTGCTTGTGTAATACACGGGTCTGGCTACAGTTGGGACTACGTTGAACGACTTTACAGTATGTTGAGTCGACAGTTGTCTGTAGGCATCAATTTTCATGTGTACACCGAAGCAGACAGGCCAGTGCCCCCACACATGATCAAGCATTGTTTGGAACCGTGGCCCGAAGCTCAGGGACCGAAAAAATCTTGGTGGAACAAAATGCAATTGTTCAATCCTGAGCACTTCGCCGGTAACTTGCTGTACTTGGACTTGGATGTGGTCGTTGTCAACAGCCTTGATTGGGTTGCACAATCAAATACAGATTACTTTTGGACCATAAGAGATTTTAGATATCTACAGCATCCCTGTAGTAAAATGAACTCCAGCATGATGTGGTGGAATGTCAGTAAGTTTGCTCATGTATGGCACGACTTCAATCGTGAGTCCAGAGAAATGATTGTAAAAAGATACCACGGCGACCAGGACTATCTTGACACTGTGATATCACATCAATACAAACGTTTTTGGCCCGATCAACATTTTCAAAGTTGGCGCTGGCAGTGTCAAGAAGGCGGCTATGATTTCCCACGCCGCAGACATCGCGCACCGGGCACACCTGCACAGCACGACCCCAATGCCAGTGTAATTGTGTTTCACGGTCAACCCAAACCACATCAAGTCAATGATCCCATTGTTGAAGCACACTGGCGTTGACCAATAATTCGCTCAGTGCTACAATTAGGGCATGAAAATTGTCAAGTTAAACGGCAGATACAAAATGTTCCGAGAGCACAGGCACACTGTGGCTCTGCGGTTCACTGAGTTTAATCGCAACGCCAGGGAGATCGAAAGGATCTGTAAAGAAAAGTTCAAAACCAGCAGTTGGGACGCACAAGGTCCCTGGCACGGCCGTTACGGATCTCGCCCTGATCCCTTTTCCCCTCGTCTCTACTGGATTTCGTTTCGCAACGAAGCGGATCTTACTTTGATACTACTTTCTGCTGAGTTGACCAAATAATCGAATTTCGGTTATAATTAGGGCTGTAACAACAAAGGAGCCTGACATGGGATATCGAGTTCTGCGTGAGCGTGATACAAAATGGCAACCACGCAAGGGTCTGGAAGGTCCTTTCTTCTACCCCAACGGTCAGGTCTTGTACTACGATCCCAAAGAGGGAAAGTACTACGATCCTACTACCGACTTTTATGTTGAGTACGAGGACGTAGAAGAGCTCAAAAACATGTTCCTGCAAACTCTGGCTCAGTAATACTTGAGTATTACCTTTGCAGTTTGACCAATAATTCGGCAAGTGCTATAATTAGCGCATAGACACAAAGGAATCATCATGGATCAGATCCAAAAAACAGCCATCAAAGAAACAGCCAAAACTTGCCTGGGCCTGGCAGCTATCAGCGTGGCAGTGCCTGCTATAATTTTTCTTGTACCAATGCAGGTACTGGGTACCATTTTGGGCATCGCGGCCCTGTGCTTTGGCACCAAAATGATCTACGATATCAAACTGACCCAAGCAAAATTTGACGCAGAATTCAACAAAACGGTTGACCAAAAATAACCTTTTTGCTACAATATAAGAACAGTAGCAAAAAGGAGCCACATGCAGTACACTCTGATTACCAGTAAAGGTAAAGTATACACTTTTTTCCTTCGTGCAGTAGCAGAGCAGTTCCAACAAGCCTACGGCGGTGTTGTATTTTCGCAACAAGAGCTTGAGCAACAGCAAACGGTTGCCCAATAATTCATCATTTGCTATAATACAAGAACAGTAACAAAACGGAGCCACAATGTCCACCATTCGAATTCTCAACGGTAACTACCGCGGTATTGCTATCAAAGACACTGTGTTTGAACTGGTGTCTGGCTTTCAAACTGGAGCCAAAGGTAGCTACGTTACTGTGAAAAACGGTGACAATTTTCCTCGTTGCCCTGATACGATTCGTGTCCGCGTTGACAACATCGCAGATATCGAGTATACTAGCGGCATGACACAAGACAACACCATTCACATCGAAAAGCCTGCTGTGGCTGTGCAAGAAACTGACGAACAAGCCATGGATCGTATCCGTGAGCGTTTTGACATTCTGACTGAAATGAGCCGTGCCTGTGTCGGCGGCGACATCCGTGCTATGATTGTTTCAGGCCCTCCGGGTGTTGGCAAGAGCTTTGGCGTGGAGCAAGAGATTGACAAGGCTTGCATGTTTGACAAGATTGCCGGCAAGCGACTGCGAGCTGAGGTTGTCAAAGGTTCGGCCACTCCCATTGGCCTGTATCAAACTCTGTACAAATATAGTGACCCCAATTGCGTGGTTGTGTTTGACGACTGTGACAGCATCTTGCTGGATGACGTTGCACTGAACCTGCTGAAGGGTGCCCTGGACTCTGGCAAGAAGCGTAAGATTTCGTGGCTGGCTGACAGCCGCATCCTGCGCCAAGAAGGCATCCCCGACAGCTTTGAATTCAAAGGCTCGGTGATCTTCATTACCAACTTGAAGTTCGACAAGATGAAGAGCCAGAAACTGCGCGATCACCTTGACGCTCTGCAGAGCCGTTGTCACTATCTGGACCTGACCTTGGACACCATGCGTGACAAGATCCTGCGCATTCGTCAGATTGCCAAGGACGGTGTGTTGTTCCAGGACTACGACTTTGATCAGTGTGTGCAAGACGAGATCATCGACTTCATGTCGGAGAAGCAGACTCGTCTGCGTGAAATGAGCCTGCGTATGGCGCTGAAGATTGCAGACCTGCGCAAGCTGAGCCCGCTGAACTGGAAGCGTTTGGCAGAGACCACATGCATGAAGGCTGCTGACTAAGGAGAGAACCATGCGTGAACTTGTCATCAATCGTCTCAAAGCCTTTGTCAAAGACAGTGATGGTTATGGAATTCCTCGTTGCTTTGATTGTGACGAGGAAGATCATATCACTGACCCAGCCGAACTTGACGGCATGACGGACGAAGAACTCATTGAAGTATTCGAGTCCTGTGTGGGATTCCAGGGTTAACCCCTGCCGTGTGCGTAACGGGCAGTGCCAATAAGTCCCGTTTCGATAAAGGATGACAAATGAACCAACGAATTCGGGAACTTATCAAGCAGGCCACCAATCCTGACTACGACAGCGATGATGGTCCGATGAACGAGGTTAACGTTGAAAAGTTCGCCGATTTATTGTTAGAAGAGGTGATGCAAACTTTGTTCATTACTGGGCACGAATCAGCATTTGATGAACTGAATAAGCATTTCGGAGTTGAAGAATGAGCAACTACATTGAGGACCGCAAACAATACTGGGGGCCAGAGTTTGCCAGTCTTGCCGGTGTTGAATATCGTCCAGAGCACGATGCTATAGCCGCAATGGGTTGCTATACACTAATGTATCACATTGCCGACAACTTTGAAGGCGGCCGGTATAGAGCAGAGATTTTAAAACTTTGTGGAGTTGAAGAATGAAACTGTACAAACACAGCAACGGTAAAACAAGTCTATTCCCTGAACATATTCCTCAAGGTTGGGAAGTTATGTTAAAGCCAACTACATTTGAAGTTGTATGGCGTAGAATTAGGAGTTAAACTATGAACAAACGAATTCGAGAACTTGATGCGCAGGCCGTGGAATATGCTTTGGGTGTTTGCGATGCCAATGGGCTATATCAAGGCAAGGAGTATCTTCAAGTGGTTAAAGAAAAGTTCGCCGAGTTGATTGTCAAGGAATGTGCTGACCATATTGATGACCTGGTTACTTGTGACGACGACGGTAACCAGATGTTGGATTGCGACGATGTGCGAACAGAGTTGCTGGAACATTTCGGAGTTGAACAATGAACGAACGAATTCAAGAACTGATCAAGCTGAGTGCCGTTCCTGCCGATCAAGCAGAGGACTACGCTCTATCCAAGGGCTTGGACGAGCCCACAGAAAAACTGGATGTGGCCAAGTTCGCCGAGTTGATTGTTCGGGAATGTGCTACACTTGCGTTTGATGGCCCTAAGGGCATCTTGGAACATTTTGGTTTCGGAGTCGAAGAATGACATACGTTTTGATTTTATTTTTGCATGCAGGCATGCTCAGTGAAAAAGATTCAATGGCGCTGACTACAGTGCCAGGGTTCAAGTCCGAAGCTGCCTGTCTGGCTGCTGGTAAACAGAGCGAAGCACTTGGTAAACGCACTACCAAAGAAGTCCGGTTTGTTTGCTTGAAGCAGGACTGATCATGAGTCTCACTGTATATTTGATCTATACCTTTACTGCGTTCAGCATCTATATGCTGTGGGTGTTGGGTGGCTCAATGTTTGTTGAAGTGATTGTGCCGTGGTTGATCTTTATGGCAGTGATTTTTGCTCCGCTGGTCTGGTTTGCAAACCGTAGAGAGAAATAACATGATTACTGGATGGCTTGCGGTGTTGGCATTGGCTCTGTCGGGTAATCTGATTTGGGGTTTGCTGCTCACTTCGATATTGCTAATCGTTGAACACAATTGGTTCAAGTTTCAAGTGCATTGATTATGAGCAGTGACAAGGCTTTCTTTGGAACCATACTAGCAATGATGGCCCTGTTGTTTGGCTATCCTGTGGCAGCGTTTTTTATCTTTTTGATTGCGGTGATGGCATGAGCTTTTGGGTTGTGATCAATATTTTTCTTGCTTGGCTGATGTGGAAATGGGCTGAACGAGACTTTGAAGCCGGCAACAACAAGCTAGGCTGGATGAATATTTTTTTCAGTGCGTGGAATGCTGCGGCCGCCGCAAATGCCATTTTTTAAGGAGACAGTATGTACGAGATTTGGGATGGTGATTTGTTCTTGTTTTCTGTAGATGACGCCAGTGAAGCAGATACATACACAGAGTCAGGATTTGATGTTCGTGTAGCGGACATGAGTTAAGTTTTCCCAGGGCAACAAACGGTTGGCTCCGGCCCTGGGCTTTACAGCAGGCACTTCGGTGCCTGCTTTTTTGACTTTTGTGCAAGATAACTATATACTTGTATCAATGAAACAAGCAACCATAGTTATCAAGGACGAGGTTAACATCAAAATCGAAGGATTGGATCTTGACGCTCGCAAACGTTTAGTAAACGCTTTCAAATACGATGTGCCATATGCACGTTACCTTCCTGCTGTGAGGCTAGGACGCTGGGACGGCAAAGTCAGCTATTTCCAACTGGGCGGAAGTACCTTTACAAATCTCTTGCCGGATATCGTTCCTGTGCTAGAGCAGTTGGGATACGACATTGACTTAGATGATCAACGAGACTACAGCAACACATTTGAATTTACACAAGTAACAGAACACAGCTGGGCACACAAGACATGGCCCAAAGGGCATCCTGCAGAAGGACAGCCTATTATGTTGCGCGACTATCAGGTGGAGATTGTCAACAACTTCTTGGAAAATCCACAGAGCATTCAGGAAGTGGCCACGGGTGCAGGCAAAACAATCATGACTGCCACGCTGAGCGCCGCAGTGGAGCCATTTGGTCGTAGCATAGTGATTGTGCCCAACAAAGATCTTGTGCGACAAACAGAAAAAGACTATCGCAACGTTGGCCTGGACGTGGGTGTGTACTTTGGCGATAGAAAAGAACACGGGCACAGACACACCATCTGCACATGGCAAAGCCTCAACGTGCTGATGAAGAATACCAAGAACGGTGTAGCAGACATCACCATACAAGACTTCATTGAAGATGTAGTATGCGTCATGGTTGACGAAGTACACATGGCCAAAGCTGATGCACTAAAAACCTTGCTCACAGGTGTAATGGCGAGAGTGCCAATTCGCTGGGGCCTCACAGGCACAGTGCCCAAAGAGAAGTTCGAAAGCCAAGCACTGCTGGTCAGCTTGGGTCCTGTTGTTAGCAAACTGTCAGCCAACGAACTACAACAGCAAGGTGTACTGGCACAGTGCCATGTGAATATTGTGCAGTTGGTGGACCATGTAGAGTTCAAAGACTATCAAAGTGAGTTAAAATACCTGTTGGAAGAGTCTGGCAGGTTGGACGCAATGGCAGCACTGATTCAACAGGTCAACGAAACTGGCAATACCCTGGTCTTGGTGGATCGTGTAGCTGCTGGACACGCCTTGGTTGAACGACTGGGTGATCGTGCAGTGTTTGTTTCTGGCGCAACCAAATCCAAAGACAGGCAAACAGAATACGAATCAGTGGCCGAAGCAACAGACAAAATCATTGTGGCAACATACGGTGTGGCTGCTGTGGGCATTAACATACCTAGGATCTTTAACTTGGTTCTGGTGGAGCCAGGAAAGAGTTTTGTGCGGGTTATTCAAAGTATCGGTCGTGGTATCCGCAAAGCCGAGGACAAAGACCACGTAGAAATTTGGGACATAACTTCAACATGCAAGTTCGCCAAGCGCCATTTGACCAAGCGCAAGGCCTACTACAAGGAAGCCAACTACCCGTTTACTGCTGAAAAACTAGAGTGGATGAAACTGGCATGAAGATCGTTGTATGCGGCGATAGTTTTTGTGCCAGCACTGTTCAAACAATTCAGACCACTGGGCCCAGGGCTCATTTTAGTCAGATACTAGAAGACCAGTACGGTTACGAAGTAACGAATCTTGCACACGGAGGCATGAGCAATACTGCTATTTGGTTTCAAATTGATCAGGCTTTGAAACTCAATCCCAGTGTAATTGTGTATGGAAAAACTTGGAGCAGCAGGGTCGAGGTATATTTAAAAGATAAATTTTATAATCAACATGCTCCTCTAAAAAACTTCATATACTACAATCCTTGTTACTCTAGCTCTGGCACACCGTATGTTGGCTCGTTTGACGATGTAGAAACCGACGGAGGTATGGTAGTCAGTACAGTGTGGCAAGACCTTGAAAACAACCCATTTTTTAATTTAACTGCTGAGCAGATCAAAGCAGTTAAACTATATCTCAAATACATGTACAATGATTCAGTTTGTGCTCAACGCGACGAGTGGGTTTTTGAGTACTGGCACAATCGAATTCAAGCCACAGGAATCTTGCCATTGAATTTCAAAGATGCAGACATTGGACAAGCAGCATACGATTTTAGTGCTGCCAACAGAGATTACGACTCCCCATTTCATACTGACCGAGCAACTCAGGAGATCATTGCTGCCAACATACATCGTAAAATTGTTGACAATGTGAAATGAACCAAGTAAAATAAAACCATATGCGTATATTAACCTTAGACAATCAACATTATGATCTAGATCATTTGCCCGATGAAATAGATGACATGCGTTTTGCTATATTAGATAATTCCAATCCAGCAGACCCGGACTATCACTTTATACCCTTGATATTTTTAGAGAGCTTTACATCTCCTGCACTGGTACTGAGAATAGGTCACAACACAATCCGCATGCCTATGGACTGGCAAATCTTAATTGGTGAACCTGAGATTGGTGACCTAGAAGTGCTACCATTGACATCAATCAATGATCGAGGATTCAAGGTATTTGAATTCAATCCTCTTTCGAGCTTTAGACCCAGTTTTCCAGACATCGAGATCCTGGATGTGTATCACGAAGTAAACTGGTATGCACCCAAGTTAAAAAATGGACAGATGTTGGCTGTACCTCTTGACGACGGCGATAAACCTGCGTGTGTTTACTTTGTCAAAGATGTCAGTCGCAACTGTGAAATTGTAGATTACAACAAGGCCTGGTAACATGAATATCAAATACACTATACACGACGTCGGCGGCGAAGTTGTCAAAGACAACGAAACCTACTTGCTCAAAGACAACAAGACACTGAAAAATCTTGTGCTGAGTTCTACCAAACTGTATCGAGGTCAGGCCACTCGCGGACACAGTCATGCTGGACAAGAAGAAGTTTATTTCTTTGTGCAAGGCACAGGCATGATGATTGTGGACGAAGAAAAGTTTAGAGTCAATGCTGGTGACGTTATACTAATTCCCGACGGTGCATTTCATCGTGTGATCAATGACGGCGAAATGAACTTGTTGTTTAACTGTGTGTTTGACGGCAAAAGGAATCACTAATGGGTACACTGACTCCGGGCGCAACCTATGTTTATGAGCGTGTAGACAACAGAGTATATGCTCGTAAGTTCGGTGAGACCAAGCGTCAGTTGGTGGGCTGGACTGACACCCCAACTAGCCTGGCCATGCGTGAATACGCCAGTGAAATGAATGATATATTGCAGATGTGTGAGTCAGATCCGGAAATGCGGGAGTTGCTAGACAAGCTGTTTGTGTTGTATAATCTAAAGAAACCCAATGAGTGATAAACTAAACATCGGCAACGAAATGCGACAGTTCGATCGCAAGAATCGACGATTCTACGACGAACTCACAGAAGAAGAACGCAAAAAGTTTTCGCCCTATCTCATGATTCGTTGGGGTTCGGCTGTGGAAGGTTCACGTGATCTGCAAGAGTTTTACGTGATCTCTACCAACGAACGACTCAACAAACACTTCTTTGCAGTGAACACAGCCGCACACAAAAAGCTGCAATGGCTGTTGGCAACCACAGTGAGTCCAGACATGGGCACACCCAAGCACAACTGGATCCCGCCCAAGAAAAAAGAAGCCGGGGCCAGTGCCAAGCGCAAAGCACTGCAAGAAATATATCCCACTTACAAAGACGATGAAATTGATGTGATGATGCAGTTGGTATCACAGAAAGAAATTGATGCTTACTTTAAGTCTGCAGGCCAAGAACGCAAGTGAAATGACGTACCAGTGTGAGTTCTGTCACAAAACATTTGCTAGAGAAAGCACCATTGTTGCACACATGTGCGAGCCCAAGCGGCGTAGAATGCAACAGCACGAACGTGGAGTTCAGATTGGGTTTCAAGCATATCTTGAGTTCTACAGGCTCATGAACAAAAGCACCAAGTCACGTACTTACGATGACTTTGCTGAGTCTCCGTACTACCGAGCATTTGTAAAGTTCGGACGTTACTGTGTGGACACGGTGGTGATCAATCCGGCCAGAATGATCGATTGGTTGCTGAAAAACCAAAAGAAAATTGATCAATGGTGCAGTGATCGAATCTACACAGAGTATTTGATTTGGTACTTGCAGGCCGAATCAGTTGCAGACGCCTTGGCTCGCAGTGTAGAATACAGCATAGACTGGGCAGAACGCAATGCTGCAAGGCCACAGGATTGTTTGAGATATGGCAGTGCAAACGGTACGTGCCATGCTATTACCACAGGACGTATCAGTCCTTGGGTAATTTACAATTCAGAATCTGGACAAGAGTTCTTGACACAGTTGAGTTCAGAGCAACTACAGATTGTGTGGCCCTACATCAACAGTGATGTGTGGCAAAGCAAGTTTGATTCCAGTGCAGAAGATCTAGCCTATGCTAGAGAAATACTAACAACAGCAGGATGGTAATATGATTAGAAATATCACAAGCGGGCCGGGTATACACATTTCGGGCAATATCTACAATCAACCATATGTTGACATGAGTCGTCCCAGTGCGGGCATGGTTCGCTACACCGGTAGCAATCTCGAAGTGTATGACGGCAGCTCATGGTTGCCCATGCAATCAAGCTATCCACAAATCGAACTTGACGGGCTTACCATGGAAACTGTGCAATGGGCACGCCGCAAAATGGAAGAAGAAAAACACATGCTGGCGATGGCGAAAAAGCATCCCACTGTGGCTGATGCATTGTTGGCTCGTGATCGTGCAGAAGATGCTGTGCGTATTGCTGTGGCATTGTGCGACACTGATACAAAATGACATTAAGCGTATATCAGCACTGGGATCCTTTAAAATTGTGTGTGGTAGGACAAACATACCCACCCGAATACTATCAGTGGATAACTAAACCACATGTAAGAAAACTGTTTGAGAAGATAGCACAGGAAACCGAAGAAGACTATCAACTATTAATTAAAAAGCTCGAAGAATTTGGCGTTAGAGTTTTGAGGCCCGAGCTTCCTGAGTTCAAAGATATCTTTATAGGCGGCAAATATTTGCCTCCACCAATGACGCCCAGGGATCACATGATCATGATAGGCGAAGTTTTTTACAAAGGTTATCAACTGAACATTGAGAAATTTTACGAAGCAGTCAAAGATCCGTCTTGGCCAAAATGTACTTCTGTTGAAGAGTTCAATTCGTTGCCACAGCGAATTCAAGATGAATGCAACGAGTTACACAATCTATCAAAATTTCAGAAATTTTATTCAAGTTATGATAAAATATTTGATACAATAGAAAAATCAGGAAATAAGATTGTAAGCAATCAGCGGATCAGTACAGCACCTGGAGCTTTAATAACCAGGGTTGGTAAAGATTTGTATTTTGGTACAGATTCGTACACTCAAGATAGACAACAGTATCAGAAATTGATAGACTCAGAGTTCACTACCACTAGAAATCATGTAGTCAATACAGGAGGTCATAGCGATGGTGTATTCTGTCCAGTTGCGCCAGGCTTGATCATTAGTCTTAAAGACGTGCCCACATATGCAGACACGTTCCCTGGATGGGAAGTAGTATACCTACCAAGTCAGAGCTGGGAAAAAGTTAGTTCTTTTCTTCATTTAAAACAGAAAAACAACGGTCGTTGGTGGATACCAGGTTTTGAACACGATCAAGATGTCATCAACGTGGTAGAGCAATGGCTAAAGCATTGGACAGGGTATGTGGAGGAAACAGTATTTGATGTCAATATGTTGATCGTCGATCCAAAAAATGTCATAGTTTTCAACTACAACAAATCTGTATTTGATGCGCTGGGGAGATACGGAATGACTCCGCATGTGGTTCCACTTAGGCACAGATATTTTTGGGATGGCGGCATACACTGTGTAACCACTGATCTGGATAGGACCGGGACCAGACAAGATTATTTCCCTACTAGAGCATGAACGTGCCGTTATGACTATAGAACTGTGTACAAAATGAACGATCATCCGCTGGTTTATTGTAACGGTGACAGTTACAGCGATCAAAATTTTTTTCCTGCGCTTAAAGAAAATACCTATGCTCACGTGGTTGGGCAGCATCTCAATGGGTTTGTGATTAATAATGCAATCAGGGGAAGCTGTAATAGACGCATCGTCAGAACTTCTGTGCATGATCTAATTCAGCAAAGACAGTTGAATCCGGAACAAAAAATAATTGCATTGATTTCGTTGTCTTTTGAATTAAGGTTTGAATTATGGCACGAAGATGTAACAAACGCCGATCCGGCAGAGTCTAACTTTTGTCCTCACATGTTTTCCCATAAAAACAATTGGCGAGATTTGTTGTTGGGAGGAAAACAGATTGCAAACAAGTACCAAAATGATTTTCTTGACAAATACTATCAAGGTCGTGCATACTACTACAGCCCGTATGCAGAACGCATAAATCTCATGTGTGATCTTGTGATGTTTCAGACTTTGATGAAACAGTTGGATATTAAATTTTTAATTTTTCAAGGACCAATGTCTGAGGAACTGAAAGAAGAATATTTACTGGACTTTTTTAAATCACAGCTCAGCGAAGAAAACTTTTTTGACTTTGAAAAGTTCAGTTTTACAACTTGGTGCCATCAGCAAGGATTTGAGCCTATCGATTTTAAGGATCAACCCTTGATTGGTCATTATTCAGTGGACGCACACAGAGCCTTTGCAGAAAAAATTATTATACCTCAATTGGAAAAGTTATGAGTGCAGACATTGACATCGACATGCCCGACAGGGATAAATTGCTGGCGTTGATCCGCCATGTACCTGCACGCCTAGAAGTCAATGGACGACCGCGGCATCATAACTCGGGCATCTATGTCACTGACATACCACAAGATCCTGTGCATGGATGTGCAGCACTGGACTATGAAACAGCAGAACAGCGTGGCTATTTCAAAATCGACTTGCTGAATATGAGTGTGTACAGTTTGGTGCAGAGTCCTGAGCATTATGAACAAGTGCTAGCACAAACACCCGATTGGCAGCGTTTATGGACTGACAGTGCCTGGGCTGCTCAATTGGTACACGTAGGAAACTACACAGATTTGCTGCAACAAATGCGACCCGACTCTATTCCCAGAATGGCTGCATTTATCAGTATTATTCGTCCGGGCAAAGCACACTTGCAACGTAGGCCTTGGGCAGAAGTATTTGCGTCAGTATGGGATGGAGATGCCAGCCGCGGATTTGTGTTCAAGAAGTCACATGCTGTATCATACGCAAGGCTTGTGGCATTGCATATGAATCTGCTCAGTCCATGCGACGAACCAGCGTAATTGATTTGCGTTTAGATTTTTTGCGGGCTATGTCTTGAAGGCTGCATATAGGCCCGTGTAAGATTTCAAGATCTTTGTTTGAGAAGGTACGCAAGGTGCCTTTGAAACGGTCCCAATCACCGCGTAAGAATATGTTGATGGGTATAGATCTGTTGCTTTCCCACCACCATTGACTGGCCAGTTCTAGGAAATCCAACTTGTCTTGCTGACTTTGCACTGCACCAAAGTCGTAGATAGTGGTCACAGCATCATCTCTGTTTTGTACTACACCTATGTATTCAACGTTGGCATATATGCACAGCGTTATAAACGGGTATTTTTCAGTCAGCTTTTCAAATAAGTTATTGCCCATCGGAGGTATTTATAATCGGATAAATAGGTAGATGTATTCTACCACCGTTTATCTATATCAACAAATCACTCGGGTGTTATTAGTGGACACCGGCGGTGGCTATTTCACAGCGAGGTACGATCCAGTGTACGCCAAACAACTTACTATCAACAAAGGAGTAGACAATGTGTTACTCTTTGAATTCATTAATCAGGACCAAAAGCCTGTAAACATCACTGGATCCAGTTTTGTTTTTAGATTGCTGAACCAAACTGGGGACAGACTGATCCTGGAAAAAAACATGGACATACTCAGTGCAACCACTGGGCGGGTCAAAGTTGTGCTCAACAGTGCAGATACCATTGAAGTCGTTGCACAGCCCGGCAGCTACAGCATTCAGCGCACAGCAGGCAGCTATGTACAATCGGCATTTGTGGACGACAATTCGGGTGCCCGCGGCAACTGCAACATTGTGGACTCAGTATTCCCAGAGTTTGTGCCCAGCCAAGAGCTGACCATTCCTACCATTTATGGCAAAGCACAGCAGCTACAGCCCGGCCCCACAAATTGGCCAGATTGGGCACTGCAACCTGAGCCTGTGAACACCACACAGAACACAGAATTCTACAGCAGCGAACTTCCAACCAATGGCCAGCAACTCACAACCATCAGCATGGATCTGGACCACTACACTGGCACAATCAAAGCTCAAGCAGCACAGGATTATTTGGGTGTTTGGTACGATGTCACTGCCAGCTACGAGTTCTTCAACGAAACCAAACGTTGGCATTTGAACGTAGAAGGATTTCATCCTTTGATTCGTTTGGCATTCAACAACAGCCTAGGTTTTGGTGCCACAGCCAATGCCACTGTCACAGACGGTGTGGTCACTGCTATCACACTGACCAATCCTGGACAAGGTTATGTTGCACCACCCCGACTGCAAATTTTGGGCAATGGCGCTGGTGCACAGGCCTATACCACTTTGGGCGACAACAGTCAAGTGGCAGGTATATTCATTGTCAGCGGTGGAGCAGGTTACTTGCCTTTGCAGTATCAGGGCACTGTAGCAGCCACAGTTTTGATTGACAACGGTACCATAACCAATCTCCAATATCGTTGATATCGCTGTCAATATCTGTTAAAATAAGCAGATGCTTGACATACAAACTTACTTGCCAGCAAAACGTAAATCCAGCCCCAGCGGCTGGATCAGTTTCAATGCGGTATGTTGTCAACACAACGGACAAAATCCAGATCGACGTCAGCGCGGCGGACTCAAAGTCAACGAATCGGGTTGGAGCTATCATTGCTTCAACTGCGGATACACAGCCAGTTTTATTCTTGGGCGCACAGTAACTTTCAAAGCTCGTAGACTGTTGAGCTGGTTGGGCGTACCCGAAGCTGAAATAGATGTGTTGAATTTGGAAAGTTTGAGGCATCGCAGCATACACGGCATCATCGATGATCGCAAGCGTGTGTCAGATGCTATCCAAGGCATCGAGTTCAAAGAGTCAGATGATTTGCCACCGGGATCGGAGTTGATAACACCAGACATGCCCTTGTATTGGAACTACATTAGAGATCGACGTGTGCCTGAAGACTTTCCTATGCTCACGGCCATACGCAATGATGGAATCCATTGGGTTCGCCCACATGTCACTGTGCCATTCACCTATGACAACAAACTGATTGGCTGGACTGCTAGATTCTTAGACAACAAATCACCAAAGTACATCAATCACAGTCAACCTGGCTATGTGTTTGGCATAGATCAACAGCATGAATCTTGGCAACATGTCATGGTCATGGAAGGTATATTTGATGCTCTCAGCATTGGCGGCTTGGCAGTGATGCACAACACCATCAGTGATGCGCAGGCCAGACTGATTCGCAGCCTGGATCGAGAAGTCACAGTGGTACCTGATCAAGACCAAGCAGGTTTGGAACTGATTGATCGTGCAGTGGAGTTGGGTTGGGCAGTGAGCATACCCAATTGGGAAGATTGCAAGGATGTCAATGATGCTGTGAAGAAGTATGGTCGCTTGGCCACCGTACTAAGTATCATGCAAGCTAGAGAAACCAGCAGAATCAAAATTGAATTAAGGAAGAAAAATCTTGTTAAAAGACTACGGAGTTGACGTACAGAGACTGTTCCTGGAAATGATGTTAGAAGATGCACAGAGCTATGTGCGTGTTCAGAATATCTACAATCCAGAAAACTTTGACCGCAGTCTGCGCAAGGCAGCAGAGTTTATCAAAGAACACAGTGCCAAGTTCAGTACACTGCCAGACCGAACACAGATTGCAGCAGCCACAGGTATCAAACTACAACCAGTGCCAGATCTCAACGAGGGTCACTACAACTGGTTCATGGAAGAGTTTGAAGGCTTTACCAAGCGTCAAGAACTGGAACGTGCGATCTTAAAAGCAGCAGACTTGTTGGAAAAAGGCGAGTTTGAACCAGTGGAGAAACTGGTCAAGGATGCTGTGCAGATCTCGTTGACCAAGGATCTTGGCACAGACTTTTGGGCTGATCCCGAAGGCATGTTCACCAAGTACTTTGATGCAGGTGGACAGGTAAGCACAGGTTGGCCACAAGTGGACAGATTGCTGTATGGCGGATTCAGTCGAGGCGAACTCAACATCTTTGCTGGTGGCTCGGGTTCTGGTAAGAGTCTAGTGATGATGAACATTGCACTGAACTGGGTGCAAATGGGACTACATGGTGTATATATCAGTTTAGAACTTTCAGAAGAGCTAACTGGCTTGCGTACCGCGGCCATGTTGACTGACATGTCAACCAAAGACATTCGCAAGGACAAATCCACAGCAGCACTCAAAGTCAAAATGGTGGGCAAGAAAGCAGGTAGCTATCAAGTCAAAGCATTGCCAGCACAGAGCAATATCAACGATATCCGTGCGTTTTTAAAAGAGTATCAGATCAAGACCGGGCACAAAGTAGACTTTATGATGGTAGACTACTTGGACTTGTTGATGCCTGTGAGTGCAAAAGTCAGCCCCAACGACTTGTTTGTTAAGGACAAGTATGTTTCTGAAGAACTGCGTAACTTGGCCAAAGAGCTGGGCATCTTGCTGGTAACAGCATCGCAGTTGAATCGATCAGCTGTGGAAGAAATTGAATTTGACCACAGTCATATTTCAGGTGGTATTAGTAAGATCAACACAGCAGACAACGTGTTTGGTATCTTTACAAGTCGTGCTATGAAAGAGCGTGGCAAGTATCAGATTCAGTGTATGAAGAGTCGTAGTTCCACAGGCGTGGGACAGAAGATCGATTTAGAGTACAACATTGATACCATGCGCATCACTGACGCAGGCGGCGACGAGCAAGACACTTTCCGTGGAGGCCCCAAGCCCAGCGTAATGGAAGCAATCAAAGCCAAGGCCAGTGTAAAGCCTGCAGAAGGCGGAGAAGAAAAACCCCCGGGTTGGGAAAAACCTACCGGGGGAACACATGCCTGGGACAAGCCCATGGCCCAGTTAGATGATGCGCCCAAAGTCACTGCTGATGTTCAAAGTGCCAAACTCAAGCAGTTGTTGGGCAAGATCAAAACTGGTTAAGTAATTGATCCTTTGATCACAACAAAGCGCAGCACAATAGCTTCGCTCAGCGAGCCGCCGGTGATGTTTCGCACACTGACAACAGCAGAACCTGCAGAACAGTTGGCATCCAGGTTGTATGCAGCACCTGTAGCAACGCCACCTACAATGTTCATTAACAACACATCTCGGGCGCCAATGGCGCTGTTGGTTAGAGTAAATTGAACTGTAGCATCGGCACCCAATGCTGTGTTTTGCATGGTAATTTCGCCTGCGGGCTTGTTCAATGTAACACCTGAACTCTTGTTACCAGTTTGACTCACAGTACCACCTGCACCCGCACCGTAACCCATGGTGCCGCCGTCGACAAGGAATACACCGCCTGTGCCAGAAACCACAACGTTGGCCGCGGCTACGTTGGCAGGGAATGTGGTAACGTTGGCAGTGATGTTGGCACTGAGCGTACGGTTGACCACACCAATTTGGCTAGTGTAGAATTGAAAAGAGGCGCCGCCATTGGCTGTGGTGTAGTTTTCTAAGGCCACAACATCCATAGTGTTGGTCGCAACGTTACCAGCAGCCAATACATAACCAACGTTGCCATAGCCAGTTCCGCCGTAGCGAGCCAGTATATCCCCGCTTTGCACAGCAGTTGGCGAGGCAGCAGTGCCACGACCACGACGTTGGACCATTAGGGGATAAGCATTGGCAGCAGCACCAAAACTGTCGTTGGTAATTCTAGATGCAGAACCGTCATTGCCGGTTACGTGTACCATACCGCCGGCATTGAGAATTGGTTGATAAGCACCACCTGCACTGCCCACTACCTGCAATGCACCTGTGGTGTTGGCAGGAACAGTGGGGGCATTGATAGTGACAAACCCATTGACATCGGCTTGGAATGCAATGTTGCCACCACTGGTGTAAGTTCTCAAGTTGCCGCCCACATTGAGATTGCCTTGCATACCAGTGCCACCGGTTACTACCAAGGCGCCAGTACTGGTACTAGTGCTCACAGAAGTGTTGGCAATGGTAATGTTGGATGTAAAGGTATCTGGGGGCCGAACATCATCAAAAATCCAGATATTGGCGCCACCGTCTGTGCTCAAAAGTTGAAATGCATAATAACCTGTTGCACCAAAAGTAACAGTATTGGATACTCCGGCTGTGCCGGGCAGAGATCCAGCAATCTTTTCAATTCCGCGATTTACTGCTGCGGGGAATGTAACAGTTTGACTTACATTGGTAATGTTGATCAAAAGATACAGCAAGCCTGCTGTGCCTGCTGTGGGCCAGTTTGAAAAATTCAAACTTACAGGTGCAGAAGGATTGATTTGTTGAAATTGGCCCACAGAAAAGTCAATGTTAACTGTGCCAGCAGTGGCTGTGAGTTGAGAATATGCATAACTGAGATCACGCAATTGAACAGCATAGATCTCTTGATTGTTCATGTTGTTGTCAAGAGTGGTTCCGGTGATAGCAGCTTTGAGCAGGGCTTTGCTCTGAAGCTCGGTTATTTCGTCCGCTGCATATTGAAAATTTGTTCTAGTATTAGTAAAATTGTCACGCATGCCTTGCGTGTTGTTGGGCACGCCGGCTACTGGGTAAGTCCCATCGATGTTGTTGGGATTGATTTGACTGGTCATAAGATATCCTTGTGGAGCATTAGATATTTATTCCCAGCCCAGAATCGCTAAATAATACAAAGGTCCCCGAAACCATGCAAAAAAAGACCCGCAGTTTGCTAGAAGAATTAGATAGTTTGTACATTGAGCGCGATCGTAAAATACTGATCGAGAATCGTGCTACCAATGTTATACAGTCTGCTATTCGTCTTATCGAACAGATCGAAGCAGAATATTCCTCTGAACAAGCAGAAAATCTAACTCGCAAACTGCTGAATGCCATTAGATCCAAGGATGCTGGCAAGTTTTCCAGATCAGTCAAACGTACACACTTGGACAGTTAACATGAACATATTCGAAGGCGGCAATGTATTCAAAGACAAAATGGGTGTACCGCTGACCCGACGCATCAAACAGGCTGAAATTCCTGACACAATCAACTGGTTGGAATCTGTTACCAATTTGGATCTACACGGCGAAACAGACCCTGCCACAGGCTATCCCACCAAATGGTTGGGCAGCACAGGCAAAAAGCCCGACTCCGGCGACTTGGACCTAGCTGTAGAAACCAGCAAGATTACCAAGCCCGAACTCAAAGCAGCCCTGGACCGTTATGTCACACAGCAAAAGCAAGATCCCAGAGACTTTGTTCGCATGAGCGGTGAAGCGGTGCATTTCAAAACCCCTATTGGCGGCGATGCCAACAACGGGTTTGTACAAACAGATTTCATGTTCATGCCCAATGTTGACTGGGGTGCATTTTTCCTGGCAGGTGGTGTGGACTCTCAATACAAAGGCATGTTTAGAAATGTGCTGATGAGCTCTATTGCCAAAGCACAGGGACTCAAGGCCAGTGCCAAGGGCATTACCAGCAGAACCACAGACAACGTGATTACCATGGACCCTGACCGCGCAGCAGAAATACTGTTGGGCCCAGGCATGAAGCGTGGCAATTTGAAAAACGTTGAAAGCATTTACAAAGCCCTGGCCAATCATCCCGATCGTGATGCCAAACTCAAAGACTTCCGTGAATATCTAGCCCGCGAAGGTGTCAAAGAGCCCGACACTGTAAGCGAAAGCGACGTGGGCTTCCTTGCACGTCTGCGTGATCGTATTGTGAACCAAGGCATGACCCCGCTGATCGAAGCAGATTCAGCCAACCCATATCGACTGTACGAAGCAGAAGCAGGCGGAGTGGGTGGCAGAGCCAAGGGCATTGAACACTTGGAAGATCTTGTGTTCCGTCACGGTGCAGCAGGTATCACACAAGCTCTGGACATTGCTCAACATGCCACAGAGCAGCCCCGAACTGTCACAGCCAAATGGGACGGCAAGCCTGCTGTGATCTGGGGACGCAAGCCCTCCACAGGTGAATTTGTACTCACTGACGGATCAGGTTTTGAAGCCAAAGGCTATGATGGTCTTGCTACCAGCCCTGCCATGATGGCTGACATACAGCGTCGACGTGCAGGTGAACGCGAAGGCCTAATCAACTTGTATAAGACACTGTGGCCAGTGCTGGAAGCCAGTTTGCCCACCAACTTCCGTGGCTACGTCAAGGGTGATTTGCTGTACATGGACACGCCTCCTGTTGAAGCAGGCAACTATGTGTTCCGCCCCAACACTGTGACATACAAGATTCCTGTAAAAAGTTCCTTGGGTCAACGCATAGGCAACAGCAACATTGGTGTTGCAGTACACTCCATGTATGCTGATGCAGGTGAACCACGTCAACCCCTGAGCGGAGTCAAGTTCAACGATGTTCCAGGTTTGATGCTGGAGCGTCCTGCTACCCCAAACACACTTGAGTTAAATCAAGCCATTGTCAAGCAGTTAAAAACCATTGCAAGAACACAGGGCGCAAACATGAAAGCATTGTTTAACCCTGCTGAGCTGCGAGCACAACAAGTCACTGACTTGTTTAAATTGGCTGTGGATTTTATCAACACCAAAGTAGGCGGCCCATTGGACCCAGCCAACAAGCTTATTGTGGAATTTGGCGAGTGGCTGCAAGGCAGAGTAACTCCACGCAAGTTCAACAACATTGTGGAATATCTCAAAAATCCCAGTACTAACCAAGAAGCATTGGCTTCAACTTTTGTGGCGTTTGAACTGTTGCACGAACTCAAAATGGACTTGTTACGCCAAGCAGATACACAGCATCCTGGACAAGAAGGCTGGGTCATGGCTACCCCTGCAGGCTATGCCAAGGCTGTGAGCCGCTTTGATCCCCAAGCATTTGCTGCTCAAAACCGACAGAGAAACAACCCCAAGTAACCGTTTTTTTGTCAGTTGTATAAATAAAAGCAGGTCCACCGAGACCACATATTAAGGAGCTTAAAATGGCACAAATCACTAAAGTAAACGGCACCACCCAACCGGTGTTTGCCATCGACGTACAGAACGGTACAATCGCTAACACAGCTAACATCGCTGCTCAAGGCCCAGTACAAGTTGCCGGTCCTCACCTGGACTTCTTCAGCTTGACAGCCAACAGCGCCCTCAGCGCTTCTGGTGCTGCCAACGCTACTGGTTACATCAACAACGTTCTGCAAGCTATTCAGCAAAACGGCACAATCGCTATGTACCAAGTTACACCTAGCGCACCTGCTGTGTTGAACATTGCTATCTACCCAACTGGCGCTTACACCACCGCTACCCTGGTTGCTGCTGCTCAAACAGCCAACGCCACCGGCGGTCTCAACATTGGTATTCCTACTGCCAACGTTGCTGGTTCAGCCACATTCACTAACGTTTAATTTTTAAACTTAGTTAACAGTCAACCCTGGATTTATTCCAGGGTTTTCTTTTGGGCGTAAATATCAACAATGAAGATCATATGTAAAACATTGTTTGATTGCACCTACACAGGAGTCACCGGCAACTTCAAGGCTGGGCAGATTCCTTTTGTTGATCGTGCTGGACAAAAAATAAACGAAGTTGCAGACTGGAACAAGTCTAGAAATCAACAACGCAACTGGGAAACCATAATGCAGTTGATCAGCTTGAATACACAACCGCAAGACATTGTGCCTCCGCAGTGCAACGACGGCGTTTGGCAGTTTGAATTTCGTGTGGAATCTGCTGATGTGTTTGCCAACAACAGTTCTGACCCCTTGGGAGGTTTGAAACAAAACTGCACAGGTGTGCCAATGATTGTGAATCTCAACGAATCCAGTGACATTGAGCCAGTGCTGAGTGCGCTAGGAACGGATCAAAACATTTGGTTTGAAACCATAAATATAGGATTGGAGTAAACGAAATGGCCGAGACCACTGACATTGAAAAGAAAAGCCTAGAAGCACACGTTGAGCTTTGTGCAGAACGTTATCGTGCCTTGGAAACTCAGTTCACCGAAGTAAAAAAAGACATCTGTGAAGTCAAAGAACTATCAGAAAAAACCCATGACTTGGTAAACAAGTTGGCAGAAAAAAGAAACACACAGCTAATCAACTGGGGCATAGGCGTCATTGGTACATTGATTACTGTCATTGGTTATTTGTTGGCCACACACGTTTTTAATAAATGACTTACGATCAAAAATTAGAATCTTTTGCACACAGATCAGCACGTTATGTGTTGGACAATGCAATCATTCCTTTGGATCCAGGATACCTTGTGTTTGGAAAATACAATTTACAACCCAATGGTAACTCCTACGATGTTTATCTCTACGAAGACTTTGTGGCAACATTCAGCAGCAAACGTACTGCTATTAGTTGGTGTGTAGCAGAACGTTATCGCCAACATCAACTTAGTTTTGATATCCGTGTTCTGGATGCCAAAAAGGCGCAACTCTCAGCTGACATCTATGCTAGACAGCAAATGTCCAATCGCAGCAAGAGAGAGCAGTTTAGTGAAATAGTTGAAACCAAACTAGAGCCCAAGATTCGTTACTTAAATACCATAAAAGCTGAACTTGAAAAATGTGTTAATTCGGCTAAATATCTACAACTTAGAGGATTCTCAAATGAAACTGCAAGACATAGCCGCGGCTAAACCTACACAACAAATTTCCAAAGTATTTGAAAGTTACTTTGGAAGTCGCATTGATGTTCAACGCTTGACTGCTAAACAAGCACAGGCCATGTTGAAACGTGTGCAAGGAGTTATTGCCGAACACCGTAACTCAACAGCTCGTCACACCAGCGAACGCAATCCTGGTTATCTCAAGCTTGTTATGGTTGAGCAGGCACTGACTGCACGTCTAGCCGAAATGGCTCCTGTGGCTCCCACAGCACCTGGCGCTGCTCAACAACAGCAAGTTGGCCAAGCTGCTGCTACAATTGCCACAACCAAAGATCCCAAACTCAAGGCTGCACTGACCAAGGCCAGCAAAGGTCAAACATTAACACCCGACGAGCAAAAGATGGTTGCTGGTGCTGCACTGATGAAAACTGAAAGCAAGTTGGCTCGTGCTTACAAAATGCTGAAAGAAAGCGAAGTTCAGCAAGCTCAGGTTGTGTTGGCTGCACAAGACATGGTTGACAAAATGCAAGCCATGTTAGAAGATGTTTCCGAACTACAATTCAAAGAGCTGCCTGCTCTAGTTGATTCAATCAAGAATCAAGTGGGCATTGATCAAGCTCAACAATTCAACACAGACGCCTCTGCTGCTCTCAGCGGATTGATGCAAAATCTGCAACAAGCCAAGATGCAAATGGACGCTGCCCTGGGTGTAGTTACTGGACAAGCTCCTGCTCCTGGTGCCGCTGCTCTGGGTGCTGAACTAGGTGCCGAAGCTGGTGCTGAACTAGGTGCTGCTGCTGGCGCCGAAGCTGGTGCAGATGTCGGAGACGATCTAGACGCTGTGGCTGCTGACGCTGGTGCCGATCTCGATGATGAAGAAGCCGGCGGCGAAGTACTGGGCCGCGCACGTCGATAATGCGAATACTTGAAGTTGACACTTCTGCTGCTCCTACTCCAAGCCCAGACAAACTCCTGGGCTTGGTAGAGTTTCTTGCAGGTCGTGCCGAAGATACCAATGCTACTAAGCAGATCAGCAAGGATGCATTTATACAAATGGCTCGCAATCTTGGCATCAACATCAATGCCAACAATTTGCAAGCTATCATTGACAAGCCGCCATTGAACAATGTGTTGGAACCCTTTGATCCCAACTCTGATCAAATCACATTCAAGGGTGCCGACATAGGTCCTACTCAAATGCCTGTTAACAAAGCCCAGGACATAGTGGCTGCTGCTGCCAAAAAAGCTGCCAAAAAAAATCGCGGCATCTAACCCAAATCTCTAGACAATTCAGCGTAAATACCTTATAATTCAATAAGGAGCTTTCTCATGGCGTATTCGCAACAAGTAGTCGATCATTATGAAAATCCACGCAATGTCGGATCCTTTGCCAAGGACGATCCTGACGTAGGCACAGGCATGGTAGGTGCGCCAGCCTGCGGGGATGTAATGAAACTGCAAATCCGAGTAGAAGATGGTATCATCACTGATGCTCGATTCAAGACTTACGGTTGTGGCAGTGCGATTGCATCCAGCAGCCTTGTAACCGAATGGGTCAAAGGCAAGACACTAGACGAAGCTGCTGCCCTTAAGAACAGTGAGATTGCTGAAGAGCTGGCCCTACCACCTGTAAAAATTCACTGCTCCATCCTGGCCGAGGATGCAATCAAAGCGGCTGTAGAAGATTATAGAAAACGCCATGAAAATACAACACACTCGAATTGAATATCTTGCTGAATATGCTCAGCATCTAAAAAGCCTTAGCGATGAAGATCGATACACTCGGTTTGGCTATGCTGCCAGCACTCAAGCCATTGATCAGATGATTTTGAACATTGTTTACAATCAAGCAGATCATCATATTTTTACATACTACACTGACTCTAAGATTGTGGGGTTCGGTCACTTGGCACGTGAGGAGTCGGACTGGGAGTTGGCAGTGAGTGTGGATCGTGAGTATCAGGGCCGTGGCATTGCTGATGAATTAATGAGTCACATGATTTCTTGGGGCAAAACTCACGGCGTGGAAATTGTGTACATGCACTGTATCACAGAGAATCAAAAGATTCAACATCTTGCTCGCAAGCATGGATTGAAGACCTGGGACAGATCGGGACACGAACTCACTGCTCGAGTACAATTACCCGAGCCCACTGTGTTTGACTACACTGCAAACTTTGTGAGAGAGCAGGGCGAACTTGCAGCTGACATGGTAAAACTGCAACGTGCCTGGCTAAAAAATTGGACAGGTAAGATCAATGATCACAATCACTGATGCTGCTGCCCGAAAAATTCGAAATCAACTAGCACGACGTGGTCGAGGTCTGGGCATCCGAATCGGTGTCAAAACCACTGGTTGCTCAGGGCTTGCTTATGTGTTAGAATACGTAGACAGTTACGAAGCTGAACCAGGCGTGACAAATTTTGCACAGCCGGATTTTGTGGTGTTGGTTGATGCCAAAAGTCTACCATATCTACAAGGTGTGACTGTGGACTATGTGCGCAATGGGCTCAACGAAGGTTTTGAATTTAGTAATCCCAATGAGCGCGACCGCTGCGGTTGCGGAGAAAGTTTTAGAGTTTGAAACAAAAATACATTGATTTATACATGGACTGGGCTCGACGCACCGCCGAACTCAGTCATGCTCGTCGTTTGCATGTAGGTGCTGTGATTGTCAAAGATGACACAGTGATCAGCTATGGTTACAACGGTATGCCAGCAGGTTGGGACAACAACTGCGAGCATGAAGTGGTTGTAGCTGTGGTCGACGGTGTGCCACAAAAAGAAATCAAAGAATTACGAACAAGACCAGAGGTTTTACATGCTGAATCGAACGCGATTGCAAAATTGGCTAGAAGTCATAACAGCGGGGTTGGTGCTGATATATTTGTTACTCATGCTCCTTGCCTTGATTGTGCCAAACTTATCTACCAATCCGGTATTTCTAGGGTTTGGTTTGGCAGTGAGTATAGGGATAGTAGCGGGATTGATTTTCTGCAAAAATCAGGAATTGAAGTAAACAAAATATGATCACAGCTCGATACAACTACACACCTCTGGACCGTACAACCATCGACGGCAAACGACACTATTGCTTGCCCGACGGTTCAAAGGTACCCAGTGTAACTACAATTCTTGACAAAACCAAACCGCAGGAAAAACGCGAAGCCTTGGCCAACTGGAAAAAGGCAGTGGGTGAAAAACGTGCTCAAGAAATTACCACAGAAGCTGCTAACCGTGGCACACGCATGCACGCCTATCTTGAAACCTACATCATGTCCGGGGACATGAAACCACTGCCTTCAAACCCCTATGCTCATCCCAGCTGGTTTATGGCAGCAGAAATCATTCTCAAAGGCCTGCAGAATGTGGACGAATATTGGGGCGTTGAAGTTCCTCTGTATTATAGTGGGTTATATGCAGGCACCACAGACTTGTTGGGTGTGTGGAAAGGACGTCCTGCAATCATGGACTTCAAACAAACCAACAAGCCCAAAAAGCGTGAGTGGATCGAAGACTATTTCTTGCAACTTGCTGCCTATGCTGCTGCACACAACGAAATGCATGGTACCAATATACAAGACGGTGTAATTTTGATGGCATGTCAGCCCAAACTGCTGGCAGATGGCACATATAGCACTCCGGAATACTTGGAATTTGAAGTCAACAAAGATGAGTTTGCTCACTGGAGCAATGAGTGGATGAAGCGAGTTGAATTGTACTATCTAACACGCTAAATATGTGATACCTTGTAAGGAATCACACTGTGGCAATTGTACAAATATCAAGAATAACCCAACGTCAGGGTCTGCTGGAAGACCTACCACAACCGCTGGCAGCGGCCGAATTTGGTTGGGCTGTTGACCAACGTAGACTGTTTATCGGCAACGGAGAAATTGCCGAAGGTGCTCCGGTTGTTGGAAACACAGAAATTCTAACTGAATTCACTGATGTGTTGAGCCTGGCGTCAGCCTATACCTACAAAGGTCAAGCTGCTGGCTACACTGTGCAAACAGGCCCTACCTCGGGTGATCCTGTAAGTCAAAGCATACAAAGTAGACTAGACAGCTATGCTGTGTCTACTGTGTTTGGTGTCACTGGCAACGGCGACACCGACGACACTGCTGCTATCAATCGAGCATTGTTTCAAATGTACTGTGTGCAATCAAACACACAAATACGCCGCAGCTTGTTTTTCCCAGCAGGCACATACATTATCACTGATACTATAAAGATTCCTCCCTTTGCCAAGCTCTACGGCGAAGGTGCCGACTCAACAATTTTCTTGTTTGAAGTGCAAGAGTGGGCAGCAAACACAGCCTATGCCGAAGGTGTGTTGGTCAAAGTTGAGTCCGTGACACCGGGTGTGTTTAACTACTATAGATCCGTGGCCGCAGTTCCACCCACTGGTATTTTGATTACCAACACTACGTACTGGGATCCAACTACCCTGCCAGAATTTGTGATTGAAACTTCCGACAGTCTACAACAAACTGGCGTAAACATTGGTACCAATGGTGCGATTGCTCCTCGAAATGTTGAAATCTCGGGCATTACTTTTCAAACCACAGAAGTAGGTAATCATCAGATTTGCAGTATTAACCAACTACAACAGGGATATTTTGACAGTTGTAATTTTGCTGGACCGTTGGGCGAAGTTGACCTCGACACTGATGTTGATGATCTAAGCTGTGTGGTATTCAACGGTACAGCTGAAGTTCCACCTACACAAATCACCCTGGACAAATGCAAGTTCTTTGGCGCGACCTATGCTGTCAGCACCGACCAAGCAGTTAGAGGCATCACAGTCAGCAACGGACAATTTAACACACTGTACCAAGGTGTGTATCTTGGTGGTGTCACTGTGGACAACGGTGGACCAACTGGCGTGCGAATTGTTCACAACGAATTTGACAAGATCTTTGCCGAAGGTATTGTAATGGAAAACTGCGGTCTCAATGCCAGCGGTTACAACACTTTCTATGACGTGGGCAACAACTTCTTTGGCGTCACACAGCCACAGACACCAATCATCAGCATCAATGCTGACAACAATGTCAGCGTGGGCGATCTGTTCCAACGCAATGATACACAGGCACTGACTCAGCCAAGAATTCAAATCTACAACACAGATACCTCTACTATTCCGCTGAGCGTGGGCTACAACGGATCCAGCAAGTTTCAAGTTGGAAGCTACACTCGCGAAGTTGGCCAACAAGCCACACTGGAAGATGCAGCTACCACCCAAACACTGTTTGTAATTGATTCTGCTGCATCAGTCACCGGCGGTGGATTCAGTAGTTTCTCTATGAACTACACAATAAAACGCGAAGCCACTGCGGGTGCATTTACATTGAGAACCGGTGTGTTGGCAGTTCAAGCTGCTGATGGATATGTGCTGAGCTACAACGACGAATACAGCGAAAACAGTTCAACTGGTATTACTTTGTCAGTGTCACAAACAGGTGATGACATAACTGTGGCATACACTGCTACATCCACTGGATTTGACGGAACCATTTACTACAGCATCACACACTTTGCTTAATGTGGCATAAAACTTTCCCTGAACGTCTACAGGCTTGGAACACACTGCGAGAGCAGTGTGGGTCTGCGGACTTAGAAACTTGTATCAAACAATTGGATGCTTGGTGGCAACAAACACCTTGGTGCCCTTACCATTTACATTGGGATGATCGAGAAACTTGGCCCGATCCCTGGCAATTATTGGACGACAATATCTATTGCGGGCTTGCAAGAGGCCTAGGAATCCTGTATACTATTACATTGATTGATCGCGCAGATCTGCAGGATGCTGTGTTGACCGAGGTTGATGGGGACAATTTAGTCCTAATCGGTCGGGGGAAATATATATTGAATTGGTCAGGCCTATCTCCATTAAATATCAGTCCAAATAGCAAAAACTTGCGGCGGCGCATTAGTCAGCAAGAATTAAAACAAAAAATTCGTTAAGGATAAAATGAAACAAATTACAGTTGTCAAACGCGACGGCAGCCGCGAGCCGTTGCATATCGAAAAATGGCAAACTCAAGTTGCAAAAGTATGCCAAGGAATTGCTGACGTCAGTCAGTCAATGATCGAAATCAAAGCTCAACTGCACTTTTATGATGGTATAACAACCAAAGAAATTGACGGTATTACACTGCGAGCTTGTGTGGATTTGATTGACGTAGAAGCCAATCCCGACGTAGGTCATACCAACTATCAATATGTTGCTGGTAAACAGCGCCTGTCAATGCTGCGCAAAGATGTGTATGGTGACTATCAACCCCCGCACCTGTACGAAATAATCAAGCGCAATGTGGCTGTGGGCTTGTACACTCCTGAGCTGCTGGAATGGTACTCAGAAGCAGACTGGAACCGCATGGAAGAGTTCATCGATCACGAAAAAGATGAGCAATATGGCTATGCAGCCATTGAACAACTGATTGAAAAATATCTAGTTAAAAATCGTGCCACAGGACAAATCTATGAAACACCACAAGTTCGTTACATGGTTGCAGCAGCCACTGTGTTTCATAAAGAAGAACCTAACTCAGCTCGCATGCGCTATATCAAAGAGTATTACAATGCGGCAAGTGACGGCCTTTTTACTTTGGCTACTCCTGTGTTGGCAGGCCTTGGTACTCCCACTAAGCAATTCTCATCCTGTGTTCTTATTCGCAGCGATGATGACCTTGATAGCATTTTTGCTAGTGGCGAAATGATGGCCAAGTATGCCAGCAAACGTGCTGGTATTGGCTTGGAGATTGGTCGTCTGCGTCCGCTGGGTAGCCCTATTCGTGGTGGCGAGATCATGCACACCGGCATGATTCCCTTCTTGAAGAAGTGGTTTGGTGACCTACGCAGTTGTTCACAAGGTGGCATTCGCAACGCCAGTGCCACAGTTTTCTATCCCATCTGGCATCATCAATTTGATGACCTTATTGTGCTCAAGAACAATCAAGGCACAGAAGAAACCCGTGTTCGACACATGGACTACGGAGTTGTACTCAGTGCATTTTTCTGGCGCCGTTTTAAAAACAAAGAAAACATTACCTTCTTTGACCCCAACGAAGTCCCGGACCTGTACGAAGCATTCTACAAAGACACTGCAAAGTTTGAAGAACTGTATGTACAGTATGAATCTGACTCTACGCTGAGAAAGAAAACAATGTCAGCCGAGGATGTGTTCAAAGGCGGCATTCTCAAAGAGCGTACAGACACAGGTCGCATTTATCTTGTGTTTATCGACAATGTGATGAACCAGGGACCGTTTGATCCTGAGTACCATACCATTTACCAGAGTAACCTTTGCTGTGAAATTCTACTTCCTACAAAACCTTTCAAACGCCTGGACGATGCCGAGGGACGTATCGCTCTTTGCACACTTGGATCTATCAACTGGGGTGCGTTCCGCCATCCTGAGGACATGCGCCGCGCTTGCCGTATTCTTCAAAGAAGCCTGTGCAACATCCTTGACTACCAGGACTTTCTCTCGATTCAGAGCAAGCTATCCAACGACGAGATCCAGCCTTTGGGCATTGGAGTTACTAATCTTGCTTACTGGCACGCCAAGCGAAGCCTACAATACGGTGAGTCGGATGCACTTGCTGAAGTCAAGACTTGGATGGAACATCAGGCGTTTTATCTTACAGAAGCCAGTGTTGAACTTGCTAAAGAGCGCGGCCGTTGCAAGGATAGTGATCGTACATTTTATGGCCAAGGCATTTTCCCCTGGGAACGTCGTTCTGAGGGTGTCAACGAACTGACCAATTTTAAACCAGAATTGAACTGGGAAGGTCTACGTGCAGAAATGCGGTCTTGGGGCGTTCGCAATGCCACACTGATGGCTATTGCTCCTGTGGAGTCTAGTTCAGTGGTAATCAACTCTACCAACGGCATCGAAATGCCCATGAGTTTGATCTCTACCAAGGAATCAAAAGCAGGATCATTCACACAAGTTGTGCCTGAGTATCACAGACTCAAGAACAAGTATCAACTGATGTGGGATCAAACCAATTGCGAAGGTTATCTCAAGACAGCCGCTGTGTTGCAGGTCTACGTGGATCAGTCAATTTCTACTAACACATTCTACAATCCAGCACACTTCCCTGAGCGCAAGGTTCCTACCACATTGATTGCCCGTAACTTGATGTTGGCACATCACTGGGGCATCAAGACTTTCTACTACAGCTTGATCAACAAGCAAGGTAGCAAGCAACAGGAAGAACTGGTTGAGTTGCCTAACAACATTGAAATGTTAGATGATGCAGACTGCGAAGCATGCAAACTCTGATATGAATAGTTTTGAAAAAATCTGGGCCAGAGCCACTGGCCACCTCATGGGCAAGGACGATCATGATCGTCCTGATGTTCCCATTCTAACTTTGCGAGAAGCCCGAATAGCCTTGTGGCTCAAGACATTTTGGGTTATAATACACATTGTAACCTGCTTCTTTATTATGGCAAATACAATTAGACATTGGTAACGATATGAGCAAACAACAATACAACTTAACAACAAAAACAGATTATCTCAATCGCAAGATGTTTTTGGATCCTGCTGGTCCTGTGACTATTCAACGGTTTGAAGAAGTCAAATACAAAAAGGTTGCAGACTTTGAAACAACTGCCCGCGGATTCTTTTGGGTTCCTGAAGAAATTTCATTGACCAAAGATGCAGTGGACTTCAAAGAAGCCAGCGAAACAGTGCGACACATTTTTACCAGCAATCTCTTGCGACAAACTGCTCTCGACAGTTTGCAAGGTCGCGGCCCAAGTCAAATCTTTACTCCTGTGGTAAGTCTGCCTGAATTGGAAAGTTTAGTTTACAACTGGACATTCTTTGAAACCAACATTCACAGCCGCAGTTACAGCCACATTATCCGCAACATCTACAACGTGCCCAAGGAAGTGTTCAATACCATCCACGACACCAAAGAGATTGTAGACATGGCCTCCAGCGTTGGCCGGTACTATGACGACCTGCACAAATTAAATTGCCAGAAGGAAATTGATCCACTATCGGTGGGAGAAAAAGAACACATCCGTGCAATCTATCTAGCACTACACGCAAGTTACGCATTGGAAGCATTCCGCTTTATGGTATCATTTGCTACAAGTCTAGCAATGGTAGAGAACAAGATCTTCATTGGCAACGGCAACATCATCAGTTTGATCCTACAAGACGAACTACTACACAAGGGTTGGACTGCATACTTGATCAATCAAGTGGTCAAGGAAGATCCACGTTTTGCTGCCATTGCCGATGAATGCCGAGCAGAAGTCTATGCTATGTACATGGATGTTATCCGTGAAGAAAAAGCCTGGGCTGATTATCTATTCAAGTTTGGGCCAGTGATTGGTCTCAACGCACAGATTTTGAAAGACTTTGTTGACTACACTGCGGCCGCTGCCCTCAAAGAAATTGGCATCAAGTACCTTGAGTCTGCACCCAAATCTACACCCATTCCATGGTTCAACAAACACGTTGACACTAGCAAGAAACAAACTGCATTGCAGGAAAACGAATCAACTAACTATGTGATCGGAGTCATGAGCGACACGCTGGACTACGATGCATTGCCAGAACTATAAGGAGAATATTATGAAAGCCATTGTATGGTCCAAGTACCACTGCCCCTATTGCGATCAAGCCAAAGCCCTGTTGACAGCCAAAGGCATCGAATTTGAAGAACGCAAAATTGGTGACGGATATACCAAAGAAGATCTATTAGAAGCTGTGCCAACAGCTCGCACAGTACCACAAATTTTCCTTGACGGAGAGCTTGTTGGTGGTTTCACGGAGCTACGAGCCAAATTATCAGAAAGCACAGTATGACGCAAATCGCACTCGAACCAAATCAAGTATACACATTCAAAATGAACTCTGGCGAAGAAATGGTAGCCAAAGTAACAATGTCCGGCGGCGACTGGATCACCCTAGAAGAGCCAGTCAGCATTGCTCCTGGCCCACAGGGCATGGGACTGGTGCCCAGTTTGTTTACTGCTGATCCCAAGGAAGAAATTCGGTTAAATACTAACAGCGTTGCGCTGGTATCAAGGACTGATGACTCGGTCAAAATGAAATACCTAGAAGCAACAACTGGCATCAAAGTGCCAGAAAAGAAACTAATATTGGGATAATATGCCAGCAGCACAGCGCAACGGAGATTCAAATGCAGGAGGAGGAGTAGCACAAGGTGGCGTTCCTTCTGTACGAATCAACGGTCAAGCTGTGATGATCCCTGCACAACCAGTTACTCCTCATCCGCCATATCCACGCCGTGGGCGTAATGCTCACAACAACGGCAGTCAACAAACTGCCGGGGGTGTTGCAAGTGTACGTGCAGGTGGCCAGCCCATTGTAGTAACAGGTGATTCTGATACTTGCGGTCATCCTCGTGCAGGTGGCAGTGCTGATGTAAGGGTAGGATAATGGGTATTGTTACACCTCTGCAGTTGATTGCAGCCAATGGGCTGTTGGCCAATCAAGGTTTAAAGACTTTGCCAGCTGCGCTAGTGTCTGCAATCAATCAGTACAACGCAACCACAGTGATGCAAAACTTCTTTGCAGCAGTGAACTTTTACAAAGCACAAAGTTACTTCACTGAAAGCACATTTGATCAACTCATGAGCATTGGTAGTACTGTGTGTCCTGCCCTGGGCAACAGCATACCTGCCAGTCCAGTGGGTTCGTATCCAAACTTGATTGCAGAGTATCTCACAATCAACACGGTGACAGATTTCAGCACTATTGATCCATCAGGTTTCACTAACCTCATTGAACAAACTGGTTCAGCATACCTTGGCAACGGTGATGTTGGCAAGTTTGCACAGGGATTCTTGGGTGTGCAGGGTTATGTAAACACTGTAAACAGTTTTATCAACAGCATGTCAAACAGTCAGACCTATCTCGGTCCTACATTCACTGACATGAACAACCTGATTACCAACAACATCAGTTTGGTTACATCTGACATGCCTGACTTTGCTGTGGATTTGCGCAACACAGGTCAGTTGATAAACACAAAAAAATTAGAATTATTTGGCACACCTGCAGGCTTGCTACAGCAACTGGCCTTGGTGTCTGGTGCTACAGGCAGTTCTTTACCAGCCGTTGTAGCACAACTAAAAAACACCAACAACACCAACAGTAGACGAGCACTAACAGATTCTGAAATACGAAATCTAGTCAATGACAATCGCGTGAGTTTGTTCAATCCCAGTGGATTGTCTGCACAAGAGTTTGATCAGCTGCAAAAAATTGCCTATCAAGCTCTTGCTAATGTAACCGGTGCAGATTTACAAGACGTGCTGTCTGTGTTGGATATCAGCACACCCAATATCAACACCGCAGCGGATCTGTTGAACTTGCAAAAAATATTCCCCAACAGTTATCAAACACTGCAAATGCCTACAGCATCGGGCCCAATGCCAATTTACCTACCCGACGGCTCAGTGAACCTCACACTGGCTCCGGTAGTCAACGCCATTCTGCCTACACCGTCGGGCTGTGATGAACTAGGCAAGATAATCCCACCCGATCAAGCTGTGGCCAACAAGGCCTTTCAGTCTGCGTTACAACAGATAACCAATGTGGATCAACCCACTGCCCCTGTGTTGGCCGCCACTGTTGCTGATCTGCCACGCACTGCTTGGGATCCTACAGTGCCATATCTTGTTGATGATGTGGTTGCCGAGGCAGCGGCTTCTCCTGCTGGACCGGCACAACTGTTGCCAACAACAACTTTTTACAGAGCACAGCAAGATGTGCCCGTGGGTACAAATATCACTGACACCGCCTACTGGCAACCATACACTCCCGACGGTCTCAGCACCATGGCTGGCTTGCCGCTGATTGAAAGTCTCTCTTCTGCTGTGCCCAGTTCTGTTGCATCCAGTTATGCCAGCGCTAATGCCACAGGCACAGGCCCCAACGGTACTATTACTATTTGCGATGTGATTGGCACAGCAATTGATCATTGGGACTATGCCAGTCGTTTGACCACTGCCACAACCGCGGTCAATACTTTGCAAACCGCTGGCAGTCTCACTGCTCTAAACAATGCGTACATTGCAATTTTGTCTGCGGTCAACGACGCTGGGGTGCTTACACAAATAGCCAATGCTAATTCTGCTATCGCTGCGCTCAGTGCCAACCCTCAAGTAACTGTGCTCAACACCGATTGGAACTACATAGCCAACTATCTCAACCGGGAAAAAGGCTACCAGAATCAAGCCGGCATTGACTACTTCCAGTTGTTGGCAGGAGAGAAAGTCAGTGTGTATGCATTGACACAGGCTTTGAGTCAATTTGGTACACAAAACCAAGCCTGCGGTCCTAGCCAATTCTTGCAAAATGTTGTGGATCAAACCACACTCACTGGCCAAGCAGTGGTCGGTGCCTTGCGCGAAGCCGAAAATCAAGCTCAACTTTCTGCTGCCGGTTTGGCAGTAGACATCACACCCAGCACTCAGCTTGAAGTTACACCCCCCAACGCAGTTACACCTGTAAACTAATACAGTAGTACTTGAGTATTACTTTTTGCGATTTGCCCAAAAAAGGCTCTCGTGCTATAATACAGCATGTTCAGCAAAAAGGAGCCAGCAATGACACGCATTTTGTTCTACACAAAAGACGCATTGGAAATCCTGCGCTACACTAGCCTGAACATTCAGAAAGCCGGCTCCCTGTGGATGGAAGCCTGGGCACATGACAGCGATCTGGAAACATTCCGCCTCAACGGATGGTGGTTTGAAAAGATTTGACCAAAAATTCTCGAAGTGCTATAATATTGACATAGCGTAAACAAACAGGAGCTTGAAATGTCGCAGAAGTTGATCGCCCGCTATTTTAATCAAGCACAATCTTGCCAGGATCGCCTGGACAAGTTCACCGACGCTTTTGCCAAAGATCCTGCCTATGCACTCACTTGGGGCACTGATGCTTTCCAAGCCGCTGCCAAACTCCGAGTTCTCAAGCAGATCCTGACCGCCCTGGAAGAAGGCAATGCCACAGCCGAAAACATTCGCTCTACTATGATGGATCGTGTTCTGCACAAGAGCAAATATCCTGCACAGAGCACCAGCCCCACCAGCAACCTAATTGAGCAGTACGAACTGGCCGCTTGCGCCGAAATCCTTTCTGACTTGGAATACATTGACTAAGGAGAAACTGCAATGACTAGCATTCAAGAAGTTAATTCCGCAATCATGTTTGGTGACTTCACTAACGATCAACTGACGAGTATCCTTAATGCAGTTAAGTATCGCAAGGCCCAAATTACCAAAGAGAATGTGCGTCAATTCTGGAACGGCGATACAGTGAAATTTGTTCACCCCCGAACAGGGCGAGTTCACATTGGTGTTGTGGCCAAGGTCAAGATCAAGAACATCACTGTGCGCGAAGGCAATACCAATTGGAACGTGCCTGCTAGCATGTTGGAGGCAGCATGACCTTTAGACATTGGCTACACGAAAAATGGCTTGAACATCAAGCCGAAGCAGAAAGTTACGGACAACCAGTAAACTACGATATTCGAGTTTACTTTAACAAATACAAATATTGGCTCAAACGCATTTATCGTGCAGATCAACAAGGAAAGTAAATGGGTCTTGATCAATACGCATACGTGGCCGCCAAGGCTGGTGCCATGGAAGAACATTACGAAACAGCAACCTACAACGAAGATACCAAGGACTGGGATACTCCGGTGGCCAAGCCGCGCGAGATTGCTTACTGGCGTAAACATCCTAACCTTCAGGGCTGGATGCGTAGGCTGTGGGAAAGTCGAGGCAACAGCGGAGACTTCAACGGTGACGAACTTGAGCTAACGTGGCAAGACCTTGATGAACTTGAACGTGCAGTAACACATGGACAACTGCCTGGTACCAGTGGATTCTTCTTCGGCGAAGATTCAGACGAGTACTATCGCGAACAGGATCTTGAGTTTATCAAGAATGCTCGTGCAGAATTGTTCCTTGGTCTAAAAGTGTTCTATAATTCCAGCTGGTAAAAGTTTAAATATATGAGTGATATCGACAAAATTGATTTCAGTGATGAGAGGTTTGATGGCGCTATGAGTGCCAGTTGGATTCAAGACCTAGCCAGTTCTGATAGCCGTATCCACAAGGAAAAAGTTATCGAAAAAGCTCTTATGGCCGCCAAGCTGGGCAGTGCCGATGCACAGTGTTTCTTGTTCAACTGCTATCAAGCCTACAATCCTTTCTACACATTTCACGTTCGCCAGGTACCCGAAGTATCTGGGCACAGTAACCGTCCCAACATCTGGCCCAAGTTCTGGGCACTGCTGGAAAGCCTGCGCACTCGTTCTGTGACCGGGCATGCTGCTCGCGATGCCATTGAGCAGTGCAGTGAACTGTTTGACGACAACGAGTGGAACTTGGTATGCCGTCCTGTGATTACCAAAGACCTACGTTGTGGTATTTCAGAAAAAACCCTAAACAAGGTCCTGGGCAAAACTGAGTGGGCTATTCCTGTGTTTGGTTGCCAGCTGGCACAGGACAGTTCGGATCACCCCAAAAAGCTACGTGGTATTCGCCGACTGGAAGTCAAGCTGGATGGTGTGCGTGTGCTGGCAGTGGTGAGTGGTAACTCGTGTACACTGTACAGCCGCAACGGCAAAGAGTTTGCAAACTTTCCGCAGATTGCCGAAGCCATCCTGGATCAGCGTCGAGCATTTCAGTATGGTCGCGGCACCGGCGGCCACTTTGTGCTGGACGGTGAGATTGTGGGCGAAAGCTTTCAAAAGCTCATGCGCCAGGCACATCGTAAGTCAGATGCCAAAACTGACAACATGGTGTATCATATCTTTGACATCATTCCCCTGGACAGTTTCAAAGACGGCACCTGGAAAGTTGATCAACAGAGCCGACTGGAGTGGTTGGAATCTGCTCAAAGCATCCTCAACGATCAAACTGATTGCCTGCGTATCATGCCCGGCATGAACGTAGATTTAGACACTGCCGAAGGGCATGATGTCATGCGTAGGTTCGCTGACGCCAGTGTGGAGCAAGGCTATGAAGGCATCATGATCAAGGATTTGACTGCACCCTATCGGTGCAAGCGAACAGATGCTTGGATGAAGTGGAAACCCACAATCACTGTGGACCTGACCATTGTGGGTTTTGAAGAAGGCACCGGTCGCAATTTAAATAGGTTGGGTGCTATAATTTGTGAAGGAGAAGACAATGGACGTCGTATTCGTGTTAATGTTGGTAGCGGTTTGTCTGATAGCGACAGGGATCAGTATTGGATCGCAAGGAATGATCTATTGGGCCACTTGGTTGAAGTCCAAGCTGATGCCGTCACGCAAAACCAAGACGGAACCTACAGTCTCCGATTCCCGCGATTCTTGAGATTCCGCGACTTTGAAGCAGGAAGCAAAGTATGAAAATTGGTCTCAGTCTCTCCCGATGTGTGCGTGACATCGTAGAAGGTCGAGTAAACATCGACGATGTGCTGGTGCTGATCACTCGCACCGACTTTGATCCCACAGTGGATGCACAGTGGGAAAGTATTTGGGCAGGGTACACCACTTTCAATCCCGAATGGGAAGGACTGGAGCACGATGACGTAAAGTCTGTAGTCATGCTACTGTGGGGAGAAGGCAAAATTCACCAGCCCCGCAAGTTTGGTGCATATCCCCGACGCAGACCCGAATACTGGTTGGAAACTGTGCTGCCCGAATCTGAACTAGAACGCAACCCTGCGGCCAAAGACGCTTGGGATCGTTTCCAAGTCGTTGCTGGCCTAGCCAATATTGGTGTGGACCGAGATTATCAATGAAAAAGATTTTCTACGAAAAACGCGGCCGCAGGTACGTGCCTGTGAGCGAATATGACAACGAGCTGTTGGATAGCTTTCCCAAGGGCGCACATCTAGTAATGGTCTACCCAGGCGGCGCCAGTCGCCGCTACGGAATAGATCCCAACTATGCTGCTATGATTGCTGCCGGGCGTGTGGCCGAAGATGCTATCTGCGCCGCTATGTATAAAGAAAGCGAAGCCCGACCCAAAGAGCATCCTATCACAGAGCGCCAACGTGCTGCCTGGGAAGAAATGAAAGCTGCATTTGGCGACGAATTCTTTAGTTTGACTTTCTCAAGCACTCGGGATCTTGCTGAAGCAGGCATTCAGGCTATGCAAGACGAGGCTGACAAATTAATGGCACATCCTGCTGTTCGAGATGCCTACGAACAGTTCCAACTGGTATGCAAACTCACAAAGGAACAACAAAATGGCCACAGCTGAAGAACAACAAAAACTCATCGAACATCTAAAATTCACTCCACGTACTTACAAGATTCAACTGTGGGGCTATGGCGGTGAATACGTCATGGGCAACGTGGAGCCCGAAGTCTACAACTACTTTAGAAAGCACAGGCTCAGCGTACCAGACTATGCCTGGGGCGGCGACGAGTTTGATTTAGTGCCCGAAGACATGCGCCCGTTTGAACCTGGCGCCTGGTTCGAGTGTGATAACATAGGTCATGCTCACGGCGTGGACAAAAATGCTGGCACCATGCAGGTCTTGGACGAAAATGGCACTGTAGTCTACGAGCGAGATCTGTCCAGCTTGGATGGCTGTGATGTGCAACTCAGCACATTTGAAGAAGTGTGGATTGACAGCCAGGACTCAGGCACTGTGGTATACTTTGGTTATATATCAGAAAAGGGTACCTTTTTCGAAGCAGACATCAATCTCCGGGAGCCGTTTGACCCCGAAAAACTACTGCTGAATATTTCAGACTTTGACAGCAACGAAATCATTGTTGGTGTTGAGTACGACGACGAAGAACTAGAAAACTACGGCGGCGATACCAACGGCAAGGGCTCAGACCACGCTTTCTACATTGCTGGCTCCAATCAAGGTTCGGGCTACGAACGTTATCGAGACATGGACGACATCAAGTATCCACTGACCGATTGGTTCCCAGGCAAAGTCAAGCCTGTGCGCGAAGGCAAATACAATGTGGAAACCCAAAGCGGTCATGAATACCATGCTGTATGGAATGGCAACTTCTGGCACAATGATTGGAATCCTGGAGAGCCGATCAAAATCAAACGTTGGCAAGGTGTGGCCTATAACCCCGACGAACATTTCATTCGCAAAGAATTGGATCAAATTATTCTCGAAGTCAATGCCTAAATCATTGACTTGCCGGTAGCATTCTCATAAAATATAGTTTGCATATCGGAAGTATATTTGGTACTGTGGACAGGGACGCCTGTCCGTGGCTAACAGTGTAAGTCCAGTAGGTGCGACACTGCCCCTGACGAAAGTCAAAACCGGGCTGGTACCCGGGAGTAAGCCCAGATGGGAACAAAGCAGTGGAAAGAACCTTGTGTTTATTAAAATAGTGACCTCTTTATTATGTCATCATCCCTTGATTCGCTTAAAGAAACGGCTTCTGGTATGCACCCTTACCACAGAGTGTGGGTGGAAATCACCGACACTGATACATGGTACGCTTTGATTCGTGAAGCCAATACCTTGTACGGTACTCATAACTGGCGCGGCCAACCCAGAGTCAAACGCAAACTCATAAACAACTGGGGCAGCAAGTCTGTACGTGTTTGGTTTGATGTACCCGATCCAAACTTTGCTACTTGGGTATCAGTAAAGCATAGTGTGATTGCCCGTGTAGCGGGCACTAAATAATCCTATGTTTCTAAGTTACATTACATTGGCAGTAGCCCTGAGCCTGTCAATTATCGCCGCTTTCTACTCAATAGCTGGTCTAGCCGCTATTTTTGCTGCTGCGGTTGTGCCTATCATTGTCATGGGTTCAATCCTAGAACTGGGCAAAGTAGTAGTCACACTGTGGTTACACGAGTATTGGCGCCAGTGCCGATTCTTGATGAAAGTGTACCTAGTGCCTGCTGTGGCAGTGTTGATGCTGATCACATCAATGGGTATCTTTGGATTTCTATCAAAGGCACACTCAGACCAAGGCATGATCAGCGGAGACGTACAGGCCAAGATTGCTGTGTACGACGAAAAGATACGAACAGAACGGGACAACATAGATGCGAACCGTAAGGCGCTTAAACAACTTGACGAAGCAGTGGACCAAGTTATGGGCCGCTCAACAGATGAAAAAGGTGCAGACAAAGCAGTTCAAATTCGTCGCAGCCAACAGGCCGAGCGTGGTCGCTTACTTAAAGAAATTGCAGAGAGTCAAAAAAGGATTGCCGCACTCAACGAAGAACGAGCGCCTATTGCAGCTGAAGTACGCAAGGTCGAGGCCGAAGTGGGCCCGATCAAATATATTGCCGCCTTGGTCTATGGCGACACTGCTGACGCGAACTTGTTGGAAGCAGCGGTACGCTGGGTAATCATACTGTTGGTTGTGGTGTTTGACCCTTTGGCTATCATGATGTTATTGGCCGCCACAGAGAGTTTGAAGTGGGAACGTCAGCGAGTGTTTGAAGCATTGAAATTAGCACCTGCTGAGCCCGAGCCTGCAGAAGTACCAGCGCCAACAGAGGATGTTGCGGAACAAAAAGCCAGCGAAGATCCACACCCTACAGGTTGGATGTTCGCACCACCCAAAGAGCCAGAATCAGAAAAGTCAATACTAGAACAGCATCCATATCTCACAAAAGGTTTTGATCACTTCAAAGATCTCAAGCCCATGGTTTACCGACCAGAGCCTGAGCCAGAAGATGACGAAGAAGAGCTCAATGAAGATCACCCCGATGTCAAAGCTGCAATGAAGCTGTGGAAGGAACAAAATCCTGAATCCACTCTCAAAGGAGAACGTGCTAAACTAGTGCGAGGAGAAATTGACATCCTGCCATGGATGAAGTTGGTAGCAGACAATGAGTTGCCCAGAGAGCCACTGAGCACGTTTGGTCCTGTATTTCCGGATGATGCCAAAAAGGGTGACAGTCATGTTCGCACAGACAAGATGCCCAATCAGGTGTTTAAACACAATGGCACAGACTGGATTTTAGTTGACAAAAATCAAACAGCTAACTATACTTACAACGAAGCCTATATTGATCATTTGATCTCAAAGATTGATACAGGTGAATACGACATCGACCTGCTGAGCGACAACGAACGCGAGCAGATTGCACAACGCCTACAAACTAGAAACACATGAAACAAACTGAAACACTTGAAACCTGTAGCTTTTGCGGCAAGCACAAAGATGCAGTGGCCAAACTGATTGTGGGCGCAGACGTTGCTATATGCAATGAATGTGTCGATCTTTGTGAGAACTTGCTCAAAGAAGATATTGATTTGCGCAAGCCTCCTACCACACCCACACTGGATCCGGTGGCTATCAAAGCGCATCTTGATCAGTACGTGATTGGACAAGACGCTGCTAAAAAAGTGCTGAGTGTGGCCATTGCCAACCACTACAAGCGCATCAACAACACAGACAAGAACACTGAAATCGAAAAAGTCAACATTCTCATGTTGGGCCCCACAGGTTCAGGCAAGACTCTGTTGGCACGATCAGTGGCACGTTATCTTGATGTGCCCTTTGTGATTGCAGATGCTACTAGCCTCACAGAAGCAGGTTATGTAGGCGACGATGTTGAAAGCCTAATCAGCCGACTGTTTGCTGCTGCTGACTACGATGTCAAACGTTGCGAACGTGGTATTGTGTTCCTGGACGAAGTTGACAAGATCAGCCGTCGCAGCGAAAGCGCCAGTATCACACGTGACGTGTCGGGCGAAGGTGTACAGCAAGCCCTGCTCAAGCTGGTAGAAGGCACCAAGTGCAGGATTGTACCACAAGGCGGTCGCAAGCATCCTTCAGGCGAAACTGTGGAAATTGATACCACAAACATCCTGTTCATTGCTGGAGGTGCATTTGTGGGCCTAGACACCATGGTCAAGAATCGCACCCGCGGCACCAGCATTGGCTTTAGTGGACAAGTAAAGTCCGCCAACGACAAAGCTAGCTTGGCCGAAGTCAACCCCGAAGACATTATCAAGTTTGGTATGATTCCAGAATTTGTGGGTCGTTTCCCTGCCTGGGTCGCACTGGAAGAACTCACCCGCGAAGATTTGATCCGTATTCTCATTGATATCAAACACAGCTACATTGAGCAGTATCAGTGGCTGTTCCGTCAGGATCAAGTGGAACTGGAATTCACACAGGCCGCGCTGGAAACCATTGCTGACAACACCATGAAGAACAAAACAGGTGCCCGAGGCCTGCACAGCGAACTGGAACGTGTGTTGATGCCACACATGTATCGATTGGCCGAATATGCTCGCAAGGGTATTAACCGCGTAGAAATTGATGAACACATGGTAAATACTCCCAAGGAGTTAAAACAAGTAAATGAGTAAGTTATACGGTCGCAGTGTCTTAGTACAAGATGGCAATGTTGAACGAGCATTGCGAAAGTTCAAAAAGAAAATTCAAGCATCGGGCGTACTCAATGATTTGCGTGACCGCGAATTCTACGAGAAGCCTACTACCACTCGCAAACGCAAACGCAGTGCTGCCAAAAATCGTTGGCAAAAACAGCTTGAAGCTCAGGCCTTGCCCAAAAAACTGTACTGATGTACATCGAATTCAGCTTGCCAAAAGATGCAGCTGGACAAGCGGCCATTTATGTGAATCAAATTCTCACTAGAGAACTCAATCGTTGGTCAAAGCAACACGGCATTGCCTACAACACCAAAAACATCAAATACACCAAACGAGTTACGTTTGACGACAACACTACCTATAGCTTTTTTGCTCTGACTTGGAATCCCAAACCCAGTAATTTTGAAAGCTATTTGCTCAATTATCGTTTGATAGAACCAATGAATCATGTATAATAAATAACAATGTAGCGCCGATGGTCGGGCTACATTATGTCATACTTGCTTAATAAAGGAGATCAACATGACAAAAACTCTCACCCTTCGTAGTTTCGATATTCCCCAACTGCACAAGTTTGGAATTGGCTTTGACTCAATGTTCGACGAACTCATGCGTGTCACAGCTCAACAAACCAACTCTAATTATCCCCCACACAATGTGATCAAAACTGGTGAAAACACAGTTACGATCGAAGTGGCTGTGGCTGGTTTTGCAGAAGGTGAAATTGACATCAGCTTGGAAAAACGTGTGTTGACCATTGCTGGTGAACGCAAACGCGATGAACTTGCTGACCACCAATATCTACATCGTGGTATCAGCAGCCGTGACTTCCGTCACACATTTACACTGGCAGAGCACGTCGAAGTCAAGAGTGCTACTGTGGTCAATGGTATTCTTAGCGTATATCTTGAGCGCGAGGTTCCCGAAGAAGCCAAGCCTAAAGCTATTGCTATCACATATCAAAACTGATATAATAGTGTAAATACAGTGGCAGCAATGGTGCTGCCACTGCTATCAAGGAAACAACATGGCACAAGCTGAAACAAAAAGTCGCACTCGCACCCAAGAAATGGTGCAAGAACCCCCTCGATTCAAAGTCATCTATCTCAATGACAACACCACTAGCATGGAGTTTGTGATCGAAAGCCTCATGGAGTTTTTTGATTATACCGCAGATTCAGCAGCTGAAATTACTCTGGACATTCACGAAGAAGGTTCTGCTGTGGTAGCTGTGCTACCGTTTGAAGTGGCAGAGCAAAAAGGTTCTGAAGTATTGATCAGTGCCCGAGCTCAAAGCTATCCTTTGCAGATCAAGCTAGAGCCCGAAACAGTTAATTGAGATCCACAACAATTCGGCGGGGATGATACACATATTGATTCCAGGGTGTATTACCCCGACCCCTGCAATTGCTGACAAAGCGCACGCCGTGGCGAATTTGATCAATTGATCCATGGTAATGTCCAAAGCACCAGGTGTGTATTTTGTCTGTGTGATCGGCCATTAAAACCTGTTGCATATAGGCATTGCCCATGCAGTTGAAACGCATGGTCCCTTCTAGTTCAATGTCGTGCTCGATTAGTTCACTGAGTGGCACTGTGTGAGTTACTACCACAATCTTTTTAACATCTTGGTGCGATTGTAATCTACGCACACTGCTGACCAAGTATGTTGCATCTGTTGTGGCCATTTTTGCCACAGCTTTGACAGCAGAGTCAGATACTTGAGCTTTGTCCTGCCACCATGAAGCCACACTCACAGGATCAATGCTTAGATCAAGATCATAGCCCCACCATCCGTTGGTTCCTACCACGGCTACTCCGTCCACTACAACTACATTGTCCTGTAAGTATACAACATTGGGAATTTTTTGTATTTGTCTAGCTAGGCTAGAATAACTGGGACTGAGGTGTTCCAAGTGTTCAACATGCTCGTCGTTGCCATCAATGAAAAACACTGCTTGATAGCATTGACCTAAGTGTCGCAGTACCTGGACCATTTGCTGTCGATTTTTAGATATATCACCTGCTACAATACAATAAGGGCTGGTAGCACAACCAGTCCAATCAAATTCATGTTCCCAGGTGTCAACATGCAAATCAGAAATTAAATCAAACGCAATACTCATGATACATATTTAAAAGGATTTAACATGCACATTATATTTGGAGAGTCAGCAAAAAACCTAAATGACAAGTTCACAGTGTTGGAACTAGATACCATTAAGTTTCAAAACACTGGTCAAAAAGTTACATCTTACTGTGTTGTAGAGAATATTCCCTTGGGTGATTTCCCTGTGATTGATGCATATGTAAAGGTACATCATGACATGATGCAAGCATATCGAGATCAAAATTGGGAATATGTTGAAACAGCAATCAAAGGACTCATGGGTAAATGGAACGGAGAAGTTGATTCCTTTTACGAACATCTCTATCAACGAGTACAGCAACACAAAGAAACCGCACCAGCCGATGAGTGGGATGGTTGTGTGGTCAAAAACTAATTTTCAATGGATCCAATGGCTGCTCAAGCCACGCAATTAAACGATCTGTGTCACCTTCTTTGTGGATTATATTGCCCTTCTGATTGCAAAAATTACCAGTTGTTTCAGCTTTGAGTTTTTTCCACAAAGACCCAGTTCTACTGGACCAAATTGCTTCTAGTGCATGATTGAGATTTTCAACTAGCTCATTGGCAATCTTGTCAGCCCATTTTTTACTAAAAAATACTTCTTTGTTTCTAGCAGCAATTGTTCTGAGATCTCTAAACAACTTTTGTTTTTGGGCAGGATCCAGCATTGAGATCCTTTTCATTTCTTGAACAATTGCTTGTAATCTTAGTATTGGATCTTGGATACTATCGTAGCTTTCGTCTATGAATTGCCCAAAAGTTTCAAATCCGTAATCTCTGAGGTACTGCAAGCTACCCGGCGTGCTGGCCAGAATAAATGGGCAACCACAAGCAATGGGTCGAAGAATTTTTTCTGTAAGATGATTTCGGGAATCATCAAACAGTGTTTCTAGTACAACTTCTATTCCGCAGGTAGCGTACTCAAAAGAGTTGTATTCTGCACTTGACGCCGATGAGTATGTATTTCTTTCAAAAAACGACTCTAGGTCAAGTCTTGTCACAGAAAAATCTACGTTGTTGTAGGCATGGTCAGAATAATGCACATGATCCACAGGATTAAACCTTGTCAAGCAATGGTCTACAATGTCTGCATCAACAAGCAACTCGGAAAACTTCAATCTATATTCTCTGGTGCCCGACCATGCTCTATTGTAGATTAAAAAATCTTTGTTGCCAGAGGAATACTGTAACGAACGATCGTACTCGGCGTATCGATACCAATCTCTTGCTATCATGGCATGGCTCCACCAGTATACCCCTATGAACCCGTGCTGTTCATACTTGTCTAGTTCTGTGCTATTGACTTCGCTGTGCAACAACAGCGTTTTTTCAAAACAGTTATAAGGCAAACGAATCAAACTACGTAGATGCATTTGTTGGATCTGTTGATTAACGCTGTGGCTTTGAGTTTTCAATTTAATTGCTTGTTGAAAATCGCTGAGTTGATATAGATCAAAATTCAAAGGCTCCTGGTCGTGACAAATCAATGTTGGTTTAGACATCAACTCAAACCAATCCGCGCAATCAACAACCAGTCCAAGGTCGTCGAGATTTTTAGAACCGTGCGGGAAAAAGCCATAAATTAAAACATCATGGTTGCAAAGACCGTCAATGAAATTGTATAATCTATCTAAAGGAATATTCATACATGAAAAAAATTGGTTTTATCGGAATTGGTAAACTTGGACTTGATTGTGCCGAAGTAATGGCAGAAAAGCACGAAGTGCGTGGTTATGATATTTACCCACGAACCAGCAACTCTGTAAAAGTTTGCGGAATTGAAGAATTGGTCAACGACAGCGACTGGATCTTTATTGCAGTGCCTACTCCGCACACCGAAGGTTACGACGGTAGTGTGCCCAGCAGTCACATGGAACCTCGTGACTTTGGCCACGAAGCCGTGATTGATGCTATCAACAACATCAACCGATATGCCAAGACCAGCAAGAAAATTGTGCTGATCTCCACTGTGCTACCGGGTACTACTCGTCGCAAGTTTGTGCCCTTGCTAGATCCCAAGCACGAGTTTGTGTACAATCCTTATCTCATTGCCATGGGTTCCGTGAAGTGGGATATGGTCAACCCCGAGATGGTCATGATTGGTACCGAAGACGGTAGCCTCACTGGCATTGCTGGTGAGCTGATCGAACTTTACAAAACAGTGATGGAAAACGATCCTCGTTACGAAGTGGGCACCTGGGACGAATGCGAAGCCATCAAGATCTTCTACAACACATTCATTTCAGCCAAGGTGGGTCTTGTGAACATGGTGCAGGACTTTGCCATGAAGATTGGCAATATCAATGTTGACGTTGTTACCAATGCACTGGCCCGAAGTACCATGCGTATCATGGGACCCAAGTACATGACCGCAGGTATGGGCGATGCAGGTGCTTGTCATCCACGTGACAACATTGCACTGCGTTGGCTTGCTCAAGAATACAACATTGGCTATGACCTGTTTGACACTGTAATGCATGCTCGCGAAATTCAAGCCAAGAACCTTGCACAGTTCTTGTTTGACACTGCGGTTGCAAACAATCACATGCCTGTGGTAATTCACGGCAAAGCATACAAGCCCGACGTTCCCTACTGCATTGGCAGTTACTCAACCCTGGTTGGGCACTACCTTAAAGAATTGGGTGTATCGGTTAAATACATCGATCCATTGGCAGACGACCCCACAGACGTTGTAGACGGTATCAAAGATTCATCGGTTATTTTGTGGGCACACGATCGACAGATCACATACGAATACACCGGCGAACAAAGTCGCACTCAGGCATACTGTGCTATTCCTGCAGGCAGCATTATTGTTGATCCCTGGCGTAAACTTGAATCTGCCAATGGTGTTGAAGTAATTCACTATGGCAACACCCGCAAGCATTAAGTATCACATCGAACGGTTCTGGGATGATGAGTTCAAAACTCTGGACTACATTCAAGAACCGTTCAACGACCCGGAAACCGTAAACCGCTGGCTACAACAGGGATATCCAGAAAAATTCTGCGGCGACCTGTGTGACATGCGACATCGACTGCCCAAGTGGGCCGACAATTTCATTAAAATCTATGCCGAGCAAGGTTGGAAGGACATTGGCCTTGCTTTTTATCGTATGAGCACAGGCACGGTGATGCCAGTACACAGCGATCTATACAAACGCTATATTGAACTGTTTGACTTACAAGGTCGAGAGCACACCATACGCAGAGCCTTGCTGTTGTTAGAGGACTGGAAGCCCGGGCATTACTTAGAAGTCGAAGGTCGAGGTTATGTAAATTGGCGTGCCGGGGACACTGTAGAATGGGTTTATAGCACACCACACATGGCGGCCAACATTGGCCTAGAAGATCGTTACACACTGCAAATAACAGGACATTTATGATATCAAGTTACAACGAGTGGAGTCCACTGCGAAAAATCATTGTGGGAGATGCCACACATGCCAACTGGCCTGTGCATGATCCAGTGTTCAAACTGGAAAGCGAAAAAACTTCATGGAAAGAAACACCTGTGCCCAGCGGTGCTGTGCCACAGTGGATCATCGACGAAGCCAACGAAGATTTGGATAGATTGGCCACAACACTGACCAAATTGGGCGTAGAAGTCCTGCGCCCAGAATCACTGAACTTCCAGGCACACGATGGCATGTACAACTACTGTCCCAGAGATCGTTTCCTTGTGTACGGCGATACCATTGTGGATCCTGCCATGATGTATCCATGCCGCAACATGGAACTTCAATGCTATCATGACGTTGTGGATTCTGCTGCCAACTACTTGCACATGCCCCGAAACGAAGGCATGATTTTGGATGCAGCCAATGTGGCCAGATTAGGCGACAAAATGCTGTTTTTGGAATCAGCATCGGGCAATCGTGCTGCTTACAATTGGCTGTGTGAACAATTCCCAGATGTCACAATTGAACTTTGCAACTTTTATGCTGGTGTACACATCGACTCGACCATTGTACCATTGCGTGAAGGTCTTGTGATGCTGAATGCCAGCAGAGTCAATTTGGATAACTGCCCGCGAGTGTTTGACGGTTGGCAAAAGATTTGGGTAGGTGATGTGGTTGCTCAAGGCTTCCACGAATATCCCTACGCATCAAAATGGATTGCTATGAACATGTTAGTGGTTGATCCCAATACAGTGATTGTGGATGCTGCCCAAACCGATCTGATTCGTACATTAAAAAGTTATAAGTTTGAAGTCATTCCGCTGACTCTGCGCCATAGCCGCACTCTTGGTGGTGGATTTCACTGTGTAACACTGGATCTTGTACGCGGTTGATCAATAATTCAAATAAGTGTATAATTACACTTATGACTACACCTCGTTTTGGCTTCTGTTGCAAATGGCTCAATGACCCCAGTGAAACTGGCGGCATGAAAGTCAATGCCAAGGACCGTGATATCAACGGCAGATCAACTACCATGCGCTGGCTTCGCGAACACAAGGACGAAGCCGAACAGCGTCAATGGGACATCATGAACCACAATGCTCGTGCAGCATTGATGATGGTAGAGCGTGTGGGTGCCATGGCGCCCGAACGGCGCATGGTTCGACTGGGCAGTGAAATGCTGCAAGGCTACACTGAACCCTCGTGGATTGACTGGTGGCAACGTCAGGAGATTCAAGATCACTGTGAGAAAATCTTTGCTCCTGTAGGCGAAGCAGCACGCCGACTGGGTGTACGCCTAAGCTTTCATCCCGGACAGTTCTGTGTGCTGGCTAGCGAATCGGATGAAATTGTAGAACGCAGTATCCTAGAATTTGAGTACCATGCAGACATGGCTCGTTGGATGGGCTATGGTTCTACATGGCACGATCATGGATTCATGATCAACGTACATTTGAGCGGCAAGGGCGGACCAGAAAAATTCCTACGCACACTCAAGCGATTGAGTCCTGAAGCGCGAAACTTAATTACAATCGAAAACGACGAGGTATCTAATGGGCTTGACATTACTCTTGGTGTGGCTGAGCATGTTGCTCTTGTTTTGGATATTCATCACCACTGGGTCAAAACAGGAGAATATATCAATCCTCAAGACTCTCGTGTTTTGCGGGTTATTGAGTCTTGGCGTGACGTTCGCCCTGGCATGCACTTTAGTGTTAGCCGCGAAGATCTTTTGGTTGACCATGATCCAAACACTAGACCAGACCTTGATTCTCTTGTTGCTAGAGGTTTTAAGAAGCAGCAACTCCGTGCTCACAGTGACTTCTGCTGGAATCGTGCTGTGAACGACTGGGCTCTGTCGTTTAGTCCTTATTTCGACACTGAAGTCGAAGCCAAAGGCAAGAACTTGGCCACGGATCAGTTACATCAACAGTGGTTAGAGAATGCGTGAATTGATATCAGGGGTAGTACGTTGGGTCCGGGAGGATTGGCACAGTAATCCTATTCGCTGTGTGCTGGAAATTCTGGCGTGGTTTTTGAGTATTGGTTGTAGTTTTACAATGATGCTTACAGTGCCCACGCCACCTTTTCTAATACTGTACCCTCTGTTTATCTTGCAATGTGCAATTTTTGGCTGGGCAGCTTGGACTCGACGCAGTTCAGGTATGTTGGCCAACTATCTATTGCTGGTAACAATAGACAGTGTGGCCTTGGCTAAGATGATATTTTTTTAAACGGGTAGCCACATCCACAGAGCCTGGCTAACTAGCACAGATCCCACAGATCCCACTACAACACTGATCCAGAACATAGGCATGCTCACAGCAAGAATACTGGCGGTGAGCAACACAATACCAATCTGTAGCACACTACCGCCCCATGTAAACCATGGGCTCTTTTTACGAGCTACATCGCGCTCAGCTTCCAAAGCCTTGGCCTTTTCCATGATTTCTTTTTTGTCATCGGCCATGCGTTTGGCTTCGGCTTCAAACTTTTCTTTGTTGGCAGGAATCTTAGATTCCACTGCTGCGGTTTCGTATAGCACTTGACGCACGTTCTTGGCTTGATACCAAGCCCACTGATTATTGGCAGCAATGGTATTGTTCATGATCTTGCTAGAGTTTTGTCCGCCGATCATGGTGTTAATAGCCAGCAGTGCTGCCAGTACCACAATAACAAATCCTGCTTTGTCTTTGATCTTGGCCTCGCGCTCGCTGCGGCTCAGGGGTTTCTTTTCTTCGCTCATAGTGGCTCCTTTGATTTATTTATTGGCCAAAGGATTGTCCATGGCTCGCTGAATCTTGGTGTCGACTTCTCGCTTGAGTGTTTCAACTTCGCGGTTGATTTCTCTACGTGCAGATGTAAACTCTGAGTTGATTTCTTTGCGTGTTTGTTCCATGTCCTTGCGAATTTGGTTGGCTTCAGCGCGGGCTCGCTCTAGGTCTTCGCGAACTGCCTTGCGCATGTCACGCATTTCAGCTTCGGTTTCGCGCTGAGCCTGTTTGACACTGCGCTCTACTTGCTCTGTGACACTTTCATTGCGACGAAGATCGTTCTTTAGATCTACTTTGATGTCACGAGTGTAGTCGCTGGTCTTTTGACTGTTTTCTTCAATCACTGCCAGACGCTTGTCAAAGCCACTCAAATCAGGTGCAGAGTATTCGGCAATCTTTTTCTTCATTGACTGATAGTCTTTGTACACTTCAAATGCGCCGTACAGTCCACCCAGGGTTGAACTTACCAGTGTAAATGCTACCATGAGTTTGGCCGGCGTAAATTCGTAGCCACCAATGGATATCACGGTATCTTTGCTGGCATACTTTTTCATCGCTGCTTCAGCTTCATCAATCTTGGCGTTGATATCTTTGTTGTCTGACATTTTTATCTCCTGTATTGTTGCTCGACCATGTCACGATGTCGGCTGTCGTTGGTTAACTGACGCAATGCTCGTTGGTTGTCTACATTACGTTGGTTTCTATAAACTTCTCGTGGTGCATAAAATGCTGCATCTCTCAAAGTTAAATTCAAATAGTCTCCGTACCCAATAGGCGCCACGGCCATGGTAGCGATGTTTACGCCGGCTGCTGCTTCGTTGTCACTGGCTCGTGTATTAACACTGGGACCTGTTGTAGCAGCAACAGTGTTTGGCAATGATAGTCGTTGCTCAATTATGGCATTGATTGGGTTGGTTCGATCTGTCAAGAAGTTAGAAGGCATTGCAACGTTGGTTTCAACCACGGATGATCCTGTGCCAGTAGTAATTAAAGACTGTGTTGGTGCAACCGACGTACTTCCTACGCTGGCAATTGGTGCAACTGCTGATGTTGACACAGTTTGGGACTGTGGACCCATTGCTGACACAGCAGCCACACCAGGCAGATTTTGCACAGTTGACGTCTGCGACGCAGTATTAACAACAGCAGCAGTATTGATTCTAAAACCTGGACCTCCAACACTGCCTACACTGGCAACAGCATTGTTTGCAGTACTGTTGGCCACTGCTGCTGTAGCTACGGCAGCGGCTTCTTGTTGAGCAGATTGTGCGGCTTGTTGCGCTTGCGACACAGCTGAGGCTGCTACTGCTGCACCAGCTGCATCGCGTTCTTGATTTCTACTGATAATACTCAATGCCAATCCAACATTGCTGCCGCCTGACTGACTGGATTCTCTTGTAGCTTGTGCAGCACTGGCCGTGGTAGATGAACTGCTGGTTGAAGCGTTTGACGATGTTGTAGCAGGAGCTGGTGCCGAAACAACTGACGCAACAGCACCAGGTTGAGAAGTATTGTTGGTTGCTGCGGTTGATGTCGAAGACACGGCTGCAACAGGGTCAGTCACAGTTGATGTGGGTGATGCTGTAGTTGTAGTTGTTGTTGTTGTTGTAGTTACTGGTTCTAACAATGTAGTAGGCTCCACTACCACTGTGGTTACTGTATTGGTGTTTGTAGTAGGAACAGTGGGTGTGGTGGTAGTAGTGTTTGATCCTAGCGAACAAGATTTGTAAACGCCACCTATGGGATCGTTGCCCCAGGCGCCGTTGCTACAGCTATATGTGCCAGGTTCAAAACTTCTGTATATGTACGAGTCTTGCGCACCATAACGAACCACACCAGGCTTAGTCAATGTGAATTCACCATTTTCATCAGCGAGTCTAACCCAACGTAAAAAATCTGTGGGTATAGGTGGAGGTGTGGCCACACTAAACAATAGATTCACACCAATGTCTCTGATCTGTGGACCGTAGTATCCAGCCCACCAACGATCATCTTTGCCTGTGAAACTTACATTAAGATTGCCCAAACTAGTTGGAGCATATAGTGTGCTGAAATTTTCTGTGCCACTCATTCTTGTCCAACCAGTGGTTGTTTGTGGCATGTTGTAAGTGTAGCTTTGCAGTGTTTGTCCTGTATTACTAGTCAAACTGATGTTGCCTGTCAATGTGCCTCTACTCATGTCTTGATTGAAATATTCCCAAGAGTATCTTAAACCTTTGACTTGAATTCCTGTACCTGCAATTGCCAACGCTTGATTGACTGCTGTGGTGTATGCCACTGTGCCCTGATTATAGCCAAACATAAAAGTACCTGTAGTGGTATTGTATGCAGGCATATGACCTCCACTGAAGCCTCCACTGGTAGCAGTGCTACTGCTACCAAACCCAGACCAAGAGTGAGGATCTGCACCTTGCGGCGCAGGATTCACAGTGGTATACACTAGGTTGCCAGTGGCTGGATCTAGAGTTGTGTTTTGAGCAAAACTAGCAAAAGTCAATAGCATCAAAACCGCACATACAAACCTAGTCATCTTACTCCTTTAGACCAATAGTAGGAATCTTTTTAGGATTGGCTTCCCATGCAGCTCGGGCTTGCTCACCAATCAACCCCTCGTATGGGCATGGTGTACCTGCTGCCATCATAGCGTCCCAAATTCTACGGTCTTGACACATTGTAGCAACAGCAGCAACTTTCATGCCCATGTCAAACAGGGTTTTGCTTAACTTCAAGCGTTCACAGTTGGGGTCTCGCTTGGTGGCACCGAAACTGATACCAAAAATCTGAGTTTGTGTGGCACCCGAAACACCTGTGACACACAGGTCAGTGCCCATGCTCATCATTGCAGGAGCAATTGCTGTTGGTGGTGGCTGAATGATCTTTTGTGTAATGTTGGAATCGTTGATGTTGCGATTGGTCATGTCACCAGTTTGAACGTTTTGATTTACGTTTGTAGCTGTGCTAGTATTAACATTGTTGTTGGTGTTAACTGCTGTGCTGGTGCTAGCATTGTTATTATTGTAGGTCATAGTACCTGTATTAACATTGTTGTTGGTACTAGTTGATGTACTTACATTGTTGTTGTTAAATGTTTGAGTACCACTATTAATATTGTTGTTGGTATTAACATTGGTACTGGTACTGGTATTGACGTTGTTGTTATTGTTGGTCAGCGTACCGCTTTGAACATTGTTGTTGTTGTAAGTCACAGTGCCACTCATGGCATTGTTGTTGTTGTAAGTCACAGTGCCACTCATGGCATTGTTGTTGTTATTGGTCAATGTACCGCTTTGAACATTGTTATTGTTGTAAGTTATTGTTCCGCTGTTGACGTTGTTGTTGGTATTGACGCTGGTACTGTTCACAGTACTGGTACTGGTACTGGTGTTGTTTGTGGTACTGTTGTTGGTAGTAGTGACCGAACTAACACTGTTGCTGGTGCTGTTGGTGTCTACTAGACTGGTGGTCCCATAGCCTCCAGTCACAGTGGCTTGTTGATTGATTAATGTCTGCGCTGATGCAGAAAAAACAGCAATGCTGGATAACATTGCTGCCAAGATAGTTTTTTTCATGGCTCCGGCCCTTCATAATAGCAGCCATTCTTTGATGGCTTACAGTTACTTATGGGGCCGAACGCAGAAAATTAACCTGGTGTTTTTTTGTTGGTGCGCTTTTTGGTGGCAGTCATTGCAGCAGGCTTGGCTGCTGGCTTGTCACCTTCGGCTTTTTTCTTTGCTGGCGCCTTTTTGGCAGCAGCTTTTTTGGCCACAGGCTTTTCAGCAGGCGGGGTAACTGCTCGAGGATTGTCTGGGTGTGCTGCCCATTCTTCTTGCGACAGTTTGTGCAAGCCAACACACAGTCCGGATGCACTGCGACCGCAGCCGCACTTCACTGGTTCTGGTGCAGGTGGAATCATAATGGGTGTGACCACAGGTGTTTCAACCTTGTAAGGTGCCTGTTCGGCAGGTTCGGAAGTCTTACCGAAAAAGCTCTTTAGAAATCGTAACATAGTTTTCTCCTATGATGTATTTACTGAATTAGTGACCATTCACTAGAAAAAAATCCAGATTTATGTTGCAGTGCAACATAAATATCTGTTACAATAACTCATAGGACGCTGTACCAGGCCCTATACCGTAAACTCGCTTTATAAGGAGAAAACCATGTTTACACTAGACCCCGTGATCGATACCATTCAAACCGGTAAAAAGACTTTTGTTCAAACTTTTGTCAGCAACGAAAACGTTGCAGCCGCATTGAACACATTCATTGACGCTCAAACTGAGTACACCAAAAAGGCTGTAAAAGTTGCCACTGACACTGCTACAGTGCTCACACAAGAAAGCGTCAAAGCCATGGAATCGGCTGTGAAGTTTGACTATGCCAAGTTCGGCGAAGGCGTGATGAAGGCCTACAGCGCCACTGCTAAAAAGTAATACTCAAGTATTACTTTTTGAGAGCCCTGTTGATCAGGGCTTTTTCTTGACCAAAAATTCACCATTTGCTATAATTAACGCATAGTAAGGAGAAAGACGTGAGCTTTTTCACCCGTGAACAACGTTACGAAATGCTGTGCGCCATCAAGCGCCGAGGCGATGCTCTGTCCGTCGAGGAAGAAGACTTCATCCAAGACTTTGCTTTTGAGAAGCTGACCGAGGTCCTGAGCGACCCTGAAGTCAAGGCTGTGTTTGAGCGTATGAAGGATCGTTGAAATGAGCAAATATGTACACATCGTCCAAGTCCACCCCGTAGAAAACGGTGAACCTAACTTGAGTAAGGTTGAATGATGCCCCGTAGATATGGTAAAGAACTTACAGCCAAGGTTCAAGCGATTGGACAAAATCCCAAGTCGGCTCTTGGAATGTCGCAATCAGAGTATGCGGCACTTTGTGAACGGGTTCACAAAACCCCAGCATTGTATAATCAATTGCCAGTTGTGTGTATTGACGGTTGGACCGGAGACCGTGTTGATATCAAAACACGCTAAACATTTTGGAGTTGAAAAATGAAACAGGCTGTCTACCTTGGTCGGGTCAACGCGGCAACAGGAGAACGGGAATGATTATTGGACGAGGGACTAGTCCTAGCACAAACAATCACGCAACTATCAGTCTAGACAAATCTGTCCTACAAGGACTTGACCGCAATCGTCCCGCCAGTGGATACCCTGCGGCACAAGAAAAAGCCATTGCTGAAATGCGTAAGCGTGTCGAAGATTACGAAGCCGTATATGGAGAAGTGAAATGAACGAGCGAATTCAGGAACTCTTTAAACGTGCAGGCGGCAAAACATCCTCTCGCAATCTTGCAAGCAATCCGATCCAGGTTGTAGAAACGCACGAGCTCTGGGATGATCGAATTGAAAAGTTCGCCGAGTTGATTGTCAGGGAATGTACCAATATTGTATTGCATTACACTGATGTAGATGAAGGTGTTGCAGTGGCAAAGAAGCATTTTGGAATTGAAGAATGAACCAACGAATTTTTGAACTTATTCAGGCCCAAAATGGGTTTAGAGGTCTACTTTGGACCGAAGAAGATAAACAAGAGTTCGCCGAGTTGATTGTTCAGGAATGTTTGAACAAGATTGAACAAGCAGGCGCCTATTTCAATGCACAACCACAATACACAGACAAGCAAAACAAACTAGTAGACGAAGGGTTTACATGGGGTGTTGAATCATGTCAAGCAGTTGTCAAACAACATTTCGGAGTTGAAGAATGAATATTGTAGATTTCGCATATCAAGTTATTGAAATGCAAGAACGAATCGCTCAACTTGAAATCGAGAACGAACAACTTAGTTGGTTTAAAGAAGAATACCATAAGTTACTAGATTCTTCCATGCAACACAATCAAGTAATGATGGGTAACATTCTCAAACTCTGTCTGACACCCGGTGTCATTGAAGCCTGTCAAGAAAACGCAAAATTTGGAGTTGAAGAATGACTGCTATTGTAAATTTGATTATCGTTATGATGCCCGTGATTGTCATGGACCTGGCAATTCTGTTGAAGGATAGGTTCTAAAATGAAAGCATGGCATGGTATGGCTCTTTTCATAGGTCTAATTGCCATGATGCTGTTTGCTTTTTGGGCAGGTATTGGAATGGGCATAGTTGCTTGCGCCGATCACCCTGAAGGCTACAACAATGGTTTTTTCAAAGACGGCTACAAAGCCTACTGTGAGGTTAGAAAATGAACCTGCGACAACTGCTGACTGAGCGTGTGCTATTTGCAGTCACGCCCGAAGAACTGGAACAACAATATCATCTTACCGAGGATGAAGTTGAATCAATGTCTGATCTGGATCTGTTTGAACTCTACGAGCAGATCTACCTTGGAGTAGAATCGTGAAACCCATACAATTCAAACTGGCACCGGTGAAGCAACGCCGACACCGTGCATTGTTTGACGAAGAACTGCCGTTCCGCCCGCGTGTGGAACGTCCCAAAACCGACTATCGTCGTAAACCCAAACATCGAGATCGTGATGAATTTCAGTCCTGAACAAGATCAGTATCTGCAACTGGCCCAGAGCCGTGCTTACTACGAAGGCCTGCGTGATGGCATCCACAAGTATGCTCATTGGCGCGATGGTGTGCAGTACGTAGGTACCACTGGTCGCACTTTGCAACAGGCCCTGGACGAAGTTAACCAGGCCGAGTCTGATCTGTTGGATCGTTACAACCAGCTGAACATGCTATGACGCCCACTGACTTGATTGACCGGGAACTTGCAATAGGTGATTTTGTGGTGTTTCACAACAACATCTACGAAGTTCGCGGCCTAGGCAAAGCCCATCCCGCTAGCGGCAAGGGCTATGTCAAGATCATGCTGATCAATCCTAGCAAAACCACTCGCCCTGTGAATAAACACAGTGGAGAGCTTTGCAAACTGGATCCTCACGAAGTTACTATTTGGCTGTTGAAGAAAGGTTACCGGTAATGGCTCGCTGTCTTTCCAAACCCTATCGACCCACCAACCCACGCACTGTACGTGGTGCCCAAAAGCGCGGGTGGCATGTTGTTCAGGCTCAAAATGGTTACGAAGCCAAGGCATCCTGGATGGGATTGAATATTTGGTGTGAACAGCAAATGAGCAGCTATTGGGTCAGCAGTTTTCAACGTCGTGAATTTGCTTTTGAATCGGGTGCAGATGCCACTGCATTCAAACTGCGATGGGGATGACATTGCCACCACGCCAGCGGTTTCACTTCAGTTGGCTGCGGCGCAAGGTGCGTGTGCGTCCGGCCAGTAGTGCAGGAGCGCCCATGGGCTATGCAATTGATGAGCACGAAGCCGCTGAAATCGATCAGTTTGTGCAAGCAAACCAATTGGGACTGCGCACCAGTTACGACATGTGGAAGTTGAATTCAGACGCGGCTGTAACCTTGTTTAAGTTGAAATGGTCATGAAGTATTGGAACAAAGACAAACGGATTCGTCAGGAACATTGGTTCAAAGTCCAACGAGTACCTGGCACCCAGCCGTACTCTGCGGTCAAACGCCAACTCCAACTCATGGATAGTCCAGGTCGGTTCTACTTGTATTATGGTTCCAACACAGTGTGGTTTGAACGCAAGGAAGATGCTGTGTGGTTTTCGCTGGCATTTGACCAGAAATGATTTTTTGTGTACAATAACGTATCTTTAACCTGATCTAGAAAGGATCTAACGATGAAACGAGTTCTTGTTGTGGCTGCTGTGCTGGCACTGACTGCCTGTGGTTCAACCAAAAATGCACCGCCAGCTGCCGGCGTCAATCCCGGACCGCAAACTGCAATCAGCGAGCAACTGGCTGTGAGCGACTTCAAGCGCCGTGGGATCCGGGTTGTTTACAGCCTAACTGGTAAACTGGAAGCCATTGAAACTGTGGGCTATGCTCCTATCTGGGGTCGCAGTCAAAACTCTGTGCGCGAAGCATACCGTGTGGCCGAACTGGAAGCCAAGAAAAGCCTCAACGACTTTATCAACCAAGAAGTCATCAGCTCTGAGACTTCGGTACGAATGGTCAGCCGCAATCTGGAACGTGCTCGTGACAACAAGGTCAACGACTTTGCTACCAACCGCAGTCGTGACATTGTGGCATCTGTAGAATCCGACGAACAACCGCAGGATGCCAACAACTTCAATCGTGAAACCAACACTGCTACTCGCAATGACGCACTGAGCATTGCCACTGTGGTCAACAACTCAATCAAAACTCGCAATCAAGGTATCCTAGGCGGACTGTACCTTGTGGAAGGTGATGTTGTAGACGGCGGTCGAACTGTGCGTGTGGTGTATCGTTGGGATCAAAAGAACAACGCACTGCGCACCAACATCCGTCAACAAATGATGCAGTAACATGCGCCGCACCATTGCTGCTCTTGCCTTGGTGCTGGCCTCCGCGCTGGCCCAGGCTCAAACACTCAGCGCCATTGGCACTGTGATCACAGTGGGCCAATGGGTTGTGCTAAACACCAAACGTGTTTACTATATTGAAGTAGAAAGCCGCGGCGACACGTTTGAAGATGCAAAAAACGAAGCATTCAAGCTGGCCATTGAGCAAGCAGTGGGAACACTGATTCTCAGCGAAACCGAATCTCAAAACTATCGCCTGAGGCGAAATGACATTGTGACCTATGCTTCGGGTTACGTAGATCGTTTTGAGATCACAGATCGCCGTCAATTTGCTGGTGAAACTCGACTGCGTATGCAAGTATGGGTGGCCCACAGTGCCATTGCTGGACGTCTGCTACACCAGCAAGCCCAACCGCGTGAAATCAGCGGCAGCACTATTGCCGCACAGATACAGTCTTTTCAACAACAGCAACAGTCCGGCGATCGTGTGCTCAGCACAGTGTTGCAGGATTTTCCGCATCGTGCGTTTGACGTTGGCATGGAACCTGCTAGAGTGATTGTGGACACTCAGCGCCAAGGACAACTGCAAGTGCCGTTTTCAGTGACTTGGAGCAAGACGTACCTCAAGGCGTTGGAAGAAACTCTACGCAACATCAATCAATACCCGCAATGCACCAGCATGGGTGCAGATTGCACTCGAGCTCGTAGCCGTTTTGAGTTGGCTGTAAACATGATAGCCAGGGATCCGGGTGCTTGGTTCAATGACGACTTTGCATGGAACATTTCCGTGAAACACATGACCGAAGACCGTCCTGTGTACCGCATGACATTGAACACAGTCAGCGGTAGAAAGCTGATTTACTGCTACAATGCGCCCGAACTTGTGGATGGATTTGAGTACAGGCCCAGATATTTTGCCAACATTGGTCCTGGTTTGATTCGGGTAAATGGGCTCAACCGCGAACGCATTGTATTAACTGTGCCGTTAACTCAACTGCCTGTGCAGGACATTACACAAGCCACAGTGGACATTGTGCGTCAAACTAGGTGCAGCTAAATATTATGACCGATCCCAACATGACATCAGCAGTAGAATCTACAACATCACATGGCCAAGAGCTTGCAGATGCAGGCTTGATGGTACTCATGGGGGACATTGAAGCCGATTCAATCAAGCCCGTGATCGAGTGGATCCTTCACGAAAATTATGTCAGCAAGAAAAAGCGTACCGAGCTCTTGTTGATGATTTGCAGTGAAGGGGGCGATGTCGCCGCTGCTTTTGCCTTGATTGATGTCATGCGCAGTAGCCGACTACCAATCAAAACAGTGGGCTTGGGACAGATAGCAAGTGCAGGTCTGCTGATATTCTTGGCAGGCGAGCGTGGTCGCAGAGTGCTCACACCCAACACAAGTATACTCAGTCATCAATTCAGCTGGGGATCTGATGGCAAGGCACATGAACTGTTTGCCACAATGAAAGAGTTTGAGCTTACACACAAGCGCATGGTTGAGCACTACAAAAAGTGTACAGGGCTCACCGAAGAACAAATCAAAACTGCCCTGCTGCCGCCCCATGACGTATATCTCACAGCCGAAGAGGCCCTGGCCCTAAACGTGTGTGACGTTATCAGCCAGGTACAACGTTAACGTCGACGACGTTCTCTGCCCAAGGTACCTGCATCCAACTTGGGTTCCGAAGTATCACGTGCTGCTCGTACACCGGGACCTTTGAGTCGGCCCTGGCTCACAGCATCTAATTTGTCAGTGAGTTCTTGATCGTTTTCGGGACCAGGAGTGGTGTCTACTTCCACACCGTCTGCATCTGCTACATCTTCGGGCTTGGCACCATTCTTCAAGATTGTGAATGTGTAGTTGCCTTTGCCGCCAGTAGAGAAGTACACTTTTGAAGCATCCAACAGCACACCAGTAACTGTTTTAGATGGGTACACCGCAGTCAAACGTGTGATTGTAATGGTATCTCCGCTGACTGAGGTATCTGTGTACATCTGTACCAACGCAGCATTGTTGAGAATTTCAGCAGCAGCTTCACCAAAGTTAGTGGTCTTGTTGATGTGATCGGCCACAGGATAAGCAATGGCCGAGATCATGTGCTCAATGGGAATGATTCTTGAAGGATCCTTGGCCTTGCGACCTTGATACATTTTCTCTAGGCGTTTGCTGAGTTGTCCTGTGCCAACGATTTCATCGCCGGGACCTTTGTCCTTGAGTTTCAATACTTGTGTGGCTTCTTCGGGAGTGATCATATCATACTTCACTGCCAGTTTCAGCGGAGCTCCGAAGTGTCCATCCTTGTTGATTATGTTGAGGATTTCAATTACTTCAGCATGTTTCTTCAACAACTTCTGACCGTTGGGTGTGCTTTCAAGTTCCTTTACACTCTTTAACAAGTTGACCACAGATGCAGAAGCTCCGTCTTTGCCTTTGCTACTCAGTTTGATCTGACGACCGTCGGGGTTGACCAACAGACTGTCGTACAGTCCACCAATGGTATTGTTGTTGAAACTGATTGTGCAATCTTCGTAACCACTGTCGCCAAAGAATATTTTTGCAGCTTCGGCAGCATTGCCGGCTACATTTTTGCCCATGACCAGAGCCATGGGTTGCAGCATTTCAGCAAAGTAATCGCGGAATGCATCGGGGTTCATGTTGCCCTTGGGAATTTTGCAAGGAATGTCCGACTCCATGAAAATCTTCATGGCACGTGCTTCGTCTGAATCTGCACCAAATTTGGTTACTACCTGTTGATAAATTGTTTCAGGGGTGTTGTTTTGGAACTGAGTCAGCACTGCTGATGGCTTGAGAGGGCTGGCTTCTTTTTGCCCCACACGGCTCTGAAACTTGAATCCGCCCGGAATTGCATCGTGCGGGAAATTGTTTTGCACACGGTTTGGGCTGACCGTTTTGAAATATCTGCCCAGATAGTACGGGTCACCGGTTTCGCTGTTGAAAGTGGCAATACCAAAACCAGCACCAGCACCTGTGAATGAGTTGGTCCAGTGTATGCGATCCGGTGTTGTGCCTAACTGTGCAGCAGCATCGGCAATGGCCTGTTCCAGCTGATCAGCAGGGTATGAACCAGATTTAGGGAAAAATTCCAGTCCCTGAAATGTAATCACATCGTCCACAGAGTTTTTGAACTTTTCTCCGGGTTTTCGATTTGACAGTCCCACGCCTTCAACAAGGACATTATCGAGTAGATTGAGTAGATCGCGCATTGGTTTTTTCCAAGAGTTATGTTATACTTATGCTAGAGCATTACTTAACACAGGAGATTATATGCCCAGTTTGATTCCAATGGTTGTTGAACAGACCGCAAAAGGTGAGCGTAGCTATGATATCTACAGCCGATTGCTCAAAGATCGTGTGGTCATGTTGGACACCGACGTAAACCAGCACGTGGCCAGTCTAATTGTGGCACAGATGCTGTTCTTGGAAAGTGAGAATCCCGACAAGGACATCAGCCTTTATATCAACAGCCCCGGCGGTTCTGTGACAGCAGGCCTTGCAATCTACGATACCATGCAGTTTATCAAGTGTGATGTGCAGACCATTGTGATTGGCCAAGCAGCCAGCATGGGCAGTTTCTTGGCTCAAGCAGGTGCGCCTGGCAAGCGTTTTGTGCTGCCCGAAAGCCGCACCATGATTCATCGTGTGAGTTCTGGTACTCCAGGTACATCGGGTTCTGTGCATGTGCAAGAACTGGAGTTTGAAGACGCTCGCCGCGCATTTGAAGAAAGCAAACGTGTCAATCAGCGCCTCACTGAGCTGTATGTCAAACACAACACCGCAGGCAAAACCTACGACGAATTCTATGAACTCATGAAGTTTGATACTTTCCTGTCCGCACAAGACGCAGTAAATATGGGTCTAGCCGACAAGATCGTAGAGAAACGAGTTTAATGTTTTTTAATATTGGTCATACACCCTTGGAAAACTACCCCTGCCATTGGCAGCTGGGTAGTTTTTGTGTCAGTACTGACCAGGGTTGGAAATTGACCACCCAGAATTCAAAGCAAATTCTTTACAAAGGGTATGCTGATTCAGCACCACTGGACCAGTTGATGGAACAGATAATGTTTCAAACTGAGCCAAGGCTAACTGGCAATTTTTGTGCGATGGTATTGGTCAATGACACCATTGTGATACAAACAGATCGATACAGAAGTTTTCCCATTTACGTCGGTACCGGTGTCAACAATCTAGTGCCCACAGCACACACCGCCTGGGCAGATAGCTTGATTTCAGTGCATGCTGATCTGACAGTGACTGAAAACAAATTTGATGCAATAGGTCAAATTGATTCTAGTCCGCTGAGCCCTGACCAAGCACTGGAAAAAATATCAAGCATACTTGATCAAAAAACAATTTCTTTTGTAAAACATAATCAACTTCCTGTTCGAGTTTTTCTAAGCGGCGGAGTTGATTCTATGTTGGTTTATAGCTTGTTAAAGAAGCACACTGACCGTTTTGAAATGATCAAGTGCTCTCATGTAGACTATGACTACTTTTGGCTTAAAAATTCTGGAGATATTACACAGCATTGGGGCTACAAACAAATTCATCATTGGAATGATCCGTGTGTGCTAACTTCGGGCACACCCGGTGATGAATTTATGTTACGAAGCCCTGTCACAGCCGATTTGTTTTTAAAGCACCACGGTATCAAAATTTCTCAAATGCTGCAAGAAGAAAAATGGAAAAATTGTCTTCATTATGACTATTTTTCCAAATCCAAGCATATTGAGATATTCGATAATCAACAGGCTCCAGCTCAATCACTTGAGCAGATGCAGCATAGTTTGTGCAATATTGTTGTCAATGATTGGCAGCATTGGCACCTGGGTAATACTATAACCTGGACCCCACTGCGAGATCTTGAGATTTTCAAAATCATGCTTAGATTACCAACAGATTATCTAATGGCTCAGATCATGAACAGTGAGTTTTCGATTCAGTTAATTGAACAAAATTGTCCCGGGTTAAGTGCGGCAATAAGCGATAGCAAAAATACTAAAAATATGCTATCCAATTTGGTTAGAATATTTTAATAAAAATATTGGTGACGCATAGCCAGTTTGGCTTTATGCTTACCCCACTCAATAAAAAAGTTCCAGGCAGCGCGATAAATCTTTTTTAGAAAATCCATTGCTTTTTCTCCTGATTGTATACTGTGATCCAGTATTCTACATCGGCACTGTTTTTTGGATATTTGCTGGCAACATAATGTTCCAAACTGTCGCGATAAACAGGTGCAGAAAATAGACTTTTGATCCATTTTAATAATTGCATGATATGTTCCTTTCTCAGTATTTACCACTAGTGGTTTCTACTGAGAAAGTATTACTTTTGCCGATTTGACCAAAAAAGGGCAGGCTGCTATAATACACACATAGACAGCAAAAAAGGAGCCACGATGTACGTAGTTTTTCACACCGCAGATCCGCATGCCGACAAGCGTTACTTCAAGAGCGCTGCCGGCGCCAAACGTAGCGCAACCTGTGGCAATCGTAACGCAGGTCGTGCCGTGTACGACTTCATGGAGTCTACCCTGTTTGCCCTGAAGTTTCCAGTGGGCACCCGGGTTGTCAAGAGCTTGATGACTGGCCAAGACGTTGTGATTGCCGAAGACACCCCGTGGTGTTGCAACCCTGCTTCAGAATCGTTCTGGTCGATGTAATACCCAAGTATTACAAATTTCGGTTGTGCCGAAATTCCCGAACTGCTATAATACACACATAGACAGCAACAAAGGAGCCTGCAATGATCAAGCGTTTTAAACAATCCCAACGGTTTCGTATCTGCATTGGTGCAGTGAGCTTCTATGCCACTGCAAAACAAATCCGCTGGGGTGTAGGCGACTTTGCTACCTGCAATGCCGCTACCCAAAAGGCCTTGGATGCATTTGAAGCATACCGTAGCGGCTCTGGTGTAGAGGCCTGCTCCACAGGTCTAGCCGGAACCTGGGAAGGTCTGCAAGTTCAACTCAATATCGCCTAAGGAGAAACGTCATGACCATGCCCGCTGGCCGTTACTACATTGGTGACCTGTGTTATGTCATGCACGACGAATGGGACGAAGTCTGTGACTTGTTCTTCCCTGCCTCTAGTTACCCGGGGCAAACGGAGGGAGAATTCGCACTCCGAGATGGTCGGCGCTTTGCCAGTTTTGGCACCGCTTACGGCGACGGCACCTACCGTAGCAATATCGGCACTGATCATGCTGTGGATTCGGGCTCTATCGGTTGTATTCGTGTAGAAGACATCCGTGATGACCAGTATGACAATATTGAAGAGCTGGGTGCCATTGTGGAGTTTGACCGGCCCTTTGAAGTCAGCAAAGATCAAGGACTGTTGATTTTTGGCCATGTCGAGATCGAAACTGCTGGCGACTACGACTGGGACGAAGAGGACGAAGAACAGGAGGCTTAAAATGCCATGCATGAGTTATGATACCGAGTGGGCAAATCGCAGTAGCGACCGAGATATTCGGGTGCTGAAAAAAGAAGCCGACAAACTGGCCCGCATTGCCTGTAAAGCACTGCAAGCTCTTGAGGACATGGGTAAAGAAGATTTCTTACTGCTCAAGGATGACGAAGTTCGCGAGTGGTGGCAAGCTCATCAAGAAGCTGACCGTAAAGCTCGTGCTGCCGAAGAAGCCAAACGTGCCAAAGCCGAAGCCAAGGCTCGCGCTCTTGCCAAACTAAGCGACGAAGAAAAAGTACTACTAGGCTTAAAGAAAAAGTAGTACTTTTTGCTACAGGCATTTTTGGTTGACCCGAAATTCGTCTTTTGCTATAATATAGACATAGTAAACAAACAGGAGCCCAACATGGCATACATGAGTCAAGAGCACAAGGCAAAGTTGGCCCCCGCCATCAAGGCTATTTGCAAAAAGTATGGCGTCAAGGCCACGCTCAGTGTTCGCAATCATATGAGTCTGGTGCTCACAGTCAAGCAAGGCAACATTGACTTCTACTCAGACATGAACCTTGAAGGTGCTAACCGCAAGTTTCACATCCAAGTCAACCCCTATCACTACCAAAGCCATTTCACTGGCCGTGCCCGAGACTTTCTGAGCGAAGTGATTCCGGCCATGTACGGTCCGGACTACTTTGACGAGTCGGACGCTCAAACTGATTACTTCCATTGCAGTCACTACATTGATGTCAACATCGGTCGTTGGGACCAACCCTACGCTCTGGAGAAATGAGATGACAGAATATTTTTATGTGAGGCCTGAACGTGATAACTGGCATCCAACAGTCAGCGAATGTCGAGAGCAACTGCTGAGAGAATTGCTCAAAGGTGCAACATTGAAACAAGCAAAAGGTACAATGTACCAACGTTTTCAAAATGTTAGCAAAACCTACTGGGATGAATTCTGGGATGATGTAGTCAACGTCCCACTGGGTCGTAAGTACGTTAGAGGATAACCAATGATGCTGTATACTATATCCTGGAGCCAGCCCTATCAGGGTTGGCCCGAACCCGAGATTGTGGATCTCACTCAAGCCCGTGAAGTGTTGGCAAGGATCATGGCACTATGAACGAACAACGAATTCAAGAAATTGCTAGTCAATGTTCGGCAATTGCTGTAGAGATTCCCTTCTTTCGTGGTATAGAGAATGGCTTGACATGGGAGGCTACAATTCAAAAAGCCCGAGACCTAAAGTTCGCCGAGTTGATTGTTCGGGCATGTGCCGATGTTGGTGAACGCTATGCTGACGGTAACTATGAAGTCCCACGTCAAATCCTAGAACATTTTGGATTAGAAGAAGAATGAAATGGTTTGCTGAAACCACTGACTACAAGGACAGTGTGCCCAACGGCATCTACTTGCTGGATGATTCAAAGACCAAGATGTATGCGTTTCGTCCCGCTGGTGGGGAGATCAAAACATTTAAGAATCCCATCAAAATTGATACTCGTGGGCGTAAGTTTGTGGTCAACCCTGTGCAGTTTAAGACCAAGCTCAAGGAACCAGAACCTGAAGGCCGTTATTGGATTGTGAAAGGCAGCAAAGGCGATGAATACCGAATCACAGAGCACAGTGGAAATCTATCATGCACATGTTCCGGCTTCCGATTCCGTGGCGACTGTAAGCACGTCAAAGACCCAAGTATTCGTTCGGCGGTTTGACAGTGTGCCAATAGCTCAGTGGCAAGACATGGCCGACTGGTGCTACAACAACCTCTACCACGGCGGCTACTACGAGCCCAACTGGCACCATCAGTATCCTACATTCTACTTCACTGACGAAAAAGAATATCTGCTGTTCTGCTTGAGGTGGTCATGAAAGTTCGGGACACGCTCAAAATTGATTTGATTCATGCAACTTTGCAAGACAAGTTGATGAACTTTGTTGGTGACGGTCACCGTATGACTGCCGATTCTTGGGCTGTTATTTGCTATGTCAAAGACCGCTTTCCTAGCTGGCAATACAACGGTGTGGCTCCGTTTGAGGAGGTTGCCGAGTGGTGTGAACAGCATTTTGGCAACGACTGGATTTGGAACTGGGAAACCATCTACTTCAAGCACGAGCGCGACCGCACTGCATTTATGTTGAGGTGGGCATGAAAGTTTATCAAGTTAGAGGTTATCCTGATAACCATTATTTTGTAAAAACATTCCAAGAATTTTTAGATATAATATCTTGGATGACAAAAAACGATATCAAATACTTGCACGAATACAGCGGTCCGCATGGCTATGGATTCAGTGTCAGAGAAAAAAACTTTGCGTGGTTTGCATTGAAGTGGTTATGACAGCAAAATACAGTCGCAGCCGAGATCTCCAGCACCGTGTGACAGTGCCACATTCGGGCGGCTGGGTGTGGGGTAAAGATCAGAGGTTTGAGTGGTGCCGGCAAAACTGTGAGGACGACTATCGCGGCGGTATGTTCAATCGGTCCGAAACTGTGTGGCATTTTCGCTCACATCGAGATGCTGTGATGTTCGCATTGAGGTGGTCATGAAAGCAAATTTCCGAGCCATGCCTGGCACTATTATCTCTGATTTAGAATTAGATCAACATGCTGATTGGCTCTCGAAACCAAGCATTTTTAAACTTCCTAATTCGTTTAGAGACGAAGTGCCCAGTGGATACGAAGGGCACTATTGTGTAGATGTCATTGGCGAAGAGTTTGCGTGGATGAATGAAGCTTTTCCCAAAGAAAAGTACACGTGGTATCTGTGGTTCGAAAGTGTTTTCGTAGTGCCGCCAGAAATGGCTGCTTTTTTGAAGTTGAGGTGGTCATGATTGCGGCCAGCGTTCGACTGTATCATCCACAACAACGCAACCGATGGATTGACGAAAGTCCTATCAACAAGTGGTTGTTGACCAATGTCGGAGTTCATGCTAGGTTTAGGGATAGTGTCACAGAACAACAACCGTGGCATGTGGATCACTACACAGATTATCTTGAGTATCATTTTGCTCGCGAGCAAGATGCTGTGATGTTTAAGTTGAAGTGGTTATGATTGAAATCAAAGTCAGCAAGAAAGCACGCCAAACATACAGTCCAGACGGACTTAATCCTGTTTGGAAGTGGTGTGTGCAAAACTTCGGACCACCGGAACCCAACGGAACCCGTTGGGCCTGGGATACTTTTCGCACCTTTTGGTTTCACAACGAGGCAGATGCCGTGTTATTTGCATTGAAATGGTCATGAAGATCCAAGTCCAACAATTGATGTATAAACCAACGCCCAAATACCCGTACAACTATCGGGTAGAGTTTTGTTGCGAAGTTGGCACTGCTGAACAAATTGTTGCCTGGGCCAAACAACATGTGAGGGGACTGTGTTGGCGTACCACACCTGGTGCAGTGTTGTACACCACAGAAGAAATGATTACGCTGTGCAAACTAAAGTGGGTATGAAACTGGTTTCTGTTCCTGGCGGTTGGGTCAATGCTAATCATCTGCCACCATTTGAATTGGTCAACACTGGCACTGTGGACGATCAGCCTTGGTACGTGATTCGCACTTACCGCACAGATATTGCTGCTTGGTTAAGAAGTCAGCCCCGGGATCAGTGGCACGAGTACGGTGGCGGCGAAGAACGATACGGCCGCATCTTTGATGTCGATGAACCAACCTATACCATGCTGTGTTTGAAATGGACATGAAACTCGAACTCAGCGAAGGTGTGGTGTATGGACAACAGTATTGGACAGTGCGTCCTTTGTTTTTTGCACCTGCACCCACGTGGTTCAGAAAAGATTGGGACGAAATGTTGGCCTGGTGTGTGAGCACATTTGGGCCCACTCCCGAAGATGGCGTGTGGACGCCTGCGGCTCGGTGGTATGTCAACAGTGCCAAATTCTGGTTCAAAGACCCTGCTGACCGTGATTGGTTCGTGTTGAGGTGGTCATGATCAACGACAATCTCAATCATCGCGTGTTTGTAACTCTAAAGAGCAAAGGCCTTTGGAATATTAAATCTCGTCTAGATGAAGTGGCAGATATTAGGGATTGGATCTTAGAACTGGTAGAGTGGAACAAGGACAAATTTTATATACGCTATCTGTCAGCCACCGAGCGATTGGACATTTGGTTCGAAGAAGAAAGGCATGCTGTGGCATGTGCATTGAAATGGGCATGAACGACTGGCCTTATCGCATCACCATAGAAAATCCAGACTGGTATTCAGTGCAGTTATGGTGCGAAGCCACCATTGGCGAGTTTGATCGTGACTGGTATAAACTGGGCATAGATCCCGCTGAGTATGTCATTGACGGCAGAACCAGAACCACTTGGCTTTTTCGTCAGCATGAACATGCTGTGATGTTCACACTGCGTTGGTGTTAGCGATAGATGTAGTTCACAGTGTCAGAGTTTTCTCTGTAGATACCAGCACCATTTTTCAAATGGAATCGACGAGCCATTTCGGTTTTTGGGCTCAGCGTAACATAGGTGTTGATCCCTGGAAATTCTGCTTCAATGCTTTTTTGGGCTTCTTGAATCAAGGTACGTCCAGCACCGGCAGCATAACTCCAAATGGTATAGAATACCGCAGTGGTAGCCGATTCCACTGTGTCCACCAATTCATCCACAGCCGAGGGCACCGAGTTCAAAAACTTCACGCAAGTCACGGCCTGCGTTTGTTCACCTTCTTTGAGCACATAAATGCGACTGTTGGCATTGACTCTGCGGTCAACAGGAATCTCAGGACGCACAGGATCGTCCTTGATCAGGGTTTCTAATTCGTTGGTAATGGTGGTGTATGCTTGCAACATGTTACGCTCTCCTATTGCAACCTTATTTATATCTGCGTATATTAAAATTCTGTGACAAATGGCGAACTTTGCCAAAATTTCTTGCCTTTTTGTATTGCACCCAACCAACACTATTTGCTACAATAACTCTATGCTGACGCAACAGCATCTTACATAGGAGATTATCAAATGCGTTTCAATGAAGACACTAAGACTTTCAAACTGTTCAGCGCTCTGCGTACCGGCGAAGCAATTACCCCCGCCGCTGCTGCCAAGCGTTTCGGCATCAAGAACATGAGCGCCGAAGTTAGCCGTATCCGTCAAAACGGCTTTGCAGTTTATGCCAACCAGCGTGTTGCTGGAAATGGCGTCAAGGTCACCGAGTACCAAATGGGCAAGCCCAGCCGCAAGCTGATCGCTGCTGGTTACAAGGCCATGGCCCTGGGTTTGGTCGACTAATCAGACCTGGTAGGACGTGAAAAACCCGCTACTTAGGCGGGTTTTTTATTGACCAATAATTCGCGATGTAGTATAATTGTTCTGCAAAGGAGCAATTATGTTCAACAAATTTCTCAAGCTGCTGGAGCGTTGGGGTCGCAAGCGTATTGTGATGGACCGTGTGGAAGACCGTCCGTACCTGGAACGCTACTACCTGTTTTTGAAGGACCGCGACAACTTTCCGTTCAACATTTTCCTGCACCACTTCCTGTGCAGTGATCCCGATGATGTGCATGATCATCCATGGCCCTACTTTACCATTATCTTAAAGGGTGGTTATTGGGAGTGGGTACCGCAGTTCAACTCTCAAGGACAGCGAACAGGCGAGATCGCCAAATGGCGTGCTCCGGGACATTTCCGTTGGTGCAGTGCCCGGAGCTTTCACAGAATTGAACTAGATCCCGATGTGGATTGTTGGACATTGTTCATGCCCGGTGTCAAACAACGTGAATGGGGTTTCCTCAGCAAAGGTCGCTGGATCCAGTGGCAAGAATATTTGAATCAACGAAAGGCAAAAGTATGAAGTTTATTTGGCGTTATGTGTGGCGTAAGATGAAAGAAATTGGCAATGAACCAAGGGAGTCTGATATGGCTATCAGTTCCTCGAAAGTTCGGGTCAATGACAGCTTTGATGCTGACGGCGGCTTAAATATGCGTGTGTTCAAGGCCAATGGCGGTCGCATCGTGAGTTTCAATCACTACGATCGACGAACAGATCGCGAAAGCAGAGCAGTGTACATTATCACAGACGAACAAGATTTCGAACGCGAACTGGGCAAGATTATCACTATGGAAAGCATGCGAGGTTAACATGGAATTCATCATTGGACTTGTGCTGGGCATGCTGATTGCCACACTGCTGATTCGCTGGATGGCTCAACAAGCCATTACCAAAATCCTCGATCAAATTGAAAACGAAAAAGAACCCGAAGCAGACAACCAACTGCGTGTGGATGTAGAGTTTGAACAAAATATCTTTTTCCTGTACAATAGCGATGATGGATCGTTTGTTGCCCAGGGCAACAACTTAACGGACCTGCGCGACAATCTGCGCCAGCGATTCCCCAATCGCACCATTACCATTGTCAAAGGCAACGCCACAGCAATGGAGCAACTAAAACAACAACTCAAGGACTTTGATGAAAATAGCCGTAGCGTCGGATCTACATCTTGAATTCGGCGATATCAACATTCAAAACACTGACTCAGCAGATGTGCTGATTCTATCCGGGGACATCTGTGTGGCTGCTGACCTCGGCCGCCCGGACCCCCACAATTTTCTTGATGATGCTCGTAGCAATCGCATTGTAGACTTCTTTAAACGTTGCAGTTTTCAGTTTCCGCATGTGATCTATGTGCTGGGCAACCACGAACACTATCACGGCGACTTTGCCACTACCAAAAACAAAATTCAGGACATGCTGAATTACAACTGCTTGAGCAATGTGTATTTGCTGGAGCGTGAAGTCAAGATCATTGATGATGTGACGTTCATTGGCGGAACTCTGTGGACCGACATGAACAATGGTGATCAACTCACCCTGTATCACATGCGTACAATGATGAACGATTTCCGTGTTGTGGAAAACTCCAACCGTGTTGTAAACTACAAAGCCTATGAGCAGATCAATGGTGTAGACAATCGCGAGCGGCCAATCTTCAAGACTCGTACTGCTAAATTTAGCCCCGAAGATGCGTTCGAAGAACACATCAAAATGAAAGGCTACATTCAGCAGATTGTGGAAGGCAAGGCAGATCAGAAGTTTGTGGTAGTAGGACACCATGCCCCCAGCCCGCTGAGTATCCACTCACAGTATGCCAACGACACTATCATGAATGGTGGCTACAGCTCAGACTTGAATGAGTTTATTTTGGATCATCCCCAGATCAAACTATGGACACACGGGCACACACATCACAATTTTGATTACTGTATTGGTTCAACCAGAATTGTGTGCAACCCACGTGGGTACATCAACTATGAAACACAGGCGGACACATGGACTCTACAAACAGTGGAAGTGTAAAAAAGTACTGGATTGAAACTGTGCAAGAGGACGAGAATGGTGAGTTGGTGTTGCCATTCCCGCAAGAACTGTTAGACGAAGTAGGCTGGAAGCCCGGTGACAATTTGGAATGGGTAGACCGAGGAGACGGAACATGGGAAATACGACAGAAACCAACGCCATTGGATCACGGGGATTCTTGATTCGTGGCATCAACGACGAAGTATGGTTTAGGATCTATGCACAGGACGGTTCGGGTGATTTTGTGGACTATGAAATCACCCACCATGACTGTGAGATTGTGATCATTGATGCATCGGCTGCCTTAATACGCAACGATGCTGGGGACTTTTTGGACTACACAACCGAAAGCATGACGCCTTCAAAATGAACAAAGTTACACTGACCCGACACCAAATTGAGCGTCTTGCTGTGTTTTTGGCTTTACAACAAAATGTAGAACGTGTTACAATACAAGAAACCAATGAAACTGGCCTTGGAGCCGATCATTGGGCAGTGTATCACACCAACCGAGTTGAGCGTGATTTTAGTGAAAACATAACTGATGTGAATGCCTGGTAATGAACGAACGAATTTATGAACTGATTAGGCAAAGTGCTGTTTCTGCTGATCAAGCAGGGGACTATGCTCTTGACAAAGGGTTAGTTGAACCCACAGAAAAACTGGATGTGGCCAAGTTCGCTGAGTTGATCGTAGAAGAATGTTGTCAAGTGTTGAGCAAAGAAACTATCAGGCACGATGGTTACGGATACAACCAACATGCTCTGTATCAAAAGATTAGAGAACATTTCGGAGTCGAACAATGAAAGTATATCTCAGCAAGCCCCGTGATCACTGGATCAGTCCATATACCATGTTGGACTACCTATTCTTCTGGACCGAGTGGTCAAAGTGCAGCCGCTGGACTCTTGAGCAAAGTCTTGAGGACGAGGCACGAGCCCGACGCGGAGAAAAGCGCCAGTATGTAGAACGTCCTGAGTGGGTGGAAAAAGCATCAGATTACTTGACACCCATCAGCCGAGCAATTCAATGGGTGTTGGATCGTGTGCATCCTGAAATCAAGTATATCAAAATCGATCGCTGGGATAGCTGGAGCATGGATTATACCTTGACTCCTATTATCTTGCCTATGTTGAAGCAACTCAAGGCAACCAAGCACGGCTCACCGTTTGTGGATGACGAGGATGTGCCCGAACACTTGCGTAGCACTGCTGCTCCTCCCAAACAAAATGACTGGGATACTGATGACAATCATCATGCTCGATGGGATTGGGTCATGGACGAAATGATCTTTGCGTTTGAACACAAAGCAGATGATTCGTGGGAAGATGAGTTCCGTTCTGGCGAAATTGATTTTGTGTCTGTGCCAGTTGATATCAATGGCAATGTGGTACCCAAAGGTGAGCACACACATTATCGTATGGATCGCGGCCCCAACGACACTTACGAATGTGATTACGAAGGCATGCAGGTGGTAGAAAAGCGAATCCAAAACGGCTTCCGACTGTTTGGCAAATACTATCAAGCACTGTGGGACTGACTATGAATTCTGTAAATGTCTTGCTGGAAAAAATCGACGATTGGAAACAAGACCTTGAGCGCCTAGAACTCAAGTCTGAAGAACCAGTGGTGTTCAAAGACGATCCAGTGGCCATGGCCATTGCTGTGCATCGACGTTGGAAGGAAGCCAATCGCACCGGTGATCGTTGGGCTGATCTTGAAACCGTCCCGGTCACTGAAGGGGATCGGCGGGTCAGTGTAGAACTTCGTAAGTACTATGCTGATCGTATCATGTTGACTATGTTGAGCAACAACAATATCAGTACCTTTCGGCGCAAGTTGTATGGCGTGGTCACCAACTCGCTGAGCCTAAACAAAAGCGACATTGGTTTGCTGTACAGACTGCCTTACTTCTATGAAGAAGATCTGGCACTGGATCGTGTGGTAGAGCAAACACAATCTGTGACTCGACGAGAACCCACTGAGCGTGTGCAAGGCCGATTCACAGTGATCGAACGCATATATCGCAGTCGCCGGTCAGGCGATTACACTCAACTGTGGATGACACGAGAAGGCAGCACAGCACCTTACATGCTTACCATCAAAGCAGACAATCCTTATCACAGGCTGGTAGTGAATCTACTAGAACAGCCCAGAGAACTCAACGCCTGGGCACATGGCAAATATCACCAGGGCCATCATCGTGGCTGGGCATATTACATGCTGGGCGACATCGAGTTGGCATGATGTACAGCGACTCGTTTCATACATTTTGTCGTGGTTGGCAATTGAAACTGGCGCTGTGGCCCAGAACTTGTGAAATTTCAGGAAGGAAAATTTGGTTTGAATATGCATATCGTGGAACAGCAATGTACACCGGGCCCGGTGAGCCAGTTTTTGAGCACCGCTGGCATCGCAGAGACGAGCACCTTATCTGGCGTCTCAAGCATGGGTAATGGTGTGTTTGCTGCCATGACACAAGATCTCAAACAGACTTACGGTGTGGTCAAATTTTACACAGTGAGTGTTGAAGATTACGAAGCATGGCGTTATGGTTACTTGTTTGATGCACTGCAAAATCTCAGATATGGTCAGAGCTTTTGCAATGCATTTGACATCACTGACAACGTGTTGTTCTACGAAAAAGACCGTGACTGGGCCGACAACTACATTCGAAAGCATTATGTAAGATGACTCCAGTGCAAATCCTGCATGTCAGTGCTGTGCAAGCTCTAGAGCTGCGAGATCAGTTAACTGATGCTGGATTGATAATGGATAGGGATTTTGAATGGGAATATCGGCAGGCCGAGTATGATCTCAATGTTTTGTTTGGGTCAGCAGTGACTCCCAGGCAAGTGATATTTAGATTTCAAGATCCCATGCTGGCAACATACTATCAACTCAAGTGGGCACAATGACTATAACCTATAAACCCATGCCGGGCTTTCCGGGCATCAAGACTCCTGTGTTGCATAAAGTGGTGTATGCTCACACTGTGGATCACGTGGATGCTTTTTATCAGCGCAGTTACCTGGATCACAAGGTAGATGCATGGTTGGAAGCCAACTGCCGTAGTCCATATTATCACGGCCCAGGCTACCTCAAAGAAAAGTTTATACAATTTGAAGACGATGCCGAAGCCGTGGCATTTGCGTTGAAATATGGCCGATGACGTCATGGCTGAGTTTAAGAACGTTCGGTTTGTAGTGGCACCTGCTGACCTGTTAGACAACCCCAGCGAACACGTGGTTATTCTCAGTGATTTTGAATACTGGAACGATCACTACGATGAACTACAAGATTGGATCAAACAAAACAATGGCTTTATCCAAGGCATGGGACTGACCTTGCCCGATGCTCCTACATTAACTGCTTTTTGTCTACGTTGGTCATGAATAGCAACATTTTTCATATTGGACAAATGTCTGCGCCATGGGAAGGCTTGCACTATTCTGTGTCTTGGCCTGGCCGCGGTTCTGTGCGCGAACACCGATATATCATGCTAGAGCAGGCATTCAAAACTGGTGACTACTGTGTGGGAATCACCAACGGTTTTGAATGTGTTAGGGTCAACGCCGATATAGTACTGAGTCATTCATGGAGCCCTGAGTTTCTTGATCATATGTTTGGTCGAACCGCTGAACTAACAGCCGTGGCATTTACTGAACTCAAATACGCAGAAGATTTTGTGTATCGCATGGAACAAGTTATTGCGTGGAAAATGTTAGGGCGCCGGAATCATGCATAACTAATGTAAATGACCGCTGTAGCCACTGCTCATCAGATTAGGGATCGAGAAAGTTTCCGTCATGCACGGGAAATCACCAAACCTTTTGGCACCATTGATTCAGTGATAAACTGGTGCAAAAGCGAAATGCAAGACGAGTGGCGCTGGCAACTGATTGAGGTGAGTTCGGACGTTCGTCCTGGCCGCTACACCTTTTACTTTGATTCTGAGCGCGACTTCTGCGCATTTACCCTAAAGTGGGCTTGACCACTAAATCTCTCTAGTATACAATACAATTTCCTAGTGGGAGATTTGTGTGAACGATCAAGACCGTCAAAACATTAAATTCATTCGAAACCTTGCGCCTGAAGCATTGGAGCAGTGGCTGTCGGCACTGAATGAGTTTGGAGATATCAGCGAAATCGAGTATGCCAATCAGCTGCTGTGGGCTGCTCGTAATCAAATCGAAATAGAGCTGTTGGAACTGTTCGATGTCACTGCCGAAGAAGACGTCAGTGCAGCCGCAGAATACCTACAACGCTTCCGCCTGTGATCATGGAAGACTCCGAAGAAACTGGCCGTGTTGGCTACTTTGCCATTATGTGGGACTGCCACGGACTAGAGGCAGTGCAATCAATACCCGACCCTGCCATGCAGAGTTGGCGAGCTTTGCAAAACTTGCCGCATCAGCAAGGCCCAAATCTCAATCACTGGAAGTTGCGGGCTAGGTTCAACCCGCAACGACATTATGAGATCTATGCTATCTCTGCTGTGCCTGGCGTCGAAAAAGAGGACATCGAAAGAATGTTTGAGGCCAATCCGCAAGGTGCCGCGGACACAATTCGTCGAATCGGCGAATGTGTTTACAGTGATCGCGCACGGGAAGAACGAGTTGTAATACGATAGTATTAGTTTTTAAAACCCTACCAAGTGTAGGGTTTTTTATTTTGCACAGTTGACATTTATTTCCTAGAGTGCTATACTATGTTTGTCTTGTTTAAGTTATGAGACATTTCATTCACTTTAAAGGTAAATTTATGACAGCTCAACGCACAATCAACCGCGGCGCCAATCCCTATGCGCCCATGGTAATTCAACAAAACGTGGCCCTGGCGCCCGCAAACTCCAACAACATCTATGAGCCCCTGACCACTCGTGGCGCACGAGCTCATACCAACGCCCATGTTCAGCAAGCTCTGAACAACCTTCGAATTCGACTGGGCGGCAAAAAGTATACTCACAAGGACTTTGGCGAACTGTTGTGGGTTCCCATTTCCGAGCTTGACATCAACATCGAAATTCAGCGCGACGAAGATGCTGAACACCAAGCCAATGTGCTGGAAAAGTTTGACCCCCGTATTGCACTGCCTGTGATGGCGACTCGACTCAAGAATGGTCGTTACAGTGTGTGGGAGGGCCAACAAACTTCCTGTCTGTACTACCACCTGTACACTGCTGGTTTGATCGACGGCGACTTCCTGGTGCAAGTCAAAGCCTTTGACGAGGATCTTGAAGTACCTGGCACTCAACTGCAAGGTGAAGCTGTGGGTAACTATGGTTTCCGACAAATCAACGGCGGTGGCCGCAAGGGCATCGATGCCTATCACCTGCATCGCAGTCGTGTGCAAGGTGTTCGTTTGTATAACTCCGACTTTGACGAAGATGTGCAAAGCGAAATGATTCAGTGCGTGTTGGAAAAACACAACATGTTCCCTGCCAAGGCATCAGATGCACGTGGACAAATGGCCACCCCTGGCATGGTCACGTACATTCACGGTCTCAACACCATTGCTGGACACGGCACAGAAATGAAAACGTTCAAGAAGCAGATTGCTGACTTGGAATGGGCACTGGCCTGGCACGATCGATACTATCCTGCTGAAAAGGGCGTGGATGGTGGTTTTATCCTTGCGTTTGGACGCTTGGCATATCATGCACGTACTGGCAAGAATCCTGTGAAGCTGGATTCCGCTGTTGAAGCAGATCTGTATAAGTTGTTCCAGAACCACTACGGCTCGCCCAAGGGCTTCCACAAAGACTGCAAGCAACGTCTGGAAACCTTTCAAGATGACAACGATCTTGTTCGTAGCTGGAGCGACAGTTGCTTGACTCCCATGCTGGTCATGGATTACTACAGCCCTAGCAAACATGCTGGCAAGCTGACCCTGCCTGTTGTGCCCGACATGAAGAAGTACGTGGGGTATTGAAATGACTGCCGCCAAGACATATTACTTTTATCTCTGGCGGCATCGTTTCGTAGACGATGCTACAGATCAAATTGTTGCTCGTACTTGCTTTGGTATTACCAGCAACCCTGCACACCGAACACAGGGCTACGAAGGACATGTTGGGCATGTTGTAAAATTTGCTCACCTATGGACCGGACCTGAGAGACTGATCCGAGAACTTGAAACTCGAGTCAAAAGCGATTTCTATCAACACATTGTAGTGGGCACAGGTGGTTTCCGTTACGAGTGGATTGATGAAACAGTGCCATTTGAAAACATTGTAAAATGGGTCGAGTGGGAAGTAGAAAACACCTTTGGTAACATTTCTAAAGTAGAAGGTTAATATGAGTCAACTTGCTTTGCATGGTCGTCCCTGGGTAGTGTTTGATGCTGGTAATCCCGAGCATCGACAGTGGTACGCAAACTTTGTAGAAACAGGCACCTGGGGCCGATGCCCTGTGAGGTTTGTGATTCCCGACGATCACGGCAATCTCATTACCATGATTCAACGCAAGCTGGTTGAATATTACGTCAAACAAGAATTCAAGAAAAGGAAACGCTGATGTTGTACTTTGCTTATGGTATGAACACCAATCCACGAGAAATGGCACTGCGGTGCCCAGAGGCTGTGAGCCTGGGTCATGCTCGACTTGTGAATCACAGTTTTCGCTTTGCGCAACATGCAGACGTGGAACCCTGTGCTGACAGTTACGTAGATGGCGTGCTGTGGGAAATCAACGAAGATAACCTGCGAGCTTTGGACAACCTGGAAGGCTATCCTTACTACTACAACCGCGTGGTTGCTAGTGTGGTGCATGGCGCCCGTACCTATCACGCCTTGGTGTATCGCATGCAACCCGGACGCGAAATCAGTGAGCCTACTCTGGGCTACTACAACCTGGTCACAGAGGGTTATCGTGCTCACAGTGTGCCCACAGATCAGCTGGAAAATAGTTTAAACTTTAGTACTACAATTTTGGCTTGACCAGAAATACCCAAAATGCTATAATTTGGGTATGAAACAAAACATCAACGAAATTTTGCAGTGGGCCGGGGCAGTGTTGATCATTGCAGGTCACAGTTTGAACGCTGTGGGCCCGGCTGTGTATCCCTACAACATTCTTACATTCCTGCTGGGCACTGTGATGTTCCTGGCCTGGGCTGTGCGTGTTGCAAACAAGCCACAGATCACTGTAAATGTTGTGAGTGTTGCAATTGGCGTCTTGGGCATGGTGCGAGCTTTTGGTTGACCCAAAATTCCCAATTTGTTACAATATACACATGGTAAACAAACAGGAGCTCAAAATGCTGAAAGTTGGTGACATTGTCAAGAGCCTGGACTTCAACGGCATTGATGACTGCTACATGCTGGGCCAGGTGGTCAGCGTCAGCAAAGAGTTTGGCGACTTCCGTGCTCGTTTCATTGAACGTGTGTGGCAAGGTGCTGTGGACAAAAAGTTCAAAACCGATTTCTTCACTGCCCCTGTGCAAGGCAACCATTTCATGGACAATGATGCCGCACCTCGAATCATTGTTGTGGCTTAAATTCAAAGGAGATCAACATGGGTACTCGTTCTGCTATTGGTGTGATGCATGGTGACAAAGCCAAAGTGGTGTACTGCCACTGGGATGGCTACTTGGAACACAACGGCCGCATCTTGTTTGATCACTATGACAGTGCCAAAGCCAACCACCTGGTGGCTCTGGGTGGCATCAGCTCTCTCAAGCCCAACATTGAGATCCCCGAAGGTGTAGAGCACACCTTTGACAATCCTGCCCCGGGCATCACTGTGTTCTACGATCGTGACCGCGGCGAAAAAAGCAACGAGTTTTCTGTGTGCTTCTCAGACGCTGAAATGTATGACAAGTTCGGCTGGTGCGAATACTTCTACATCATGCGTGATGGCGTGTGGTATGTCAGCGAAGGTGAAGGTACCGAGTGGCGCGAACTAGCTGTGGCCCTGGCCGAGCTGGACATCGAAAAAGCAGAAGATGCACTGCCTGCTGAATCTGTGTTGATCAAGAAATTGGTGGGCGCATGAAAGACTTTCTCAACCGCGACCTGGCACTGGATGACTACGTGATCTTTAAAAGTCCTTACAGTGCTAGTCTCAAACTAGGAAAAGTCATTAAGTTTACGCCTCAGAATATTCGTGTAGAATATCCCAGTTGGCGTGCTGGCGAAATGACTTCTACTACTCGCAAGTCAACTGAGTGTGTGCGTGTCGAAGGACCTGATCTAACATTTTTCTTGTTGTCAAAACAAAACCAATCATGATTCCCTACACTGACTACGAATGCAGATTATTGCTGGATGAATTGCATCGCGGTGACAGGATTGTTCTCCCCTCTAGCATAGAACATGCTAAACACATGATTCTTATAGCACAAAACTACATCGATCAACAGCACCAAGAAACAATAGATGCACTGAAGAAAGACTACTCGCGATGATGAAAATCAGCACTGGCCAAGACAGCACCCTTGGCACTTATTTGTTCCTGGCCACCGCAGTGTTTGGCGAGTCCAGCCATCAGGTTCGCTTTATCAATCAAAAGATTGCAGAAAGCCCCCGTGGCGCAGATGAGGAAGTCATTGTAGACGAGCGTCAAATGCTGTATCTTCTTGTTAACCTTCCTGAAGACAACAATCTAGAGGATCTACTGTCATGAGCGGCTACCAGACCATCCTGCGCCTGCGGCGCCTGGAAGAAGATGTTGCCAAACTAGGCTTCATGTTTGCATACCCCAAACATCGCTACGGTGATGAACAGGACGTGGTTGCATTGCGGCCCTTGGATTCTGACACGGTGCCAATCTACAGTCGAGATGCTGAGATCTTTTGCGGCACCTTGGAACAGCTAGAGGTGTGGTTGCGTGGTGTGAAGTGGGCACGAGATTACGACATGTTACTCAAGGTCAGTGACGAAAAGCGCCGTGTTAGAAAAGAGCAAGACGTTCGCAATCGGCACATGATGCAACTGCTAAAAAGCGAAAAAGTAGTACAAAAAGACTAATACTCAAGTACTACATTTTTGGTTGACCGAAATTGCCCAATTTGCTATAATATACACATGTTCAGCAAAAAGGAGTCCACCATGGGTTTCGAAACAGTAGTTCTGGAAAAGGTTGCAAAAGTTCTCAAAAACAACCACGCCGCCAGCTTCTTTTGCGGCTCACTGAGTGTGATCTGCACTGAAGCAGAAGCTCGCAAAGTGTTTCACAAACTGTCCAAAGACTACGGCGTGGGCAAAGTCCAAATCAGCAAAGATGGCTCCTACGGTTACATCTTCGACTTCACTGCCTAAGGAACTGCTATGGAACTGAATATCAATCTCAACGGCGCTGTGCCCGACTATGCTATGTACACTGATCTCGGCAATGCCGCTGTGCATGCTGTAGTTGAAAAAGCTCGCGCCAACAAAATGAATTGGGAACAGACTCTCCGGGCTCTGCGCAAGCTAGCAGAACAAGATGGATTTGGTGAAGCCATGGACACTATGGTGCGTGAATTCGTTTACGATGCTCTGGGCTTCCGAGACGAGCCGTTTTACATCTAAGAAAACGGTTGACCCGAAATTCCCGAACTGCTATAATATAGGTATAGTAAGAAACAAGGAGTTGATGATGCCAGGATTTGTAGACGTGAGTGGTATGACATACGAAGATGTTCGTCGCATGGGTCATGCTGATGACTACAACGACGTTGATCATCAGCCGCGTCGTACTCCTGCTCGTCGCAATACTGTGCTCCAAACTGGTCATAGCGTGAGTGATGTTTGGGCCGCGGCATCGGCTGCTCAACGTGTGAATGGTGAGTATGTCAAAGAGTCCATTCGCGTGTTTGACAAAGACACTGGCTTAACCCGCGATGTCAAACGCCGCAATCGTGACATCATGATGGAGTTCCTGCACAACCCTGATCGCATCTTGCCCGAAGATGTCGACGCAGGTGAATCCGTTCGCAACTACTTGGAGCAGGACATTGTGCTTCGTGCCCTCAAAGGCCGACTCACTGAATTTGACGCCAGTGTTCAGCGAGTGCTGGCTGTGAAAGATCGTTTTTACACTGTGACCCACAATTATGAACTGGCTGTGGTTGCGGCACTGCCCAACTCGGCGATCCGTAGCCAGCAACGTCAAAACAGCGACACTCGACTGCAACTTGCCCGCGGTGGCTTCATTGCTCAGCCCGGTGCCAAGATTACCACTCACGTAGAAGTGTTGACTTGCAACTATAGCAAAGAATACAATATCTTCTGGGTGCGTGGCATCACTGATCAGGATCAGCCTGTGATGTTCAGCCTCAAAGAACGTTTTGATGCAGGCACATGGCTTGATATCCAGGGCAAGGTCAAAGCCCATCGTGACAATTTGACCCAACTCAACTATGTAAAGGTGTTGTGATGAAACAACTGATTGTGGCCGCTGTGGTCGTGATGCTCACTGGCTGTGGCACTGTGGGTGGTACTGTGTCAGGCATGGGCTCTGATTTGAGCAAAGCCGGCGAATGGATTAGGAGTCGTTGAAATGCGTAATTTGATCATTGGTTTTGTGTTGGGTTTGGTTGTGGCTTCAGTGGGCTTCGGCGGTATCGCTCGAATCCTAGACCGTGGCGTCCAAACCATCCAGGAACAAAGCAAAG